ACAATAAGTAAATACAATAAGTAAATACAATAAGTAAATACAATAAGTAAATACAATAAGTAAATACAATAAGTAAATACAATAAGTAAATACAATAAGTAAATACAATAAGTAAATACAATAAGTAAATACAATAAGTAAATACAATAAGTATATACAATAAGTATATATATATATATATAAATCCTTGATAATTTATCAAGGATTTATTGAGCCCCATGCCCACACCCATAAGCGATGTTGAGCACTATAGACTCCTAAACTCTGATAAACACTATTTCCAATAATCTTACCATCCTTGTTGAAAAAATCGATGGTATTAGGTATTTTTGGATCAAATGTCATGTTTAGTTTATAACTAACTACTTTTCTGAAAAGGGGCTTGTAATTTGCTGATATCTTGTCATAATATGCAAGAGCATCTGGTATTATACTCATATATCTTATATATGAATGGTATTTTATTCAGCTATATCTATTTTAAGTTAATTACATTAACTTAAAATATTATAATCATTAAAGCTCTTCTGCAATAGAGGCTGTTTTATGTCTATCGCGGCTTAGAATATCGCTAAAAGAAACAAGTTTGATATCAATACCAATACTTTCAGCTGGGCGTTTTTTGATGATTTCATCATCTTTAGTTAATGTTCTCCCTTTCTTCTTAAGTTCATCATATTTCACATAAATAAATCGAGGACATCCACCACCAGGTACTTTTTCAGGCATCTTAATTACAATAGATATTTTAGTTATTTTCTTAATCTAAGCGTAAAGTTAATTTATGTTTATGCTTTTCCCAATCTGCATCCATCGTCGATGAGGATATGACCATAACATTTGTAGATTTACTTGTGCTTTTTTTACTTGATGTAGATGATCTTGTTTGTTTTTTCTCAGGTATTTTTTGGTATCTGAATTTTTTCAAATGACGTATGTTACAGCAAATACCTTTATTATCACAATTAAATTTTAAATATTCATCCTCATTTAATTTACCAATAAAATTAACATATAATAATCTATGTAAGGCTACTTTCTTTCTTCGAAAATAAAAATTAACATATCTACCTTTATTAAGATTATTCATATTAGTAACATGACCTCCCCATAAACAACATCCATGACGATCAAAAATACTACGATCGATATTCTTACAAATACGCATAATATCCTTTGATTGGAGTTTACGATCGGATGATATATTATCCAGTTGACGCCCAATTATTTCCTTAGCAAGAATTTCTATTGTACAATCCTTTGGTCTTTTTTTCCCAGAATATAACATTTTTGACGGATCATGTCCTTCACCATCACTCATTCTACTTTAAACGCATATTTTATTCGCCCAGTTTTTCTTGATTGCAGAGGTATACTTATCTATATTTGAACGCAAATATAGTATTTATAGTAATATTAATAACACTTATCTGCATAATGAGCATTTCGAGTCTTATAAGTTTATTATTCATATCTTTTTGCGCAATATTATTTTTAATACCAGTTATTGAAATTGTCGCAATAACATGTTATGTTATTATAAGAACTGTTCTGACTGCATTACTTAATATTTTAACTATTCCATTTTATATTATAATTGACTTCTTTCGCTCAATTTACAGATATAAAAAATGTTAAAATATAGCTATGGTTAAATATGATTGCTTTGCGATTATTTGTACTATCAATTATAGCTCTAGTTACCATGATACTAACATTTGTAGGTTGGAAAGTTAATCAAGTATTAACTCTAGTAATAGCAGCGGCACGCTTGAAAACAACTAAAAGTCTAAAAATATTAACTAAGAAAGATCCTCTTCCAATTAATTTTATGAATAGTGCCAAATAAACAATTAGTAATAAAAATTTATTACTAACTTTAACTTTTAAATATAATATAATGATTCGACTGTATCCGGGACACTGCGCCCTGCGCGATAACCAAGAATGATATGAATTGCTTTGTTGCGATCAATCTCTTCTTTATCAGAAAGTATTCCATTCAGAAATCGGTACTTAACTCTATTATTTTCATCATATACAATTATTGGAAATGGATGATACTTGCTTAAAATATATAATTCAATCCATCCATCAGTTGCCATTTCCAAACTCTTTGCAATTCGTAATGCTAATTCGCGAGGAGATGTAGTATTAATCCATGTTGTTACATGAGGAATAATAACATTTTTCAATTCTTCCTCATTTTCATGATCGCGAATCCAACTTACAACTGAATTTTTATAGTAATTAGCCAACTGTGTTTGCAATGGACTATAGAATCCTAAATTACGATAACTTTGTTCTTGGAAAGCATGACCAATCCAATAAAAGCCATTTGCATATGCTCTATATAATGTATTTCTTCCAGGATGAATTGTTTGAATTATATGATCTCCCATATTTCTCGATGGATGTAAGATATTAAGAGCAATATAATCAACTTCTCCAGTTTGAATAATTTTACGGCGCCCTAATTTTGGAACTGCTTCTTTTCCGAACAATTCTTCTAATATACGAGTAATATTGCTACTAGTGCTACGCACAATTCTCTGACCCTTACGCTCAGTATATTGATTGTAATCAACAATATCAGATACGAAATAATCTCCTTCTCGCAATAATTCTAACTTCTTCATTGATTCCGGATCATCACTAGCAAGTTCTTCTGAAACACGATTAATAAATTGTAATAATAAATCCCGAGTAGTTCCATATTGACAACGATCACCAACCCAACTACAATGGGGAGTTATACTGCAACCTTTATGATCAATAGTTCTACAAGCATTGCGCTGGTTATTAATTCGATAGTATGTTAAACGATCATCCTTTACTGCTGGGCGAATAAGTGCAAGACGATCCCTAGCTCCTCCGCTTTGATCATTACTCTCTATATTTTCTAATTCATCTAATTCATCTTCTTTATTATCCTCTTTAGAGATTTCAGTTGATGATTCTTTTGTAGCAATGCCGCGAACATGGCGCCTATAAAGATTCCATAAACCTGTATCAACAAGACGTAGTAAGAATTCTCTAATACGTAATTTTCTATCAGGAGTATCTTTATCGATGATGCGAGTTAAGCGGATTTTTAATTCTTCGTGACGTTCTAAATAATCACTTAACTCTAAACGAAATAATTCATAACTCTCATTTTCGAATTTCTCTCTCCCCATCTTCACCATACGCGTATCTATTTGTTCTTTACCAGATTCAATAGCTTGATCAATTTTATCAAGAACTGGGCGATTTTGAACATGTAACTTTAATTCTTTCTCAATACGCTTGCGACTATCCCATTGAGCAATAATTGGGACTGATTCATCTCTGAATTGTAATTTAAGAGAAACAATATGAATTTTATCCCCATCAGATTCATCGAAATAAACACCCATAACATGAATGCGGAGTTTTTCTTCAAGAGCCTTATTTAATTCTTCATATTTATTGATGGTTTCTTCAATGGGGCGGAGATATTTAGTCATATCTGTGCGAATTGCAACATTCCAAACTGTTCCAGATGGCCTTGTTGGAACTAAAATTCCAGATTTAGTTAGTAAATATCTACAACGATTTCGTTTATCAATAAATTGTGCTTTCACCTGATCAATATCTTTTAGAATATTAATTGTATGTTTCGCCATTGGGAGTTGTTGGATTCCTAATAACTCAACAGTATCGGAACTGCAGTTCATTTGATAATAGCGAAATAATTGATTTATCATATTTTGGCGAGCATCACTCCATGGAAAGATTCTTGTAATCTGAATATCTCTACTATTATCATCCTCTTTCACAACTCTGACTACTGGATAATAATGTCTACCCTCTTTCAGTAAAATAGCTGTACGACGATTTGGGTCTCTTAATAGACCAAGATTTTCAGAATTTGTACAAATTGGATAGTAATCTTCACGATATTTTTCTTTTTCTAAACTTTGACGAATTACATGTATTTGTTTTTCTAAAATTACTAAATTAAATCCTTCTGGTACAATACATCCAGGAATAGCTAATAAATCTGCAACAATATCCCAATCAATATAAGTTGTCATTCCAAGAAATTCAATTAGATGTTTACGTGTCCCAAATTGTGTACGAATATCACCATTATTTAGACTTGTAAAAATACGATCATCATCTGCTTCAAGGAATGCTATCATCTTGCCTCGAATATCTTCTAATGGTTGTTCAAAACATGCAGCAATTGCATTAATAAATGGATGTTCTTCTTGACGACTTCCATATTTGAAAATATAACCTGTCTTATCAGTCCAAGTTAGATAATGATTTTTAAGGCGGCGCTTATTACCATAAATCGTATTGAAAAATACATCAAGATATCTTGGCAGAAAAGATAATCTTCCTTCTTGAATCTTATTTGTATCTTGCAGAATGTATAAACGATCTCCAGTAATTTTACTAGGAGCTTCTCCCTCAGCTCCCTTAAGACAACTTTGAAAGAAATCACGCTTATCGCGATTTTTTGATACTGAATGATCTTTCTTATAACAACATGGCATACACAATCCATAAGGATTCAGACTTCGAGTTAAAAATCCAATATGCATATGATCTCCATTATCTTTAGGATTGCAAGTGTAAAATCGTTCATGAGTGCCACCATCTTCATCTCTGTCTACTAATCGAATAGCCTTAATAGATACATCTTTCTTTCCTACCTTAACTATTTTAATCCATTCTCCGTTTTTATCCTGACGATATCCCTCTCGATGCAGATCTTCTCTGGTAGTATAAATTTGAGGCTGTCTTTTCTTATCATCTCCTGAATTTTGACAAGATCTCGACCATTGATTTTCTCCTTCTTCTGGTTTGAATGCTAGGCGTTTCTTATCCATTTGTGTAATCTGTTTGATACTTTGAGCATCAATATTAGGTCTTACAATCTCTTCGACACGATTTCTACGCTTTGCAATATCTGTAAGACCCTTTAAACGTTCCTTAATCATCTGGCGCTCAGGCTTTTTAAGAATATATGTTTCATAATAAAGATAAATAACTACATTCATAAAATCGACAAGTTCGGCTGTTTGCTGTTGATCTCTAGCACCAGAAATACGAATTTTATATTTTTCATGTAATTTACCCTGAATAGCTATTTCAATTCCTGGTGGTTTATATTTTGGGATATTTTCAAGTTTTCTTAGAGTTTTTCTGGATCGTTTTAATGATGGATATTTTTTTCGAATGCGTGCAATTTCATCAGCTGCCTTTATTTCGGTAATATTAAACTGTTTTGCTATTTCGGTTGCTAAGTTAATATCAGTAGTATCAAAATTACGAATAAAATAAATAATACGATGCTCCATCCGTAATTGATTGTCGTATCGAGAAACTCTTCGATATCGGAGATATGTTCCATATTTACCTTTATCACTACCTCGCTGGAGTTTTGATTGGCGCTTTCTTGGCTCAACTTGTAATGCAACATATGGGAAAAAATATCTAGCAAAATCTGATAAATCATTATGTTTAATTAAACTTTGTTCAGGGAGTTCAAACTTTTGAATAGTATTAATAAAAGCATATCTAAATTCTTCATTTTCGGGAATTCTAATTTTATTTCGAGATGTGATGTTCTCTCGGTTAATCTTATGGACTAATTCCTTAACATAATCATAAGTTCTTTCAATATCAACAATGGTTGCCATATCTTCCTCTCTCCACTGCGTCTTATACTCAATTCGTCCAGTTTCGGTCAAGTTAATTGAAATATATTTATACGAATCTCCAACTTTAACAAGAATTCTAAAACTTAATCCATGTGGAGCATTTTCAAACCAGCGCATTGTTACTCCTAAATTTTCTTTCTTATAAATTGTCTCTTCATCAAAACGCCAAGTTTTTTCATTCTCCAACATTTGGCGCTGTACAAATGGATAATCTCCATCAACAAGAAAACTATCAAATATGCGATAAAGATCAAGTTTATGAGATAATGTACTTTTATTTTCTTCATATAAATTTACATGAATCACTGATTGAGTAATATATCTTTCTTTAAAAAATGAAACATAATTACTTCTTTCAGTATTGCGAACACTTTCAACATATTCCATAACCTCATGTTCGACTAACATATCATTAATTAATGTATCATGCATTTGCTGAATACGTAATTTCTCTTGCTTAGAATCACTTTTTTCAGCAAGATATTCGATAATTGTTTTCATTTCATCAAGGTGCACTCTTCCAAAATAAATACGAATATACACTTCGTACATATTACGCAAGGCTTCTTGACTTGCATTATACTTATTTCCTAATTCATGGTAAAGATCAACCATGTAAAATTCATGATTATTCATATATTGGTCGTATTCTTCGAGAATAAGATTTTCGTCATCTTCTCGTCTAATTTTACTACCAACTCTGCGCATATTTTCATTTAGAACTTTTAGATTTCCCTGCAGCTTTTCATAATAATGCATTTTATAACTTGGAATTACGTCAATTGGTAAAATCTCATTACGTCTTATCCATTTTTGCCCGAGCATAACCTGTTCTTTTTTATCCTTAAAAGTGTACTCACACCAAAGATATTGGCGAGATGGGAGCACCCAGCCAGATGGATCTATTGATGGATCCTGCTTTAATGAACAACAAATCTTATTCCGAATAGACTTAATCGTATCATTACCATAAAGAAATTCATTAAAGACAAAAGTTTTTCTTGAAACATTTGCTAGATCTTGATCATAATTAACATCATTATTAGTTGTGTCAAAAGGAATCCCTGATGATTTACCATTATTGTCTTCGAGTACTTGATGAATTAGACGATTTGTTTTACTTGCATTTTCATCAATATCATCATGATAAATCTTTTCAATTTCATCCATTTCCATATCAACTTCATCGTCGAATACATTAGCACCAATACTTGAAAGACCATCTTCATCCTCTCCTAATTCTCCATTACCTTTATCTCCAGTTGGTAAATCTAATTCGTCATCTCCCCCGTCATCACTATTATCACCTCCACTAAGTTCATCATCTGGTACACCAATACGCTTTAATAGTCCTTTAGTTACATCATCTATTACACTACATGGTTCAACTTCTTCACTAGAACTATCATTGCCATCAGTAGTTTCAAGAAATCCAGCTGTACGAGGCTGAACACTATTTTTATATTTTGCACCACCAATTTGTTCTTCTGGAGTAATTTGTTCATCGCTTAATACTGCCCTAACACGTTCATCAACTCTTTTAGTAGTTTCTCTATAATCTTCAGAATCTTCATCTTCGTTGATATGAATTGTTTTATTTAAGGATTTACGTTCTCGTTCATCATTAATCATTTCCCCGTAACTGTAAATCATTTTTCGTCCAGGTTGATTACGATTGCGCTCAAACCAACCTTTACCTAATACATTTTCTAAGGCAATTTTACGTGCACGAGTTTTATCAATTGATGTAAATGTAGATTCAATATGTGCTGTTGGGAATATATATCTAAACCAATCCTCGCCCCAAATAGCTTGCATACTTTGATGTTCTTTATCATCCATCCCAACTAGAGTCTCATAAAGTGGCAATAATGCAATGCGTTCGAGGATTTTCTTTACACGTTTATCCACATTTCCAACAAAAATATACATGTTCCATTGAATACGTTCTTGATTGTTCTTGAACCTCCATAGAATTTTATAAGGTTTTGAATTTACACTCTGAATTGGTGCTATTTTCTTATTAACCTCAATTGGTATCTTTTTAGCTCCTCCGGATGCCATAGCTAACAGTTAGCTAGATAATCTCCTGTACATTTTGAACTGTACAGGAGATTCTTAACAAATTGGTAAAATCAGCGGCCGCGAGACTGCATATTCCATATCTTCGAGTGTTATCGGTGTTGTTGTTATGTCATCGCCACAATAACGCATTGGGGTTTTATGGTAATTAACAGGTTTCCATATATTATAGCGGATTGCCTGATAAAGTATATTCCTGAAAATATTGGAAAATTCAGGAGGATGATCTAAACATGGGCATGCCACATGACTTAATTCATGCAGGAGAGCATATACAATGGTATTAATGTCCTGTAATTGCCCCCAAGTATCTTTTTCTTTTGATCTCATACATAGAATAATGTACTGTTTATCAATGCTATAACTTGTACGTTTTTCTAAAAATCCCTCAGATATTTCAACTTTATCCATTCTTTCATGTAAATGATTAAGATAGGTAGCTAGGGGTAACAATTCTATATCACCTGAACTAAATCGATCCCATAATGCCTTTTCAAAATTTTTTATAGTTTTAGTAATGTCGGCTAATAGTTTAATTGATTCTGGGCTACTGTCAGCAAGCATCATTGGGTTACTTTCAAGTTCAGTTACAGTAATCTGTTTATTATCATCAGTAACAACAACTGGGAGATTTTTAGTCTTTTTAACATCCTCTAGCTCAATTAGTGCTATTATAAGTAATAAGAGCCCAGCTAAGATTATCCATTTCATTTATAATGGTATTTCGGTATAAAATTGAATCCTTGGTGAATAAATTTCGAACCATGAATATAATGGGAAATACTCAAACTAATGAGAAAACATCAAATATTGCTGGTATACTCCCTACTATTCGATACGAGGTACCATTTATGCCTGTCATCGGAAAGAGTGCCCAAAGTGGTGGTAAAATAGCACATAAAAGTAAGGAGACTGTTAGTGCGGATGAGCCAGTGAATGAAGAACCTGAAGAGGAAATTAATGATGATCTTACTGATAATATTGAAATTGAGGATGACGAAATGAATGAGTTATTTGACGAGGAAGATCTCGATATCGAAGATGCTGAAATCGATCGTCAGGTAATTAATGTTGAAAAAGATAAGAAAGATAATAAATCATTATCTGATGATAAGGATTTGGACAAGAGTAATGATATTAATAATGAAGATGATAATGGAAATGATCAAGGGGAAAGTACACCACTTTCAAGTTCATCTCCATATGGTCATGATAAGGATCTCGCTGAATCAAGTGCAACAATGTTTCCTATTAATAATCTTAATAATTAAAGATTATTTTGCAAGGCTATTTTATTATTTTATATAAAATAATAATATGAATTATTAAAAATATTTAGAGATTTTCAAAATCAATCTCATCAGTAAACTCCACATCAGCATCGATTTTTGTACCTTTACTGCCTGGCATATTACTAGAAGCATTTAGTAGCGATGCAACTTCCTCATGAATATTCTTTAATTTATTACTTTCATCGTGAGAATATCTGATAATAATATCACCAGTTCCCTTTCCTCCTTCCATTTCTCTCAAATCTACAAGTACAATGTCATCAGGAGAAATCTTTGCAGAACCTCGATTACGCATCTTTCCACGAATAATACATCTATGTTCTCTATTAGTTAAAGCACAAAATACTAACACATCATGGCCTCCCAGGATCTTAATTACTCTGCCATAAGTCGGATTAGCACCTTGTTCGGTATAATTATCTTTGGTAATTAATTCATTCTTTTCATTGCGAGCCATTGAGGCTCTGGCCCAGCGAGGCTTTTTGCCGCCTACTTTACCAGTTGGTGGAGCTGACATGTTTGATTATATAATACTACTGCTATACCAGGTATTATATATAATCTGTTTAACCTAGTTTATTAAAGTATATTTGATTTCCAAATGCTAATTTCGAAAGGTATATCAATGACTGCTAACACACATAATTGTAATAATAGTTTTAATAATTCCCTGGCCAAATCGCATTGCGATGTACCAAATCATGCTTGTAAGTGCTGTAATGTAAATTCTAATGTAGATGGATATTGTTCGCGTATTATTTTGCATGATATTAAAGTTACAAGTGAAAGCGCCACACTTGGTACTATATTTTATGATTTAGATAGAGATAGTGTTTATTTCCAAAATAGTAGAGGAGAGGAGCTGCAAATGGCCCAGTTTATACGAGGTGGGGCATCTAATACAGTAAATACTAGTATATTTCGCCCAGTAAATAAAAAATGGTGGGTTAAAACAATTTCTTATATTGTTGGAAATGTTGTTTATTCTGGATTAGCCGTATACATCGCATTGCGTATAAATAAAGGATCTAATCCAGAATCAAGTCCTCTCGATTGGGCTTTATTTATAGATTTAAAAGAACTTGTAAATAATAGTACATTTATTGGCATATCTCCAAATCCTCGTGGTCCATGGAATGGCTTAACAACTTACAAACAGGGAGATATTGTCAGTATTAAATCAAAACTCTATTGGTCTCAGCGCAATAATATAAATAAAAATCCTGTAGAATCTCCACCTGATTGGATCTTATATTTTGATTTTAGTGATATTATTAAGTCACATGAATTAGATGATCTGTGCAAATCATGTAAACCTAAACATTGCAATGTAACAATCACACCCCCAATTAATTCAATTACTACTATTAATTCTGCTGACGTAGATGAACTTGATACACCTCGTCATGATTTCTTTGAATGTGATACTGTAGAAAAGTCTGTACAACCAACATTATGGATGATAGATATTCAATTTGATAAGGATGCATGTACTATATTAGATGGAGAGTTATATACATGTTTAATATCACATCGCTCATCTTATGCAAATCGCCCATCTATTTCCCAATTTAATTGGCGATATGAAAATAACATTGAACATAAAGAATCTCAAATTTATTTACTACTTATTCATTCAGTTAATAATTTAGAACTAAATCCATGTACAGGTTGTAATCGCCAACGTTTTTCACTTAAAGGCGAATATGATTTTGATGCTGATAATCCACATTCTCCAATAATTACTAATATTGCTAATAGTTCGGCACATGTTCAAATTCCATTAACAAATTTACAATACATTGTAAATATCAATAGAAACATCTTTTCAACTAATTTAAATAATATAAGAATTTTACGAGGAGGTTGGTATAAGGTATCCTATAATATGGCATATTCTGGAAATGTTCATTCTGTTTGTGCATCAATTTATAAAGAACATGGCAGAAATGTAAATGAAATTGAGGCATCTAAATCATCAGCTACTTCCTCTGAATGGATGCGAAATATAAATCACTCATTTCCAGTAAATCTTGAAACTGGCGATGTGTTAGAAATTAGATTGCATGTAATTCCTTTGGCGCGTGATAGCAATAATACTCAACAATTCAAATTATATCCCCATAAAACATGGTATCATATTCAATCTATTTAATTAATTATAAAATAATATAAAAAATAATATTTTATTTATATTTTTGCAGTATCGCGCTCTTTTGGTGTTAGCCACTCCATATCAAGAATTCTAAATATATCCTTTTCACTATTTGTCACAACTCTTCTTAATTCAGTACCTTTCTTTCTATAAAGCCCATATTCATTGAGAATGTAACCTTTTCTCTTTGCATTTTGGCGCATCTTCTGATTAAAATCACCAGGTCCTGTAAAGTATAAAGTTGCCGCTGGTAGACTTCTATATGGCAGAAAACGAATATCAATTCTTCTAACTTTTGATTTACCATTCATTCTAAAAAATCCCATAAATTTTGTTGTTGGATTACCATCAGTCAAACTATCTACAATATATCCTTTTTTATGTAATTGCTCAATAAATTTTTGGAGGAGATCCGAATCTTCTGTTTTTTCTACATCTGGGTGTACAAATAGAAAATCAACATCATTTGAAAAATGTCGACCTCTGCGAAAACTACCACATACCTGGCCTTCGCACTTTTTATTAACTTTCGCTAATTCTTTGATGAGTAAATCCCTTATCTTTTTAACTTCTTCTCTAGGAATTGGTTCAGCTGTGCCAAAATATTTTAATCCAAGCATAACCTTATCATTAACCTTTATCTCTCCTCGCTTGATACGTATCTTAAGATCCTCTACACTAGTCACTCCATTTGATGCAAGCTTTCTAGCAAGACTTTCCCCAATATTAATTACACTTTGTAATGCCATAATTACATCCGCATTCTGAACAACTTTTTTAGTGACACCTTTAATTTCTGATAATTTACCATCATCTAAAATTTCCTGAACTCTTGTACGAGTTCCCTCGCCAATACCTGGAATATTTTTCAAATCATCACTATCCTTAATTCTAATTGTTAATTTACTAAGAATTTTAATTGTCTTTTCAGTACTTGAAATCTTAAAGCGCAATATACTTAGTTTTTGCGGATCAGTCTCCTTTAACATCTTATTTTGTAGATAGATATGGAGGCGCTTAAACTCATCTATAATATGTGCATTCTTAGGATTAGCAATCTTTTCTATAGTTGTGCGATGTGGGCGATTCATACTCATATTGATACTATTATATATATTATCAATTCTAGCTATTAAACTGATGTTATGTATCAGTTTTTTGTTATATTAAAAATTATTGATTCAAGATAGTTATGTATAATTCACCGCCTTCATCAATAATAGCCGGCTTTCCACCACTTCGATGCTAAACATTATTTTTGCAACAGTACATTATGCTATTTTTTCGAACAATTGGCGGCTGATCACCATCTCTGCGATTTTCTCCATTTACATACCAATATTGATCACCATTTTCATATATGATAGCTGGTAGATCTCTATCTCGATGCAATTTGCCATTCCTAAACCATTGTTTAAAATTTCTCCCTTCAATTGCTGGAAAATCACTATCTCTATGCAGTTCGCCACATTGATACCACATTTTTAGATTTTCATTTTCAATAGCAGGTAAATCTCCATCTCGATGAAATTTTCCATTTTTGTAAAATGAACTAATGATATTTCCATTATTATAATTTATAATTTCTGGTTTGTCACCATCTCTATGTAATATACCATACTGACACCAGTGGAAACTGCCATCTGCTTGTTCAATACCGCTATTTACTAATGATTGTTCTATAAAAGCTGTTTTCCTCTTTGCTGATTCTATACATAATTTATCTATGTACTCGTGTAAATTTTCTATTTGATTTTGATCAGATACTTTAGCCTTTGATGTACACAAACCCATGATAGTTTAGTGATTTTTAATAAAGACGATAAGATCAGACTTGTTGTTACTCATATATAATAAATAGAGCTTTGATAATACTTTCAATTTTTATTAAGCATATTTCTCCAACATCTGTAAATATTTTTGTCTTCCTAAGTAACTACCTCTTGGCGGTAAGACCATTAATTCTGCATGAATATTTCCCACTCTCTTGTATTTATGCAATCTGGAAATTAATAAACTTCTTCTTCCAAATCGGCCAATGATTTTATAACATTCTATTAATCTTTCAAGACTTATTATTTTTCCATATTTCCAGTATTCGCATGTGCCATCTGCATTTACAACAGCTGGGAAATAATGATCTCTATGCTGTTTGCCATTCTTATACCATTCACGCGTACCATTACTGTAAATAATAGCAGGCTTATCATCATCTCGATATAATACTCCATTTACAGCCCATACTTGTGTACCATCTGATAGAATTCTTGCTGGTAAATCATTGATTCTGCTAACTTTGCCATGTTTATACCAGCATCTTTCACCATTGTGATAAATTGCAGCTGGCAAGTCTTTCTCACGATGTAGTTGTCCTTTACTGTTCCTCCAAAATAAATCGCCATTTATATTTGATGGCGAGAAACACGCACCCATGGTAATTTTTTTTCAATAAAGACGATTGGATAAGAGAGACTCTTTATTGACGCTTTATATTTATATTAAATATAAATATGGCAATACATTTAATTTTCAATTTTTATTAGGCATATTTCTCTAACATATGTAAGTATTTTTGTCCTCCTAAATAAGTACCTCTTGGAGGCAAGACCATTAATTCTGCATGAATATTTGCCACTCTCTTATATTTACGCAATCTGGCAATTAATAAACTTCTTCTTCCAAATCGGCCTATAATTTTGTAACATTCTATTAATCTTTCCAGACTTAACTTTTTTCCATATTTCCAGTATTCACATACTTCATTTAAATATTTAATAGCTGGCAAATAATCATCTCTGTGCAGTTTACCATTCTTGTACCATTGACATGTTCCATCACTTAATACAACTGCGGGCTTATCATAATCTCTATATAATACTCCATTAACAGACCATATTTGAGTACCATTTGATAAAATTCTTGCTGGCAAATCATTAGCTCTTGTTAGTTTTCCATATTTATACCAGCATCTGTCACCATTTTGATAAATTGCAGCAGGTAAATCATTCTTGCGATGTATTTGTCCTTTACTGTTCCTCCAAAACAAATTCCCATTTACATTTGATGGTGAAAAAAATGCCCCCATATTACTATAATTATAATAAGATTTTTATAAAGAAAATAACTTACCATTTGATGATAATCCCGACCACCTGGATAACTTCCTTTAGGAGGCATATATAATAGTTCCCCATGAATCCATCTTACTCTTTTTAATTGCCTCATTCTAATCTTTCTAAGATAATACCTACCAAATTTTTTTAAGATTTTGTAATAATTAACTACTTGTTCATATGTATGATAACTTCCATAAATGTAATAGAATTTCCTACCATCTGTATATTCAACAGCAGGTAAACCATTATCTCTGTGGAGTAATCCATTTACATACCATGCTTTATCTCCACTTGGCCATTCAATTGCTGGTAAATCATTGTCACGATGCCGTTCATCATTTACATACCATTGTTTAGTTCCATCTGCAAATTCGATTGCAGGTAAATCATTATCACGATGACATTTACTATTTATCCACCATACTTTAGTACCACTAGAATATTCAACTGCAGGTAAATCATTGTCACGATGCAGTTTTCCATTTATCCACCATTCTTTCTCAGCATTAATATATTCAATGGCAGGTAAATCATTATTGCGATGATATTTTCCATTTACATACCAATATTTATTTCCATTATAATCTATATATGGATTATTTGTAAAAAAATTAAACAATTTATTAAAGAGCTTAATTATGAAACTCATTTAGGATTAACAACTTATTTATTAAATAATAAATTAATAAGTAAATAAAACACACATCAATTTTTTACATATTCATAAAATAACTTACCATTTTATGATAATCCTGGCCGCCTGGATAACTGCCTTTAGGAGGCATACATAACAGTTCTCCATGAATCCATCTTACTCTTTTTAATCGTCTCATCCTGATCTTTTTCAAACAATATCTACCAAATCTTGTTAAGATTTTGTAACTACTAATTATTGTTCCATATCTATAATTTCTGCCATAATTTAATTCCATTTTTTATATTTTATTGCAGGTAATCCTCCAAGACGATGAAATTTTCCATTTATATACCATTCCTTAGTACCACTTAATCTTACAATTGCTGGTAAATCATTGTCACTATGCAGCTTTCCATTTACATAACATTTTTTAGCACCATTATCATAACAGATAACTTGTAAATCATTATCACGATGATGTTTTTCATTTTTATTAAACCATTCTTTATTTGTATCGGCTGCGCACATTTTAGTTTGATTATGATTTATTTATTGTCTTGTTTTTGTACTATTACAGGTTTTATATTAAGTGATATTATAAGATTATAACAATCAATTTTTACATACTCATAAAATAACTTACCATTTTATGATAATCCTGTCCACCAGGATAACTACCTTTTGCTGGCATACATAACAGTTCTCCATGAATCCATCTAAGTCTCCTTAATCGTCTCATCCTGATTTTCTTAAGACAATATCTACCAAATCTTGTTAATGTTTTGTAATAATTACATACTTCTTCATATGTGTATTGTCTATCATAAATATACCATGCTTTGTAGCCACTGGCAAGCTCAACGGCAGGTAAAATACCAATACGATGGCGCTCTCCATTTACAATCCACCATTTATCTCCATTTATACAATCAATTGCAGGTAAACCATTATCACGGTGACACTTTCCATTTACAAACCAATATTTAGTACCATTTGCAAATTCAACTGCAGGTAAATCATTATCTCTGTGCCATTCTTCACGTTCATTTTCCCATAATTTATCCCCAGTAGCATTTATAACTGTCGGTAAGTCATTATCTCGATGTATTTTTTTATCTTTATTTTTATAGAATTTAGTTATATATAAATCGATAAATGATAATTTTTTATCATTACAAAGCTTTTTAACAAACCTAAATACTTTACTAAAAAATTCACAAATATAACTCATTAAGGATAAACAGCTTATTTATTTAATATTAAATAAATAAGTAAAATAAACATATATCAATTTTTACATACTCATAAAATAACTAACCATTTGGTGATAATCTTGGCCACCTGGATAACTACCTTTGACTGGCATGCACAACAGTTCGTTATGAATCCATTTTACTCTTCTTAATCACCTCATTCTGATCTTCTTCAAACAATATCTACCAAAGTTTTTTAAGATTTTGTAATAATTAACTACTTGTTCATAACTATGATTAGAGCCATAAATGTACCACCGTGCATCTCCAGTAACATATTCAATAGCGAGCAAACCACTAAGACGATGTAATTTTCCATATTCTAACCAAAATTTACCATATGTTTTTTCAGCTGCCGGTAAACCATTATCTCGATGATGTATTCCATTTACATACCAATATTTATCACCATTGATAAATTCAATAGCAGGTAAATCATTATCTCTATGAAATTGTCCATGTTCATTAAACCAGCTTTTCTTCGTATTGGCTGCGCACATTTTAGTTTGATTATAATTTATTGTCTTGTCTTTTGTTCTATTACAAGTTTATATTAAAAGATATCATAAGTTTATAATATCAATTTTTTACATACTCATAAAATAACTTATTATTTGATGATAATCTTGGCCACCAGGATAACTACCTTTTAGTGGCATACATAACAGTTCATTATGAATACATTTTATTCTTTTCAGTCTTCTCAATCTGATTTTCTTAAGACAATATCTACCAAATTTTGTTAATATTTTGTAATAACTAATTACTTGTTCATATGTATATTGTTTATTATAAATGTACCACGATTTATTCCCATTGGCAAGCTCAATTGCAGCTAAACCACCTAAGCGATGTACTTTTCCATTTACATACCAGAATTTAATGCCAATAGAATATTCAATTGCAGGCAATCCATTATCTCGGTGATGTATTCCATTTACATACCATTCTTTACTACCATTTTCATATTCTATGGCAGGCAAATCATTATCGCGATGATGTTTACCGTTAACATACCAATGCTTGTTTAAATTTATAAATGGATAATCAACAAAACTAAAAAATCTTTTCAAGAACTTAATTATTATATAACTCATTTAGGACAAATAGCTTATTTATTAAGAAATAAATAAAATAAGTAAGTAAAATACATATCAATTTTTTACATATTCATAAAAAATGATAATCTTGGTCACCAGGATAATTACCAAATTCTAATACAGGTTTTATATTAAGTGATATTATAAACTTATAATATCAATTTTGCACATATTTATAATATGCATCTATTTATTCATCGAGTTCATAGAAAAGGAGATATGCACTTGAATCAGCTCCAATTGCTCTATCTGCGCTAACTTGTGGTGCTGGAGTTACTGCATCATCATAATCGTACCATTTATTTCCAACTTTTGCATATGCAGTATAATGACCTCCCTCAAGACTACCTCCGTGCAATGATACTGCTACGAGACTATAAGTATAAGCAGTATTTCTCTCTCGCGAGATCCAAGGAGTAATATTTAATTTATGTCCATATGAAATTGGTGTATTAATTCTTTCACCAACAAAATTACCAACACCCATTGATGCATTCTTAAAGCGCTTTAGTTGCACTACTAAATATTTAGCAGGTTCCCAGAAACGATACTCTTTTACAGCCGGCATTTTTTTATTACAAAGTTCGCATTTATAACTTTCATCCCCATGTAATAATTCAGATCGCATAAATCTATTAATGCATCCCTCAATTGTACATTTCTTTTCCTCATTAAGAACCAGTTCAAGTGCCAGAGTTCGCTGGACCCCAAAAGTATTACTCGTAGTATTACATGTGACGCAAGTTACTCGTGTATTATAAATACTATCAAATAAATTACTGACTGCAGAATGGCCATAAAATTCAACATATTTGCGCCATGCCTCATAAGACATGTATGCCATATAATCCATGTGATTTTCACGACGATATTTATTTAATTCCGTAGTAGCAACTAGTTTATCTTCCTCAGAAATTCCATCACTTGTAATCAATTTCATGTAAATATCATTTTTCTGTGTGAATGCCACTACTCCTGGCTCAGGATTAATAAATGTAATGATATTAGTACTGGATAATTCTGAATGTAGACGATCAATAATATGAGTAAACATATCATGGGCATCTTCTTGTTGTAATTTATTAAATTTATTAAATTGATGTACTTGTTGCTGTTCATAAGGTTTTCTAGCACTAAGTTCTGTCTGCATGCGACAAAGACTATTATGGAGATTTGTTGGGCGAATTCTACCACCATGTTTCCACATACATGTTGCTACCTCAAAGAATCTGTAAGATGTTGTCCTATCTCTGATAGCAGTAATATTCTCCTCAGTATTTGGCAAATTCTTATCTTTTACATATTTTGTAAGGCTCAATCCAAAATCATGTAAATATTCCCAACTCCTAATGTAATTCATAAATTCTGGTAGATGTATCAAACACTGCAAAACACTATTCATAAAACATGTATTCCCTAAATTTGCAAGTCCAATACGTCCAGCATAATCAGTTGGGGATAAGCCATCACCTCCTACAATAATAGTATTTATAGGTTCTTGGGATACTACAGGTGCTGATAAATTTTCTGAGGTCATTTATTAAGAGGAAAATGTAATCTTAGTATTAATATGTCTAAAAAGCTTAGACCATTCAATAATCCTATCAATATTTTTAGGCTTTAGGCCTAAAAATTGATATATATCGGTTAAGACTGAGAGCTTGCTTTATTGAGTAAGCATATAATGCGCTTCAATGTACTCGACTGGCAACCTTATCACGAAGAGGATGAGGAAGGTAGAAAAACCTACGCGGTTCGAGTTTTTGGAAAAACATCAAAAGAGGATGGCGCAGAGAGCGTATTCTTAAGAGTTGACGGTTTTACACCGTTTTTCTATGTCCAGGTTCCGGACAATTGGAAAAGTCATCACGGCACTCAATTAATTGATACGATTAAAGAAAGGCTTGGTAATTGGAAAGCAGCAAAAGAAGGATTATTAAGTTATAAATTAGTAAAGCGGCATAGATTCAGAGGATTTACAAATAAGAAAAAGTTTAATTTTATGCAATTAGTTTTCACTAATATGCAGGCATTCCGGGCATGGGAGAAGATTCTGCATAATAAAATTAATATTGGTACTCTTAGCCGCAATAAACAGCCGCAAGACAAACTCTATCCCTTGTATGAAAGTAATATTGAACCTCTATTGCGTCTTATTCATTTGAGAAAAATGAATTCATCTGGTTGGATTGAAATTGATGAAAAGAAAGCAACACCAATAAAGGATTCGATAAATACTCATAATTTTGCAGTGAACTGGAAACATTTACATCCAGCAGAAGGTACAAGTGTTGCTCCATTTACTATTGCATGTTATGATTTAGAATGTACTAGTATTGATGGTAATTTCCCACAAGCCTCAAGAGATGGAGATCATATTACAATGATTGGGCAAACATATTCTCGCTATGGCGAAGATGAATGCTATAGAAAATGGATAGGTGTATTAGGTTCATGTGATCCCATACCTGGTGCAGTTGTTGAATCATTCCCAACAGAAGGAAAATTATTAGAAGGATGGAAAAGAGAATTAGCTCGCGAAAATCCAGATGTAGTTACACATTATAATGGTTTTGGTTTCGATGATAAATATATATTTGATCGTCATGAAAAATGTGAACTTTCTACCTTTATGAAGAATATTGGCAGAATTAAGAATCTAACAAGTGAACTCAAAGAAAAGAAACTAAGCTCATCTGCATTAGGTGATAATGTGTTACATTATCTTGATATGGTTGGGAGAATTCAAATTGATTTGATGAAGGTAGTTCAGAGAGATTATAAACTTGAAAGTTATAAACTTGATTATGTTGTTAGTTATTTCATTAAGGAAAAAATATTGACCCTTGAAACAATTGATAAACCACCAAAACATAATGGAGTGCGCTGTAATCTAAAAATTAAAACTAAAAGTACAACAGGTATTGTTGATGGGGATTTCATAGCATTATCATTTAATGATGGAATATCAATAAATCCATATGGTGAAAAATTCCCTGTTATCAGTATTGATGCAAAAGAGGGTATTATTTGGAGTACTGCATCAGAAGAACTTGTTGCCGAACTTAATAGTATTCAAACAGCAGCTGATGATGAGGGTGAAAAGAGAAATCTCGAATGGACATGGTCTCAGGCCAAGGATGACATTAAACCACGTCAGATATTTGAACTCCAGAAAAAGGGGCCAAAATCTAGGGCAATTATTGCTAAATATTGCTTACAAGATTGTGCTCTTGGTAACCGATTGATTAACAAATTACAGGTTCTTAATAATAATATTGGTATGAGTAATGTGTGTAGTGTCCCATTATCATATCTTTTCCTACGCGGACAAGGTATTAAGGGTACAAGTTTAGTAGCGAAGCGCTGTAGAGATGAAGGATATCTTATTCCGGTCTTACCAAAACCGAAGGTTGTGTTAGATGATGAGGGTAATCCAATTGAGGATTCTGGTGTTGGATATGAGGGTGCAACAGTCCTTGATCCAAAACCTGGTGTATATTTCACACCGACGGTTGTTCTTGATTATAACTCATTATATCCAAATTCAGAACGTCATAAAAATATGTCACATGAGACAATTATAGAGGATGAAAAATATGCAAATTTACCTGAATATTATTACTATCATACATGGATTAAGAATAATGATGGCACAGTTCAATGTGTTAAGTTTGCAAAACCTTACACAATGGAACTTGGTATTATTCCAAAGATTTTGGGAGGCTTACTTGATGCGCGTACAGCAACCAAGGGGCTTATGAAAACTGAAACTGATGATTTTCGCAAAAAGATTCTAGATGGACTCCAAAATGCATTCAAGATAACTGCAAATTCTCTTTATGGGTTACTTGGTGCGAGAACAAGTGCCATCTATTATCGTGAAATTGCAGCGGCTACAACTGCTACTGGTAGAGATATGCTACATCTGGCTATTAAGATTGTTGCCAGAATCTATCCGGATGCTGTAGTAATTTATGGAGATACTGATTCGATCTTTATCCAATTTAGAATTGTAGATGATGCAGGAAATCCACTTACTGGGAGGGCAGCTCTTGAAAAAGCAATGGCATATGGTAAAAACATGGCAGATGAAATTAATAAATGTGTACCATGGCCTCAAAAGATTGTATTTGAGAAGATTCTGTGTCCATTCGCTATTCTGAGTAAGAAGAGATATCTTGGACGTAAGTATGAGGATAGCATTGATGAGTATAAGGATGTTAGTATGGGTATTGTACTCAAACGACGCGATAATGCATTAATCGTAAAGGATGTATTCGGTGGTGTTATTCGCAAAATTATGCAATTGCGTAGTCGAGAAAAGGCTATTAAATTTATTAAGCATAAATTAATTGAGATTCTGAATGATAAGATTCCTATTTCCAGATTTATTATTGCTAAGACAATCAGATCAGTATATAAAAAGCCTGAACAAATTGCACATTATCAATTAGCCCTGCGCATGGCTGAAAGAGATCCTGGTAATGCTCCCCGCGCAAATGATCGTATTCCTTATGTGTTTGTAAGAATCGATAAAAATGGTATTGAAAAGAAGGATGCTATTCAATCAGAAAGAGTAGAACATCCTGATTGGGTAAAGGAACATAAATTGAAATTGGATTATATGTATTATATCCGTAAACAGATTATGATTCCTGTTTGTCAATTCTTATCACTGATTATGAGAAATCCTGAGCTAATATTCGAGAGAGTAATTGAAAAAGAGTTACATCGCCGCCGTGGTGCTAAGGTATCTAATATTAAACAATTCATTAATAATGTTGATGATTCAGATGATGATATTTCTCCAGTATCAGATGATTTCAAGCCTAAGGAGGTCTCGCAAAAGTGGTGTAAGGATGCAGTTAAATGTGATGTTACCGATTTCTTTCGAACAAGTGCAGAAAAGAAGGATGATGGTGATGATCAAAGTGATAAAGATGCAGATTATGATTTTACCCCAAAAAAGGCCAAGAATAAATTCAACCTTGGAGAATAAATAAAAAATTTATTATTATATTATTAGTTTAAATAACTAATAATTCATTTAATGTTCTTAATAAAAATTGATAGCAATTATTTCTCTAAAATCATCTTACAGAGCTAGTATAATCAAGATCGTTATGGCTAACACAACTGCAACTGATAGAGCATTTATAGAGAGAAAAATTCGAGCTATTACTGCACAATATCCAAATGCAGTAATAATGTATGGAGATATATATCAAATATATTTTAAAATAATAGAATCTGATAATACAATATATTATATTAATTTATAAAAATTGATTGTTAAAGTTCTTGAATAGAACATGCTAGTAATAAGTTTATAGTACATTAAAGAGTGCATTCAAGTACAAGCTGTATCCAAATCCAAAACAAAATGACAATGAAAACTGATTATAAAGGCAATAAAAGATGGTATAATACAAATGGAGAACTGCATCGCGGGAATGATTTTCCTGCTATAGAATATGCAAATGGTGAAAAACATTGGTATGTAAATGGAGAACTGCATCGCGGCAATGATTTACATGCATCTGAATATCCAAATGGGGCTAAATTTTGGTATGTAAATGACGATTTGCATCGTCTTAATGGTTTACCTGCTATTGAACTTGCAAATGGTCATAAAGAGTGGTGGATTTATGGTAAACAATATACATATGAGCAAGTAATTAATTATTACAAAATCTTGACAATATTTAGTAGATATTGTCTGAAAAAGATCAGAATGAGAAGATTAAAAAGATTTAGATGGATTCACAATGAACTGTTATGCATGCCGGTAAAAGGTAGTTATCCAGGTGGTCAGGATTATCATAAAATGGTAAGTTACTTTATGAGTATGTAAAAAATTGATTGCTTGTTTATAATAATAATAATAAATATTGAATACAGTTTGAAAAATTATTCAAGAATAACTTTAGAAACAAAATGACATACTCATATATTAATTTTTTTGGAGATAAAATTTCTCATAATTCCAATGGACAACTGCATACTGGTAATGATGATTTTTCACCAATAATATGGAAAAATGGAAATAAAGGTTGGTATGCAAATGGCAAGCATCATCGTCTTGGAGGATTTCCTGCATACGAATATTATGATGGTACAAAAGCCTGGTACATTTATGGAAAAAGATATACATACGAACAAGTAATTAATTCTTACAAAATCTTAACAAGATTTGGTAGATATTGTCTTAAGAAAATCAGAATGAGAAAATCAGAATGAGAAAATTAAAAAGATTAAAGTGGATTCATGGAGAGCTGTTATGTATGCCTCCTAAAAGTAGTTATCCAGGTGGTCAGGATTATCATAAAATGGTAAGTTATTTTATGAATATGTAAAAATTGATATGATTATATTGGTTAATTATAACTGTAAAACTAAGTAAATATAATACACTCTTGTAATATTTAATAAGATGACAATGGAAACTGATGAATATGGTACTAAAACATGCTGTAATGAAAATGAACAATTACATCGCGATAATGATTTACCTGCAATTGAATGTGCAAATGGTGATAAATCTTGGTTTGTAAATGGACTATGGCACAGGGATAATGATTTACCTGCTGCGGAATATGTAAATGGTTCTAAATTTTGGTATGTAAATGGGAAATGTCATCGTCTTGGCGGTTTGCCTGCCATCGAGTGTGCAAGTGGGGGAAAAAGATGGTATATCTATAATAAAAGATATACTTATGAGCAAGTTTGTAATTATTACAAAACCTTGTCAAGATTTGGTAGATATTGTCTTAGAAAAATTAGAATGAGAAAACTAAGAAGGCTTAGATGGATTCATGGAGAACTGTTATGTATGCCATCAAAAGGTAGTTATCCAGGTGGCCAAGATTATCATCAAATGGTAAGTTATTTTATGAGTATGTAAAAAATTGATTTTTATATTGCTTTAATAGATTATTATAGTAATAGGTTTATAGTACATTAAATATTGCATCCAAGTACACACTGTATCTAAAACAAAATGGCTGTCGAAATTAACAATGCTGGTGATAAAATGTGGTATAATGCAAAAGGAAAATTACATCGCGATCATGATTTACCTGCTATAAAATTAGCAGATGGTAATAAATTCTGGTATAAAAGAGGAAAAGTTCACCGAGCTGGAGATTTACCTGCTGTTGAAAATGCAGATGGAACTAAAGAATGGTGGATAAATGGAAAATTACATCGTGATAATGATTCACCTGCTATTGAAAGAGCAAATGGTGATAAGGAATGGTATATAAATGGAAAATTACATCGCGATAATGATTTACCTGCAAGTGAATATGCAGACGGGCGTAAAGAATGGCATGTAAATGGAAAAATATATCGCGATAATGGTTTACATGCAATTGAATTTGCAGATAGAAGTAAATTATGGTGCGTACATGGGAAAATACATCGCGACAATGATTTACCTGCTATCGAACTTGTAAATGGAAATAAGGAATGGTGGGTAAATGATAAATTGCATAGATTAGGTGGTTTACCTGCCATGGAATATGCAGACGGAGATAGAGAATGGCGGATTTATGAAAAACAATATACATATGAGCAAGTATGTAATTATTACAAAACCTTAAAAAACTTTGGTAGATATTGTTTGAAGAAAATCAGAATAAAAAGACTGAAAAGAGTAAGATTGATCCATGGAGAATTGTTATGCATGCCTCCTAAAGGAAGTTATCCGGGTGGTCGAGATTATCATCAAATGGTAAGTTATTTTATGAGTATGTAAAAAATTGATTAGTATATTGTTTATATAAATAATAAATTAATAATACACTGAAAAGTACAACTTGTATTCAAATACAAAATGACAATGCAAATAGATGAATATGATACTAAAAGATGGCGCAATGCAAAATGGAAAATTACATAGAAACAATGATTTACCTGCTATTGAATATGCACATGGCGGTAAACATTGGTATGTAAATGGAAAATCTCATCGTGATAACGGTTTACCTGCTATAGAAAATACAGCAGGTAAATTTTGGTGCGAACATGATAAATTTCATCGCCTTGGCGATTTACCTGCAGTTGAATATGTTGATGGAGGTGGGCGGTGGTACATTTATGGTAAAAATTACAGTTATGAACAAGTATATAATTATTACAAAACTTTAAAAGGATTTGGTAAGATATTCTTTGAAGAAAATCAGAATGAGGCGATTAAGAAAAGTAAGATGGATTCATGGAGAATTATTATGTATGCCGCCAAAAGGCAATTACTCAGGTGGCCAAGATTATCATCAAATGATAAGTTATTTTATGAGTATGAAAAATTGATTGTTATATTGCTTAGTTATACATAATTATGATTAAGTTAATAATACACAAGAAATACAACTAATTACACTCTTTCAATCCAAAACAAAAATGACAATGGAAACGGATGAATATGGTACTAAGAGATGGTATAATTCTAATGGAGTACTGCATCGTGGTAATGATTTACATGTTATTGAAAATGTTAATGGTAATAAATGTTGGTATGTAAATGGAAACCGTCATCGCGATAATGGTTTACCTGCAATTGAATTTATAGATGGAGAAAAACATTGGTATGTAAATGGAAATCGTCATCGCGATAATGATTTACCTGCCATCGAGTTTGCAAATGGAATGGCTAAATGGTATATATATGGCAAACTCCATCGTCTAGGTGGATTACCTGCGATTAAAATATATGAAAATACGCATTGGTACATTTATGGTAAAAATTACAGTTATGAACAAGTATGTAATAATTATAAAACCTTAAAAGGATTCGGTAGATATTGTCTGAAGAAGATCAGAATGAGGAGATTAAAAAGAGTAAGATGGATTCATGGAGAACTGTTATGTATGCCAGCAAAAGGAAGTTATCCAGGTGGACAAGATTATCATAAAATGGTAAGTTATATTATGAGTATGTAAATATATTGAATTGCAAATAGCACTTATCCAGTAAATTATTACACAATAATGCAAAATTTAATAGACATATATCTATTAATTATTCATTCAATCTAGTAATGTACTAAAATTCATTTAATTAATTTCGCGATTAGTTATATAACTTTTCATAACTGTTTAGTAATGGAGCGTATTATACAGAAATCATCGCTTATTGGGCATCGAGATGAAAATCAGGATACTGAAATTGTATTTGATAACTTAGATGAAAATAGCAGAGATGCGCCAGCAATTCTATTGTTAGGGATATTTGACGGCCATGGCCCTGAGGGGACAATGATGTCTAGGAAAGCAGCAAGTACATTTCGCCGCTTTCTTACCCATCGTAGTATGAGCTATCCATTGCACAGCAAGGATATTCTCACTATATCTAATCGTGTACAGAGTGCTCTTTCTGCAAAACCAGAATCAAAGTCATCTGGAACCACATCATTAATTGTAATTTTCTATAAAAATGAGGAAAATAATTCAATTAGTTTCCAAGTTATTAATACTGGTGATTGTAGAGCTCTATTGAACAGAGATGATATTGGTATTCAGCTTACTCGTGATCATAAACCTGGTTCTTATCAAGAACGCAATAGAATTATGACATTATTTGCACACTACAAGGGTAATAATGAAAAGATTCATAGAACTGCAAAATTAGAATTAGATAGGGCAAATGATTGGAGAATCTGTGGATTATCTGTAAGTCGTGCATATGGGGATCTTGAAGCCACGCCATATGTATCGCATAAACCAGATTGTTTTAGTAATTATAACATAACCTCTAGAGATAGTTTTATAATGCTTGGTTGTGATGGTATCTGGGATGTTTTCAGCAATACAGATATTAGTGATTTTGTAATGGAGAGAATGGTACCTGATTCTAAAACAGGTAGACCTGTATTGAAAGATAAGAATCTAGATGTATCTAAGGAAATCTGCAATGAGGCAATTAAACGAGGTAGTATGGATAATGTTTCATGCATCATTGTATTCATTTAAAATAAGTTTAATGTTATTATATTAAATTTATCATGTTATAAGTCAAAAATATTGATTAGTAATGCGTATCTTAGCTAAATTATTATGTTATTTATCTAAGTTAATATGTCTTTCATTATTCCTCAGTGTAATAATCAGTTTCAATTATTAAAAAAACTTCCAGAGTGTTTATTTAGAAAAGTATTAACTTTTTTAGATTGTGATAATTTAGTATTAATTTGCAAAAATCCTTATACTGAAAAATTCTTTAGAAAAGCAATTAGCGGATCAAATGCAATATGCCTTTATGATAAAAATGATATAATTTTTAGAATAATAGATGGTGATGAAAGCCAAATTATATATAATCATGAAATACGACGAAATCGTCTCGAAGAATACATGTGTTATAAATGTAAAAAATGTCTGATTGATAAACCCGGAATTGTTTGTTATGGATGCAAATATTCAAATGATGGGAAAAATATAAATAAATGTGATCATTGTTTTCAAGAAGGTTATCCATTAATTAAAATACCAAATTGTATAAATACACAAAGAATGATTAAATATCGAGAAAACACTTATATTGAAATAGAACTTAAGCGCTATGGTTATAAATGTTGTTACAAAACTGTATGTATGTATGGATGCATATTTAAATGCAATGGAATTATTAAAAAAGACAATAAATATATTGTTTGTGAAAAAATGTATTATAATAAAAATGATAATAATACTAATATTATTCCATATGGATATTTTAAGGATGATCCTACTAATATTCAGTGTACAGAATGCATGGGTAATACAGCAAAAGAACATGGGAAAATCGTAACAACAATGTTCACACAATTAACAAATATGGTACAACATTGTACTAAATGTTTTAATCCGGATTGTATCGATTCATTATGTGATGGAAAATGCGATGTATGCAAAAGTAGTAAATATCGTATTTATATTATTTCAACATGCAGTAAATGTATAATGAATAATTCTAAAATTATATGTTCTCCTAAAAAAATATGTTATAATTGTATTAAATGTACAAGTTGTAATTGTGGATATTTAAATGTAAATGGTAATCTTTCTTCAATGAGCATTCCATCATACATTCTTACAAAAGAAAAATTCATGTGCGATGATTGCAATAGCTATCAAGTTGCTGAAAATGGCCATAATGATAAAACAGAAACAAATATTATTAAATATGATAAAATAAAAAATTTATTTCATGATTGTTCTTAAATGTATTATTATAATATCAACATTCAGCTTTAATTTATGTACTCGAAAAATTGAAATCATTATCACCTGATTGTGACAAATAAATTAACATTTTATACTACACTTTCTGCTATCTCACACTCAGCATTTCAGACAACTCAAAGACTCTTTCACACTTAAATCCAAGCATAATTATGGCGGCTTGCAATGAAATTGACACCTGCAAGTGTCCTGTGTTCAATGTAACAAAAATCACGTTCAAAGAGCATCCTAATCATGCCTACACTGGCGAGATTAAACATAACTCAGTTCCACATGGCCAAGGCAAACTCATCACTACCGAGGAAGAAGGATGTAATATGATCGGTACCTGGAAGTCAGGCAAGCTCATCAAAGGAGTTATTCGCTCCGCAAATGGTCATCGCTTGGATGGAGAATTCAGGTATGGGAAGATAATCAAAGGTACTATTAATTATGCAGATGGATCTCGTCAAGAAGGAGATTTCCAGGATGGTACGATGCTCAAAGGTACCATTAATCATGCAAATGGCACTCGCGAGCATGGAGAATTCAAGGATTGGTGTCTCATCAAAGGTACTATCAATCGCGAAGATGGCACTCGATATGATGGAGATTTCCAGGATAGAAAGCTCATCAAAGGTACTATCAATTTTGCATCTGGCACTCGCGAAAATTATTTAAATGGCGTATTTGTCAAAGAAACTATTAGTCATGCAGATGGGGCAGAATCTCGAAAGAGACAACGATGCTCATCTCCAGCATTATCATCAAGTCAACAAGCAGCGGCATCATCAATGTCTGTGGAAGATGCTGCAGATCTCATGATGGATTTTTTTCAGATTCCAAAGTAAAACTAAAAAAAGGATTAATTTAAGCATTCATTTACACATCATTTATATATTATTTCATAATATATAAAATTCTTAGTTATTGAGGTATTTTAAAAAATTGAAATGAATTTTAGTTGATGATGACTAATAATCAATAATTAATAGATTACAATCTCGGCTGCTCCAAACAGCATTCCAGACAACTCAAATACTCTTTCACACTCAAATCTAAGCATATTCATATCATGGCGGCCTGCAATGAAATCGATACATGCAAGTGTAAAGTGTTCAAGGTAACAAAAATCACACTAGAAAAATATCCTAATTTTGCTTACACTGGTGAAATAAAGCATGACTTAGTACCGCATGGGGAGGGAAAACTCATTGGCGAAGAAGGACGTAGCATGGTTGGTACCTGGAAGTTTGGAGAATTTATTAAAGGTGTCATACATCATACTAATGGCGATCGTACTGAAGGTGAGTATCAGAATAGAAAGCTTATTAAAGGTGTTATTAATCATGCAGATGGTACTCGCAGATATGGAGTATTCAAAGATAATACGCTTATTAAAGGTATTGTTAATCGTGCCGATGGCACTCGTGCAGAAGGAGAATTCAATAATAGAAAGCAGCTAATTAAAGGCACCATTCATTACGAAGACGGTACTCGCGAGCATGGAGAGTTCGATGAAGGAAAACTTGTTAAAGGTACTATTAATCATGCAATTGGTATTCGTGCTGAAGGAAAATTTGAAGATAGAAAACTACTCAAAGGTATTATCAATCGAGAAGATGGAGCTCGTGCAGAAGGAGAGTTTAATGATGGAGAATTACTTGAAGGTATTATTAATACTGCTGATGGTGCTCGATACGATGGAGAATGGACTAATAAAAATTTCATTAAAGGCACTATCAATAATAATGATGGTACTCGTTATCATGGAGAGTTTGAGAATGGATATCTCATTAAAGGTACAATTAATGCAACCACAGGTACTCGCAATGATGGAGAATTTAAGAATGGATATCTCGTTAAAGGTATTGTTAATCTCAGAGATGGTTCTCGCGGTGAAGGAGAGTTTAAAGATGGAATGCTCATTAAAGGAGCTGTCTTCTATGCGAATGGCACTCGCGATGAAGGAGAAAGAAAGAACGGACATCTCATTAAAGGTATTGTTAATCTTGCAGATGGATCTCGATATGAAGGAGAGTTTTATGAAGGAAAGTTTATTAAAGGAGTTTTCAATCGAAAAAATAATACCATACAAAAAAAAGAGAAAATCTCACAGGAGATTCTATAAATAATCTAAGTAAAATTCATTTACATATCTCATCGGTCTATGATTTTATTTTAAATACATAATATTTAAAAGTAAATAAATTAATAATTTTTTATATTTTATCTGGTGCACGACGTCCATTTGCTAACTCGAATGGTACCCATTTAGCAGTATTCTTGTCCAAGTAACAACGAGCTAATAAAGTATCTGAGTCACGCTTACCACTCTGTTTAAACATGGCAACACACATGGCACTGATTGTAATAGATGGTATTCCTGCCAAACCAATATTTGTACGAACTCCTTTCTTATCACTAGCATACAATTGATATACATCCTGGATAGTTCCTTTACATACCTCTAAAATAGCCATACGACTATCCTTGGGCACAGAGAACTTCTCTTCTGGCTTCTTCATTACTGGTTCTGCATCAATGAAACTCCATCGTGTTCCACTTTTAGGAGGCATAAATACTAATCCCTTAGTTTTCCATGGGATATGCTCTGTTCCTTTCTCAACCATCTTTCGCAGTTCTGACATTGGGGTTCCAGTTTCAATAGATATCTCAAAACTTTTAGAGAGAGGGACCATCTTTAATTTACGTTCAACACAATCTTTCAATCTTATCATCTTATCAAGCCAATTAATACGACTCATATCCTCGCCACATAACATATGTACATCTTGCATAATAAATACTTGTTTAGAATCTCCATCCTTATCAGATTTATCTGATACCATTTGTCCTTCAATTATTGTTCCATCATACATACTCATTTCTGCTTCGAGAGAAAATGCAATAAATCTTGGATTTCTATGAAATATTTTAGAACGTTGTAAAAAGAATGAATATCCAATATTATTCCGTCTGGTAAAAACCATTGCCCATGATGCCCCTACAGGATTCCATATTGCTCGATGATTCGCCAATTTATCAATATCTTCCCTAATTTCAAGAGGCACTGTTTTAATACGATGCCATTGTACTGATCGTCCTACATCTGTTATTAAAGCCTTCTTAAGATTAGCAACCTTAGTTGCAGATATTGTATGTTTATCATTGTCAGTATCCATATGGTTATTAAGTAATGGTTTACTATTTATATATCTCTGAGCTTTTAGACACATATTCAATATTTATGCAATTTTAATAGGTAGAATATTCAGATGCATATGTGTCAAGTGGCCCAATTGCTGAATCCGAGATCATTTTAATATCTCTTCCTTTTGAAATATCGGGAGCTCTAGTGAGATTATCATATATATCTGCAATACTAGAACCTACATTATCTTCTTCCTTAATGTAATCATTCATTTCTTCAACATATTCAGGGACAAGATTATCAATTTCATCATTAATAGCATCCAAGTTATCCTCATTATTATCCTTGGGCAGGATATATTCATCCTTATTATTGTCCTTATAATCAGATTCATCATCATATTTATCCTCAACTATATCATCATCTGAATCAGAAATAGGAGTTTTCCATTTAACATTCCTAGGAGAACTAAATAATTTAGGATATTTATATTTGTGTCTTAGATATGGTATAATATTGGCTACAATTAGACATACAATAAATAATGATAGTAATCTAACAGCATTCTTCCAACACATTCTTAACAATGCATAAGTTATTCTAAATTATAACTTATTTTTAATTTCAATCATTAAATTTAATGATCATGGCTTCAATAGTTTTACCATCATCTATTTTTTCAACAATATTCATTTCATATAAATTTCCTAAATTTAAATTATCACAATAATCAAGATTTTGCATACATTGTATAATTTTAAAAGCTTTCTTAATATTATTACATTTAAATACAATACCTTCATTGATTTTCATTTCTGCAAGAATCTTTAAAATAATATCTGTATCGCGATGTCCAAAATGATAAATTCCATCACCATTTACTGAATCTATAATTGCAAGCGGCATAAATGATCCAGAATTCTCTCCAAATATTCCTTTATAATCATCTTTCATAAATTCATTTGGATATGTTCTATCGTATCCAACTTTCCATGTTTTATTAATATTACATCCACCATTACATTTATGCTCATCAGATGTTAATATACATGTCTGTTCTCTAATAATATCCAATGAAAGATTATAATTAGTTTGATCATTTGTAATTACATTTATAAAAGCGCCAAGATTCAAATAATGGCGCACAATTCTACTAGTATAACTAGTATTAATAATAATGTATTCGAATTGAGGAGATGAGATTTGTAATAAATTCTCAGACATATTAAATTTATATATTAACTAATATATGATAATTTTTCATCATATATCAATTTAGAACTGATTTGCTGCCATTGGTTCAACTTCAAGAGGATAATTAGACATTTGATGGCCTATTTGATTTCCTGTCATTGGCATTCCATTTCCTCTCCAACCATTTGACTGTGTTGCAGGAACTCCATAGCCCATCGGGGCGGCGGTAGGTGGTGTAAAATAATTTGGATCTTGTGCTGGTACCTTAAAATCACTTGCAAGAACAGCTGGTTTTTCATCATTGCGACAATAGCGCCAGCGATAGTATAAGAAAGCAGCAAGTGATAAGATTAGAATTAATCCCCATTTATTTTCAATACCCCATTCCTTCCACGCAGATAATGTATTTATTGCTACTATACTGGCCCTCGAACTAGCATTTACAGGTGCGCGGGGCTTCGATGCCATCAATTTTAACAATTGGCGCTTAAGCCCTGCATCAATAATATCAGGTTCACTTGCAGTTGGTTCTTTAAGAAAGCTATTCATTGTGCCCGTCTGGTTGATCTCAAGAAATTTGTATCTTAAAAGCACAATTGAGATATATAATGACACGATTATTTGGTAAATATGAAATAGAGGAAAAATTGGGTCATGGGAGTTTTGGCAGAGTATATCGAGCCATAGATGTAGAAACTGGTATTAAATATGCAATAAAAGTAGAAAAAGTATTAGATAAAAGAAATACAATGAAACGTGAATTAGAAATTTATAAACATATTGACGGCGAAATGAAATATATTCCAAAAATTTTTTACTATGGTCGCGGCAATGTTCATAAAGATGCTATTACTGGGAGTAAATATTTTCATCAGTATTTGGTGATGGAGCTTTTAGGATCATCATTATCAACAATGCGCGAAAACAAGGGTGGATCTGTTTCATGGAAAACTTTAGCACGCATTGCCATGCAAACTATTACAATACTACAAGAATTTCACAGTCAAGGTTTTGTTCACAGAGATATAAAACCGGATAATTTTGTTCTTGGATTAAATGATAAGGCCGGTATCGTACATATGTTAGATTTTGGACTTTCTAGACGCTGGGAGGATTTAATTGATAAATATACTCAAAATGATGAAAGCTCTAGTTCAAGTTCAATTGTTGGTACAGCAAGATATATGAGTATAAATATACATTATGGTAGAGTTTATGGCTGGAGAGATGATATGGAGTCTTTAGGATATGTTTTAATATATATGTTGACAGGTTCACTACCTTGGCAAGGATTAAAGGCACCAACTAAGAGATTGCAAATGAAAAATATCCTAAAAATTAAGGAAAAATCAAAAAAATCATTAAGTTTATCATTACCACCTGCATTATCTAAGTATATGCAATATTGTTGGAATTTAGAACTTGGAACTCAGCCAGATTATGAATTTTTATGGGAATTATTTCATGGAACTCTTACTGTTTAATTGTAAAATACATCTATTATACAATTTTTATATAAAATACACAAAATCTCATGAATAAAAACTCTCTTATAGCAGTAGAATAGCAATGCCTCGTATCGGTAATGTCAGTCTTGCTTCGCGACAGCGCGATGTTATTAAGTATGGGAGACTCCTAAGAGGGCTCAATTCATCTCAATTTGGGGGTGGGGTATTAGGTGATACAAAGAAGCGTATTATGGAGTTTAAACTCATTGGGAAGATGAGTAAGGCCGTAAATGGACTGCAGGTAGCACTCAAGGATACTGCTAAAAAGACAGGTTCTGTATTTTCTTCTTTCTTTAACATGTTCCGCAGCACCCCTTCTAAGAAAGATGAGAATCAGCTTGGTGGGGGGAATGAAAAAGAACTTAATGAACTTAGAGATGCTCTGTCAGAGCATACATCAGAGAAAATTAAACAATTACTTAAAATTGATGATAAATCGCGAGATGCAGTTAATCAGTTATTGAGACAAGATCATTTCAGAGGATTATTCTTTATGCATGTCACAGATGATATTTTCCAATTACCAGAGAAAAAAGAATATTATATTTCTTGGAGGAATTCAGTAGAATTAGCTGGATCGGATGAAGTGAAAAGTATTAAAAAATCATTTGATGAATTAACTGGACAATATATGGCTGTTCCATTAAATGGAAATATCAATGGGAGTCCTTTTAGCGCAGATGAACTTGAGAAAGCCAATAATTATATTAAAATTATGGCAAAACTTATTTTCCCAAGAATTTTTCACAATGATGAATCGGGAAAGAGTATTTCTATCTTAGTATCACCAGATGATGTTGAAAAGGCATATGAACAAATTATCAGTTATACTAATTCAACACATGCGGCAAGGCCCAAATTTATTAGTAAATATATAGCATTTGTACAAAGAACACTTGATTTATTAAATAGTACTAATGTTAAATCAGTGGATGAGCTGAAGGAAATTCTAGCCAAAGAATTTGAGGATTTGGAAAAGACTAAACAAGAATCATTATTTTCTAAATCTTTCCCATCATCTAATCATGAATCAGGATATGACAGTGATGATGAACAAAAAGAGGATAGTGGTGAGCAGAGAAGTGAACAAAGTGATAGATCACAACAACCTTGGGCGGTAGTTGGCATGCCAGAGGACTGGAATAAGAAAAAGGTTAATACATCTGAAAGACAAGATGAGGATCAAAAAGAGCATAGCGGCGAGAACAGAAGTGAACAAAATTATAGATCACAACAACCTTGGGCGGTAGTTGGCATGCCAGAGGACTGGAATAAGAAAAAGGTTAATGAATCTGAAAGTCAAAATGAGGATCATGAAGAACAAAAATATGAGCAGAGAAGTGAACAAAATTATAAATCACAACAACCTTGGACAGTAGCTGGTATGCCAGATGGATGGGATAAGAAAAATGTCAATGTATCTGAAAGTCAAAATAAGGATTTATTTGATGATGGCGAAGAGCAAAAAGAGGGGCAATTCTCACAAAAACAATCCCGCTCGCAATTTGATACATCCGCTGATCAAGGTGAAAAAAAGAATTCTGCATTTAACATGGATTCTGATGAAGAAGCAGTGGCAGAAAGAAGAAGAGCAGTAAGAGAAGCAACAGAAAGAGCAAGAGCGGAAGAAAAAGCAAAAGAGGGCGCAAAAGAAAGAGCGAAAGAAAGAGCAAACTTAGAAGAAAGCGCAGCAAAGTGGAAAGTAGATGATGAAGCAAGGAAAGCGAGAGAAAGAGCAGCACAGTATAAAGCTGACGACGAAGCAAGAAAAGCAAGAGATGATGCAGAAGAGGCAGCAGAAAGATTAAAAGATGAAAGAGAAGAAGCTGAGAGACTTGCGAAAATCAAAAGAGCTGAAGCAGAAAGAGAAGCAAGATATGAAAGAGAAAGAAAGGAGAAAGAAGATGAAAGATTAAGAATTGAAAGAGAAACATCATTATACAATGAAACAATTGCAAAACAGAAAGCAGCGAGAGAAGTTACTGTAGCTGATGGCAATGATTTAGATGATGATTCGGACAATGGTGGTTATGATAGTGATGCAGAATTTGCTGCCATGAGATTACGGGCAAAAAAAAGAGAAGAAAGATCTGCTGCAAGAAAAGCACAACAATACTCAGATGAAGCAGAAGAAACGAAATCGAGTTTAGAAACAGAAATGGCCGCAGCAGACCAAATAAAAGCAAAAACACCTGAAGAATTGAGAGAACAAAGAGAGAGTGAATTTAATGAAAGATTAGCAGAACTTGAGTTAGAAAAACAAGCAAGAGCAGAAAAAGTAAAGGCATCTTTTGGCTTCTTTGGCGATAGTGCAGAGGATACACATGATAATATTAAATCATTAAAATCAAAATCTCAATTAGGAGGCAGAAAAGCTAGAAAATTATATCTTGCATAAATCTTAAGATTTAAATTATTATGAAAAATTAGTTTTCATAATATATGTTTATAATTTACCTCCAAAATACACAACACGGCATTTATTAACAGTGGCATCATCAATTGGATTAGCAACGATCTCATCAAAATTACCATCATCCAGCATTCTTAGAATAAAGTTAATAGAGTAAACTCCGCATTCAGTATCCTTGTATTGAAATTTAGCATTATTTTCTTTATAAATAGGTTCAATGTTATGTTTCTTAAATACTGTTTTGAAACGAGAAAGCAATGATCGAATTCTAGATCCTGGTGGGTCTGAAACAGAATCAAAAAATGCAATTATTCCAGTAGTTGCATCAGCATAAGCAGATATCCAATGCTGTCCAGACTTATTACTTTCATCTGTATTAAATACAATGCCGAAACGTTTTTTACCTTTTAAAAGCATAGATTCAATATATTCTGACGGAATACCTTTGTATGGCACCTGTCTGTTTCCAATATCATCCCATTTATCAAAATCAGCCGGTACTGCCCCAAAAAAGTAAAAATCATCATAAGCTTGTTCATACTGTTTCATTACATTATCAATATTAGTAGTACCAAGCCACTTAAATTGTCCACCAGGTCCATGTGGTCTAATTGTATCTTTAACTGCTTCATTTTTCTCATTTGGTTTCATTAATTTAATAAAATCTTGCGCAAGCCAACATCTTTGATCGGTACACAGAGTTTCAAATCTTTTAGCAATTTCAATTAATAAATATTTACGATAAGCTCTTTCATTATCTATATTGCCATCTTTAATAGGATTTTGAGGATTTGTTGCATTATAGGCTCTAGCCATTTCTATAAGAACTTTTAATGTGAAACAACTTCCATCAACATACTCTTTTCCAGGGGCACATGTTAATTCCACTTTATTAGGTTTCTGCGAATCTATGCTTACCTCACTTACATTTAGTTTAGTAAATGCATCACATTTAAATTTACTTTTATTTCCACCTTTCTTGGTTTTTTTACTCTGAGACATCTTATTAATACTTGAGAATTTTTCATTAATCTGATTCATCCTCCGTTATTAAGTAAATACGTCCTTTTCTATGTACCCCAATTCTATCTGCTTGATATTTAGCACGATCACTGCGACTATGTTTAGCTGGTAATGGTTGACTTGTACCAGATCGATAACGATACACATTTGATCCAGTTAGACTCATCCAATATCTGGTCCCTTGAACAGTTCTCAATTCAACAACACCATCATTTTTAAGATCATCCTTTTCAACTTCATCCTTATCAGAATCTCGCTTTGATTTTGGTGGTACCTTCTTATCATTCTTAGGCTTATTGGGTCCTCTATTAGAGATAAATCCTTTTCGTCCACTCATTCTTTTATATTTGTGTATATTTACTCTAATTATCAATTAGAGTAAAGGAAATTCATATCAATCTTTTCAATATTTTCAATATTTTCAATCACTATCATTTACAAGAGATGTGAGATCATTCATATTAAATACAATAGTATCTTGATGTTTTACATAACGAGACTTATTACTGGCAAGTTTTGAGCGCAATTCATTAGCATATGAGCCTCTACGATTATCATTCATTAGACGGTCTGCAACTTTCATCATATCAGCCTCTGTCATACTTTTCTTTGAGGTTGAATATTCATACCATAATTTAGCTTCCTCTAAGTGTTTTCTAAACCATAAAACATATGACCATGTTTTTAACAATCTAGGATAGGTTTTGCGAAACCACTTATTATTTTTTGTAATAAGTTCACAATGATCCTTATCAAGTCTCCAATATATTACTTTATGATAATCAAACATGCGCCCTTCATCCTCCTCATTATCTTTATAAAGTTTACCACCTTGCATTTCAATTTTCTTTTCAGCTATCCATTCTTCTAGATTTTTCTGGCTCATTCCAATACTCGGAGGATATAAATATTTAGCTTCATATTGACAAAATTGATTCTTTTCAACCTTATCCCTCGGCAGTAATTCAATTACAAGACCCATTTCCATTCCAGTAAGTACAGACATACCATTAATATCTATTTCCCTACACCAGTCTTCCCGACTTAATTCAGTTATTTTACATTGCCAGAAATCACATTCATCTAGACTACAGCATTCTAATTGGAGTTGAACCTGTACCCAATAATAATGCGGGCATATATCCCCATCAACATCTCCCTCTGTTAATATTTGACGCTGGACTACACATTTAATTTCAAGCATTCTTCCAACGAGTGGAGAGTAACCACCACTTCTTCTTTTTTCAGAACAAATTCCATCTGGACTAGCTCCTACTACTTTTCCCTTAGGATGTAGGATTAATCCAAAATTCTTAAGAACCACATCTTTGCGTCTTTCATAAATCATTGCCGCAATATCTTCATATTTACAACCATGATGCGTATTTGCATTTGCAGTAAATGTATCATTTATCCCACACTTGGCTAGGATAAAATTAGACATCTTCTCATATTTACATTCTCCAATAGATGTGGCACCAGAACTCGCAGTAATAACTTTCATACGATCAGCAAACCATCCGGGTGTTTTCTGCGCATGCTGTGGCAGAGATTCTAGGTGTCTAATAATTTTCTCATAATGTTTAAATTTTTCTATTTCTTTCTTTGTAAACACTGGCAAAGAAACTGGAACATCTGGATAATTATCTACAATTGCCAATACAGGTATATGCTTAAAACGATCAATTAAATCATTAATTGCATCGATTACAATAGATCTTTTTAAAAGAGGTTGTTTGGCACATATCCTTAAAGATAATTTTGCACAATCCTTCTTTTTTGTTGGATCTAGACCGCGAAATAGATTAGAATTTACTAACTTTAACAACTGAATATACCAAATTGCATCTCCAATCAACATCTCTTATTTATACTAGGATTGTAATTGCAGACGAGACTTGTATTATAACAACTTTTTGAGCCTCTAGACCAGTTAAATTAATATAATTTATATTAATTTATTAAATTTAATCATCTGAACTTTCATCATCAGATGACTCTTCTTTATCAGAACTGTCACTGTCATTATCTGAACTATCTTCATCTGATGATTCTTCATCAAGAATACCTTTTGGGAGATTTTCAACAGCTGTTACCTCCATGATATTTGCATCATAAATAATATCCTTAACTCGTAATTTCTTACGTTTTAATAAATCGAAAATAGCATCTAATTTTTCACTAATAACTGCAGGATCGCAACCTTTAGTAACAAGATATTGTCGTAGTTTAATTATTTTATGCGTATCTAGCATTCTTCCCCATGGTTTCCTGTATGCAAGTTCATCAACATCATCAAACATATTTGGTTTAATTTCGGTATTTGTTTTATCAATCTTTGATGTTATATTTTTCACCCAATAATCATGAAATGCGGCCAAACGCTCAATTGCAATTTTTCTTTCAGCAAATCCCTTTTTACTTTCTTTATGAAAATATTCCAAAATATGTATTTCTTCTAGTTGCAATCTTTTAATAACACGATCAAATATAAGAATTTCGAGAGGAGTCATTGTGCTGTATTAGTATAATAGTAACTTGCTATTAGACTAATTAATCAATTTTTTAGGAATTATCATTAATCAATCTAGCTCTTCTCGCCATACTTGATTAACCGAGGGCCCACAGTTCTCTCGGCACGATGGGCATTGTGTTGATTGAGTAAACCATTGCGATGCACATGGGGAATCATGGATTTTATGAGAACATCTCGGAGTAATTACATATTTTTCACCAACCTCAATATCGCACATACAAATAGAACATTCAGATGATACAGCTCCTTCTTGTAATGTTTCTCTTGTAAAACTAGCCAGGGCAGATGCAGCAAGCCCTCTTGGCACATCGCGCTGTACTTCTGGTATGTTTAATTCTGCATCATCCGTTGCTAAAGTAGCAGTGCAAAAACTTTCTCTCCCAGTATTATTTACTTTACGCACAGTAAATATTTTATTTAACCCATCTCTGCGCATTGGAGGAGCAGCTTTCCAACATTTTCTTATATTTTCATTACGATGGCGTTGGAGAAATCCCCCAAGATTACTAATAATTGCTGGATTATTAAGCGGTTCCGCTGATCTTACTGGCGCAGGAGGGAAAATACTGTTCATAAATCTGTTTTCAATAACCCCATTATCCACACCAATATTAGGAAGACGGCTAAGTACATTATTGCCAAGCTGTATATTTACAGCTTGAGAAAGTCTACTTGCAGGACCTCTTTGTGCTAATATTTCACCAGATATCAAATTATTTAACATATTCACTGCCTCCTGGTTAAAATTGGCATCTTGTAAAAGTTGAAATTCTCTGCTATTGCTGTTCATCTTAGTAGTAGTTATTCTTATTACTCTAGATATTATTTATGATAAATAATATCGCATCAATTTTTAATGATGAAACTATTAATTATAGTACTAATATTTACTGGTTTAATGGTTGGTTTTGCCTTAAAATATAAAAATTTCCTATTAGAGCGAAAAACAACACCATATAATACACTTATAGATGATTTTGAAAATAAATTTGGAATATTTAAAAGATATAATTATCAGGCATATCAAGAGGCACTTGATTATTTAGAGGCATTTTATTCTATGCAAGCTGTAGCTAGCAGTTATCAACTTTATTCAAATGCAGAGGATATGTATCGTGGATGTTTAAATGCACTACAATCCATTGTTATTTCTGTTGACGATAGGCCATTTTTGAATGTCTTGCAGGAAAATATATCGTTGCTCGATGCAGAATTACAACTTGTACTTTTAGAATATCGTGATAAATTGGAACCACTAGAAATCACTACATCATGGAAAGTTTTAGCTTCTCCAGATGAACCAAAAGCATTCAAATATCCAGAATTAGCCGAAAATGACGCATATAAATGGTTCATTTAATTTATATTAATGTTCTTATCAAAAAATTGAAATTTCAAATTCCTGATAGTGTTATTTATATATAAAATTTATATAATCAACCCAGTCCATACAAGCCATTTGTACCTTCAGAAGCACCTCATCTCTTGCCTTCCAACTCTCTTTCCCCTGCCAGATGTCTCGCTATAACTTTCAGAATCAGCGAACGTCAGTAGATGAGGAGATCATCGCATCACTGCAACAGAGAATCTCTTTTCTCGAACTGAGAAATGCAGAACTGTCAAACACTGTTCAATTCCAAAGAATCATGCTTCAGCGAGATGTAGTGGAAAGATCTCAATCATCGAGTTCTCTATCGCAAGTGATGGCGCAAGCATCAAGACCTCAGGTGGTGCCTCAGGTGATGGCGCAAGCATCAAGACCTCAGGTGGTGTCTCAGTCCTCAAGACCTCAGGTGATGGCGCAAGCATCAAGACCTCAGGTGATGGCGCAAGCATCAAGGCCTCAGGTGATGGCGCAAGCATCAAGACCCCAGGCGTCTCAGTCTCCGAGACCTCAGGTGGTATCTCAGTCTCCAAGACCTCAGGTGATGGCGCAAGCGTCAAGACCTCAGGCGTCTCAGTCTCCAAGACCTCAGGCGGTATCTCAGTCTCCAAGACCTCAGGCGGTATCTCAGTCTCCAAGACCTCGAGATCTGCCAAATTTCGAGAATATCGATATCGATGCTGATATCCTGCGCACATCCATCGAAAATGGATGGCTGGCTATCTATGATCCGCATGCAGTTGTGGGGGCAAAGGTGGATGATAGTTACAGTGACGGTAGCCTGGTGATCGGTGTGAGCATGGTGGCAAGCCCCCCAAACTCCAATGGCGATCGCCTCATCACAACGATCCCGTGCTGTTCTGCGATCGCTACATACCAGTGTGCAGCAAAGGTACCTATCCAAACAGATCGAGGAGTGCGCATGGTTCATCCTTTCGACAGCATGGGATTTTTGAGCCCTTGGGCGATCTACAAGTACATGTGCATACTCGGAGGATGGTCTGGTCTTTCTGCAGGACGCATGCCGGAGGCAGTGCACATCGAGCGAATGGCCAATTATCTTGATGCCAAGATCACCTGCATCTGCATTGGCTACAACAAAAAAGAGGAGCTGTGCATCAATATGGATCCTCCTCTTGGGAAGCTGCGCGGTTATTCAGTGCATGTCAAGATTGTGCTCAGTGGCAATCACTACATCACCAACAACGATGGTTCTGGAAATCTGAACCTTCGCCGCATCACACTCGAGAACCATGCATAAACATTGTGTGTCATCTGAGAGAAAGGATTCTCTTGCATCTGTGTAACTATTCCTTGCATTTTTCCTTTATTGTTTGCATTCATTTTACATTGATCAACATCAATGTAAAAATTATTATAATATTAATTATTCTAATAAAGAATTAACTAACCATATCATTAGTGCAACTGAAATACATAATATACCTAAATAAAACAATCGTCTCTGCGCAAATATCCCGCCATCCTCTTTTTGTCCAGACACCATATTAAATATCTGCTGTGTGCCATCTTGCATTAGTTCGCCAATTGTTAAATCAGTCAATCCTTTTGTCTCTATTTCATCTAATTCACTATTTAATACTCCAAGTTGGGCATCCTCCTTGGCCTTTATTTCTGCATCATATTTAGCCATCACAGTATCAAATTCAGTATTAAATTTCTTTGAATCTGTGGCATATTTATTTGCATCAACTCCCTCATATGTCTGGTCAGTTAAATTGCCTGATCTAGTATTACTCATATGTACTATAACCTTTATTGCGGAAAAATTGATATAAACTCTATATCCTTATAAAGAATAGAAAGCAATCAGTCAAATATCACCATGTTGTTCCTAAAATGCCCAGCTTGTGGAGCCGTTCTCGGCCATATCCAGATCATTTATGAGCTCTATATGCGGAAAATAGATACTCTTAAGCTTACACGTGAGGAAAAGGATGATCGTAAAGCTGAACTTGCAAGAATGTTAGTTCGCGATTTCTGCTGCAGAGGTCTTCTATTATCATTCGTCGATATTGCAAGTATTGCATCATAAATGAAATTAAATAATATATTATAGAAAATACTAATATTTTCTATATTTAATTTAAATTAAATAATACTTTTTATGGCAGGTAGACCATAGGATAACACTTTTCCAATACCACGTGTTTTTCCCTCACAGAACAAAAATGATGCACCGATTTGTAGACATTCTTGACGTTTATAAAATTTAAATCCAACAATTTTCTTTTCACCAGATCGTATAAATTCACCAGCTGGGATATACATTGATGCGGCTTGTCTGATATTTAAACAATGAATTACTGCCTGATAGCGTTTAACTACTTCAATACCACCTTTATTTTGATAATGATTTGTAATTGATATTGCATGATTTAATACTGTAATTTCGGCTGTAAAGTCGCGAGTCGAAACAGCATCCTCTTTACGACATACAGCCACAATTCCTATGCGCAACTGAGATTTCTTTTTAATTTCAACACATGCAATGGATAAACATCCTGTCTGGCCATGCGTCATCTGTGAAATAGGTTCTCGGAGATTATTATGAATTCCTTTAATACGAATTTCATGCCAAATTGCATCACTACCAAACGGACCAAGGATTAGTTTATCACCAATTTCGATTGTTTTTCCTCTTAATGTACCTGAGATGATAAGCCCGATTCCATCCTTCCAATAGCGGGCCTCTACGAAAAACATACATGAAATTGTAGAATTTACTGGATTATCATAAATTGGATTTACTCGTGGTGTAAGATTTACAATAATATTTCGCAGTAAATTAATATTAAATCCAGATTTATTTGATGTAACAATAATTGGAACAAACTTAGTACCTGACATCATCTTTAAGATTTTAACTGTCCATGGTGAAAGGAGTGCATCAGTTGTGCGCCCATCTACCCATACTGGTTGATAGCTAAGACTTCTCAGTAAATCAACGATATCCTTACGAGTCTTATTATACTCTGGATTAATAGCTAGAGCATCCTTACATGCGCATTTAGGAGTATCACAAGTACAATTGTATGATGCTGAATCAATAGTACCTGTACACAGATCACGTTTACTCATTACAATAAAAAATGGAATACTTAATTGATGTAAAACATTAATGTGTTCAGACGTAATAGAATTTGCATAACTGCCACCCTCTAATCGATTAATACCCATGTTTGAACCTGCCACAACCATTCCATAATCAATTCGATGAGCTGTTATACCATATAATGTGGTGCGAATGTAAGCTAAATGGCCACATAAATCTACCATTGTGACAATGCGTCTTGAGCCATCTGGCATTGGATGTTTAATGTAATTATAACTGACAGATGAACTACGCCCAGTTAATTTTTCATGGGGAAGTTTTAAGACATTTCTTCTTGCACTACCATCACCATCATCTAAATCTCCTGTCATTAATACACCCACGCTACTGGATTTACTTGAATTAACATTACCGCCGACTGCGATTCGCAAATGGCTATCTTCAAGTTTTACAGATTCATTTTGTATATTCGTCATATTTAGTTGTTTAAAATAAATATGTTATAATAGTTTAGGCTTTTTTATAATTAGTGTTCTATTAACTTTTCAAATACTCTGTAATATAGGCAAAATGATGGATTATTTACACTATTTAATCTTTCGATTGAATTAGCATTGAGAGTTTTTATATTTGTATGTTTAATAATATTAAAGTTATTATCATTTGGATACAATTCTACTATTATTATTGGAATCTGGACAATTTCATTATGATTTATATTTAAATAATTTTGAATAGTTCCTTCAAAAGTTATACCTAAATATCCTCCGAATTCATCTATTACTTTATCGCGCACATCATTCAAATATGCAGGATCATCGCGTAGTTTTACTTGGTCTGTTAAGTATTGTTTTTATGTAATTGAGTTTAAAAAATTGATGCAATTGTTAATTAACCGGTGGTTTTATATCAAAACAAGTATCAAATCTAATAAATGTCACAGCAAGAACAAGTTAATGGATCCAGTCTTCAGCTTCAGGAGGGGAGTGGCTTATGGTCATCTCCATATACAGGGGGGGATAGTCCAAAGCAACTGGATGTAAAAACTTCAATTTCTGAGGCACTTTCTAATTATATTGGTAATCCACAGGCTCAAGCTGCCAGTGAAAATAAATCAATTAATAATGATTCTCAGAGGATTCTAAATAGTCCTCTTGTTTCATCTGCGAATCCATTCGCAGGGAGATTTTCGCCACGCCTACTATCTCGGTACATGGATAATTTATCATTAGATAATAACAATACTATTGTTTCTAGTAATGTACAAAAAACTGTGTGGCAGCGCATTAATGAGAGAGAACAGCGTACTATTGATGAGTTAAAAGTTGTCAATGAAAGATTGCGCGAGATCAATATACTGAAAACATACCCATTGGGATTAGATGAGTTATTCAGAAATGAACAAGAAATCGATGATCATCCGGAGGAACCTACTCCTGCATTATTTGAGAAACTTGATAAATCAAGTGAGGAGGATCGTTCTAAATTTGCTATGAAATTACTAAATAAAAGACAGATCGATAATATTCTGCTGAGCTACGAATTACGTTATCTAGAACCGGCAGTGAAACTACCATTTAATGATGATGCAGTTATTGAGAAAGCGATCTACTTATTGGCACGTTATCAATGGATTGGTGGAGGAGTCGATATTGATGATAATACATGGGGAATTCATCGCCGTTCTGAAGAAAAGCCACTTAGCGATATTTCATTAACTAATACTATTGATTACAGAAATTGTGATAATACGGGCCTTGAAGAATATTTAGAAGATTTCTGTTTGCTACTCGATCGTCATTTTGAAGGCTGTGATGCGAGATATGATTGTACAGAAATTGCTGCATGCGATCGTTCATTGGTAATTATTAATATTAATCATGTTGATACTATTGCTGAGAGGAAGAGACTGAGAAAATTCAATATTGAAAATAATATTACTGATGATGATAGTAATAGTGATAGTGAAACATCGTATCCTACCGATGAGGAGCAGGTATCAAAAGAAAGTTCAGATGATGCATCTGGTAACAGTGATTCAAGTCAAAGTGAGGATGATACACGAGACTTATAAATAATTTAATAGAATAAATTGATCTACAGAATTGTAGATCAATATACTTAATATATCAAATATGAGCAATGCATTATGTCGTGATACAATTGTTGTTGCAAAGGTTGAACAAATCACAGAAGTTGGATTATTTGTGATTTTATTGGAATACGATAATAGAATTGCATTTGTTTCAATTCAGGAAATGTCTCAGAGGAAAACATCATCTATTATTAAACATTCTCCTATTGGATCGATATGTGCATTTCGTGTAGTAAATGTAACTGATAAGGCAGTAGATCTTTCTCGTAGAGGAATAAATCAATTAATTGCAGAAAGTATACTAAATAAATATTTAAATAATACAACTACAGTAAATAAATCTATAGAGATATAATTATATAAGTATAAGTTAATAAAATGGCACTATATAAAAAACAGAAAGTACAATATATGCCATCAGCGGCAATGTACTGCAAGCATTTTAGATATTATCCACAAATCGCAAAAGCATATCGTCCTATGAATAGGATTGTGAGTAGAAGTTTACGAACTATCTATCAGCAAGTAAATGCTCTTTGAATAAGAGATTGAAAAGAGGTAGTTGTCCAGGTAACCAATATTATCATAAAATTGTAAGTTATTTTATGAGTATATAAAAAATTGAATTGTATTTTACTTAAATAAACCTTATTAATAATACTAAATTAATAATACAAGCGGGTGCACTCTCTATCCAAAACAAAAATGACAATGGAAATTGATAAATTTTTAACTAAAAGATGGTATAATGAAAATAAAGAATTACATCGAGATAATGATTTGCCTGCAGTTGAATTTGTGTTTGGGGATAAATGTTGGTATGTAAATGGAAAAAGACATCGCGATAATAATCTACCTGCTATTGAAAGAGCAAATGGTGATAAACACTGGTATGTAAATGGAAATTTTATCATCGTGATAATGGATTGCCTGCTGTGATATTTTCCAATGATAATGATAATAAATACTGGTATGAATATGGAAAACTACATCGTGCTAATGGATTGCCTGCAATTGAAAATATAATAGATGGATATAAGGAATGGTGGATTTATTATCGAGAATACACATATAAACAAATAATTAGTTTTTACAAAATATTAAAAAACTTTGGTAGATATTGTCTTAAGAAAATCAGAATGAGGAAATTAAGACAAGTAAGATGGATCCATAGCGAACTATTATGTATGCCCCCTAAAGGTAGTTATCCTGGCGGTCAAGATTATCATCAGATGGTAAGTTATTTTATGAATATGTAAATTTAAATTTACATATAACTATTAATATTTATTTACGCGTGGCATTTCTTGCTACTGTTCTTCTCATTACACCAACCTTCTCTTACTTGATCAGTAGTTACAATATGTCCAATTTTAGCCAGTTCTTTTGTTGCCGCTGAATGAGCCCATCCTTTCTTCCAATCTCCCTCATCATAATTTAAGCGCATTTTTAAGATTGCTTTCTCTGTTTCCTTCTTAACAGTATGATGCCATTTAAGTTCTCTGCCTAATGATGTATCCACCCATGCAGATACTTCAATTGCTCCTGCATGTACTTTCTCATGACATGCTCTACATAATACAACCAAATTTCCTTTAGAATCTTGGCGAATATGATCAGAAAATTTATCAACACATTTTGATCGATGGCGGATATGATGCACATTTAATTCATTTTTCGAATTACAAATTGTACATTCTGTAAGATATATATCAGCATTCCACTTGCTCTGTCTTTTATCAACAAGTTCACCCTTTTCACCAGTAAGATGTTTTGCAAAATGATTTGCACGATTCATAAAATCTGTATTCTTAAGCATCGAGCAAGCAACATTAAGACCATAAATTGTATCTCCTTGACCAGGACGGAGATCTCTTTCATATGTAATTCTCTCTGTTTCCTTATCATATGTGCTATGAATATGGAACACCTTAACATTCTTTAATGATTGAATTTCAGGAATTGATGGTAGATCGTGCAAATGAGTTGCAAAAATAAATGTTGTTTTACTCTTTGCCAATTGTTCTACTGCTGCGGCCACAATTGCCGTACCACTCATACTTTCTGTGCCTCTACACAATTCATCCCCAACAAATAGACTATTAGATCCAGCATTCTTTAACATCGCCTTTAATTCTAACATCTCCACTGCAAAAGATGAGAGACCTCTTAAAATATTATCATTTCCAGTAATTCTGGCAAATAAATATCGATAAGGAATAATCTTCATACTTTTTGCAGGAACAAACATGCCACATTGTGCCATAATAGTTAACAATCCCAAACATTTTGATAAGGTTGATTTACCAGATGCATTAGATCCATATAATAATATCCCCTCTGCACTAAGAGAAATATCATGAGGAACATATGTCGATTCAATCAATTGTTCAATAATTGGATGTCTCATTTGTTTACAACTTACCATCGAATGGCCATCCTTACTTGCATCAATAATATCTGGTCTACAATAATTGTTATTTATTGCTGTCTTGGAACATGACACTAAAAAATCAATATGACTTGCACCCTCAACAGTTCTTATAAGAACACTTTCCCAACGATTATATATTCTTAACATAACGCGTGTCCATAATTTACGCATTCTCTGTGATAATTGAGTCTCGATCTTCCTTCTGGATTCACCATGTTTAGTAAACTCCGGAAATAATATACGACATGCAGTACCGACAGCCTTAATCTCAACCTTATTTATTGTTACTCCATCAATAGTAACACTCTTCTTTTCTAACAATTTTACTAATGCCTTTCCTCTCAATGTAGTAGTTCTGATAAGATAACCATCTCGATCTGTATTAACTAATTCTAATTTACAATCTAGGAGATCAGAAAATACCTTAATTGTTTTAGTCATAAAAGATACATGTTCATCTAACTCCGTATCCATATCATCTAGTTTTGTATCAACACCATGAGCAAATAAATTCTCCCTAATATCTGTTAGATTCCAACCATTTCTGATTCGATCCATTCTAATATTAGTTTTATATTGTACAACAATCTTTTTGAGATCAGATAGCCAAGATGAATCAACATCCTTTATTTCCTTTACCCATTTATTCATTGAGAGTAAACTTTCATAACTATTATGCAATGCAAGAAATTCATTCGGACCTAAACTACCAACAACCATTCTGCGATGTAATCTTTCAATATCCATTACTCCTGTAAGAGCCATACCAATATTCTTGCAAAGATCAGTATCCTTTACTAATTTTTCAACACTATTTAATCTAGCCTTAATTGCTTCTGGATCTATTAAAGGACTAGTTAATTGACGTTTTAGATATCGTCTCCCAATCACAGTAGTTGCAGAATTAACTACATCAAATAAAGATCTAATACCTTTTCTCTGATTACCCTCTAACATTGTATTCTCCAATACATTTAATTGATAGATTGCACTATTTCCAAGTACTAACCTATTAGGCTCAACTCTCTCTGGATCTCTAAGACCTTTCATCTGTGTATTTACATGATCCCATGCCCACTCAAGTATAAGTACAAGTGCCTTAACCATGAATGGAGATCGTTCTAAGCCAAGTTCTTCAATGGGACTTAGAGATCTCTTTCCAAATACTCTTTCAAGTAATTCATTTTGAAATGCTAATCTATCATAATCTTTCGGCACCTCCTTTCTATCATGGATTAAATTAGCATCAAGTTCAAAACAACTGGCGGCATTCTTATATGAATCGCCGACTGCTCGAATTACAACCTCCCTTGGAGATACTCTCTGTGCAAGTTGTACAAGCTCATCGAATGGTAAATTTGGTTCATCTGCCTTACCGTGTACTTCATGTACCAGCACTCGTCCAGTGACAAGATCAATTGAACAGAATCCCATGGCACATAGAGTTTTACCATTTAATTGTTCAAAATTCTCAATATAAACACCAACCATCGTTGTTCCATCTTGAGTAGATGATGCTTCATCATTAACAAAAGTTCCTGGACTATAAATTCCAAGTAATTCTCTATTTTGTTTTCCAGTTGATTCATTATTACCGGTTTGGTGGTAAACAACCACAGTATATGAGCACTCAACTAATTTCCTAATATTCTTTTGGAGAGATATCTCAGGAAATCCACAGAATAATGGATTTTTTACAGAGACATCTGCATTCTTTCCAGATTTTCCATCACGGCGCACTAGCGTCATATTTAATATATTGCATACTTCCATCAATGCAGTTCTATCATCTTCTAAAGCATATATCTCAAAAAACTTTCCAACCTGCATTAACACAATTGTCATCGGTCCTGACTTTTCCTTATGCATTTTGCTTAATTTGATATATTCAACGATCAGTGACATTTTGTAGATTTGTAATATTACATTAAATACTAATAGTATTTATGGTTTAAGTATTGTTGAACTAATTTATAGGGGCAAATAATTTTTTAAATATACTATTATAGTGAAATGAAAGTAAACATGTTATTAATTCTATTAAGTATCTTTTATTTACCAGTATTTATTATACGCGCAGTTATTGTGAGATGTTTCGGCCCAAATTATGGAATTTCAATTCTGGATGATTTATTTAATCCAGACATGTCTTCTAAACATAATGACAGAATCCATTCTGTTTCTCAAATTAAACTACAAAAGACAAAATCAAGTCCAAAAAAAATAAAGATTAAGTTTTCAAGTAAAAAACAAAATAAGAATAGTGTTGAGAAAGAATTAGAATTAGCCGATCGAGAATTAGATAGATTAATCCAACAGCGCTTCAAATATCCATCTTTGCCAATATTAGCAGATAGCGATTTTCAAGAGCTTACTTCAGATGAACTTCCTTGATTAACAAAACAATATTAGTTAATAAAAAATTGATATGATAATTATAACTTTATAATAAATCTATAATAAAGATTACATAAAATGGATATTCGCACTTCTTTACAAAATCTTAAACATCATGAATTTAGTATTTTATTAAATACATTCAAAAAGAAACAATTAAATAAATTGGAGATTATAAATTATGAATTACAAAAAGAACAAGTTGTTAATCCTAATCCAGCAACTGTATTAACAAAACACGATTATAATAAATTAGCAGATTTTTATTTTGTAAAACAGAAAAGACAACTTCCACCATTAAATAATAATCCTAGTCATATTACTACAGTAAGTTCAATTAAATTTAATATTATAAAATAAATATTAAATAGTGGAATTTAATCTGTATGTAGTAAACTGTAACCGAAAACTTCATGGCATGGAATTAAGTTCATTTGAATAAGATGATTTATCTGCAAACCTTTGCGATGATATACAAGACATGCCTTGCCGCCAAATGATCTGAATGTTTCAATTAGACTGGTCATATCATCAAATAAGATCATATTAGATACTGGAATATCTGGATAATTCTTACATACTTGTTCTAAATTCCATTTCTTATTTTGATCATAGCATCCGTGTGCAAAATATTCAAAGTAATCATAAATGCCAGCTATTTTACATATCCATTCGGCATCTGTATTATGACTAAACAAAATTAATCTGTATCCATAATCTTTTAAATTATTAAGTGCATCAATTGAACCATTATGGAGGCGCGGTACGCAATTTGGAACTATCAATGTATCATCTAAATCAATTAATATTAATGGTTTGGCTTGTATTATTTGCTCTGCCATACTATCTATTTTAGTATTTGATAGTTATTTAAATGAGGACATTTTTACATACTCATAAAATAACTTACCATTTGATGATAATCTTGGCCACCCGGATAATTGCCTTTTACTGGCATACATAACAGTTCTCCATGAATCCACCTTAATCTTCTTAGTTTTCTCATTCTAATCTTCCTTAAACAATATCTACCAAATCTTGTTAAGATTTTGTAATAACTAATTACTTCTTCATATGTATATTCTTTTCCATAAATCCACCATTCATTATATCCATCTGTATCTTCAACTGCAGGTAAGCCATTTAGACGATGAAATATTCTATTAATAAGCCAATATTTATTTCCACTTGCAGCTTCTATGGCAGGTAAACCATTATCGCGGTAACATTTTCCATTTACATACCACCATTTATCCCCATTTGAATCTTCTCTAGCAGGTAAATCATTGTCACGATGTCTTTTTCCATTTACATACCATTCATTATCTCCATCTGCATTTTCAATAGCAGGTAAATCATTATCGCGATGGTATTCTCCATTTGCATTATACCATCTTTTATTACCATAATTATCTGTTTTCATTGTCATATTTGATTGGCAAGAGTGTACTTATTATGTGTTATTAATTTACTCTTACATTAGAATAACTAAACAGTATAACAATCAATTTTTACATATTCATAAAATAACTTACCATCTTATGATAATCTTGGCCACCGGGATAATTGCCTTTTATTGGCATACATAACAATTCTCCATGGATCCATCTTAGTCTTCTTAATCTCCTCATTCTGATTTTCTTGAGGCAATATCTACCAAATCTTGTTAGGGTTTTGTAAGAATTACATACTTGCACATAAGAATAATATTCTCCATAAATCCACCATTCCTTACTTCCATCTGTATTTTCAATAGCTGGTAAACCTCCAAGACGATGACGCTCATCATTTACATACCATTCTTTACAAAATATATTTTCAATAGCAGGTAAATTATTATCACGATGTAATTTTCCATTTACACACCATTCCTTACTTCCATCTTCATATTCAATGGCTGGTAAATTATTATCACGATGCAGTTTTCCATTTACATACCAATATTTACTACCATCTGCATATTCTGCAGACGGCAATCCGTCATCTCTGTGTTGTTTTCCATTTAAATACCAGAATTTATTTCCATGAAAATCAGTTCGCGTCATCATTTTATTTTTATTCAGAATTGCAAGAGTGTATTTGAATGTACTTTCTTGTATATTATTAGCTTAATTTGATAATTGTGATCAAGCAATATAACAATCAATTTTTTACATACTCATAAAATAACTTACCATCTGATGATAATCTTGGCCACCTGGGTAACTTCCTTTTGCTGGCATACACAATAGTTCTTCACGGATCCACCTAAGTTTTTTCAGTCTTCTCATTCTTATTTTTTTCAAACAATATCTACCAAATCCTTTTAAGATTTTGTAAAAACTTATTACTTTATTATATGTATATTTATTGTTATTGTTATAGATGTACCAAGATTTACTTCCATCTGCATATTCTATGGCAGGTAAACCGCCAAGACGGTAAAATTCTCCATTTACATACCAATATTTAGCACCATTAAAATCTTCAAAAGCAGGTAAGCCATTATTGCGATGACATATTCCATTCTTTACTTCCATCTGAATATTCAATAGCTGGTAAATCATCATCTCGATGACGCTTTCCATTAACAAACCAAAATTTATTTCCATTAAGATCAGTTCGCATTGTCATTTTGTTGGAGTAGAATATTTCTCGATATTGTACTATTAATATACTATTTATGATACCTTATAGAATTTACAATTCAATTTTTCACATACTCATAAAATAATATAATATTTTATGATAATCTTTGTTATCTAGATAACTTCCATAATTAATGTTTCAATTTTTATACATTATTAAATTTCACCTGAGGCCTCGTCCTCAATAACACTAGGAGGTTTCTTTGTTTTCACAGATTCTAGACTAATCTTAGCATCAATTGATTCTAAAATTTTGCGGCGCAATTCTTTGTAAAGAACAATCTTCACATTATCTACTGCATCTTCCAGATCCCACCACTTTGTTTCAGTCTTTGATGCATATTTTTCAAGAACACGAGCAATACGTCTTTTATTAATTAAATGTTTTCGAATGAGATCAAGTTTAAGGAGTGTGTTCTTTTCAGGTTCATCAGGATTCTTAAAAGATTTATCCTTATATTCTTCTGAACTAGAAACAAGAACAGGTTTCCCATCTTTAATAATAAAATAGCGAGCCAGACTCCTAAATTTAGAATCTTGATATAACCATTCATTTTTCAGACGAGTATAATACCATCTAACAATCCTATTTCTCATGTCTGGATCTGCCTCCAAATCCTCATATTCAATCGAATGACCCAATCGAAATGGAGATTCTAGTGCATCAACAATTGGTTTTTGAGCTGCTCTAACTGCATCGCCGAGTGACATGTTCTATATCATATCATCCGCTATTTTTCATATATTTGTTAGATTCTTGCTTTCTTTTCTTCTAATATTTGAGCACATGTTGATTGTAGGAGATCCATATGAGAGGGTATATCTTTCCATCTGTCGAGTGCAGCCTTTGAATATGATGCTACTATATTTCGCATGGTATCTGGTGTAAATAAGCGCAATATCTTGTCATGACCGATTTCATAACGTTTTGACCATTTTGATGCCCAATATCTGATTAATATTTCGGATAAAACTTCTGAACTTTCATCATCGATGTGGGGCAATTTATCTATGCCATATATAGCCATAACTGAGTCAAATACTCTGCGCACAGTTGCCCATTCTGGTTCATTTGCTACTAAATTATGATACCATGTGCTGCTGTCTTCATAGCTATATATCTTGTATAGTTCCAAAAAGTTAGTTGGATTTAATCCAAGTTGTGGTAGGGAATACATTGAATCTGGCATATCTTCTACATTAACAGTTGCCTCTTCACATATAGCTGTAAAACGACGTTTACCCATTCCTGCAGGGATGGGCTTGGGCCTGATAGTACAAAATGGATTCTGTGTATCTGTTACGTAAAAGAGAGTAATTGGATGTAATACTTGTGTGTTTTTAGGATAACATGGTCCAATACATTCACTTGGTTTTTTTGACATATTAGTGGCATGTTAGAATGGTAGAAATTATATGCCTAACCATATATCAGCAATGGATAGTCAAAAGAAACAAAAAAATGGCGAAATAGTCAAAGTTTCAGAGGAGTATACTAACATTCTTTCCTCGCTAGAAAATCTATCACAACTTTACCGAAAATGTGGTAAATTAATCGAAAATAGAGATGCCGATAAGATGTCAGTTTCTATTGCAGCCATGCGAGTTGAACATGCTAAAATGCTAATTAGCCACTATGATTATACAAGAAATCTTGCGGATTCTGTGGACCAAAAGGTTCAGGATTTAGTAAATTTAAGCAATGCTGCTACTATTTGCAGTTCAGCATTAGTTATGATTTCGAGTGTCGAGGATGCAATGCATCAAATGATTGGTGATATCGCTGAGAGAGATATACCATTTACTGGCGATAGTGAACAAGAAAAAGATGAGAATATTGAATCTGGTAAATTATCAGATGATGATATCCCACTTATTTTATTATATCATTGGGAGGATTGTGGAGCATGTAAACAATTTATGCCACAATGGGACAAATTCCAGGCAATGCAAAAGAATAATCCTAAATTACGTGTTAAGAAAGTTGAATATACTGCTAATAAAGAATTATGTAATCGTGCTGGAGTTACTAGTTTCCCAACTGTTAAATTATTCCATGTTAAGAATGGCAAAAGAGTGATTGAAGAAATGACTAATGGAAGAAGTGTGGAGGCTTTACAAGCATTTGTAAACAAACAACACCCGGGTGCTTTGTAAAATATTACTATTTATTAAATTATTTTAATAAATTATAAGTCTGTAACAAATTGTTCGTCTAATTGCAAGTCTAAGATTAAACTAATAGTATACAATAAGGTGCATTAAAAAACAAGATGACTAATAGAATTGATTGTTATGGAAATAAAAGATGGTTTAATGCAAAAGGAGAATGTCATCGCGATAATGACTTACCCGCGATTGAAGATATAAATGGTAATAAAGCATGGTATGTAAATGGAGAACGTCATCGTGACAATGATTTACCTGCGACCGAAAGTACATACGGATATAAAGAATGGTTTGTAAATGGAAAGTTACATCGCGATAATGGTTTGCCTGCCGCAATATTCGGAAATTTATGTAACAAATGGTATGTAAATGGAAAATGTCATCGTCTTGGAGGTTTACCAGCAGTTGAATATATAGATGGAAGTAAATATTGGTACATTTATGGTAAAGAATGCACATATGAACAAGCATGTAATTATTACAAAATCTTAAAAGGATTTGGTAGATATTGTTTGAGGAAGATAAGAATGAGAAAACTAAGAAGGCTTAGGTGGATCCATGGAGAACTGTTATGTATGCCATCCAAAGGTAGTTATCCGGGTGGCCGGGATTATCATAAAATGGTAAGTTATTTTATGAGTATGTAAAAAATTGATATGTTAAATATTTAGTTATCCAATATATCATTAATATTTTTAGTACTAATAACACATTCATAACAAACATGTGCACGATTGACGAAAATGGTGATAAGAGATGGCATGTAAATGGAGAACTACATCGTGATAATGATTTACCTGCAATTGAATTTGCAAATGGTGATAAAGAGTGGCGGATAAATGGAAAACTACATCGCGATAATGATTTACCTGCCATAGAAAATTCAAATGGAGATAAAGAATGGTGGGTAAATGGCATAATACATCGCGACAGTGATTAACCAGCTTTAATAACTAAACAGGGCGATGAAGAATGGTGGATAAATGGAAAGCAGCATCGTCTCGGAGGTTTTCCGGCTGTAAAATATTCTGATGGTGATAAAATATGGTACATATATGGAAAAGAATGTATATATGAACAAATATGTAATTATTACAAAATCTTATCAAGATTTGGTAGATATAGTCTGAAGAAAATTAGAATGAGACAATTAAGGAAAATAAGATGGATTCATGGCGAACTGTTGTGTACACCAGCGAAAGGTCATTATCCTGGTGGACAGGATTATCATAAAATGGTAAGTTATTTTACGCGTTATTGTATTTAATTTTTTATTATTTAATTATAATAAACTAATAATATATACTCTTACAATTCTAAATAAAATGACTAGTAGTATCGATAATAATGGAACTACATCATGGTATAATGTAAATGGAGAACTGCATAGAGATAATGATTTGCCAGCGATTGAAAATGCAAATGGTGATAAAGAATGGTTCATTAATGGATTACGTCATCGAGAAGATTATTTACCTGCTATCGAATATGTTAATGGATTTGCCGATTGGTATAAATATGATGAAGAATATTCATATAATCAATTATGCGATTATTATCTAACAATAACAAGATTTGGTAGATATTGTTTGAAAAAGATTAAAATGAGGAGATTAATGAGACTTAGGTGGATTCATGGAGAACTATTATGTATGCCGATGAAAGGAAACTTTCTTGGTGGGCAGGATTATCATCAAATGGTAAGTTATTTTATGAGTATGTAAAAAAATTGATATGTAAAGTTGTTTAATTATAAATATAAGACTAAATAAAAAGTACACAGGAATTATTCTTAACAAAATGGCATTTAAAAATAATATTTGTGGAACGGAAAGATGATATAATGAAAAAGGAGAACTGCATCGTGATAATGGTTTACCTGCTGTTGAATGTTTTCTTGGGGATAAAGAATGGTATAAAAATGAGAAAAAAACAACAAGATGATGATTTACATATAATTGCATATGCAACCGGAGATAAAAGATGGTATGTTAATGGTAAATTGCATCGTGATAATGATTTACCTGCTATTGAATTTGGTAATGGAGATAAATCTTGGTTTGTAAATGGAGATAAATCTTGGTTTGTAAATGGAGATAAATCTTGGTTTGTAAATGGAGATAAATCTTGGTTTGTAAATGGAGATAAATCTTGGTTTGTAAATGGAGAATTACATAGAAATAATGGTTTGTATGCTATTGAAAATAAAAATGGGGGCAAATGGTGGTATGTAAATGGAAAGTGTCATCGCGATAATGATTTACCAGCTATTGAAAGAACTTATGAGGGCAAAGAATGGTATATAAATGGAGAATATCATCGCGAAGATGGTTTGGCTGCTGTCGAATGTTTAGTTGGAACTAAATCCTGATATATGAGTAAAAAAGAATATGATAATGGTAGTATTCTGCTTGACATTGATTACACAAATGGTGGAAAATATTGGTATGTAAATGGTAAGTTGCATCGTGATAATGATTTACCTGCTATTGAAAAGACAAATGATTTAACAGATGAAATCATTTTTACAAAATATTAATAGAGATATTGCAAGATTCTTTAAACTTTTTATTCCTAAATGGAATAAAAAATCAATATTTAATCACTATCATCGCCATCACCTCTTTCACCAGGTGGTAGTAGATGGTAATTGATATCTGAAAATTTTGCATAAATGTACAATAATGGAAACATCACCATTGAATAAATACCAATATTTTTAACTCCCATAAATGCCGATGCCATAATCATAATGAGTAGTAACACCATCATATCAGATTTTGTACTAAGACTATATTCATCGTGTACATTGTAATATACCAAAATCACAACAACTGATGTTGCGAGCATTATAAACATGTCAATCTTACTATCTGGCATTGCAATACAATCAATGTTGGCACATTCGGCCATGTTCGGGATAATTGTTAAAAGAATACCATATGTACAAAAGATAACTAATGCAAATTTCAGAATTTGGAGCAAAGATAATCTCCAGTTACATGCCCAGGTAATACATTTACATAGCATAATAAAGATCCATGCGAGATTATTTTTATCTAAGTTTTGCATCAAGTTTTAGCGCTAATGGAGAGATGCTACTATCATTTAGTCTATCTAGGAATGCTATTTGACTAGCAATTCTATCGCGCCACAGCCTCTCAAATGGTGTATCTACAAACATAATAAATCGATGAGATTTACTTTTCGCTGTTAATCGATTAGGTCTTTCTAGGGCCTGTTTAATATTTTTTGCACTATTGCCAGGGCGTAAGAATAAGCTTCTTTTTCTTTTTCCATTGCGATCGTCCAAATCGATACCCACTCCTCCGGCAGCTGTGTTACAAACAATTACATGTTCTTTATCTTCTTGGAATCTTCTGATATTTCGAGCACGAACCTCGTCATCCTGACCACCTTCTATAATGCATGTTGTTTTAAGAAGATCTGCCATAAATGCTACACTCTTTCGATAATTAAGATAGATAATAACCGAACCCCCAGATTTAACACATTGCTTGACCTTGTCTTCAATGGCTAATGATAAATAATGTTCTATAATACACTTAATTTTATGCTGGCGCTCCATATTATTACTTTTCGCACAAAAGGACCATAATTCCTCAATTCTATTTAATATCTTCTTAGGCAAACCATATGTATCAACATCAATAGTCGATTCAAACATTGTATCATTCTTTCCAAGAATCATACTCGCAGCATATTTTGGCACCAGTGCATTAAATAATCCACCTTTTGATTTTACATAATTTGCTATCCATGATCTCCCTGCACTAATACTGCTATAACAGCCTAACATGTATCCAAATACTGCAAAATGAGATTCATTATGTGCCAGTGTTGCTGATAATAATAATATTCTTGCTTTCCCGCGAGCTGCTAACATTAGTTTTCCATTAAGACTATTTTGATTTGAACATACATGTGCCTCATCAAATATAATTACCATATCTTTAGGAACTCGCCATTCAAAATCTACTATATCGCCATTGCTATTGCGAATTGGAATCATGAAATTTGATGTTACTCTCTTTTTTTTATTAGTTGTTGTTTTAGTTTGACCATACACTTTTCCTAATTTAAGAGTCTCATAATTAACAAGAACTACATTGACATTCATTCTACAAGCCCATTCTCTCCACTTAGGTAGAACTGATAATGGACATACCACAATTGCTCCTAAATTACCATTGTCTACTTGCAGTTCACTAACAACTGCAACCCCACATGGTGTTTTGCCATAGCCGCATGGAGTGATATCAGCAACACATGTACTTTCTCTTAAAGGAGCTGTGCGCAATATATGGAGCATGGACATAACATGAGATTTTTGAAATTCTCGTAATAGTCTATTAGTTTCTGGTAATAAGCCCCCAATCTTATCAATCGAAATATTGCCCTCAAGTAGATCGGCAATTTGTTGATCATATGGATCATAAGATTCAGGATTCGTCATTAAGATTAGTAGGTTGTTATTATAAATAGGGTATTGATTAGCAATATCTGTATCAATTTTAAATGAAATTTATAAGCCGGTATCAGTAATTGTATTGCGAGAACAGCTGTATTTTCCAGGTATAATGGGTGCAGAATGACTTGATAAATGACCACTAATAGGAATTGTGGGTGTTTGTGCTTGTTCATTTACATTTATCAATTGAGGAGGGGCCTGTATCATACTACTATTTTCAACCCGTCTCCTTCTCAGTGGAGCATAATTATCATTACTATCAGCCATGGAATATAGAACCATAGATGCTAATCCAATAATAAGCCAAAATAAGTATACATCTCCCATGATTTGTTTAATTATACTAGAAAACTCTGGCATCTATTGTATGTTTAGGTGAAATTATTAGCGTCCTAGAGGTTATGCTATCATGCAACAAATATTTGATGACGCGATTCGAAGATTAATACCAAATCTAAATTCTGGGGACCAGCGTCTATTACAGGAGCATGCCATACAAGTTATTAACACTGTACAAACAGCTTTTGGAGTAAATGAACTAGATCTCCGCCACCAGCTTACTGCTACAAAGAATCGTGATAGTATGGCAATTATAAACCTATTATTGCCCAGAGTTGCAGAAGAAGATTTACAGAAAATTACATCACTAAATATGCTATTTAAGCCCCAATATACTAGAGCACAATGGGATAGATGTCATCGCTCGAATAGTGGAGAATTTCATGAGGAAAGATTATGGGATGTTAAATATTTTAAGAGTAATTTCAAAATCTTATTGCAAACTATTTATACAGTATCTCATAAATTACATCCAAACTGGGTGGATATAATCCCAATAACTCTAGATGAATATCAAAAATCAAATGTATTTCAAAAAACTATAGATGCATATTATCATACTAAACCACTTATACATACTGAGGATGAGCGTCAGAAAGCAATTGATAATTATGTAAATGCGACACCGGCTGGAGCTATTGGTATTAGAGATATGTGGAGTGTAGTCTCAACAGATCTATTTGCTAATGTTTTGTCACATAAAATGTTAATTTATGATTATAATTTTGAAAATGAAATTGGTCTACCAACTGTTAGTTTATTAATATGGGATAGATTGTTGCCACTGGATACTATTTATGATGAACTAAAATGGAATGAAATAACAGATACTCATAAGAGAAATTTTACAGAAGCATGGGAAGGATTATTAACAAATCTTACAAAAGAGCGTTCGACAATTGTTCAATCAGGAGTAGCTAATATTTCTTATAAAACATTGGCTCGTATGTTTAGAGTTGTTGCTATTTCTGCAAAGGAAAATATGGAGATGCTATTAAGAGGAACCTCATTAGAAGGAACTCCTTTTAATTTTAATATTATTCAAGCTAGGAAACAAATTATAGATGGCACGGAAATAGAAAATGCCCAAGAATTTCATGGTACATTAGATTGGCATATTGATATCGGAAAATATAAAAATGAGGTTGAATTCTTAATTAAGGCTATAAGATCATTGCCGCCAATGGCATGGTATTTAGTACTATTTAAGGCAATTCAAGAATTAAGAATGGGGTGGTATGGTTTAATATTATTTGAGGGCAATAGGCCAATTAAAGTTGATTTTGCCAAGCGAGATATGAGAGCAACTACTGCAGATGAGATTGATCTATTTAGAACATATGATGATAAGAAAAAAAAGGGTGCATTGGATGTTATGCGCGAAACAATGAAACGTAGCGGATGTCTTTTGATTATAGCTGATGATACAGGCACGTATAATCTTACTATAAAAAATGTTTATAATTGGGCAAAACTTATAGTGAATTACACAGATGCTAAAACTAACAAGTTTGTTCCTTTGCCAACAACATGGGATGCATTTGTTGTTCAAGATAGTGTTGCGGGCAAAAGTGCTAATTTTCACCAGTCTGCAATTAGAAAATTATTTGGAAGACATAATATTTTAAATGAAAATAATAATCAAGAGGTTGAATGGTTGACTTTAAAACGTTATCATCGTTTAATTTATTTTGATTCTAGTAAAATATATGATATGAATTTACATATTAAGAATTTTCATTCATTTGTTATTAATTCAATGACACTTATTTTTCCACATATTGTAATTCAAACATTAATTAAGCGAGGCACACTTACGGCATTTTGCCCAATTGCAAGTTTAACAAATCAGGATGATTATCATGGTTCTGAAGAAAAACGCCCTGAATGGTTAAGAGGACAATTAGTTGATTCTAAAGGACCTTTACATAAAAATAAATTAAAAAGTTATACATCTGCTTATAATTTTGTAAATAGTCGCCCATATGACATAAAGTACATTGGGGCTTTAGCAAAACAAATGTCATGGTATACGGCATATGCCATGAACTGGGTTTCCCAAATTTCATTTTTTCATAGATTTCTTAATTGTAGATTTTCTATGATTACTGGAGGTACTGGTGTTGGTAAAACGACCCAGGGTCCTAAATTAATGTTATATGCATTGCGTGCATTAGAGGGGAGGAGTAGAGCACGAGTGATGTGCACTCAGCCTCGTATTGATTTGACAACTCGAAATGCTGGCAGAGTATCTGAAGAAATGGGAATACCTATTACGGATAAGTTTATAAATCCAGATGGAACTGTGGCAAAAGATAAGGAAGATACCAGTAATTGTGGCGTGGGATATAAATACAGCGGAGGTGAACTTGGACTTGGCGCCCCAATACAATTAATATTTTGTACTGATGGATCACTGATAACTGAAGTATTAACATCACTTTTAATGAAGAGTACTAGGGTTAGTGCAGATGGAAAAGTTAAAGTTTCTAAAGATAATCTTTATGATGTTTTTATGATAGATGAAGCACATGAGCATAATATATTTATGGATCTTATTTTAAGTAAAATGCGCCCACATTTGTATCATAATCCTGAACTGCGATTTTGTTTAATGAGTGCAACTCTTACTAAATTTGATGAAGAAAGATATCGTAGTTTTTTTAGAGATATTAATGATAATTTACGCTACCCTTTTTCATTTCGCCCAGAAGGATCTGACAGAATTGATATTGATCGCCTGATTCATATTGCTGCTCCATTTATGGGAACTCAGTACACAATTACAACCATGCCTCATATTGATGTAATGCATGGGAGAAAACTTACCGATAATACTGTTATGCAGGATATTATTAAAGAAATTACTAATATTGTCACTAGTTTATCATCTGGAACAATTAATGATCGTAGTGATATGATTGTATTCTTGCCTGGACAGCGCGAAATTGCTAATTGCTGTGAGGCTATTAATAATAGTCCTGGTCTTGGATCTGGTACAATTGCTATTCCATATTTTAAAAATTTAGCAGAACCAATTAGAGATCTTGTCACACATATTGATAATGAAGATTATAGAAAGAAAATTGTATGGAGTCGTAATGATACTATGAGAATACTGTATACAAATGATTTAGTAAATAAAAATCATCTACCAGAAGGACGTAATTATCGCCAATTTGTAATAGTTGCGACCAATATTGCAGAAGCATCGATTACGATTAATAGCCTAAAATATGTAATCGATTCTGGGTTGGCTCGCTCAGTTACTTATAATCCTACTACTCGTACAGAGAAAACAGAAATAACTTTAATTTCAAAGTTTAATAGTACACAGCGTAAGGGGCGAGTTGGACGTGTTTCACCTGGTACGGCATATTTCCTTTATGATCCAAATGAACTTGAGGATGGTGGGGCTTTATCAAGTTATGCTATTTCAAGTGGTGATATTTCGGAACAACTATTAAATATGATCGATCCAGTAATTCTGAAGATAAATCAAAAGATGCTAGATGTACAAAGTCAAATTTTTCGAGATGGCAATGTATATGATTTTATAAAAGAAGATATCCAATTGGGTATGATTATTGCAAATTATAAATTTGTTTGGGAAAAAAATATTACAGAAGTATTACACAATATAAGTGATCACAATGATTCTGATAATATAAAAGAAATTCTAAATAGAATTATTGATTCTCAATATACTAATGCAAATACCAGCGCAGTTATATTATTTGATTATGAAATGCGTCTTTATTGTTTCCATCCCGAGGAACCATTTATTATAAGAGATATGGCAGGTATTCCTGAAAAAATCTTACAAAGTAATAGTCGTAGAATTAGAGCACAAAAAAGATCATTAAATGGTGTACATACATTTGTTATTATGTCAGAATTAATTGATGATGGAATAAAACGTTTAGCGCAACTTGGAATAGTATCAGTTGAGGGTATTAATAAAAATCTTACTTTACTTGGAGAGAAGAAAGATGTATCATTCGGATCTTATTCTTATTCAGTTATTGAGGAAGAAAGAGATATTGGTTTTGGAAATCAGATTGGCCTTGTTCAGTTAAATAATTTAAATGTTGTTATTACTGATTTAGGAAAACAAACTCAGGCTCTTGTTCGAATGATTTCAAATGAACTAACATCTGATGATAATTTAGAATATGGAATGAGCGATGTATTATTACTATTATATGCACACAGATATAAATGTTTACCAGAAATATTAAAAATATTAACAATGATGAGGAGATGTGATAGTGCAGCCGGACCAAATCCAATGGCATGGGCTCCTTTAAAGGAAGAATTTAATAATAAAACTGGTAAAATAATGAGAAATTATAATGTTGATGGATTGTTTAATTCATATCGTCATGCAAGTAGTGACCATCTTGCATTTCATAGAATGGCTAATGTAATTCAGCCATTATATAATAAGATATTTGGGGATGGTCTTAATGAAAATTCTATCCAAAATAGAAATACAAAAACAAAAATTCGCACAGAATATGAAAGATTATTAAGTTATAAATCTTATATAAAATCTATAAATGGGGTGATTGTTGTAAATGTTAAAAGAAGTGAAAACTTTAGTTCATCTGATGCTAAGGCATTGAGGAAAATCATTGAATCTCAGAATAAATATGGTGATGATAGTATTACTCCATATGAAAAATTTTCTACTACTAAACATAGGTTTTATACAGCACAATATTCTGCAGATTTCTTAAAAGATAAAAGAAATCATATTCTTATCGATGAATATGCTAAACAAAATAATATTGGCGATGATATGATGTTTTGGTATATGCGATCATTACAATTTTTACAAAATGCTATTAGTAAAGTTTTACAATTTCCCTCTAGATCTCTAAAAGATAAAGAACTTGCTTATCCAAATACTGATCCGAAACTATTAACATTGGAAACTAATATGTATGTATGTGGTGGTGCAAGTTTAGAGGAAGCAATCATAAGAAGTTTTTTGTATGCTAATCCAGATAAGATTGCATTTATGGATAAGAAACATTTATATTATCAATCAAATGTTGAAGTTAGAACTAAACAATTATATGGAGGTAATATTAATGGTTTTACCAATCCTCATGGCATTTGTTTATTCAGTGGTATTGCCGAGAGCTCTAAGCTTGAAGAGGTTGATGAAGGAATTGAAGTATCGATTGAGGGAGTTTCAACAATGGGGGAGCATCCATTAAAAGCAGGTGTTATCTTATCCATATTTACAAATATTCCCCATGAATGGCTCGGTCAATGTAATCCCCAAATGAATATTGATAAAGGATTTACACTATCAGGATTATCTAATAGAGCCATGGGAATGAATACACAGCACTCCATGCTCTTACAGGACGATAAACTCAACTTTAATCCATGGTGAGTATGTTAATAGGCTTATAAAAATTGATATGGTTAATTTTAATGGTATAATGGATATATTAGAATATCTTGTATGTTATTACACACAATGGCTAAACCAAACAATCAACCAAATAAAATTGCTGACGCGATTTCATTGGCAACTATCACTCAGGTTGATGAGGGGGAATCTGATGCTACATTATATACAACATGTGTGGTATATACAGTGTTAATTGATCAAAGATTAAAACACCCATTGCAAGAAAAAGATACCACCTGGCAATTAATAGGGGAGATTAATAGTGAGAATGATCCACGATTCTATTTTATCTGTAGTAATATGAGTGCAGCCAATGCCAAAGAACTTAGAGTATGTAATAATGTTTATACATTATTTTTAGAAAGGAAAGTATCATTGCCTGAAATTGGCATGTGTATTTATGAACCATCTCAAAAAAATCATCCGAAACTTATTATGAAAGCTATTAATGAAATAACAATTAAACAGGCATGGATTGATCGTACAATGCTTGCTATTGATATGGGTAAAATACAATTAATACATCGTTATTCAGATGATTTTAAATATGTTCCTATCGCTCCTAATAAAATCTCATGTAACTTAACTACAATATGTAATAGTACGGCTCCAGTATTATATCATATTGTAGTTGATGTCCCCGGAGACAGCGAATATTGCTCCCTTGATTCTGCCACAGTATTATCAAATAAACAAGTATTTGGATTTGGAGTTATGATAGTTAATGACAAATTGTATTGTGCCATGGCAATATCTGTATTCTATTGCTTAGAAAGATTGTATAATAATAATGGATCATGGAGTGGATTGGTTAGTTTCCCTCTTATGTTAAATGAAACAAATAATCCAGTATGCACTAATGACAATACTGATTTCTTGCCTACCCATATTAGTTTGATTGATACTGAAACAGATAATGCAGTGAAATTATTAAAATCAGATAAAGTTCTTAAAATAGGAGATCATGATGTTATTAGGGGTAATATTATTGTGCAGCCACTTGGAAAGTTTCCAATTGTTGCCGCAATGGCACATTTATATGTACCGGGGACTCAAATAATTATTACTATTAAGCGTGGCGGAGGTCTGCTTATCTTGTCAGTTGAACTTGAAACAATGCATTCTGGTAGGAGAATGAATTGGTCATTATTATCCCAGACACTTCCAAAAGATATTAATACCCATGATTTGAGATTTTCTCAGATGACAGAGGAACGTTATAATGTTATTGAGGCGTTGTGGCGGTTTACTAAAGGTTATGTTAATGAAATATTAAAAAATAATTATGGGAAAAAAACTCGTCCAATATTTATACTATTGCCATGTAGGTATGATGACATTGAGCCAAATATTATTGGCAAACCTTTTCATAATGATGGGACTGGTTATGTATTATGGAAAATTGATAATAAGATATTATCAAAAACTATTGATTTTAAGGAAACAATTGATCTTTTAAAAATAGATGCTGTGTCTAAAATCGAATTAAGAGGCGCCAATAAAAATAAATTAGTATTAGAATATGCTAATAATTCCTGGTTAGTTAGTAGTATCACATAATTCTTTTCTTCATAATATCAATACTACTACTTATTGCTATTTCATCCTCATTATATCTAGTAAGTTCCGCATAATAATCTCTTAATAAATAAATAACATCTTCAAATGAGCTTGTTTTACGAACATCGTTCCATAAATTTCCTGTTTTTGTTTTACACGAACGTATAATATCTATAATCCATTTGAATAATTCATCTTGCGAATGTTCCTTATAATATGTCAACATTTCAAAATATGTTTTCTCCATATTTCCAGGATTTTTAAATCTTTTATAAATATAATAATTACTATAAATTGTGCATAAGGCTTGATTAAATTTTGTATTATTAGTTTCAATAGCAATTGCATTACTACTTTTTTGAACACCTACTGGATTCGCTAATTTATCCATCATATTTACATAACTCACTGAATCTCCAAAAATCACTTTTAAGAATTTTTCAATTTCTGGTATATTTATATAACTTCCTACATTAAGGCCGCTCGGATCATAAATTTCACATATTGATTTCTTATTATCAGATGGATCATTCTCAAATATAAGAGAGCCCATATGGCCACCTGTATACTTTCTATCTTTAATAAATCCAATGGATAATTGTAGTGCAGTTATCTTATTTTGTTTACGACATGTTATTATCTGTTCTTTTATAACAGTTATTTTATTAACAATATATGTACATGCAATATAATATGCCTCTAAGAAATAAAGCATACTATAACAATGGTTATTGATCTCATTTTCAGAACTCGCCAATGATGATAAATAAAAATACATGCGATCGGCAATTGATGCATCTGAACTATCTTGGCGGAATAACATTTGATAACATTGTGGATAAATGCAAGCTGGACTTACTTTAACTTTTGTATAAATCACAATTGATCGTATTAATCCAATTAATTTACATAATGCGATTTTAGGATTTAATACAACAATAACATTATCATAAAAATTACTAAACTCGCTCGATCTAAATATAGCATACATTTCTGCAAAATATTTATATTCTTGGCGCACTTTCACTATACGCAAGCACTCTAAATGACGCGTATTGCATACTTTTACTCCTTCTTGAATTAACTTTTCTGATATTTTATAACCAATAATTTTTCCAGCTTCTGAAAGATATATTAGTTTTTCAATACAGGAACAAATTACATCATCTGAACATGACATCTATTATTACTTTACATATTTTTTCTATTAAATATTCTTAATAGAAAAAGTAATTATTTACTAGCATCAATTATTGCTTTCTTCATAATATCAATACTACTACTTATTGCTATTTCATCCTCATCATAACCACTGAGTTCTGCATAATATTTACCTAATAATCTTCCATATGATTCTGTTGATCTTAACCTTCTTATATCATCCCATAGATTGCCTGTTTTTGTTTTGCATGATTTGATGATATCGATTATCCATTTGAATAATTCCTCTTGTGCATGTTCTTTATAATAATTTAACATTTCTGAATAAGTTTCTTCCATCTTTCCAGGATTTTGAAATCTTTTATAAATATAATAATTGCAATACATTGTACAAATTTCTGTATCAAATTTATTATCCTTAGTTTCAATGGCAGACCTATAACTACTTTGTTGAATTCCCTCAGGGTTAGCCAATTTTTCCATCATGTTAATATAACTAACGGAATCATCAAAAATTCCTTTTAAGAATTTCTCAATTTGACGAACATTTATATAATTACTTGAATATAATCCAGCTGGATCGTAATATTCGCAAATAGTTTTTGCACTATTAATTGGATCTGTTTCAAAAATAAGAGATGTCATATGGCCTCCGGCGAAATATCTATCTTTAATAAAACCAATGCCAAGTTGTAATGCACTTATTTTCTTCTGTTTCCTACATGTTGCTATTTGCCCTCTGATAACATTTAATTGATTTTGAACTTTAATACATGCAATATAATATGACTCTAAGAAAAAAGCCATACTATAAAGATGATCATTATTGTTTTGACCCAAACTTGATAAATAGGAATACATTCTATCAGCAATTGCACTATCTGAACTATCTTGGCGGAATAACATTTGATAGCACAATGGGTAAATACAGGCTGGCTCGACCTTAACTTTAGTATAAACTGAGACTGATCTTATTAATCCAATTAATGTGCGAATTACAATAAAAGGATTTTTACCATAAATCACAAAATCATATAAATTTAATACATCTTTAGAATTATAAATATCATATAATAATTCAAAATATTTATATTCATCTCTGACTTTCACTAAACTTAAAAATTCTAAATGACGTGTATTACATACTTTTACTCCTTCCTTTATTAACTTTTCTGCTATCTTATAACCAAGGATTTTCCCTGTTTCTGGTTGACGAACTAGCTTTTCTATACATGAACAAATTATATCATCTGGGCATGAGGTCATCTTACTTACTAAGAGCTAGATATATTCTTCAAAATATAATAAGTTTAATTAATAACTTTTTTAGTAAGATTCCATACTAATCTTTCTGCTCTTGAAAGATATGTCTCTTTAATATTTTCATCCTCTGCATATTCTTGTTCATGATATGATCCATCTGGATAAATTATTTTGATAAATGATTCATCAATAAATAGATATATTGTTTTATTTAGCGAATTAGGATAATAAAGGCGCAAATATTTATTACCATTATCATTATCGATATCTGAATCAGAAACCATTCTACATATTATTGTTGTAGGTTTAGGAGATTGAGTACATACAAAGGCCACTGCATAACAAAACAAAATTGATGCTCTTACTGCATCATCTTCATCATCCATTGAACATAAAGATATTTCCTGTTTTATTATATCAGTTACTCTGAGAATCTTCGGAATGTGTTGCATCCAGCAAAAAGCTAACCGTATATCATTGTCAAGAGTTTGTAATTCTTTACTTTTAGGATTTAGTGTTTCGTGGATAGGTTTATATTTTTGAATCACTGTACTAATCTCTTTATCTGAATCTTTTAGGAAAGACAATACAAAACAATCCTCATATGTCTTTTTTGCTTTTTCAGCAAGATCTTTAAGTTCATAATATATCTTTGCGTATTTCTTATCAACATTCTGCGAATATTCTTGCATTGCACGATCATCATCCATTGACCAGTTCGGCAAGTGTGCTAACGAGAATGCTATTGTTCTACTGATGATGTAATCACTCATACTTGTAATAGAATTGCCAAGTTTGTAAGAAAAGCTTGTAGCTCTTAGTACTTATATATTAAATATCATGAGAATGCTCAGGAGCTTTTCGATTCAATTTTTTGAATCTAACCTTACAGGTTATAGGTTTTGTTAAATTCAATAAAGTCATTATAATAGCTCTTAACTTCATCAGAGATGTTGAATAATTTATGCCCAGCCACATTATCTTGTGTGATAGATAGATAATGAGTAAACTTGTTTCTAAAATCATTTGTAATCAAACTATTACAAATATTATAATTAATAACTTGCATACGATCATAAGATCTAAGATTGGCAATAGGAGTAATTGATAGCTTTAGAATCATTCTCCATCCAGATGGTACAATATAAAACAGATCATGGATGAGCCAGCTAGCATGAGTACCATAGGTATTACCTTTTTTAATTCTCGAGTTATCAAAAATCTTAACCTCCTTTGTATTAATATTATACATGGGGCATCTAAATCCTGCGAATGATGCAGGATTTTGCAGAATTGATAATATGATACCTGATAGTCTCTCAACAACTACAGCATCACTCATCAAGCACACAACAGTTACTTGTGTAGTTAAAGTTAATGTGTGACAATATCTATCAATGATATGTACTAGTTTATTTGCAAATTCAATGGCTTTATCTTCAGCATCCATAATTTGTTGCTTAGATTTCTTAACAGATGGCAACCAGCTTTTACCCCATGCCAGAATTGTCCCAATTACTGATAAGGATGCATCATTCTGAGAACTATTATCATTGTTTACAGTATTAATATAATCTTTGCCACATCCAGGGAAAATTACTTGGAATAGCATGGATAACAGTACAAAATTGAATTGTTTTCCTTTAATAAGCTTAAATACAGATTCAACCACAATAATAATAGCAGTTTCAATCAGCTCACTGTTGAAATTACGCTCTTTACAATGTAATACCAGTTTCTCAAGATCCTGAATTACTCCGGAAAATTGCGAGAATGAATTAGCTGATGGCTCACTAATATCAGTATTATTAGCCAACATTGGTGTATATAAGTCAATACAGTTATTGGACCATCTCATAAGGCGCATAATCATTGCATTCTTTGCATATTTTGGTAAATTATCATTAAACTTTTCAAGATATGCAATAAACTTATCCCAATCTCCATCATAAACATCCTTGATCTTATTATCATTACTACTAGAACTACTTGTATCATCATATGTATCTAATTCTTCCTCATATTGAATATCTGCAGGATATATCTTACCTGATTCTTTGAGACGCTTATTAAGTGCTTTAGTTACAATGACATTTGCTGTCTTAAGAATGCGGCCTAGCTCTCTATTTGCGAATCTGGGAACATACAGAGTCTTCTCGCTAACCACAATATTAGAAATTAACATCTTATGACTGGAAAAGCGAAAGATTTTATCCTTTGGCATACTGGTGTGCTTAGTAATTCTTCCATAAATACTATTCAAATCAGGACATCTGCGATCATCAAACTTATTAACAACAATAATAAGATCAATATAATGACCTTCCTCAATCTCTTTATTTACCATAAGCTGTAGTTTTGCAAATGATTGTAATTCTGATTCTCTTTGGAATGCAGTACTAGCATCAGTAAGATAGATAAGCACATCAGCCTTCTTAATATGATACTCAATTACCTGAATAAACTTACCTTCCTTATCCTCTGCGTCATTAATTCCCGGGAAATCAATAAGATTATATTCTCCAACTCCAAGGCGGAGTGGTAGCTTATTATCATTTGTGCAAATATGATTAAGTTTACACATATCCTCTAGTTTTAGTTCAGTAATACGATTTCTATCATCCTCATTCTGACGATGGCCTCCCTCTAGGTCATCAGAAATCTTCTGCATGTGAGGACAATCCATTGCACCAGTTAGTTTCTTAACAATAGCAGAACCTGCATCTGGTGCAAGTTGATACCAATTAGGTCTTAGGGTCTCTCTCTGGAGAGATGCATTGGCCACATATCCACCAACAAGAGAGTTCAAAAAGCTGCTCTTACCAGATGATACTTCACCTACTAAGAAAATGGTAGGAATGGACTGAGCGGGGGTAGACATGATGTGCAGATGTGATGTTTTGATATCGAGGTGTACTTAAAATATTATAATAAATTGAGAGGTTTATGGATCAATTTTTTTGAGACTGTTAATTAACTTTTACTGATCATTTAATGGAGATAACATGATATGTTTTGTAAATAATGTTCGGCTTGCAATATAATCTTTAACCTCCTCATCAATATTAAAGAATTTATGGCCCATATATTCATCCTTTGTATTTGCTAGATAGTGTAATAACTTATTTCTGAATCCAGTTGTAATATATTTATCACAAATATAATAGTCAATCAGATTATCCTTATCATAAGATTGCAAATAACTGCACTTAGTTACAGATAATACTACTAACATTCTCCATTCTGCTGGTAATCGATATACAAGGTTGTGAATGTACCAGCAATCGTACTCTCCATACTTCATATCTTTGTCAGCACAACGTCCGCGTGTTCTATAAAATTTATTATTTTTAATACTAAAAAATGTTGTTACTGGGAAAATATCATTTAACTCTTTCCTTTTATCAGATGATAGATAACTCTCATTTTTTTTAATATCAATAATATTGAATGATTCTGATTCTTGTAGTGTACTAAGTAATAGTTTGACAATTGGAAATGCATATGTTAATTTCTTTAATGCAATAGAACACATTAAAGATATTCTAGTACGCAGAACTATCTTTTCTAAGTTAGCTGTAACAATCAATCCAATATCTCTAATTAAACCCATTTCTCCATTAATATATGCCATCTGAAAGATAATTGGTAGCAAAATAAATCTAATTTTATCTCCAGGTTTAACAGATTTGAAAATTTCATTAATCATATATATGATTGCATTATTGCATAGATCTACACAATTCTTAGCTAAACATTTTTTATGTATTTCTTGTAATTCATAAAAGATTGGTAAATATGTTTTTGTTGAATAGTCGGAATATTTGTTAAATGTATTTTTGAAATCTTGCATACATGTAGTAAAATTCAAATTATGGTTTCCATCACCTAGTTTAATTGCATTTTCGTGCACTGAAACACAATTAAAGACCCATTGTAAAAGGCGGCTATTCATTGCAACACTTCTCTTCTTAGGCAAATGTGCACTAAACATACCAAGATATCCAATAAAGCGATCCCAGTCGCCATTGTATGGTGTAGATTTTTAACATCTTCTACATCAGTGCTACTTGATGATGATATACTCTTATCATCATCAAATGTATCTAATTCTTCTTCAAATGTAATATAATCATATGGAATCTTACCAGTAGAATTAAGACTTTTATTTAGTCGAGGTGTCACAATAACACTTGATGTTTTTAGGATTCTCTTTAGTTCTCGCCTTGCAAATTCAGGAACATATAATGTTTTCTTGTTAGTAACAATATTAGTAATCATCATCTTATGGCTCGAAAATCGTAATACCTTTTCCTTTTCAAGGCTGCTATGGCGCGGAATACGATCATATATTTGGTTAAGATCTGGACATGTCAGGTCATCAAACTTATTAACAATAATGATAATATCCACATAATGACCATCTTTGTTCTCTTCGCGCACCATTTTGCACAGAATTTCAAATGATTTAAGTTCAGTTTCTCGCTGGAATGCAGTACTTGCATCAGTTAGATATAATATTAGATCAGCCGATTTAATATTTTCTTTAATAATATTTAAGAATTTTCCTGTCTTATCTTCAGCATCATTAATACCTGGGAAATCAATCACATTAAATGCACCTAGACCAAAACCGATTGGCAGGCCATTACTCTCATCACAAATATTGTTTATTTTAGCGATATCAGCGTTCTCGATTGAATCTCTTAGTTCTTCATTTTCCTTATGATCTTCTTCTAAACTTTCAGTTATCTTATTTACTCTAGCAACACCTCCATATTTAGTTTCCTTATTTACTTCTATTGAGTCTCCATCTGATAAGAATCTGTATAAATTTGGTTTTAATGTTTCTCTTTGCAGTGATGCATTAGCCACATATGCTCCGGCTAAGGAGTTTAGAAAGCTACTTTTACCAGAGGATACTTCACCAACTAAGAAAATGGTTGGAATGGTGGTCATTTGCGATGTATGTAATATTGGATCTTTAGTATGCCTTAATTATTCTAATAAATAGAGACAATTATGTATCAATTTTTACATACTCATAAAATAACTTACCATTTTATGATAATCCTGTCCACCAGGATAACTACCTTTTACTGGCATGCATAACAGTTCCCCATGAATCCATCTTACTCTCCTTAATCTTCGCATTCTGATCTTTCTAAGACAATATCTACCAAATTTTTTTAAGATTTTGTAATAATTTATTACTTGTTCAAATGTGTATTGATTATAATTAATCCACCATGATTTTCTCCCATCTGCAAATTCTATAGCAGGCAAACCACCTAGACGATGTAATCTTCCATTTATCAACCATTCTTTATTACCATTTGTTTCTTCAATAGCAGGTAAATCATTCTCACGATGCAGTTTTCCATTTACATACCATACCTTATCACCATTTTTCCATTCTATTGCAGGTAAATCATTATCGCGATGCCTCATTCCATTGATCCACCATTCTTTAATACCATTTACCCATTCAATAGCAGGTAAATCATTATCTCGATGCAATCCTTTCGCATTATACCATTTTATATTTCCAAAATGGTTAGTTTTCATTGTCATTTTGTTTTGTATTGAAACTGTGTACTTTCTTGTATATTAATAACTTAATCTTACTAATAATTAAAATAAACAATATAACAATCAATTTTTCACATACTCATAAAATAACTTACCATCTTGTGATAATCCTGGCCACCCGGATAACTACCTTTTGCTGGCATACATAATAACTCTCCATGAATCCACCTAAGTTGTTTTAATCGTCTCATTCTAATCTTCCTCAAACAATATCTACCAAATCCTTTTAAGATTTTGTAATAATTTATTACTTGCGCATATGTAAATGATTTACCGCGAATGTACCAAGACTTAGATCCATGTACAAATTCAGCAGCAGATAATCCTCCAAGACGATGATATTTTCCATCAGCAAACCACATTTTATCTCCATTAGTATATTCAACTGCAGGTAAATCATGATCGCGATGTTGTTTTCCATTTACAAACCAAAATTTAGTTCCATTAGCATATTCGATAGCAGGTAAATCATTGTTTCGAGACAATTTTCCATTTATATACCATTCTTTATCACCATTTGCATATTCGATAGCAGGTAAATCATTGTTTCGGTGCAGTTTTCCATTTACATTATACCATCTTATAGTATCATAATTATCAGTTTCCATTGTCATTTTCATAGGAGTGTATTTGTTATGTATAAGTAATTTACTATTATAACCATTTAATATACCAATCAATTTTTTATATACTCATAAAATAACTCACCATTTGATGATAATCCTGTCCACCTGGATAACTTCCTTTTGATGGCATACATAACAACTCTCCATGGATCCATCTTAGTCTTCTTAATCGCCTCATCCTGATCTTCTTGAGACAATATCTACCAAAGTTTTTAAAGATTTTGTAATAATTACATATTTGCTCATATCTGTATTGTTTATCATAAATGTACCAATATTTAACACCATTTGCAAATTCAATTGCGGGCAAATCATCATTGCGATGTAATTCTCCATTTTTATACCATTGTTTATCTCCATTTGCAAATTCAATTGCCGGTAAATCATTATTGCGGTGCAATAATCCATTTATATACCAGCGTTTAGTACCATTAGAAAATTCAATAGCAGGTAAATCGTTATCACGATGTAATTCTCCACTTATATTATACCATCTTTTAGTACCATGGCAATTAGTTTTGCATGTCATTTTTTGTTTTGATAAAATGTATTTTTCAATGTATTATTATCTTAATCTTACTTATAATGTGTATTTAAACAATATAACAATCAATTTTTTACATACTCATAAAATAACTTACCATTTTATGATAATCCTGGCCGCCTAGATAACTGCCTTTTGCAGGCATACATAATAGTTCACCATGGATCCATCTTACTTTTCTTAATTGTCTCATTCTTATCTTTTTCAAACAATACCTACCAAATCCTTTTAAGATTTTGTAATAATTAAATACTTGCTCATATGAGTATTGCTTGTTATGAATAAACCAGTTACTATGGCTATGTCCAAATTCAATAGCCGGCAAGCCGCCTAGGCGATGCCGTTTGCCATTTTCATACCATGCTTTATAGCCACTTAAGTTTTCAAATGCAGGTAAGTCATTATCTCTATGACTTTTTCCATTTATATACCATTGCTTATCGCCATCGAAACTTTCTACTGCAGGTAAATCATTATCTCGGTGCAATCTACCATTTATATTATACCATTCTTTATTGCCATATTGATCAATTATCATTGTCTCTTTTCCTCCAATACAGCGACGGTCTCCATTCACATACCATGCTTTATTACCATTTGCATATTCAATAGCAGGTAAATTATTATCTCTATGCAATATACCATTTATATACCATTTTTTACTGCCATCGATATTCAACAGCAGGTAAGTCATTATCACGATGACGTTCTCCGTTCATATTATACCATGTTTTAGTTTCAATTGGATGAGTTTGAAAGGTCATTTTTAGATGAGAATTAAAAGACTGTATTTGATTATGTACTATTTACTTCTTTATTATAATATAACTATCAATTTTTACATGTTTATAAAATAACTTAATATTTTGTGATAATTGCAGATACCAAAGAATTTTACATTAAAATAAGATTGAATGTGGAAAAAACCATTATTATAATATCATTGAGTACTCAATTTTTTACTTTCTTTCCATAATATTCCATCTGAGATATAAATAAAATGACATTTTTGATGCTTCCTTCTGAACAAATATCAGGCATAATGTTAATTTTATTTTTCAGAAATGTAAGAGTATGTACATATTCGGTTAAACATCTACGCAGTATTTCAAAATTATATTGCCATTCCTCGCCTCGAATATTACATTTAATATCATTATCTATTTTTTCTACAAATTCTAATATTTTATATTTTAGGTCTAATTCTAATGTATTTATTTCATTGTAATATTTGTTTTCATCTTCTATTAACTGCAAGATATTTGTATACTTTGTTAAGTATGTGTGGATTATTTTAATATTTAATTGCCATTCTGCATTAAATTGGAGTTCTGATTGCAACATATCTTTTTCTCTATCATGAAATTCCTCTTTTACTTCTTCATCACTCGAATAATTGTTTGCATCATCATCATCTCCAGATTCATCATAATTATCAAAATGATCATCTAAATCATCATCTAATTTGTCATTTTTGATATTGATATATTTTTGAAATATGTCAAGCTTTGCTGTATAATCTTTAACTTCTGCATCAATATTAAAGAATCGATGGCCCATATATTCATCATTTGTATTCATCAAATAATGCATTAATTTATTGCGAAAATCACTTGTTATTAATTCTTCGCACACCTTATAATTAATTAGACCCATCCTATCATAAGAGCGTAATTCGATGCACTTAGTCATCGATAAAACTACAAGCATTCTCCATTCTGGTGATGCTTTATATACAAGATTATGAATATACCAGCAATCATATTTACCATATTTCAAATCTCCGCCATCACAACGAGGATATGTTTTTTGAAATTTATGATCGACAATATCATAATGGACTGTTGCTGGAAAATGATTATTAATTTCTATCAATTGTGCGCTTGTTAAAGCTTCGCCTCCAGATTTATTGGCATTCAGAATATTCTGGATATTAAATGATGCATCATCTTGCAATGTATTAAGTAATAATTTGTCAATTCGGAAATAAATATCTTTTTTATTATTCAAAACATAACATATTATGAATATCTTAGTGCGCAATGCTAATTTATTTAGATTATTAGAAATAATAAATAAGAGATTTTTTATTAATCTTGTATCATTATTAATAAATGCCAATTGAATGATCATTTGGAGTAACATAAATCTACTTATGCAATTTGCAGATATTTTATTAAATAGTAATTTAATTATCTTCATAATTGCATGATTACAAACATCAATACAATTAGCATTTTTACATTTTCTATATAATTCTTGCAATGCATGAAAAATCGGCACATATGTATCCATCATATAATTTGTATATTTATCGCATTGGTGATTAAATGATTGTATATCGATATTAAAATTTAAATTCAAATCTTTATTTAATGCAGCTTTATGCACTGATAAGCAGCAAGATTTCCAGTGTGAAAGATGTACAATCATTAGATCTCTTTTCTTTTGTGGTAAATGTGCACAAAATGTACCAAGATATCCAACAAAACAGCCCCAATCTCCGTCATACAGTGTAGAATTTTTCATACATTCAATGCTACTACTGCTGCTTGACGATGAACTATTACTGTCGGATGATGATCTTCTTTTATTAAACATACCTAATTTTAAATTTGGTCCAAATGTAATATATTCGTATGAAATTGTTCCGGTTATCTCAAAACTTTGTATGAGTTGAGGTGTACGATTAACATTCGATATACTTATAATTTTGTCTATTTCATGTAATGCAAATTCGGGAACCTGTAATGTTCTCTTATTAGTTACAATATTACTAATCATCATCTTATGGCTCGAGAATTTCAAAATCTTATTCTTGTCAAGACCAGTGTGATGCGGAATGCGATCATATATTTTTTTTAGATCTGGGCAAGTTTCATCATCATACTTATTAACAATGACAATAATATCAATGTAATGGGCATCTTTTTCTTCTTCGCTTATCATTTTCTTGAGAATTTCAAATAATTCAAGTTCGGGTCCTTTTGTAAATGCAGTATTTGCATCTGTTATGTAAACTACAAGATCGGCTTCGTCAATATTCTCTTTGATAATATCTAGGAATTTACCTGTTTTGTCCTCAGCGTCATTAATTCCTGGAAAATCAACTACATTGAATGCTCCAAGGCCAAAACCAATTGGCAAACTAGTTGTTTTCTGTGTAATAATTTTAATTTTATCAATATCTATTTCATTAATACTACCTTGTAGCCTCTCATTTTCTTTATGTTCTTCCTCGAGACCTTCTGTTATCTTATTAATTGCAGAATATTTATCAACATGTATCGAATCCATATCTGACAAAAACTTATATAAGGTTGGTTTTAATGTCTCTCTCTGTAGAGATGTATTAGAAACATAGGATGCAGCGAGTGCATTAAGAAAGCTGCTCTTTCCGGATGATACTTCGCCGACTAGAAAAATAGTCGGTGTTTTGTCCATCTTGTTGTGTGTGAGTGTGAGTTTGTTTGCTTGTGTGTGAGTGTGAGTTTGTTTGCTTGTGTGTTTTTCAAAAAGCAGTGTTTATATTTATTAAAAAGTGTATACTTTTTAATAGTTTAATAAATCAATTTTTCCTATATCTTAAGTATATGAGTGCACAAACACGCACGAACATACCTACTACAAGGTGGCCAGATGCTTGGTGGGTACAAATCTTTAGTGTTATTGCGGCTTATCCAAAATCTAATCCAGATACTGAGGTTATTAATGATACAAGAGCATCTTTAATTGGAATGCGTAGTACATTACCATGCAAGAAATGTAGAGGAAATTGGCGCATGAAAATTCAAAAGAATCCTCTAACTGATAAAATAATGAGTTCCAGAGAATCATTATTCAGATGGATGTGCGATCGCTATCGTGAAATAAATAAGCGTCGACGCAGTTTATCAAATAATAAAATTGCCAAGTATTATATGGATAGATTATATGAAAGTAAACCAGTTGATGTAACAACTGATTGGATATTAATTGCCGCTATACTATTTGGAATTTTCATTTGTATTAAAATGCGCCATTAAGTATGCAAAACACTGCGTAATTGCTTTTCATAATCACTTGATAATGCTATAAATGTATCCTCAGAGTATCTTATATTGATCCATTCATTGATATCTAATTTATGTTTAGTTAGGATATCATCTCTTACCTTTGTAATTCTTGCTGAATAATCTCTAATAAGGTTTTTAAAGGATAATTTTTGAATGCGAATGCGTTCTAATATCTTATTTGCCAATGTTTCCTGATCAAAATCTCTATAACTAAGACGCATAGTTACAAAGAAATGACTCCATACAGCACAAAAACCACTACTATCAAATATTGAGTGATTCTTTCTCTCAACATTTTCAAATAACTGAAATCCAACTCTTGGTAAATAGCCAGATGGAGGTAGAAATTTAAGTCCTGGTAATAATTTACTAAATGAACTTGCAAGTTCTCTATCAAGTTCTTCTGGATGGTAATGTAATTTTGCACGAGCCTCTCCACCATGTGGCTCAAAACGCTCTAATATACCAGTATTTTTATCATAAATTAAATAATTCGCATGAGCACCTGTATCTGTTTCAATGCCTAAAGGGACTATAAGATATCTCACAGTTACTGATTTTAGAAACTTTTCAGCTCCTTCAGCCGAATCAACTGGTAAATAAAGCTTTCCATATGCCCAAATAACTTGTACATTTAAGATATCTAAATGATGAATCTTTCTTTCACGATACATCGCTGCTAATTCTTTATTATATACTGGTGATCTGCACAATGTTGTCACATCATCCCAGCGCTGTAGGAGTTGCAATAAGCCACAAACAATATCAAATGTTCCACCTGTAAAAGTGCCAAATATCACATGTTCTCCGGCAGGAATCTGAATAGGTAATTCATCACTATACCATTTTCCAGCTTTTAATTCATTTCGAATATGTTGGCGACATTTCTTTTCATCTTTCTTACAATTCTTCATCCAATTTTCTGTTAATTTACTTTCATTAAGCATTAATAAATGTCTATGCCAACTATCCTCAAGGAGCTTTAATAAATCATCTAATTGTTTTAATGGCACTAATCCCTTAATGCTGCTGTTAGTATATGCCAATACCTTACTAAGATCTGGATCTAATATGATTATTCTATCACTCCATTCTTTCCAATGAGGACTTTTTAATAAATAATAGAATGGTGTCTTACCCTCATTATCCATGATATTTATATCAATTTTAGTTAATATATTGGAAATTATTTCCCATCTTTCAAATGCCATTAAAATATGTACAGGTGTCCTACCTTCGATATTAACAAGATTCAATTGTGCTTTTCGCAATATTAACAGATCAACAAGTTCCCACAATTTATTCTGAGATGCAATATGTAATGCAGTATCACCAGTTAATTCCTGTAAGTCAATATTGCAACCAGAATCAAGGAGTAATAATACTATTTCTTTTAATTGCAATTCAACTGCGATATGCAATGGTGCTAATTCTAATTCTATTTCTTGTGCATCCAATTCAGCTCCTGCATCAATCAAATATTTACATATTGCAATATTTCCCAATTCAACTGCTATATGGAGAGGTGTTTCACTCTTTCTATTTTTTGGACTAGAATGTGCCCCAGACTTCAGCAATAGTTGTAATATTTTTTCATTCTTCTCAGTTACAGCAATATGTAAAGGAGTGGTATGTTGGCGATCAATAGCATTAATCTTAGCTTTATTATCAATTAACATCTTAACAACATCCTCATTTTTCCATTTAACTGCCCAATGTAATGGAGTTTTACCAGAATTATCGGCTAAATGTACAATAGAGATTCCAATCGCTGACTGATTTAATGAAAGTAATGTACTTACCATCTTATTACGATGATAGCGTATTGGCCTATATAACAATGATCGTCCATCTTCATCAATCATATCAATACGACAATTTCCAATGTTTACAAATATCTTTACAAGGTCATCTTGGTTTGCCTCAACTAAATATTGGATAGGATAAGTACCAGTATTATCTTTCTGGTTCAGTTCAAATGGATAAGGGGAAATATCTTTCGTATCGTTTAGAATTTTAGATACGTCGCCCCAATTACCTTTTTGCAATGCAATAAATAGGTTTGTTTCTGGCATATTCAGTTACTAATTACTTATATATTAGTCTAATATATGTTAATTATATACTATAAATGGCTTTTATACTTGAATTTGTATAGTAAATCAATATTGATTTACTATTAAAATATTTATTTGTTTGCTCGCTTAACAGTGATTTGGGCTTTATTTTTTGGTGAAATAGTGGTAATAGCCTTTTGAAATTTATCATTTTCAACTGGTGATGCGGGCTCATGATTATCATTTTCGCTACCACTACTATCTTCCTCAATTTGTTTAATATTATTTGAACTTATTTTATTAATTTGTTCAATTTTATAACGCTCAAGTTTTAAAATACGCCCAATTAGAAACATAAATACTTGTGTAATAATTTTTTTACGATCTATATGTCTGGGCCGAATAAGAGCCATTGCTTGGTCAAAACTACAATAGAATACTTGTCCAATTTCGTGTTTTTGTCCATCTTTATCTTTATTTACACATAATTCTACAGGTTTTTCCATATATGCCAAATAATAAATACGTCTGTAACTTTTATGATCTGTACCTGTAAGATTTTCTCTTAATGGATCAATAGTTGTTAATACAGTGTAATCATCATCACTGCATAATGTTTCTTCTCGAAATTCTCGCTTCGCTGTTATAATGTCATGTTCTCCATTATTTCTGTGACCTCCTGGTGGACCAATTTCAGGAGTATGAAATTCTGGTTCAATATGAATAAATGCTGATAAATTATGTGGTAATCCTTCTCCAGTTAAAAGACGAGTGAATTTTGCACTAGATGCAGCCCACGTACGACATGATTGATCGAGAATGCCACAGCTAATGTCCTTAAATGTCTTGGCGCGAGAGATCATTGCAATTTCACCAACCAACATTTGTCTAAATAAATATTTAATAGTTTTAGGATCTTCCTCATCATAGTTACCTCCAACAAAACCTAACATTCCAACAGAATGTAGCCTAGATACCATAATAAATCTGATCCTTTCTCTAAAAGCAGCAACAATTGTAATATCTTCGGGAGATGAGAATTGTACAGATGATATATTGGTAACACTAGATCGTAAGCGAATTTTTTCACCATTTGGATCAGAAATATCATTAAAAAGCATTCTAAAATCATCTGGCGAATAGCCATCGATATGAAATGATATAACACCTAAACTGGTAATTGGTTCGATACAATCATTTTTTACATGCCCTATTTTACCACAATTTGAACAGGAACGTTTTCTAATATTATTTATAATAAGCGACATATCTTTCAGGTTATATTAACGTTCTGTTATATCTATGTAACAATGACCGCGTATTATAATAATCTACTATAATACATAAATTTTATATATTTAATGAATTTCGTTAAAATCTTTTCCTGGCTCAACCAATCCAATATTAACTTTTGATGTCTCCACAAAGGATGATGTAACCTTCTCTGCACCAGTATCAATGTTGTATATTGATTCTTCTGATGAATCGGGCAATGATTCTAGAGATGCAGTTGTAAGGATAGTTTCGCCACCAGTACTGAATACAACATTAAGAATCTTTAGTTTAACCAAGTCCCCTGATTTTAAGACTTTGCCAGATGCAATATCAACAACATCCTCTCCTTCAATATTAAAATTCTTTAATGTAATCTTATCGGAGCGAATAATCGATGTAATTGGTCCATTCGATGCAACTAAGAATGGTTTTGTATACTTAATAAGTTTAAAAACAATAAACTGGCCAACTTGAGGACAGCAAAGTTTGCATGAATAAATAACTTCTGTATCGCAGTCTCCATCCATATTCTCTGCGCGACATTCGCTGTCTAGGATATTCATGGAGAAAATGTCCACAACACAACCAGATTCATTACATTTATTAAGAACAGCCTTTTTCAAGTTTTCTTTAGTATTTGCATATAAATTACCATTAAGGCTATCTGGATGCAGCATTACCTTAGTTTGCAGAACTGCCGAGATATATGGACTTGTCATGTTTAGGCTTGTTACTAATAGATATCAATTTAAGTTTAAGCAACAAGTGCAATCAATTTTTTGAAATTGTGTTACTATATCATTTGGAAAAAAATACTCGATATTTGTCATTTAAATCCTTTTTATCCTATACAAAAAATTGACTTGTACAATACTCAGATTGTAATAATAGCAAATTAATAATAAGTATTATAAATACATGTTTCATACAAAAATAACATCATTAGTTGTTATTTGCAGTTTAACTGGAACTAAATATTGGTATGTAAATGGAGAAGTGCATCGTAATAATGACTTACTCGCAGTAAAACTCGCAAATAGAGAAAAAAATTTGGTACATATATGATAAAAAATATACATATGAGCAAGTATATAATAATTATAAAATCTTAAAAAGATTTGGCAGATATTGTCTCAAGAATATTAGAATGAGAAAATTAAGGAGACTTAGATGGATCCATGGAGAATTGTTATGTATGCCATCAAAAGGAAGTTATCCAGGCGGACAGGATTATCATCAAGCGGTAAGTTATTTTATGAGTATGTGAAAAATTGATTTGTATATTGTTTAGTTGTTCTAGTATAAGATTAAGTTAAGAGAACATTGAAAAGTATATCTAAGTGCAAGCTGTGTCAATATTCAAAAAATGGCAATGAAAACTGATATATTTGGAGATAAAAGATGGTATAATGGAAATGGAGAACTGCACCGCGATAATGATTTACCTGCATGCGAATATGAAAATGGAAGTAAAAAATGGTATGTAAATGGAAATCACCATCGTGATAATGATTTACCTGCCACTAAATATGTAAATGGAAGTAAAGAATGGTGGGTAAATGGAAAATTGCATCGTGGTAATGATTTGCCTGCTATTGAAAGAGCGAATGGTAATAAATTGTGGTATGTAAATGGAAAATATCACCGTCTTGGCGGTTTACCTGCAGTTGAATATGCTAGTGGAATAAAAGAATGGTATATTTATGATAAAGAATACACATATGAACAAGTATGTAATTATTACAAAATCTTAAAAGGATTTGGTAGATATTGTTTGATGAAAATAAGAATGATTCAATTAAGAAGAGTAAGATGGATTCATGGAGAACTATTATGTATGCCATCCAAAGGAAGTTATCCAGGTGGACAAGATTACCATAAAATGGTGAGTTATTTTATGAGTATGTAAAAATTGATTGTTAAAGTATTTAATTAAACTGAATTAATAATAAGTTAATAGTAAACTGAAAAAATACATTCGAGTGTAAGTTGCATCCAAATACAAAATGTCAATAAAAACTAATGTTTGTGGAAATAAAAGATGGTCTAATGTAAAAGGAGAGTTACAGCATGATAAGGATTTACATTGTGCAGAATATGCAGATGGAAGTAGAGAATGGTGGATAAATGGAGTGTATCATAGTGATAATGATTTACCAGCAATTGAAGACGCAAATGGTGATAGATATTGGTTTGTAAATGGTAAACATCATCGTAATAATGGTTTACCAGCAATTGAAAAAGCAAATGGTGATAGGCAATGGTATGTAAATGGAAAATTATATCGTAATAATGATTTACCCGCAGTTGAATTTGTAAATGGAGATAAATTTTGGTATGTAAATGGAATGTTGCATCGAGATAATGATTTACCTGCAGCTGAATATGCAAATGGTGATAAATTTTGGTATGTAAATGGAAAATTACATCGAGATAATGATTTACCTGCAGCTGAATATGTACATGGGACAAAAATTTGGCATTTAAATAATAAAAAACATCGAGATAATGATTTACCTGCTATTGAAAAAGCAAATGGTAATAAAGAGTGGTATTCTCATGGGAAATTACATCGCCTTAATGGTTTACCTGCTATAGTGAAGTATTATGGATATAATGAATGGAATATATTTGGTAAAAAATATTCATGTATACGAGTAATTAAATTCTATCAAATCTTTAAAAGATTTGGTAGGTATTGTCTAATGAAGATAAAAATGAGAAAGTTAGGAAAAGTAAGATGGATCCATGGGGAACTGTTATGTATGCCAGTAAAAGGTAGTTATTCAGGTGGTCAAGATTATCATCAGATGGTAAGTTATTTTATGAGTATGTAAAAAATTGATTGGATAATATTAACTGATCTAAATTTAAAGAATGTACCAAACTCATAAAACAGTGTAGCGCCACAGCCATGTCATCTCCAGTACAAATCGAAATAGATAGTGCAATTTGCGCATACGTCGATGCTTTTCTAAACTTGCCATTAAATCATTCACTTGCAAAGGAAATATGTTCTAAAAATTCATATCCAGAATCTATTGATACACTTACTAGAATATTAGAAATGGGACTAAAATATGAAGTAGAAAAAAGTATTAAAAAAAATATGCCTATTTTAGAAGCTAAATCCACAAAATTTATCCATAAATATTTAGATTCGATGTACACAAAAGAAATAATGGTATTGGCTAATAGTTCGCCGTCAGTAGTAATTGAAAATAAAACACCAGAAAATAATGATATTATATCCCCTAGTTGTTTATTAGAAATAAAAAAATTATAATAAATTTATTATACAACAGGTATCTTAATATATATTTTTAACATATAATTATATGCTAAAAAATTGAAATTTTAACTATTAAATTGCAAGTCTTATATAAAGTTAAAGCTTATGCTACACCACTACAAATCATCTGTATTGCCTGAATAATGTCCGCCACAACAAACACTGCAAATGAGGAAATGTTCGCAAGCATCAATGTTTATATCCTGGAGAAGTTCCAAGAGAATTCTCCTAATTTAACATTCGGTGTTCAATTCGAAACTAATAAAAAATCTAATCTAATTGCCACAAGGCCATCCGATAATGGTATTGTAGCGAGATTATCTATTGAAATAATTAAAGATAAACATCTACAAGTTGGATATTTTGGCGATGATTCTAAGATAGAACAAGATATTGCATTCTTTTCATCACTTGGATCAGATGAGGATGTGGCAATTGGAGTTGAGGTAACTTTTCGCATTTATCTGTATGAGAAATCTGATATTAACCTGCCACCGGAGTCAATTACTAAGAGTATGACAAATGCATCTGCTAAAATATTATGTTCAAGAGTTCTTGTGGATCTTATTAATGGTGTTCCTAATTTCCGATTCAATTCATGTGAATTGATAAATGAAATTCCTAATAAACAGCCACAATCTGATAATCCTAGTGCTATATGCAACATGGTTATTAAAGCTTATCATCAAGGAAAAATAATAGCTACTTTGCAATTTAATTATCTTGAAAATATGCATTTACAAATGTTATACAGAGAGAGTACATCATATGAAGAGAGTTCTGCATACTTTTCGCTACTAAACAATGTATCTGATGTTGCGGCACATGTCTCATTTACATTCATTGATAGAATAAAAATGCTTTCATTGTAAAAATGGATAAATTAATTGGGTACAGATTTCATATATCGTAATTATTGAAATTGCGCCGAGTGTATATTTTTCACTAATTTCCTTTATTGATACAGTTATGATTCTTATTCCAAAAAGAATTAGATACAGCAATCCTCGAAACGAACAGGAAATTTGTAATATGACATGTATTCCAAAAATCTTATAATCGTGATCTATAATTCTGAGCCAAATTAGTGACACCATAAAAATATAATAATAACAAATTGCCATTAATTTAAGAGTATTCTGTGAAAATATTTCATAATCATTTCCTCTATTAGCTACTACAGAATTATCTTTTTTTCGAGAAAGTTTAATAACACATTGATCGCAAACTGTAAGATGGCGACACTTTAATATCATGTTTGCATCTTTATCAAAACATATTGAACATTTGCATCCTTCATCTGCAACAATAAATAGTTTGTCTTTCATTGGATCAACATCAGAGCATACCCGACATATTGGACATTTGATATGAATAATTGACATAGTTAAAAGTTTATTAATTAAAGATAAGATATTAATAAAAATTTAAGTGATTTCTATCTTAAATAGACACATTTTTATATAAGATTAAAAATTGATTGTGTTAAACTTAATGCTATTTAATCTTATAGTAACTAATAAGAATACATTATGCAGAATTATTTTAACACACTGTGTAGTTCTGAAACTCAATTAATACTACAATATCTAACAACTAATGAGATAGTTAAAGCTAAATGTATAAATAAACATTTACAAAAAGAAGCTAATAATCCAATATCCTGGAAATATTCTAGTTATATTTATAATTTTTACACAGATAATAGTAATTATAAAAAACTAAATAATGGGCCATTACTCAATAAGATTTTTAATTGTGCAGAAATAATAATTAATGTTAGTAATGAAATTAAATATTGTTATAAAAATCGTCCAATTATCCAAAGCATATATTATATTATGATTTGTGAAAGAATAGAAAAATTATTAGATACATTTAAAAATTATGAATTTGTAAATTTGACTAGTTTAAGCTTAAACAATGAATTATTAAATTCAGAATTATTAACTAATATTTTTAATAATGCTAAAAAACTTACAAAACTCATTTATACTACACGATATAGAAATACTGTAATTACAAATAATGAGTTTAAACAAATACCATGCGTACAAAATGACTTTTATAAAATTATTACAATGAGAAATCTTAAATATTTAAGTATGCAATTAGATTGTTTTGATCGCAGTATAATGGTTTCTCTAACTAATGGTATTGCAGCATCAGCAATTGAGTATTTAGAATGTAAACCATACATTAATTCTGATATACCATCAACATTAGATGATGTAAGACTTTTATTAGCTGAAATAGGAAAAATGCCTCTGTTGAACAGTTTAAAATCATCTATTCCTTTCATGTGGAATAATAATGATTTTGATAAACTAAAAAAACTTTTACTTACTGAACAATTAACACATTGGATTGTGAATAATTATATTTTTCACACAGTTACAATATCACCTACATTTATTCAATGGTTTAATAAAAGTAAATTAGAAGAACTCATATTTCCACAAATTTCATTTCAATTTGCAATATCATATTATTTAGAATTGTTAAATGCTGTGGCAAATCATGATTATATTAATAAATTAGTATTACAAATCTCTTTTAGAAATATATTAGAATTGACAAAAATTCCTATGAAACATTTTGGAACATTTAAATCACTAAAAAAATTAATATTTATTAATACAAGTATATCTTATGATTATGGAGAGAATTTCGAACCTGCTAATGATTTTAAATTTATAAATGATAATCCAAATCTATGTATTTCGGTGATTAATCATTATGATTATTCTGATTAATCAGAATAGCTCATAAATTGTCTTACTTTCATATAAAAAATTGATTTATGATCAGCTTGATTAGTGTCTATCAATTAGAGTGTTATAGCCACACTTTCATCGATACCAACATCGATTCAGTCTCTCACATTCAAAACTCTCGATCCAAGACTCTCACTCAAAATTCAAGATGTCCTATTCTGCACAATCCAATGCCAACTATGAACTTGCTAAGGCAAGCAACTGACCAGATCTTTCTTGAACATGTAGCTGAAAGAGCTGAACTCCATCAAAAGGCTGATAAGGAACTGTTATCCATTTACAGAATAGAACATTTGATAATGACATCAACTGAGTTTGAAATTATTAAGAGTAAAATGGTAGATCGTATCAGCAATCTGTACAATGATGCAATTACATCGATATTGCAATATCTACCTGTTAATGAACTAGCTCGCATGCGTACTATTAATAAACATTTTCAAATCGTAGCTAATAATCCTATTGCTTGGAAATACAGAAACATTAATATTTCTTTCGACAATGAAAGAGAGATTCCTAAATTGAATACAATTATAAATTGTACTCAATTAACAATTGATAAATATTTGTACTTTCCAACTAATGAATCGGAATTAGTAGTGGAATCATGGATGCAAAATATTATAGATAATAAGTTTGGAAATTTAACTAGTTTATCCTTGACATTAGATATCATTACAACTGATTTTTTACATTCAATGACTATAAATGCTAAGAAATTAAAGAAATTAGAGTTTCATAGCTATCGATGTCATGAAGAAAAAGATGAAGGAGATGAAGCTTTTCGGGATGCATTTTGCCATTTACTTATGAATGGTAATCTAACACATCTTAATTTCGGAGAAAATATTTTTCCGGCATTAATAAATTCCATAATTAAAGGTATTGCTCATTCTAAAATAGAAATACTTGAATTCAATCCTATCCATATTATCGAAGACCAAGATCGATATAATAAATACGATCCATACCGAGGTCAATATAATCTAGAGTATCTGTTAGCGGAAATAGGACAAATGAAAACATTAAGACAATTAAACTGTCTTAATAATAAATATGAGCCTATGCCAATTATATGTAGCAATAATTATATTACAAGTTTAATTACAAATAATCCTTTCGAGTTTGTATGTGATGGATTTAATAATCTAAAAGAATTAGTTATTACAAATACTGATCGTTATCGTGAGTTTAGTGATAAGGATAATCATATATTCGAAAATTTAGATCTTTGTAGATACAGTAAATCTTTTTTAGATTGGTTGAGTAAAAGTAAATTAGAAAAACTTACATTACCGTTTGGGAAAAAAAATTTAAAATTAAGTATAGATAAATATGTAAATAATGAAGGTCTGAGAAATTATATTGATAAGCATATTCAAGGATTTGCTGAATTGTTAAAACTATGTTCAGTACATGAGTATATTAAGGAGATTACAACATATACAAAAATTCATAATTTTATTCAATTTGCAAAATCAACAACTGATTTAATTGGAACATGTAAATCATTGGAAGTACTACACTTTATTAATTATGATATGTATAATGACCATAATACTGATTATCTTGATAATTGGAAAACTAATTTTAAAATTCTGGAATATAATATGAATATGATTATTAATATTAAGCACAAATACACAGATTGGATATCTGAAATGGAAATCAATGAGAAATACTTTTGGAATAATGGAAATCCTCAATAATGATATTAATAATTCTGTTTAAATTATATTATTATAGAAAACAACTTTCTATAATTTTTACACAATAATATTTTTATGTATAAATACTTTATTCTACAACCATACTCCATTCATCTCCTGTTTTCTCTTTGATAAATCCTAATTCTTTCAGCACTTTATCAGAACCTACTCCATGAGGTTTAACAGTAATTGTATATTTTCTAATAAACTTATCCTCATCTGGTTTATCCTTTTCAACAGTTACCTGGGATCCTTTCATCGAGGATTTAATTGTATCAGTTGTTATTTTAACACGATCTTGGAGATTAATTGGGAATTTATATACACTATGATTTGCTGGAACAATAATATAAGTTGTACCACTAGTACCATATTTCTCAAGTTCAATTAATCTATCCTGAATTGAATTACATATTTCTAGTCTAGAGGTTGTTGGTTCAAGTTTGATTTTAGCACCCACCTTACGAACAACATCATCCAGATATTCTCGAGATTTAGATGTTGAGCAAACAGAACCCTTATAACTTGTAATACCTGTACCTCGACGCTTATCAAGGATCTTTTCACGCTTTGGGCGAATTTTAAAGACATCATGACCGCCATCCGCAACTTTACCTCTTCCAGTATCCTTATCTAGAATACCAACAATACCATACTCCTCCTTAGTTTCATAATAATCTCTTACACTTTCAAAATCATATCCATCTTTATCCTCATGTTTTTCATCGGCCTCCTCATTCTGTTCATCTGTGATCTTTTCAACAGTAGCCCAATCAATGGTATGCTGCATGTAGTTATATAATGATAACTTATGATTCATTGTTTGAGCAAAATTAGTACGATAATACATCGGTACATCCTCAGTTTGATTCATTGGTTGGAAAATATAATACTCTCCGCGATGAATAAGATAACCAATATTACCCATTGGATCAAGAACAGAATCTCTGAAATTATTAAAATCATTCTCTGTCTTTGGTAATAATTCATCTAATGCTCTGAATACAAACATCTCATCGAATAAATTTATATGTTGTTGTTGGGTATAACCTTTACGAACATATGAAACAATGTTAGCAAGTTTATATTGAGGAGATAGACGATACATATCTTTGATTCTTTCCTTTGCAAAATCAATCTCATCTCTAGAAAGACGACTAGTAAATGTTGTGTAATCTAATTGTGCCTTTGGAATATTAACATAATTACCATTCTTGTCAAGCCATTTAGCATTGAGCTCTGGATCATCACATTTAAATTCACATTCCATATAATCGCATAATGCAGGACAATCGCCGCGAGCGGAACATCCTCTATGTTTTTCTACTTCCTCTGGGAAAATATTACCATTTCTATTGAGAGCACAATCAACAGCAACTTCCTTCAGACAGCGCTCAACTCTCTTGATTAATAAATACTTTAGCTCAGCCTTTTGATATAACTCCTCTTCGCTACTTAACTTATAATCTCCTGTTTCAGCGGATCCTTCTCCGACACAAATACAGAATTTATATACATTTACATATGGATATTTATTATCATCATTAATTACCTTATAATGCGAACAGTTACGAATACCTCTCCCAACAACTTGATCAACTCTTCCAAAATTAAAATACACATCTAAGATATCAATTTCTCCTAAATTTTCTAAACTTACACCCTCATTCATAACTCGAGAACCAAGGATACATTTAATATCTCGTCCATCAACATTATTTAATGAGTTAAATACTGCACGAATCACCCGCTGTTTATCCTCTGGAATGTATTCAGCAACATCATCAGTTGATTTACCAGTTACAGTAATAAAAGTAGCTGGCTTGAATGCATGTTCTGCCTGATGACCCTTATTCTCTTTACCACAACGATAACATATGGTTGTTGGGCGGATTTGATAACTACCACCTTCATCAAATTCTATGAAACCATTCTCAAGCAAGACCTCCTGGAATAATTCAATACCAGCCTTTACTAAATTAGAATAACAGAAACTTGTCATTGCGCCTCTTTTCCCCTCAACTCTCTGACCAATACCATCTAGAGCATCCGCAAACTTGGTTGAAAATATGCGGAGGAATGGCATGCGCAGAATCCTTCCAGTAAATGTTTTACCTCCTTCGGCTAGCCTAATCCAGTCCTCTTGATGATTGTTTTCAATAAGAGCCTTGATTTGAGTGGAATTCATATCTTTGCATTCTGGTAAGTTCTTCAACCAGCCAGGCATATTTTCATTAATGCGCTGGTTTAGAATTGCTGCTTGTGATTTTAGTTGATTGCACACTAATTGAATACCTTCTCGGCCATAATAACCTACAATTGTCTTTTTATCTGGAGATAATCCAGGGACAACAAAATTTGCTACGGCTTCAGATTTTTTACTAAGAGCATCACCCTCGTCCTTAATTGCCTCATCATAACAACTACGCTGGAATGGATATAATTGAGAACTAATTACCTTTGTAAACTTGAGTCCAGGGGGTACATCTCCAATATCTACGCGAGTGGCGAATGTCATGGGATCAGCTCCGCGGAGATATGAAACATAACCTCTGCACATTTTTTTAAGATATTCAAGTCCACCTTCGCGGAGCTCCATTAAATGGCCGCCTTGACTAGTGAAAACATGATCTCTGAGTACTGGCTTGTCATGAGGGCGAATGAAATTAATTAGTTCAATGATATCATCAGCCAAGTTCTTCATTGGAGTGGCAGTCAATAAAATAATGCGCAAGTTCTTTGAGCGTTTTGTAATTTCAACTAAGGCAGCCCCATAATCATTACCTGTAAGATTGTGTGCCTCGTCAACAATAATTAGTGTATTATTCAGGGTATGAATACGATCTACTGGCATATCTCTCTCAAATTCACCATCTGATTTTCTGTATTTACTCTTTTCTTTGGATTCTCCATGGCGACGCTCAATAATACGCTCGCCCAGGACCCTCTTTGAAAAGCTACGATAACTCATAAATCGATAGAACTGCATTGCAGTATTTAGAGCCATTTTCTTCTGTCTTTGATACTCTGCCTCATCCATCAAACTACTACGATCATGGGGCTTCATGTAGGTCTCTTTTGTACCTTTTATGAGCTGCTCCTTCCATACTTCTCTAATTACAGGGCCCGGAACTAGCACATGGATTTTAGTACCGTACTTTTGGACCATTGACTTGAATTGCTCCGCAACGGCTATCGCCGATATGGACTTGCCAGATCCCAAGCCGTGGGTGACCAATAAACCCTTGTAGATGGTGTCAGGATTCATCATATTTGCTAAAAAATTTTGGTGAGAATAAAGGGCAAAATTAGGAGAACAATGTATGTCGCGGAATTTTTTAACATCCTCATAAGTTTTGATATGCTCTCTGGATGGCATTTTATGGAAATTAAACTCGCGCTTCTCATAAATCTTCCTCTGGAACTCAGGATCACCTGGCTTAGGATAATTGTAATCGGTTTTCATAAGATCTAATACATGTTTTTGATCCATATCAGAATCTATAGAAATATCGCTTGATACCGAGTCTTTAATTTTGCTATCATACTTCATGCTGCTTCTACTTCAAGTGTACATTATATTTCACTATATTTGCATCATTTACAACATAATTTATGATTAAATTAAGCTACAAATATGCCTTCTATTACATAATTTATGTTAAATTAAGCAACATAAATCAACAATATTTAGTCACAAAGGATATATTCTATTACATAATTTATGATAAATCAAGTATCATAAATTAACATTATTTAGCCACAAAGAATACCTTCTACCACATAATTTCCACGATTTTCGATCTCCAAACCATAAACCCAGCCATGTGCTTTCTCATACTCGATTGTTTTAATAGGAATATAACATATTTCTTTTGATAATGATAATTTTTTATTAATAAATTTAATGAATATTTTCACATCTTTAAGAATGAGTTATAGTTTTTTCATATATCTCAGCCAATGTTCTCAATGCCCCATTGAGATAAACTCTCTGCTTGCCATCGATATCGCGTAAACTTGTCATTTTCTGGTCTTGTATTATCTAATTTAACTCTTACTACACTCTGTTAAACACATACTCCAACATGCAATTATTAATTCAATATTTATGCATCTAACCACCCGCTTTAAATCCCTATTTTTATAGTACATGTCAAAGAAATTCAACTTATGGTTTAATCAGGGAAACAACCTATCTGGATCGGTGAAAAAGCTTGATTATGGTGCGAAATCAGAGATGATTGAGAAGGTAAAGAACCTAGCATTACTTGACGAGGATCGATATTTGATCGATATAGTAACCATTATCAGTGAAACAACTCCTGATTTTACCTATTCAAAGAATAGCAAATCTCTGTTTTTTGTAGTTGATGAACTTACTGACAAAACCATCAGTATGCTCCATTATTATGTAGAGGCTGTTTATAAAAAGAATCAGCGGGCATTCCAAGAAACTCATGATCACAAGAACAAGAATTTTAATCGCCTATTTAACTCCATTTCTGCCCAATTGGAAACAGAGAAAATTCCTCCTCCGCCACAAAGATTGCGCTAAATACTACTTTTTCAGAATATTATATTCTAAAAAATTGAAATCTAAAACATATTGAGATCCTATTTAATAATCTTAATTTAGAGTACAAATTGAATCAAGTTCAATGCAGTTCTTCTCAGCCACTCCGCCATTCTTATCTTAGCCATCTCTAACCATGGCCCCCATCAACTCATTCTACAATAACCTAATTACCTCTGTTCTTCAGTTTATGAGTGTACCTGAAATTGCTCTAGCAAGTGGCATAAACAGGCTTTGGAAATCAATAATAGATAATGCAAGTACTTGGAAAAATACAACATATGATATTAAATTATTCTGGGATAATCAAAAAACAAATAATAAGTATGCTTCTAAATTAAAAATAATGAATCGTTGTCACAAATTATCTCTGAGCGTTAATACAAAACATAAAGAAAGTTTGCCAATCAAGCGAATTACATGGGCAAATAGAAGAGAAGATAAACCATATATCATGGAGAACATCGCAAAAATTTGGATTGATAATCATATATACATATTTAATAATTTATTAAGTATTACATTGCGCGATTGTGTAATTACATCCAAGATGTTAAAATATCTTACAGAAAATTCGCCAAATCTACAAAAATTCGAACATCATTTATCATTATTTTTTATGATAGATTATGATGAAGACGAATATTCTCATTACGATGATTGTGCAAATGCATTCTATAATTTAATAATTATGGAAAACTTAACACATTTAGAATTAACTGGAATAACATATCCCGGGACAACAAGTGCACTTATTAAAGGAATTGCTGTTTCAAAATTAAAATACTTACACTATTGTCTAGATAATATGTATAATAAAGTTGAAATGTATAAAATTCCACTACTCTTTCAAGAAATAGCAAAATCAACAACTTTAAAGACTTTGATACTAATGCCACTTAAATCGCCTACACATTCATATCAAGGAGAATGGCAAATTCATGATAGCAGCTCTATTACATATTTAAATTCACCTATTCCTTGCAAATGGACTCCTGGCTCATTTAAGAAATTAAAAGAACTCGTAACTGCTTGCCATATTATTTATGATGATGCAAATAATGATATTATGACACAACTTTATTGCACAAGAATAGATTATTCTGAATCTTTCATTAAGTGGTTTATCCAATGTAAATTAAAAAAACTAAGTTTATTGAATTGTGATACATATGATTCGAAAAAATTTTTACATATGCTTGCCGAACATACATTTATCCAAGAATTAACAGTAGTATCACAACTTGAAAAATGTTCAACAGGATTGGCATTGCAATGTTTTGAGGAAAATCTAATTAGTGAATCTATTTTTAATTCATTAGAAATTATAAAACTTGTTGAAAGAGCAAAAGTATCAATGGATGAATGGAGATTTGAAATTACTAGCATTGATTTTGAACATATAGATCTCGGAAATGTACCAGTAAGTATTAATGTTGAGCCATATGAACATGGAATTGATTCTAATATTGATAATATTAATAAAATATATAACCTACGCGATGGAATGTAATAAAAAAAGTATAAATTTATAGGCTTTGCAATTTTTATTTTATAAATAAAAAGATGTTTTTTACAGTTTTGTATATTGTTACAATAATGTTTTTGCTTGATGCTGTATGTGCTTTTTGCTTTATTCGAGTTCCTCCTCTTCATCATCTGACTTTCCACCTTCGTGCGCATCATCATATGACTCTTCCATATCATCTGAATCATCGTCAGATTCTGGCTCTGTCAGTAATTCAAAAATGTACTCTTGAATCTGGTCATTGATGATAGAATTAGGATCGAATCCGAGTCTTCTGATGCCATCATTAATTGTCTCAGATAGACATTTTGCATTGGTATCCTCGTGCGAAATATCCTCATCCTCACATCCGTAGTCGCGGCCATAGCCATCATCATACTCCTCGATGGCGCGCATGATGTCGTCGAGAACAATCTTGACCATGTTCTCACGAGTTCCAGATGTTTCATCTGACAAAAACTTATAGATGTTGTCTTTGCGCTCGGCTCGCATTTTTGCTGATTCTCCAACAAAACCAGGTGAATTCGGCAGACTCTGTGTAGCTGACATGTTTGGATGAAAAGATTTATGTGAAAGTGAAAGTCAGCGGATTTGTAATCTATTGTAGATTATAAATTTAATAAACAATGAACAGTTTATAATTTCAATTTTTCCTTATTTATTATCTCTATTAATATACTATCACATATGTTATTCAATATATAAAAGTCTCTAATGTTACAATAATATTTTATAAAAATCATATCTTATGTAAATTCTATAATTTAATTATGATGGCTCATTGATGCCTTGATCATCATCATTTGACTCATCATCTGATTCTATAACTAATGTAAAAATGTACTCAAGGATTTGATCTCTGATATAAAGTTCGAGAGACTGATGATAGCTAAGTCTCTCAATGCTATGTTCAATCGATTTTATTAGGTCTTCTTCAGTATGATATCCATGAGCATATTTATCCACACATGCCATAATTTCATCAACAACTTTAGCTATGCTATTATGAGTTCCATATGTTTCATCTGACAAGAATTTATAGATGTTGTCTGCACGAATAGCGCGCATGTTCTTTGAATCTCCATTGCATATAGGAATTCTAACGGCGCGTTGAGTGTAAAAGCTGCCTGACATATTCAGGTGAAAGATTACTGTAAAAGGAAAAGTGTGCAGATTTGCACTCCATGGTAGTAGTAAATTTTATAAATGATAAAGATTTTATAATTTCAATTTTTCCTTATTAATTTTTCCGTTAATATACAATATGTATATTAAAGTAGGTGAAAATAATAAGTATTATTATATAAATTAATCCTATAAATTAACCATGCAAGGCATTGTTGTAGTACTTACTCGATAATGCACTTTAGAATATTATTTCTGATAGATTCTCCTTGAGACCAATGATATCCAAGTCTATCATATGCGCTAGTTTCAATAGAATTACCAAGACTTTTCTCATCGATTTTTCCATTTGCGTACTCCTTGACAGATTTCATAATCTCGGACAGAACATGATCCATATCAGATTCAGTACCAGATGTTTCATTGTATAGAATCTCATAAATCTTGTCTGCGCGTAAGGCACGCATTTTCTTTGAATCGCCATTACACATCGGAACGATATCTGACTCTGAATCTAATTCTGAATCAGATTCAGAGTCTAAGTATGCACCTGTATCAGTCTCTGGATCAAGAATACAGTTTAGAATATCATTTTTAATAGTTTCTGCTTGAGTCAAAGAATATGTAATACCATCAGTTCCAATACATTCAATAATACTGCATTTAATAGAATCACTGAGTTGTTTCTCATTGATGTAATAATCTGCATACTCCCGAACTAATCTCATAATCTGAAGGAGAACCTCATCCATAACATATTCAGAACTAGATGTTTCGTCGCATAGAATCATAAAGATATTACTCATACGTGCAGAGCGCATTTCCTTTGAATCATATTTACACACAGGCACACTACCAGTAGACGATGACATGTTTGAACGAGATGATTGCTGACAGATAAATCTGTGGATTTGTAATCTACTATAGATTATAAACCTATATTATTAATAGTTTATAAGTTCAATTTTTTACTCATTAATATAGCCATAAAGTTCTTTAAAAAATTTGAAACCTTATCTTAACACACATGTCTATTATAGTGTAAATAGCACAATAATAGAACATCAATATGTCATCTCGAAAGAAGAATGACTCATCTGCTAAAAGTCATAAAAAAGGCAAAAAGGATAAAAATAAAAAAGATGAGAAAGTCTATTCTGGTCCTATTACAGTTGATGAATTATTAGATAAATTAAATCCAATTATCGAATATCAAAATGATGAATCATATATATCGGATAATCATCCTATTCTCGGATCTAAACTAAAATGGGTACCAACTCCAATTGAAAGTAGTAATCCTATTAAACAATTATATTATGTATTAACTAAGACTGATGCTGAAAATCAAGGATGCGATCATGATGAATTAATCCATGAATTAGAAACACAGCATACAGTTAGAAGTCTTACAATGAGAGAATTACTAAATCTTAGTCAGAAAATAGATACAAATATTATAATTATTGGACAAAATAATTTCATTGTTGTTAGCCCAGATCCAAAGATTTTTAACCGCTCAAGACACACAATAGTCACTTATAATGATGATAAGTGCTACTACTCTGTACAGAGAGAGGAGTATATATTAAAGACACTATTAAAAACACATCCTGCGAATTTTAAAGAAATTACAGATGTTGATAATTATCCAATTCCAAAATAAATGCGGTCTAGAGACCAATATTCATATATAAGTAGAAGTAACCATGAGTCAACCTACTGCACAAACTACCACCCAACGAGTAAATTCAGTTGATGTTGAAGTTCCTGAGGGAAAAGAAGGATGGAGAGATTATACAATCGATGATATTTTGATTGCAATTGAGACAGTAATTAAGGCAAGTAAGGAGCATGCAATGGTTGCCCTGCGAACCCAATCAGAGGCTGCATACCTTGTTAAGATCATGGAAAGGTTTGATAAGACGCCCATGTTCTGCAATCGCATCAATCTATTAAAAAAGGTTGCACTAGGCCTAGATGCTACTGGTAAGAAGGAGTTAGGAGAGATGCTAGCGACCATTTTCCAAATGCAGAAGGCCTCCAGTAGCAAAGCTGCCAGAGGTATTGAGTTTGATTATGGCCAGTCATTCAATGCAAGAAATGCCCCTCAATTAATGAGTGAGGTATCTCCAGCACAAAAGGAGCAGGCTCGTATTGATTTTATCAATCGTACTGGTAATAATGCACCTGGAGCTGGTCCTCCTGGAACAATGTAAATTAAATATTAAATGTATATAAATAAATCTTTATTTGTATATTAATTAAGAACTGTAATCAGATATTAGAATACAGCCATCTATTACTGATGAAATAAGAAATAGTGGCATTATCATCATACCTACAGTGCGACCGAATTTAGTGTATGAATATTTTCTCTTCTCGATTTGTAATTTATTATAAACACTCAAATAAGCAGCTGATCCACATTTTAATAATACAATACCAAATGGAATATATTGCCATCCGATATGTTGTACAAATGGATAAGAAATCATAGAAATACAGAATGCTGAGCTAATAGATAGATAATAAACATCATTGAAAAACTTAGATGGTAGTTTATGCATACAATAATAAGATAGGAATGCAATTGGTGCAGCAATTAAGATAATCTTAGAATCAAATCTAATTATTAAACAAGAGATTAAATATGACCAAGGCACACATAAGCTAAATAACATCATTCCTTTTAATGCTACATTTACAATAAGTTTAGGATTATTAATTTTGATATGTAACCATGTACTATCATCTGCGCATATAATCGAACCCATGAATAAAAATGATAATGTACATGTCGATATGGCGCTAACTGGAATAATTGACTGAATAATAGGAATTGATGTCATGGTTGCAGTAAGAATTGCAATCGAATAATAATGTGCAGGAATATCCTTATTATTATTGGACGGCTTTCCTCCAAGATAATCATCATAATAATTTGTATATTTAGATAGAAAAGAAGGCCGGCTATCATCACTTGAACTATTATTATCTGAATAATCGCGCAATAGCGATCTAGTAGATAATGATCGTCTTTGTTCATTTCTATTATTAATAAATATTGACCCGGATAACATTAGTTGTTTTTGTGCAGGTACTATTAGTTGTTTTTGTGCAGGTACTATTAGTTGTTTTTGTGCAGCTACTATTAGTTGTTTTTGTGCAGCTACTATTAGTTGTTTTTGTGTAGGTACTATTAGTTGTTTTTGACTTGTTAACATTAAAGGCTTCGCCTTTTGTATCATAACTTGTTTTTGCATAGGTATCATTAATTGTTGATGACCTGGCAATAATAAATGTTTCCTAAAGCTATTTGGTAAGTTAGTATTATGATTCAATGTAAAAGATCTAATATTTTTCATTTGATATTTTAACATTTATAAATTAATAGTTAAGTGTATTGACTTTATAGACTATTAACACAATAATGGATTTTTGTTTAAATCCATTGATTTATAGGCGAAAAATTGAAATTTTGGTTTCCTGATAGGAGAATTGTTATAAATCAATATCTTGGACCAACTCAGCAAAAATTACGTATTTTTCACAAATCATGTCTCCGCAATCAAGTATTCCCAAGAGAAATACTGTCATCGACAAATTGGAAATGGATCAAGAAACAATCTCATGCATCAGTGCCTATCATACGATGATGGCCAGCAATGGCATGAGAACGCCAATTACCCCCTCTCGATCCATTCAATCCACAAAACTGCCGCCTCTCTTTGAACTATCGCCAGAGCACAACTATTACACATCGACTGTCCCCAGCACCCCAATCACATCTACTATGCCAAGCGCATCTGTCACCCCAATTGCCTCAGCTGCATCAAGTGCTTCTAGTACTCCTATTTTTTCCGCGACTCCTGTTGCTTTTGCCAATGACATCGATCCGGTGCTCGCGCAATTATTTGCAAACCCGGTACGCGCCAAGCTCCCTGCACTTGTTCAAACACCCGAGATTGCATTGAAGAGGGCAAGAATGGCCGCATGGCAGGCACATATGCATATCAGAAAAAAAACAATCCTCGAAAAATTATGAATCCGCGATTCACAACTTTCTACAATATTTATTGCATCTCTTTCTACAAACATTATTTTACATCTCATTATTACATATTGAATCACATTATTACATGAATTTTATTATAATTATTATATAATAAATATATTATTTGAATATCAGCCTATTGATTTCCATCCTCTGCAAGATTGATAGCGGCACTCTCTCCTAACTTAGCTTGAATTTCAACCATATATTTTCTAATAGTAGATGGATCATCGCGATAGAATGTATTAATCCAAAATCCAGAACTTTCAATTTGTCTCTCAATTGATTTATAATAGATTGGTCCATATCTATCATTCTCTTTCAGGTAGATCATAATCTTATTAATCGAAACCAATTGACGATTTACGATTGTATTATTAACTGCTCTAATTGTAGCATAAAGTGAAATTGGGATTTCATATTCAGTAAAAATATCTTGTGCATTTAATCCATTCTCTCTCCAAATTACTAATTGTTCAGTTAAGCGCTTGCACAACTTCTTACGCTTCTCATCACTTAAGTGAAATCCAGTACATACAACATATCTTTCTGAATTACTATCCCTGCTCATTAATGGTTTTACAATATTAACATCATCATACACTTCAGATAACATAATTAACATTTTCCAAGTAAATGTACAGAATGTATCATACAGTTTAATTACAAATGCGCCCTTTGGAGCTTGAGCATGCAATGCGGAAATGATTTGTCCAAGTACTAACATAAATGATTCTTGCTCCTGTAAATTCTCATCATTCCAATCCATTCCTCCATCAGCAGTAACAAGTTGGGCAATACCAGGGTTTTCCTCTTCGAAATTAGCAATAGTGCGTGGATCGGTTAAATCTCCATTATCCTTTCCCTTTCCAACCTTATCACTTGGTACAGTTGGATGAATGACTAATCTATCCTTATAATATTCAGTAAACTTTTGTTCCATTTCAGGGACACTTCTCTTTTCAGAATGAATAGTGATGCCATACTGACGATCACCTTTAGTAGACTTTGCGAACTTATCACGATATAAGATAACACTTTGAATAAAGCTACCAGGAGCCTCAGCAAGATGTGCACTTATAAATTTACCAGTTGTGGGAACAAGATCAAATAAGACAATCATTTCCCACATTTTATAAAACGCTCTAGACATAATACCAGGCTTTTTTTCTAATCCAAAATAGGCAATTGTTTTAGCCTCAACTGAAAATTCAGGTTTTTCTTCAATTCTATGAGCAAATCTATTTATAACATGATAAGTACGCTTATTACCAGTTATCTTTAACATATCTCCAAAAGCATCTTTGCCTTGGTAGATCCATTGATGAAATCCCCAATCAAATCTTGGAAATACATGACCTAGATTGAATTTAATAGTAGGATTTACATCTAAGATACCTTTAGTATGGGGAATGGTATGTACAATTGGTGCTAGAGGCTCATCTGGGACCTCATCGCGCATTCTTTGGATGTCCTGGGCACTAAAGACAGCACGTTTCTGGAAACTAGTACCCTCTTTCTGACGCTGTTTTTCGCGGAAACTTTCACCACCATATTGGCGCCGGCGTCTATTATCATTGCCACGATTCCATAAGTATGCTGAACTCATTTCTATACCTGTTATATCTATTAATATTACTCTTAAAGCTTAGATTACTTATATAAAATCACGTTCAATCTTTTAAGAATAATTCATATACTCATAAAATAACTTACCATCTGATGATAATCCTGACCGCCAGGATAACTACCTTTTGGCGGCATACATAACAGTTCCCTATGAATCATTTTTACTCTTTTTAATCGATTAATTCGAATCTTCTTCAAACAATATCTACCAAATCTTGCTAAGATTTTGTAATAATTACATACTTGATTATATGTATAATTTTTATCATATATATACCATCGTTTGGATCCATTGGCACATTCTACAGCAGGCAAACCACCAAGACGATGTTGTTTTCCATTTACACACCATTCTTTACAAAATATATTTTCAATGGCAGGTAAATCATTATCACGATGTAGTTTCCCATTTACACACCATTCCTTATTTCCACTCGCATATTCAACTGCAGGTAAATCATTGACGCGATGATGCTTTCCATTAACAAGCCATTCTTTATCACCATTTACTTTTTCAACTGCAGGTAAATCATTGCCACGATGACGTTTTCCATTTACATACCAGAATTTATCACCATTTGCTTTTTCAATTGCAGGTAAATCATTATCGCGATGCAATTGTCCATTTATATTGAACCATCTTTTGTCTCCATTATAAGATTTAACTTTTGGAGTAATAACTGAACGTGCTGAATTATTTGTATGATTTGGCATAAGACAATATCTAACTTTATCTGGCGGTATTTCTTTGTTATCGAAATATCGAGTTTTAGCACTCATCTTGTGTAGAATTAAAGGAGAGTTCTATGTAATCCTTAACTTAACTTGGTTATAAACAAGCAATATAACAATCAATTTTTTCACATACTCATAAAATAACTTACCATCTTGTGATAATCCCGGCCACCTGGATAACTGCCTTTTACTGGCATACATAACAGTTCTCCATGAATCCGCCTAAGTTTTCTTAATCTGTTCATTCTGATCTTCTTCAAACAATATCTACCAAATCCTTTTAGAATTTTGTATTGTTTACATACTTGTAAATATGTATATTTTTTATTATAAATATACCATTCTTTAACAGTTCCATTTGCATATTCTCTAGCAGGCAAACCACCAAGGCGATGTAGCTTACCATTTACACACCATTCCTTACTTCCATTTGAATATTCAACAGCAGGTAAACCATTATCTCTGTGCAGTTTACCATTTATATACCATAATTTATCACCATATGCATCTTCAATTGCAGGTAAATCATTATCACGGTGCAACTTTCCATTCATGCGCCATGTTTTATTTCCACACGAGTCAGTTTGCATTGTCATTTTATTGAGATTAGGTAGAGTGTACTTAGATGTACTATGATATGTACTTATTAACTTACTATTTATTATAGTTTAACTAAGCATTATAACAATCAATCTTTTACATACCCATAAAATAACTTACCATTTTATGATAATCTTGGCCACCTAGATAACTACCTTTAATTGGCATACATAATAGTTCTCCATGAATCCATCTTACTTTTCTTAATCGTCTCATTCTAATCTTCTTAAGACAATATCTACCAAATCTTGCTAAGATTTTGTAATAATTAAGTACTTGCTTATATGTATAATTTATACCATAAATGTACCATTGTTTAGTTCCATCATAATATTCGTATGCGGGAAATCCTCCAAGACGATGATATTTTCCATTTGCATACCAACCTTTATTTCCATTTTTCCATATTATTGGCGATGAATCATCATTTCCAGTATGTAGTTGTCCTTTGGAATTATGAGAAATTTTATCTCCGAAAAAATTAATATATGAGTATGTCATTTTGTTTCTAAAGTTATGCTTGAATAATTTTTCAAACTGTATTCAATATTTATTATTAGCGCAATTTAATATAACAATCAATTTTTTACATGCTCATAAAATAACTTACCATTTGATGATAATCTTGACCACCTGGATAACTTCCTTTAATTGGCATACATAATAGTTCTCCATGGATCCATCTTACTCTCCTTAATCGATTCATTCTTATCTTCTTCAAACAATACCTACCAAAGTTTTTTAAGATTTTGTAATAATTAATTACTTGTTCATATGTGCGATATTTACCAAATATGAACCAAACTTTAGTTCCATCTTTATATTCTCTAGCGGGTAAACCACCAAAGCGATGAAGTTTATCATTTACATACCATTCTTTATCACCATCTGCATATTCTATAGCAGGTAGATCATTATCACGATGTAGTTTTCCATTTACACACCATTCCTTATTTCCACCCGCATATTCAACTGCAGGTAAATCGTTTCCGCGATGTTGTTTTCCATTGACATACCAATATTTACTCCCATTTGCATATTCAACTGCAGGTAAGTCATTATCGCGATGCGATTTGCCATTTATATACCAGCATTTAGTTCCATCTGAATATTCTCTCGCAGGTAAACCATTATCGCGATGTAGTTTTCCATTTGCATTAAACCACATTTTATTACCTAAAGAATCAATTTCATAAGTCATATTGTTATTGATAAAAGAGAGTGTACTTTGGTTGTACTTATTAACTTACTCTTATTATAATTTAACAAAACATTATAACAATCAATTTTTCACATACTCATAAAATAACTGACCATTTTATGATAATCCTGGCCACCTGGATAACTACCTTTTACAGGCATACATAATAGTTCCCCATGAATATATCTTGTTCTCCTTAATCTTCTCATTCTGATCTTTCTAAGACAATATCTACCAAATCCTTTTAAGATTTTGTAAAAATTACATACTTCTTCATATGTATAATCTTTATCATAAATCCACCATTTTTTATCACCATCTGAAAATTCAACTGCAGGTAAACCATTATCGCGGTGTAGTTTTCCATTTACATACCATTGTTTATCCCCATTTACATTTTCAACAGCAGGAAAACCGCCAAGACGATGTAATTCTCCATTTACATACCATATATTCGTTCCATCTACATATTCTTCGGCAGGTAAATCATTATCACGGTGTTGTTTTCCATTTTTATACCATTTTTTACCCCCGCCTTTTATAATTGCAGGTAAATCATTTTCGCGATGACATTCTCCATTTACAAACCAACCTTTATCGCCATTGCCTTTTATCATTGCGGGTAAATCATTTTCCATTTACAAACCATTCTTTATTACCATTTACATTTTCTATAGCAGGTAAATAATTGTCTCTGTGTAATTTCCCATTTATGTACCATTTCTTTTCACCATTTACATATTCAGTGGCAGGTAAATCATTGCCACGATGCAGTTTTCCACTTACGTTATACCATTCTTTATTATCTGCATAATCAGTGTACATTGTCATTTTGATGCTGGTAAAGTGTTCTTGTATGTTCTTCACTTAGTTTTCTAGTTATAATTGACAAATATAACCATATCAATTTTTTTACATATTCATAAAATAACTTACCATTTGATGATAATCCTGTCCACCGGCATAACTGCCTTTCGGAGGCATACACAACAATTCTCCATGGATCCGCCTAAGTTTTCTTAATCTATTTATTCTGATCTTTCTTAGACAATATCTACCAAATCCTTTTAAGATTTGGTAATAATTACATACTTGCTCATATGTATATTCAATTGCTGGTAAATAATTGTCACGATGCTTCTTTCCATTTACATACCATCTCTTATCTCCATTTGCTAATTCGATGGCTGGTAAATCATTGCTACGATGTAGTTCTCTATTTATCCAATATTCTTTGTCTCCATTGGCTTTTATTAACGCAGGTAAATCATTATCACGGTGTAACATTCCATTTATCCACCATTCTTTATAACCATTTGCTCTTACAACTGCAGGCAAGTCTCCGTCACGATGTAATTCGCCATTTAAATACCAACTCTTATTTCCACCCAGATCGATTTTATAAGTCATCTTATTGAGGATTTAAATTATAATTTAATATGTATTATAATTTATTAAATAGAATAATATAACATATCAATTTTTTATATATAAAATAATTATAATAATCATTTTCATTTTTTCACGATCACCTTATTCTATTGTATATTCAAACAATATATAACAAATTCTTTTATTAGATTAAGGATTCTGCCGATTGTTATTAGCATCATCTGGGAGTGTTAATGGAACCAGGTCAGGTTCCTTGCCTAAGCATATCTTTATACAAATTGAAATACATGCAAATATAAATATCACGATATCAAGCCAACCAGTAATTCTACAATTATAAAAACTTGTTTCAGAACAAGTTCCATAAAAACATCCAATTATCATTGTAAATAATGTTAAAATACCAGATAATAATTTCCAATTTCCAAAATGTTTTGGAACATATTTCCCGATAGGAGTAACCTTTCCAATACGAGTCCAGCGAGTTAAATCTATTTTCGAACTAGTTTTATACTTTTCCCATTCATCATTTGTAAGATATGTACTCATTTTACTATCAGTCTGTATAATTCCATAATATATTGAATCTGTATCCATATCATCTAATTGAGGTTCTTTTTGATTTTCTATATCTACAAATTTTGTAACATAATTAAATCCTTCATATAAATAAATATTTTTTAATTCAGTATTTTTAAAATTACTCTTATTAATATTATCCAATGCAATCATAAAAGAACATTCATTATTTCCAATTGGTCCGAGATGCTCATAAAATCGTTGATCAACCTCCATTATTAGTCGTCGGAGTCTATGCGGCGTTACATTTTTAGGATCAAGATCAGGCAAGCCTAATTTTTCAGCTAGTTGGTAAAATCGATCTATTCCTGTTTTATCATTTCTAGGTATTTCTAAAATAAAGAATCTCGCATTAATATTAAACTTTTTTGATACATCAATTACTAAATTATTAAATGCTATAAGATTATTATATGAATCTTCTGATAGATTTGCAAATTTGCGCTCTAAATGAATTATTGACATAAATTTCCAATATAGAGTAATTATTTTATATTTTATAATTTTAAAATTATTAATACAAAATTGTTCCCACGAATTTTTTCTTATATGAAACAATATTTTTTCTTCTGGATCTTCTTGTATAACTTGCATATAGTGGTTATCAGGTTTCCACATGGATGATTATTATAATTATAATAATCATTTTATTAGATCAATATTTAGATATCTGGATCCTCCTCAGAAATATCCTCATCATCTGTACTTGAATCATCCTCATCTTCTTCATCATCACTATCACTTACTACTTTACTTTTATTGCCATTTGCTCTTGCATCAGCCTCAGTGCGAATCTCCTCATCTTCAGCTTCCTTAGGGACATGAGTCTTTTTACCTTTTGTTGCTTTCGGTTTAGTTAAACCACGAGAGGCCTTCTTTGTTTTCTTTTCTTCCTCTTCAGACTCTTCTTCTTCACTGCTACTCTCATCTGAACTAGTCTCTGGTTTCTTCTTACCACCTTTCTGACTCTTAGATGTTGGCTTTCTAGGTTTCTTAGTATCTTCCTCAACTGATGCAACCTCTTTTGTCTGCTTGAGAGGAGCCTTCTTTACAAGCACTTTCTGCTGCTTGATTGCCTCAAGTTCCTCAGGGGTACCAGTCTTTCTGAAAACATAATAACGATTAAGGCGAGTAATTTCATAACTTAGGCGGTCAATTTCATTTTCAAGATTGTAGAACTTACGAACTTTCAATAAATATGTTGGATCTGAGCTTTCCCATGGAGCAACCTTCTTGAAAAACTCATGATTTGTTTTATATACACTCGAGAATAATCCAGTATCAACTACTTCAAGACCACATCTCTTAGCAAATTCTCTCACAAGAAATCGTTTATCTACAAGATACTCTGTTTCTACAGTTCCTTCATGCATAAAACTAGCATTATACATATCAATGGCACATCCAAGCCCATAACCATTCTTTACTGCACTCTTTTGTTCTGCATCTGTTAATTCAAATCTCTTAGTAATCTCATGTAAAATTTTCCTTGAACCATCCTCATCAGTATAATTAAGAATATGTTTCCCTTCTTTCCCTAAAGCATCAATAATAAGATCAGCATCAAAACAAGTTGCCAAGAACCATCCTCCGGGTCTAAGTGTCTGATTAATATTATCACAAAAGTTTCCAAATGCTACTTCATTCTTAAGCATATAATGTAATGCGAACTGGCAATTAATAGCATCAAATTGGGTTGCTGGCTGTTTGTCAGTTCCTTCGAAAAATTTAGTGATACCTGCCATACTCTCTGGGGTCATTGTACCTAATGCTGCCTTCTGTGCCTTGGCATTAAAGGGGGCAGTTGCACTTGCCTGTAAGAAATACATCGGTGGTACATTCTCGCGCGTTCTGCGCATTTGCTTATATGTATTAATACAACCTCTTACAACTGAATTAATATTTTCATAATCAGGATCAATACCAACAGCCATAGTTACACGCGAATAGAATAGCTTAGGTAAATCTCCTCCTCTTCCACATCCAATATCTAACACAATCATGCGGTGAGGAGTATTGTATCTGGGATTTAAATACGGATACATGATAATACTTTTCACAAAGTTATGGAAATTACGCATTTGCTCCATTAGTTTACTCTGTTTGGCATAATAACTTGTCTCTTTTGCTAACTCAATCGCCATGTCTGGGGTAATATGTCCCTTTAGCACTGTCATATGTTTGTCAAAACTCTTGCGATTTGCAAGGATGGCGACATCAGAAAACTTAAATGGTGTTTGAATACTATTCCATACATTTCTTGCGATCATCTCATTATTACCATAACGGCTCTTATATCTCATAACTGATTCTGTTTTATCCCAGCGAGTTCTCATGATAGTCCATCGCTGATTGGGTTTTAGTTTAGGATCATTATTATAATATGCTTCTACTACTGTGCCATCGATAACTGGGTTTCCCTCAATATCGTAAACATCTCCATTTTGTACATAGAGGTAAGCCTCATAAAGCTTCTTTTCAGGGATGAATAAAACTGGCATTTCTTCTCCACTGCGTTGTTTATTACCAACATAAAGGTATGCAATTCTGTAAGGTTTTCCCTTAAGTTCACTATCATCACAATTATTAAACAACTCTGCAATCTTGTTTGTACTTTCATTTCTAACATATTTCAGAAAGAAATCAATTGAATTTTTCTTAATATCTTTTAATTTTAATTCACTCAGTGTTGTTTCAGCTCTCTTATTTGTATATTTATGTTGCAGTGGTGTCAGAATAAGGCCATCAAGGACATATGGCACTAGTCCACTATCATATAATGTAAGAATGATATTCATGTAACAAAAGATTTCGCTATCATGCACTCCATACAACATAAGACAGAGCTTCTTCTGAAATAATACACCTTTCTTTGGAATATTCTTCATATTGGCAGTAATGATGCGATAGTTTTCTGTTGCATAATTTGTATAATATTCAACTAATTTACTAAGTTCCATATCACCCTTGTATTCAAATGATTTCTTATTAAGAATACATCCAGCTGGTAATATAATTTTCACAATTTCATCAATTAATGCCATTCTTTCTCTCAAGCTAGGATTATCTCGTACATCCTTACCCTTATAAAATAGTGTATCGAATGCTAAGAACATGCGAGAATCTAACATAAACTCCCCATCCAAAATTGTACCATTCCATTCTGAATCAACATCAATTCCAGCATCTCTTACATGGAGATTATTACTAATCAAGTAAATATGATTGTTATCTACTATTGCAATATAGCGCTCACCCTCTGCCTTATCAAGAACACCATACTTATTTGCAATAACATCTGTTGCATGATATAATTGCATTGAGATAGAATTACGTACTTCGAGAGATGGACGCATGTTATTTGAAAGTTTGCGATACGCCGCCAAGACCTTATCTTGAGCTTCTCTGGTCATATTTATATCTGTATTATCAATTACTTGGAATATTTCCATTGCTGTTTTAATAAAATGATCCAATGTTTTGGGATTGTTTTTACCAGCACTATGACGCATCAACTCAAGTTCCGCTTCATAATTCTCATTAGCATTTTCCATGGCAGAAATGTAGATCCCTTGTTTAACTGCAGTGAGATCAAATCCCTCCCGCAGACCATTGCTATCGCTTATTTCTAAAGATAATCTCTGCTTGTAGCGAAAGAGGATACTTTTACTAGCAGTATAATCTAACTTTTCAGAAATCTTTTTAGCATCTTGTCTGGATACCATAATTTCATTTGATGCTCTGATTCTTCCGGCATAACTGGTAAGATCAATTTTGTTAATTCTGCTCTTTTGCATAAAAGTAATATTATCCTCATCCTCTGCATGATTATCAGCAAATCTTCTTAGGAGAACACGTGCCGCCACATAATTCTTTTGTGTATATACCATATTTAGTAGACGATTGATTGTATCAATACCTGTAATCGATAAACGATACTCACTTCCATTATATTCAAGGATAAGATCAAATATGGTATGACGTTTTAATTCTAATTCCTGCTTTGCAGATATTTTACCCATATAAGCGACAAGTTTTCGATAAATGCCATATCCAATACCTACTGTTTTTCCAGAACTTGCAAGATATTCATATAGCGATAACTCAAGCTCTTGGTCCTTAACCAGACTATTGAATAAGGGCTCAATTTGTTTCTGCATTTCCATTCTTCTTAATAAACAATGAGAAAGCCATGCTTTTAGAACCATATGCGTTCAGTTTTTTGAACTTACTATATTTTCTAAATATTAGCATTAAAAGCCGCATTATATGTAAAAATAGCTAAAACTTATAATAAATGCATTATAAGTCAATTTATCGGTAATAATTGGAAATTACAAATTTATTATATCATATGCCTTATAATGAGCAATAATTCATCATCTAAATCTGATATACAGGAAATTGTAAAGTTCGATAGAAAATTTACTAGTGATATTAATTCACCAATTGATTACAGTAAATTAGAGGCCACTAAAGCTACACAATTTTCATCAGATCTTCCGAATCAAGTGTATAAACTTATAGAAATTATTGAAAAAATTAATCCAGACTTTACAAACAAATCCAAGAAATTAAATATATTGGATTGTACAGGCCATGTCGGATCATTTTCGCTTTGTTGGACAGCACTTTTTAGGAAACATAAAATAACTGCTGTCGAAATAGATGAATTTACTTTCACGCGTTTAAAAAATAATACCAAGAAACTTGGTTTAGATGAACAAGTAAATGTTGTTAATGCAGATGTTACTAATTTTATTAATAATGCAGATCAGTATGATTTTGTTTATATCGACCCACCCTGGGGCGGGCCTAATTACAAATTTAAGAAAGGTCTCATGTTATATCTCGGGGATAAATCAATTGTAGAATTTGTACTTGATATTTTCAATAAAAAAATAACAAAATATGTATTTATTAAAGTTCCTATTAATTTTGATTTTCAATCACTTCCATTCAGTTATAGCGTTTTTACAGTTATGAGTAAATTTGCAACGAAAGTTTTTCCAGATTATTTATTGATTTGTATTAAACAAACAGAGCATAATGTAAAAAATTGATAATATATTTGCATCACTATGTTATAGGTTTATATACTACCTATTACTGCGCCAGTTGTATTAACTCTTACAAGAAATTCAAAACTCTCTACAATCATGGATCTCGCTGAACTTAGACAACGTCTTTATAAAAGACATTCCAGATGGACATTCTTTAATAATTCTAATATACTTAATTCAAATATTTCAACAGAAATATTTAAAAAGAATGCATTTGCAAATGATGCATTAACTATTGCATTGAAATATTTAGAATTTAAAGATATTGCAAATCTTTTCAGAGTCTCGAAAGGCAGTATAAGAAATTTTAATAATGTAACAATATTAAAAAGTATTGTTAATCTTGAAATTCCATCAATATCATTATGTAATATATATTATTCGCATCCATCATTTAGCATATTTGGATTACTGTCTCGATACATAAATAGTTTAACATTATATGATATTAAAATGAATCGTTCGGATATTGATGAATTTGCATATTTTAATAATGGGATTGTGTTCGCGAATGGAATAGAATGTTCAACTGAATTAAATAAATTATTATCTCGTACTAGTTTTAATATTTCTAAAAGTAAATTAACAGAATCAATGATGAGGTGCACATCTATGAATCTATTTCTAAATGTAAAATCTTTGAAATTATATGCAGAACCATTTATTGCAAATATTATTATGGAATCTTTACATTCGGATATGTTATCTAATTTAGAAATTCTTAAAATTTATAAACCAATGTACCATAAAGCTCTCTGTACTTATTCTGGTCCGAAAATAAATAAAGAGAGAGTTTATCAAGAGTATATCGATGGCGATCGATATCGCGATGATGTTCCTATTTATCAGTATTATTCTTATTATCATTTCGAACCAAATGATAAAATTTATTATGAGCGTGCATTTGAATTATATAATTCTATTAGTAAATGTCATAATTTACATACATTACTTATTCAACATAGAAAAGATAAATGTAATAACAATAATCCTAATCATCCTGCTGAATATGTGATTAATTTTGATTATTCTGTAAATATATCTAGTTTATGTCTGAATAATGTGTATTTTTCAAAACCTAAATTAAATTCATTTCTACTCAGCGAAAATTGTAAACTTGTGGATTTATCATTAATATCATCAAATGCTGTTTCAGATATATCTCAATATATTGGAAATGCAGATTATCATAATTCATTTGATGATGAGCATATTTTGCCATTAACTAATCACATTGCTCGCTGGAATTTGAGAATATCTCCAGGATTATTAGAATTGAACATTAAAACATTGCAGAATATAACTCATCTTACATTTTCTATTTTATCTGATTTTCAGTTATCTCATTTAGAATCATTCATAAATTTAGAACATCTTACTATTAAAATTATTCCAGAAAATTATGATAGGTTTTATTTTGAAGATTTAAATGCCTCTAAAATAACTAGGTATGCAGGAATTTTAGCAGAAAAAGTGCCACATATAAAAAAACTATCAATCATTGGATGGCAAGATATATATGATTTTGGACTCTTATACATACCTCTCCAGCCTTTCGCAGCATTAACAAATCTTTCAGAATTATATATCGATCGTGCAAATGTGTCTCCATCAGATGCGGATGTGCTAATGAGGAAAAACATTAATATATATTTATTTTAAAATAAATATATTAAAATCTAGAATTTTTATGCAATCGATTCTAAATAATCGCATACGGCAAATCTAGCCTTGGCACCAACATTGGTAACTCTCTTTTCAGCAATATCTTTAAACATTTCAATATTCTTTTTAACTAATTCAGAATTACTATTTTTCTTATAACGATCCTTAACTAAGATTGCCATTCTGACTGCAGTTTCGATACGAATATCCACTTTCTCTGTACCTTTGCAACATACAGCCAATAGTTTTCCTAATGACATATCGAAAACATCCTCTCGCAAAACACCATTTGCTGAAAGTGCTCCAATGAATTGTACTAAACCGATTTTGAATGCTTTAGAGTGCCCATCTGCATCAGAATCAACTCCGACAATTGCTAAATCTTTATGCTCAACAAGTTCTTTCTCAATTTCTGCCAGAAACTCATATTGACATTGATCTAGTAATTGAACTACTAGTTTTTTCTCACCCACTTGGATGGTTAGTAAACCTTTTAGTAGATTTGCATAAGCTTGACTCATGCGCGCATCCTGTTTGCTCGTGGCAAATTTGAAAATATATTCAGATACTGTTTCTAAATCTTGTGTTGTAATAATTTTTAACTTTGCGATTGTATCGATAGTTCGGGATACATTATCAGTAGTCATTTTATTTAATAGCTCGAGAACTATCGTTCTAACTTCGGGTGGCTTATTTGTGGCACGATTTTGATTCATCTGATATGTTAATGGTTTACGAGCATTATTCCCTGTCTGTAACCCCTTCATAAAAATAGGGAATTCGAGAGGTACCTCTTTGTATAGCTCTTTATAGCTATCGAACACATTGAGAGGGATGATGATTGGAGGCATATTGTTGTTAATAATTCACTCTCTTTTGACGAATATACATTCAAATCAATTTTTAGGTTTAGACCATGAGAATAAAATCTTAAATTTTGTATCAAAAACACATAATTTTGACATATTTAAAGGTATTATAGTTAATTCTTAATAAAATGGTTATTTGAAAATTTTAATATAAATGAAAAGTAATAGGCCTGAATGTGGACTAGTATGTTTAAAAGTAGTACAACACCTGTAGTAGTTAAAACAAGTACATCTCCTATACAACTTAAGACAAATATTTCCTTACCAGTTACACTTAAAACAATCATGACATCACCATCAGCAACTGCCATGAAACAGTCATCTGAAACTAATACAAGTATGTCATCATCTACTACAACAAATGGCCTAAGCGCCGATCCATTATACTGTTGTACAGGTATAACAACTGGTTGTAGCACTTATTCTCCACAATCATCATCTTGTACTGCCTTTAAAAGTAGCTTGAATCCATCCACATCAGATGGAGCCGTATCATTGCGATTATTTGATGATCAGATTTTGCGATGCTGTTCTGGATTAGATACAAATACATCTTTGTGTAAAGATTATTCGCCAAGCAGTAAAAAGTGTTCAATGTATGTGCAATCACAGTCCTCTCAAATGCAGGAAGGAATTAAAAACATTCTTACTTTAACATCAAAAGGTACTACTAAATTAGTGGAAGGATTCCAAGATGATGTTGACACTGACAATAGTTCTCGTTTCAATAATTATACAGTATCCTTAATTTTTATTGTAGTATTGTGTGGATTATTTTATGGAATGCGAAAGTAATTGAGATCATATATTTTTATGGATTATTCATAAAAATTGTAGTAGTTAATATTGTTAAAAGGCTTAAGAGATATGTTTAAATTCAAATAATATAACAATATGGGAATAAAGGGCTTGTATGCATTTATTAAAAAACATGCCCCAAAAGCAATCAAAATAGTATCTCAAGAGGAACTCCAAGGAAAACCTGTAGTTGTTGATGTCAGTCAAACTATTCATAAATATGTACGCGCTATTTTAGGAAGTGGTGCTAAAATAAACACAAAAAAAGGTAAATTTACAGCACACATTATGGCTATTATAAATAAGACAATATTTTATGCACGTAAAAAGATTTCCCCCAGATACATATTTGATGGACACAGTGATGAACTAAAGAAGGAAACTCTTGATGGAAGAAGTGATATTCGAGATAAAGCTACTAGTGAGGCTGCGCAGTTTATATTTGAAAAATGGATGGTTAAAGATGTTAAAAAATGTCTAGATCTAATGGGCATTCCTTGGTTTCAGGCGAGAGGAGAGGCTGATCCCGAATGTGCTAGATTTACTCGTCCATCTAAAAATAGTTCAGTGTCTCCGGCATATGCAGTTGTTAGCGATGATGGAGATATGCTCACATATGGGGCTACGCGCCTTATTAGAGAATTAGATAGCAAAAGCAATGCCGCAGTTATAATAACTTTAAAAGATGTTTTAAAAGAATTAGAACTCGATATGAATCAGTTTATTGACTTATGTATTCTTATGGGTTGTGATTACTGCCCAACATTACCAGGAATTGGTCCAGTTTCGGCATTTAAGTTAGTTAAAACTGAACCATCAATCCGCAAATGGGCAATCCGTGAAGGTAAAGGAAGAATATGGGTGCGGCGATTTTTAGAAACTCGTAAACTATTTAAGCGCGAAGAATTAGAAACTGCTACTACTCCATCGGTTTGGAAGCGTCCTAATTTCGAAGGATTAAAAAAGTATTTAATTAAACAAGGATTCACTACACCTGGTGATAAGGTCGGTGTATTGCGCACATATTATTTAGATTGGAAAAACAAAAATAAAAAAACTGTAAATAATAAAAGATCACATCATTAATTTAATATCCAAATATTATTTATATATAATATTTATTATCTATTTAGAATTGGTGGCTAATGCTACTAATGGTATCAATACCTTGAGCAGCTGCTCCTCGAATTTGTTTAATAACTGCATGATGCTTTCCAGTTGCAACTAATGCAATAATTGCAACAACTGCAATAATGCATACTGTTCGTCCAACACAAGATCCACTAGATTTTTGTTCACTTTGCTGAACATCATCTCCCTCTTGTACCTGGCCACACGATTGCTGCATCGGTGCATCAAACTCATCATCATCTCCCCCATAAATCTCAGATGCAAATGATTGACCAGCACCAGTAATTTTATTAGAAATACTCTGTCCCGCGTGCAAAGCAGTTCGCGCAGTATAATATCCTCCGTCAACGAGACCATCTGTCACGTATTCTCCGGCATCAAGGCCAGCTCCAATTACGGCTCCTCCATCTTTGGCAAGACCACCTAATGCACTTTTGCCTCCGCGATATAAGCCACCTGCAACAGTAGATCCGCCACTTACAACACTTTCTGCTGCCATTTTACTGCCACTAAATAATCCCCCAACAGCAGTTTTGCTGCCATCAAATACCCCTCCAACTGCTGTTTTTCCACCGTTAACTAGACCAGTAATAAAGTTCATCTTATACATAGCTGTGATTAAATTTAGGCCATGGATGTCCGGACTATAACCGCGAAAAAATTGATATAAAATGATAAACAAACTATAATTTAGTCTAAATAATAACAACAAATACTTAGAACAAATCATGGCAAATCTTGAAAAACCATCATATTATACTCTTTTGGGAGTTGAAAATGATGCATCAACTAAACAAATCAAGACAGCATTTCGGAAAATGAGTCTACAACACCATCCTGATCGTGGTGGAAATATTGAAACTTTTAAGAATATTAATGAGGCACATGAAGTTTTAACAAATGATCAAAGTCGTAAATTATATGACATGCATGGAAAAAATTGGAGGGAATTATCTAAGGCAACTCAGAAAACTTATAGACGAGAGGATTTAGTTATTATTGAAATGCATGTGGATCCTATTAGTATCTTAAAGGATCAAAATGTAACTGAAAAAAGTAAGCGTATTGTACTATGCCGTCCTTGTAAGGGATCAGGATATCCTGGTGCAAAAACAGTCAAATGTACAACTTGCAATGGCGAAGGTATAGTTAATCAACTTATTAATGGTATGATGATGGTAAGAAATACCTGCCCTCGCTGTCAAGGAAAAAAACAGATGATTGAATCATCAGGAGTACCTGCATGTAAAGCATGTAATGCACAGGGACGATGTTTAGAGGAATTTAAACATACATTTACTATTTTTGCAGGAACTCCTGACAATCACCAATATATATTTGAAAATGTTGGCAATGAAATTGAACCAGATGAACGTTCTCCAATTATTGTGATTATTCATCATAAAAAAACTCAAAATGGTATTACTATCATGGCAAATGGAGATATTCATCAAACTATTAAAATTCGCCTAGATCATGCACTACATTTAAATCCTCTACATGTCAAGTCATATCTTACCGATTCTAAATTGAATATGAATATTGAACTATATGCAACCGATCATGAATTAGCAGCTACTGCAGCTAATAAAGTATGGGAAACTAAACCAATTAACAATAATGAGGTTATCAAAATTACTGGATATGGTGTTAGAAAATGTCATGATTTTGAAACACAATCGCATATAATCCCTGAAATTGATCCAACTAGCGGAGATTGGATACTTACATTTGAAATTATCTTGCCATCAGCACTCGGATCGTATAAATCTGCTATTAAACAAGAGAAAGGAATTGCAATTGTACTAGAAAATGCTTATAGCGATAATAAAGAATTAAATATGCCGATTGCTAATGGGAATGGACATAAACGCATTGAGTGGGCAACTGTACGCAATACAGTAAATACACCTCAACATGGAGTTAATAATGGGGCTAATGGACATCAATTCAATGCACATGCAGGTTCTAATGGTCAGCCTGAATGTCGTCAAATGTAATTTAATATATTAATTTTGTTTTAATATATAAGAAAACCAATAACATAATAAGATAACACAAATATTGTATACTTATGCATTCTTGACCAGATAGTTTTTCAGTATTATCAATAGCTAACATTAGAATTGTAATAAAAAATGCACCTAATAATATTTTAATAAAAAGTGCGGCAATCTGCATGTTACAAATCATTTAGGAATAAGGTGCTTTTAATATACAATAGTTAAAAAATCTAGGAACTATAACAACAAAGAATGCCTCGAGCTAGAAAAAGAGGTTCAGATATGGGTTCTAAAAAATGTACTCTGACTGGCCTTGGAAAAGATGATGGAATTACAAAAACTCTTATTTTACATAAGACTAAGCGCCATGTACATCAATTAGCCTCAGAGGCATTGGGTAGTATGTTATCTGCTCGCTGTACGGATGGTGGTGTTAAATTACACAATGAAACAGTACTAATTAAGTGCGGGGCTCCTCTTGGAGCAAAACAGATTTGTAATTGTTGGATTGGTCTTGCAAATATTAAACTTGCAATTGGGAAGAATAAAGAAATTGATGATTTATTTCAAAAATTATGGTTTTGTGCAAAGGAAAAAGCTGGTAAAGTAGCATATTGCCCTAAAACAACCTGCATTGCCAATAAAGGTTTTGTTCTAGATGATTCCTCTGTAAAGATTGTTATATGCCCATCATGTTCTCAGCACTGGTGTCAAACATGTAAGGAGGATCATGTTGGAGAATGTAATATTAAAGGGGATGCATTAAAAGATATCCAGCGATGTCCAGATTGTTCAACTGCATGGTTCAAAGATATTGGTTGTGATCATATGCAATGTAGTTGTGGTTGCTATTTTTGTTATTGTTGCGGTGCAAGGATTACAAGTAAATATAATTTTCATGTGCGATATAGTCCTGACCACGGAACATATATTTGTCCTCAGCGTCATACCAATAAACAATTTGCACCTATTATAGTTCAAAGTCCATTAGAACTTGCAACTGGATATACTGATTATGCCGAAGAGACTAATATTGAAACTATTGGAGAAATTTTAATTGCAAATCCAAATGAAAATATAGGAGAATATATTATGCGAAATAGTATTTATGTAGATAAATAAATTTTTATATTTATAGAATTATTAAATTCTATAAAATGTTATTTTGCATAATAACCGATGCCGCGCTTTAATTCAGGAGAAAAAATTGGTAAATCGTCACACATACTATCTTCTCCTATTTCATCTTCTTTATCATTATTATCACATATACCATTTCCTTCTTCTTTAACATCACAGTATGCTTTTTTAATAATTCTCTTAATTATGTAATTATATAAATCTATTTTATATTTCCTGGAAATATGGATTAAATGCTTTCTTGTTCTGTAAACTGATGTCATTATTATAATTATCTTATCTTGTTATAAGATTTTTAAACTAAAGCCATTTCATATATTGTAATCAATTTTTATTATTTAATCATCATCTAAATCGATACAATCGGTAATCATATCTAATATCCATTCAGCAGAACTACTTGGGCTTTCATTATCTACGTAATGATGTGCTAAATATCTAGCTCTTGCCATCGGCGATCTTACTTCAATTAATGTTGTTGGAGTTGTTTGTGATTCAATATAAGGCATATCTCCTAGAATAGCAACATATCTGCCATTAGGATTTGCAGAATATGCCTTATGTAAATTTTCACTTACATTCTTGCCATCAATAATAGTATATTTTAATTTATCATGTAATGACCATGCTATAGTAGTATTGGCATGTTTTTGATTGCCAAGTAGTACAATTACTTGCATATCAGGTTCTTGATTATTAATTTCATTATTAGCAGATTGAGAATTGTTAGATTTAATTACTGTTTCAATATATTCATCATGAGTATAAATACCAGCACTTTCACCATTATCATATAAATGTAAAATATCTCTAACTTTTTCTAACATTTTCTCAATAGTCTCATTGTTATCAATATCATGATCAACATCTAATTCATCAATAAACCGTTCAGAGTCATGATCCATCTTAACAGTGCCAGCACGATTGATGCGAATACTAACACCATTTCTTTCCTTTGAGAAAGCTGTTTCATTGGGAAATCTTCCATCAGCAATGCACATTTTCTCATTTGGTAATAATCTTTGATAATCCATATTGATACTCTTAATCCAGAAATTTTCACCAATATGATTGGAAATTTCCTTACCAGGATTTAACTTTTGCAGTTCATTCATTACAAGTTTTGGAAACTGATTTCTCATAAGTTCAGTTCCAATTAATTGAAATGCCATGCGCGGAGTAATGCCCCAATATGGATCTTCACTCATCTTACTCTCTCCATTTAATTGATCATCATTAAATCCAAAGAATTCCTTTGATCCTTTTTTAAGAGGTCCTGCGAAATGCGCAACCTTATACCCCCAAACATCTCTAAGATAATTTGCACATGTATCCTTACCACTTCGAGCTCGCCCAACCATTACAACTAGGCGCTGCCCATGAGATGTAGTAGGAGTAATAGGAGTATTAGGAGTATTAATATATGATGATTGATTACTCATCATTGATAGTGATTCATTTTCATTAATAATTGAGGTCATTCTTAATTCACTTACTTATGTAATATTTATAAGATATTTATAAGAGTTTACTATTCGTGATCAATTTTTTATAATAATTAAATTATTATAATAATTAGAATAAGTTTATTATTTATGACTTTTTAATTTTTTAACATCTTTTACAGATGTTTCTTCTTTTACATAATCATGCCAATATCTTGTAAATAGAGCCAATAATTGTAAATAGGCATTACCTCCTCTAGATAATTCTGCTTCTGCTGTAGATATTCTCAATAACATTTCACTATATGGTTTATCTGTTGCTAATACAGATTCTGATAAACTCTGCATGAAAACATGTACTGGTAATGCATCATACTCAATAGTTTTTGCTAAACGATGTGCACTAAGGATTCCATCAATCGAATTAATCATTTTTTTGGCTAGTTCTGGTTTCATTCCCCCGACCATATTAAGTACAGAATCGCATGTAACTTTTGTACCTGATTCTTTTAAAGCTACTGTATTTTGCAGCGTTGTTATTCCTACACGCATATCTCCATCTGCAAGTTCAACGATAGTATCTAATACATCTGATGTTAATTCGATAAGTTCATTTTTTGCAATTTTTTGCAATCTTCTAGCCATTTCTGTATGATAAATTGGTTTAAATTGTATAGCTGGACATCTTGAAAGGATTGGCTCCGAAATATTATTTGTATAATTACATATTAATATAAATCTAGTTGTCAAACTATAATCTTCCATAATTTTGCGTAAAGCCGATTGTGCATCAAGAGTCATTGTATCTGCTTCATCTAAAACGATGATACGAAATGGCGGACAAGGATGGTTTGGATCGGCTGCACCAATTGCTGCAGCTGCCTTTATTTTAATGATGCCGCGCACAACATTAATTCCGCGCTTATCTGATGCATTTAATTCAACAACTCTTTCAGATAGTTTAGAACCAAACATTTCGCGACATATTGCCATTACTGTACTAGTTTTCCCAGTTCCAGGAGGACCATAGAATAGTAAATGTGGCATATTTGGAGAATTTTTAAGTTCATTTATGCGTTGACGAGTATCATCTGGCATAATAACTTTATGTAGAGATAGAGGTCTATATTTCTCAACCCATGCACATGACATTTTTCTTGATTTATTTGTTATTAACCATAATTAGCTACTTCTTAAACGAGACTCAATTTTTTTCATCCACAAAATCTAATAATTATACCTAAATAGGTAAGGAAAGCGCATGGAATCTACAGAATCTAGTTCAAATAATAATAATAGCTCTAGATCCTCATCAGATGAGGATTTGTTAGGAAAGGGAGATTTGATAAGTGAAAGAAATCTCCTTAGTGGCAAAGATATTTTTGCAGAATTTACTGGATTTGTTAAGGAGGGCAGAAAATCGTTTGATCGAGAATATAGGACAAAATCTAACTCAGTTTCTTCGAAAAATGAAAAACATAATAAAAAACAAGATTTGCACTGTGAAACATCGCGGGCTCATCGCCAATCATCAAATGTAGGGCCTCAATCAGCTCCATCATTTAATAAAAATGCATCTGCTCCTCAGCCACGATCAGCTGTAAAAGTAGTAAAATCTTAATATGGACTTAAACTCTTGTTAATATTCATGATTATTAGTAACCATGAATCCTCAATCAACAATTAAATCACAATCTCAAAATGAAATCTTGCAAGTTGCAGACCCATCTATTGGATCGTCAATGCAAATCCCTGAGATTGGACCTTTAGCAACATCAAGTATTGAGAATAAATTTACTATTTTATATAAACTTACTGAGACTGAAAGGCGCATTAAGCGTATTATTGATCCGGCAGCTGGAAAGAAAGTACAACATAAATTTTGGGGGACACAACCAGTTCCTGGATTTGAAGAATTTGTTACAGAGCATGGAAAAATTAAGGCTATTTCTCCTACTGAAAGATTATCGTTCAAAAACACTAATGGTGTATCTAATTACCATTGGGATGATTTTACAGTCGCTGAATTTGGAGAAATTTATTATACTGATACTGAGAGATATACATGCCATAGTCCTGATAAAACTATTGCAGTATGGCTTGCGGAACATGACACGATTAAGGTCGGCATTCGCCGCACTTCCTCGAATAAATTAGTAGGTACAATCATTGGACGAGTAATTACTGCAATTATTGAGGGTGCTGAGAAAACTATGCTAGAGGTTGGGTGGTTTTATGTTGCAGAATTATATCGCAAACGTGAGATGGGAGTATATTTAATTAATGAGTTACGGAGAATTGCTATTGATCGAGGAATTGATGTTGGTATTTTCTCTGCTAATTATATTGTGCCAACCCCAACTGGCAGCTGGTCAACATGCATTAGAGAACTTCGCCCAGAACTTCTAACTGCTTTAATTCCTGTAAACCCAAAAGAGAGTATTTCTGAAAAAACCAGAACAATGGAACTCCGCGAGGAGTTTCGTGCAACTGGATTAAGACGAGCCACTATTGAGGATGCATCAAATATTAGAGAATTTCTTGAATCAATTGCGACATTTGATGTATGGAGAACCTGGACAGATGCACAAATTAGATTATTGTGTATTGATGCAACTTGTTGGATTGTTGAACATGAGGGAGTAATTACTGACTTTGTTGCATGGGTTGATCAAGAATGGCATCCTCGCGAACCTTGGAATGCAAATATGCCAATTGTTAAAGTGGCACAGATTATTCTACAAGCATTTGGTTGTGATTCACAAATTGCAATTACATGCATTATTACAGATCTTATGATCCATGCTAAAAATGCAGGTTATCATATTTTCCAAACAGAAAAGATTGGAGACTCTGAATTGTATACAAGTAATCTCCGCTTTGTTGAATGGGGGTATCCTCGATACCTTAATACCTATAATTACCGCATTCCTAGTCTCGGCCCTAAGCAAATTGGATTTCCTGTAGCCTGGAATGTATAAATAATTATAACTATATATTATTATTTTAATAATATTATAAAAATTGATATGTTAAATACATTAATAATAGAACATAAACTCAGCTTAACTTGAAATACATACGATTGTAATTGGTGGATATAAAAGATGGTATGTAAATGGGAAACATCATCGCGAAAATGATCTACCTGCTATTATCTGTGTCAATGGATCTAAGGAATGGTATGTAAATGGAAAATTACATCGTTTAGGAGGATTACGTGCAATTGAATATACAAGTGGACAAAAATATTGGTACATCTATTGTAAATATCATACATATGAACAGATATGTAATTATTACAAAATCTTAAAAGGATTTGGTAGATATTATCTCAGGAAGATAAGAATGAAAAGACTTAAGAGAGTAAAATTAATCCATGGAGAACTGTTATGTATGCCAGTAAAAGGAAGTTATCCAGGCGGCCAGGATTATCATAAGATGGTAAGTTATTTTATGAGTATGTAAAAAATTGATTGTTATATTGTTTGGTTGTTCTAATATAAAATTAAGTTAATAGAATACAGTAAGTATATCTTATCAAATTCAATTCAAAAATGACAGTGGAAATTGATAAATATGGTAATAAAACATGGTATAATACAAGTGGAGAATTACATCGCGATAATGATTTACCTGCTGTTGAAAATGCAAATGGTAGTAAATCGTGGTATGTAAATGGTGAACTGCATCGTCTCGGTGGTTTACCAGCAGTTGAATATGCTAATGGTGATAAAGAATGGCATATTTATGGCAAAAAATATACATATGAGAAAGTATGTAATTATTACAAAATCTTAAAAGGATTTGGTAGATATTGTCTGAAAAAGATAAGAATGAATCGATTAAGGAGACTTAGATGGATTCATGGAGAACTATTATGTATGCCAATAAAAGGAAATTATCCCGGTGGATTGGATTATCATCAGATGGTAAGTTATTTTATGAATTTGTGAAAAAATTGATTGTTATATTAATTGAATATGATAGTAAGTTAATAGTATACAATTTGAATTCTAAACAAGATGACTTATATAAATGACATGGATGGTGGCAAAATGTGGTATAATGCAAATGGAGTTTTACATCGCGACAATGATTTACCCGCTGTTGAAAGAATAGATGGAAGTAAATATTGGTATACAAATGGAAAGTTATATCGCGACAATAATTTACATGTGATTGAAAAAGCAAATGGTGGTAAAGAATGGTGTATAAATAATATTTACCATCGCGATAATGATTTACCAGCCATAATAACTGCAGAGGGGGATAAATATTGGTTTGTAAATGGAAAACTACATCGCCTTGGTGGATTACCAGCAATTGAATATGCTAATGGAATTAATCAGTGGTATATGTATGATATAAATTATGCATATGAACAAGTAATTAATTATTACAAAATCTTAACAAGATTTAGTAGATCTTGTCTTAGAAAGATTAGAATGCGAAGATTAAGACACCTAAGGTGGATTCATGGGGAACTATTATGTATGCCAGTAAAAGGAAACTTTCCAGGTGGACAAGATTATCATAAAATGGTAGGTTATTTTATGAGTATGTAAAATAAAAAATTGAAATGTGAAATACTTGGTTATTAATATTATATTATATTTATGATTACAGCACAATTACAAAACAAATACGAGATGTTTGCTAGAATGAATTTCCAAGATGACTTGCAATGGTTTAATGCAAGTGGCCATTTGCACCGCGATGGCGGTTTGCCTGCCGTTGAGTGTATATCTGGTGATAAATATTGGTACGAATATGGATTGTTACATCGTGACAATGGTTTACCGGCCATAGTACTTATGGACGGAAGTAAATATTGGTATCTTAATGGAAAGTTACATCGCGGTTGCGGCCTACCTGCATTAGAGCATGCAAATGGAGATAAACAATGGTATATATTTGGATTGCCACGCCGTAATCGTGGATTGCCTGCAGTAGAATATGCAAATGGCACTAAACAGTGGTATCAAAATGGTAAATTGCATAGAGATATATTACCGGCAGTTGAATATGCCAATGGAGATAAAGTTTGGTACACGAAAGGATTGAAACATAGTATTGGTGATTCGCCTGCAATAATAAATGCCGATGGCAGTAAATATTGGTATTATCATAATAAGTTACATCGCAGGAATGATCTACCAGCAATTATATATGCAAATGGAAATAAACAATGGTATGTAAATGGGAAATTGCATCGTAATAATGGATTACCTGCTATTGAAAATGTAAATGGTAGTAAATCCTGGTATAAAAATGGAAGGTTGCACCGAGATAACGATTTACCTGCTTTAGAATGTGCAAACGGTAATAAATACTGGTATTTGAATGGACAATTGTATCGTATTGACATTTTACCTACAATTGAATATAGAGATGGAAAGTAAAATGCATTCATGGGAAAAATTGTTTATTATATTCTTTGATTGTTTTAATATAAGATTAAGTTAATAGAATACAATAAGTACATCTTATAAAAACAAAAATGACAATGCAAATTGATGAATATGGAAATAAAGAGTGGTATAATGCGAGTGGAGAATTACATCGCGATAATGATTTACCTGCCATTGAATATAAAAGTGGCGATAAAGAATGGTATGTAAATGGAAAGTATCATCGCGATAATGATTTGCCCGCAATTGAATATCCTGGCGGGAGTAAAGAATGGTATGTAAATGGTCTACGTCACCGCGTAAATGATTTACCTGCTATTGAATATGCAGATGGAGATAAAGAATGGTGGGTAAATGGAGAAAATCATCGTGACAATGATTTACCTGCAATTGAATATGTAATTGGTTATAAGGTATGGTATGAAAATGGTAAACGCCATCGTCTTGGTGGCTTACCTGCTATAAGAAATGTTTATAGTAGACACTGGTATATAAATGATAAAAAATATACATATGAAAAAGTATGTAATTATTACAAAATCTTTAAAAACTTTGGTAGGTATTGTCTTAGAAAGATCAGAATTAGAAAACTAAGAAGAGTAAGATGGATTCATGGAGAACTGTTATGTATGCCAGTAAAAGGTAGTTATCCAGGCGGCCAAGATTATCATAAAATGGTCAGTTATTTTATGAGTATGTAAAAAATTGATACATAATTCTTATAAGTATCCTTAATAGAGAATACGCCACTAAACCCCATTTAGCTAATACAAGAATGAACCAATCTCTACCACCGTTGCTGCAAGATAGCCAACATGAATTTGCCAATACAGTAGATATTTTGTCAATACCTCCATCAAATAAAGATCTTATTGAAAACACAGCAGAACTTATTAAAATCTCAACTACATCAGATATGTCAGGAGAAAATAGAATTAAAAATATGAATTTGCTATTATTATCTTTTTCAAAAAGAAAAGTATTAAAAAAAGCATCTTATGAAACAGTGCATGATGGTGAAGAATATTCTTATCAATTAATATCAATATGGGAAAAAATGTCAGAAAAATGTTGGCAAATGAGAAATGTATAATTAAACTTATACATTTTTAATTAGACAGAGGTATGTAAAAATTGATTGTTATATTGTTTTAATAGTAAAATAATATAATAGAATAAATACTTAAATAACAATTAAGATGTGCACAATCGACAAATATGGCACTAAATTTTGGACAAATATGAATGGAAAACTGCATCGAGATGATGATTTACCCGCCATTGAATATACAAATGGTGGTAAATCTTGGTATATAAATGGAGAACAGCGTCGCGAAAATGATTTACCTACTGCAGTATTTGGAAATGGTAACACAGTATGGCATATAAATGGGAAATTACATCGTCTTGGTGGGTTGCCTGCCATTATCCATACAAATGGAAATAAATGGTGGTATATTTATAATAAATCTTATTCATATGAACAAGTAATTAATTATTACAAAACATTAGCAAGATTTGGTAGATATTGTTTAAGAAAGATTAGAATGAGAAAACTCAGAAGATTAAGATATATTCATGGAGAACTATTATGTATGCCTGCAAAAGGTAGTTATCTTGGTGGCCAGGATTATCATAAGATGGTTAATTATTTTATGAGTATGTAAAAAATTGATTGATATATTGTACCTAATAGCATTTTTAATACTATTAAAACAAAACATTTCAATATGTCATCCATTTCACAATCAATCGATGGAGTGCACTTTCATCGATAATCGGCAATGGAGGTAAACCAACTAATTTACATAAATTAGATTATAACTCAATGGGAATTGTTTTGAATTATTTATCATTTTCAGAGATTACTATTCTATTTCGCTTATCACATAGTATGGTTACAATGGTTAAAAATATGAAGATTCTATCAGCGCAATCAAATATTATTATTCAAGAAGCATCATTATCAGATTTATTGTACCCGCATCCAGAATATGGTATTTTTACACACATAAGACAGTTTGTTAATGAAATAACTATAAATAATATTAAATCTAATAGAAAAAGTGTTGATGAGTTTACATATTTTCGCAGAGCTTTAGGAAGTATTCGAGGAGACATTAAAAGAAATTCTGATAATGGATTATCACCTAATGACTTTATAGCTGCACAATTAGCTATCAAAGAATCTATCAACTTAGCTAATTGGAATAAATCTAGATTGAATAAATTAAGTATTAAATCAGAACCATGGATCGTAAATGTTATATTAGAATCTTTAGGAGATTCAATTTTAAGAGGATTGAAATCATTAACTATTACTAATAATCGCACAGAGTGCACATGTGACGGTGATCGCGTATCACTTGCCAGTCCACTATATTATTATGCGTCTAATTTAAACATAATTCATGAAAAGGTTAAATGTATCTATCAATCAATTGAAAAATGTATTTTGCTCGAAGAATTACAGATTATACATTCTGTCGAAATTTCTCAAAATCATATACATCCTTACAAAAATTATATTATGACACAGCATAATCCAGAACATATCCTATTCTTTTCTTATCCAAAAAGTTTATTAAGATTAACATTAAAGAATACTCATCACTCAATTGACAAATTAAGAGATTTAATAATTGATCGAAATAGCATTCTAAAAGAACTCTCAATATTAGACAATTGTCGTATTCTTGAGGAGAAATATATGATTCATACAACTAGTGAAAGTTTATACAATAGCATTAATGCATGGAGTGATGATGACAATGATACAAAACTATCATATTTTGGACCTGCGGTAAATAATAGCATTGAAAAATTTACATATGTATTTGAATTTCCTCATATAAATAATCTGTCTCAATTATCTAATTTACAAAAATTAGATATTATGGTAGATTCTGAGTATAGTTTTGATTTTCATAAAATGATAGAACAAATAATAGGAATTAAGGAATTAACACTACGAAATACTAATCATGTATTCGATTTACGAGATTTTACTACATTAAAATTCTTAGAAAAATTATGTATAATTAATTGTATATTTGATGTTGCGGATTTATCAAAATTAGAAAATTTGATAAATATAATATGTACAGATTGTGTCTTTTATCTTGAAAAAGCTGATAGAAATACTTATATTGATGAAACAAATTTTGTTCATTATAAAACAATGATATTATCATCATTTTACACATCTCCTAAAATTCAACAAGTTACATTTAATAATTGTAGATTCGAGAGTAAGTTATATTCTGATGAAAAATATCATTTTAATATGCCATGTACTAAAACTTGCAAGGAGGCATTAGAATTATTAAATGATTTAATTACTGTATATTAAAATTCTATTTATTTTTAATGAAAATGTATCATTAAAATATTCTTATTTAATTTTTATATTTAAGGCCGAGAAGCAAAACCTCCACCTCCTCCTAAGAATGCAGCTGCACCAGTAGCTCTAATATTTGCACTAGCAGCTACATTTGCGGCGGCGGTAGCTGCTGCTGTAGTCGCAACAGGCGCAACCCCAATAACTGGAGGCACAAATGATGCCTGTTCAAATGAGCTCTGTCTTGCAATAGTGGCTTGTGCCTGCTGAGCTCGCTGGCTATCAATATTATTAGTATTGATACTTTCTAGAACACTAATACGATGAGTGATTTGCCCGATCTGGCCATTCATCGATGCCAAACTTACCTGCAAAGCATTATTTGTGCCATTTACAGCAGCATTGATTGCATTGCTCACTGAACCAGGAATTATTGCCAATGCCTCCTCAAGCCTAGCATTTCTTTCAGTAAGAACGGCTAAATCTCGATTAAGATCAAGAAGTGTTGTAGTTAATCCACTAATACTCGATTCCATACCATTTTGAATCTGCTGATTCGCATTTCCCTGCGAAAGTAGAGTAGAGAGGCGTCCCGAAATATCTTGCATTTGTTGGCGGAGAAGAGCAATTTCGGAGACAGTATCTGCAGGAATTTCAGATGAAACTAGTGCCGACATATCCATATTTTGAATCTGTGATAAAAGAGAACTTGTCACATCACTAGTTTCGCTTACTGTAACTGGCGCGGTAGAACTACCTGTAGAAGTAGATGTATTTACTGACGTCATATTAATCTTGGCTAATATCTATTATATATATACTTTTAAGTACTTATAGCATTATTGATAATAGTATAGAGCTTTAAATCTACTATTATAAACTATATAAACATGACATCTGAAAGTAGCTCATCATCAAAAAAAACTTATAATAGTAGCGCCATTGGACGGCATAAAAGATTTAGTTCGATTCTTGGAATGTGGGATACAATATCAAGGGGGCGCATGCGCGCGGTGTTTGGAGATACTATAAAAGATTGCCCAGATCCATATGGAGTTGATTTCTTGATAACTGATAAAAACTGTAGATATACTCAACTTGAAATACAGGTAGTGAAAAAATGGAAAGAGGGTGGCGAATACCCATATCCAAACATTACCCTATTTACACGAAAAGGAAGATATGATGATAAAACATTATTTTGTAGCATAAATCGGCAATTAACTGAATGTTATTTATTTTATCTATCTGATGAAGACAGAAAGAATCCTACTCGTTTATTTCCAGATAGTGAAGAATATGTTTATAATATCTCCTGGCCACATTGTATGAAATTATATCTCCATACAGTTACTGGTTCTATTCTAGCAAGCCTATATCCTAATAAAAATTAATATATTAACAAAATACTAATATATAAATTTCAAAAAATTGAAATGATTATTCTCTCCATATTCTATTAATGCATTTATAAGAATACCTCACACATTGCATCGCATACAAGTAAATCAACCCAATCGAGCCATTTAGATATGGCTTCTCCTCATCAAAACATCAATATTGTAAGCGAAGATAACTATCAAGCATTTATGTTTATAGTTAAATATGATGTACTTGGAAGATTAAAATCGCATAAACATCATGATGCACATATATTAGATACAGTAAATTGTCCGGCTAGTTATATTGCTATTCGAGTAAATTGGCTAAATAATGAGCTTAAATTTCTTCAAACTAATAATTGCAAGTTATCACAATTACGTCGTAATTTGACGATCCGTGTATGCGAAGAATATTTAGCAAAAATCAATCGTGATATTCGCTATTATTACAAAGCATCTCCTGCGGAAATTGATATTTATATCAACAAGTAAGCTTAAAATATTGAAATGGAATTGTTTTCGTGATTATCAGTAACTTTTATTATAATAAACATTAAGACACAATATCAAAAATGACTGACACAAATTCTACACAAATTTCCGCAGAGGGGGCATATCTCATAATTGCAAAAAATACTCATAAATTATTATTACTTGAATTTAATACAGAATATCCAAATTCAGAAAACATGTTAACTGAATGTAAAAATAAAGAAGATAAATTAGTAGTATTTTCACAATTTAGTAAATTTTGGTATGATAAAATGCCAAAGATTGCAGAAGGTATTGATATTGCACCAACTGAACAAGCATTATATCAAATATGTAAACAATATATCGATCAAATTATGATTATGGCGGCAAATGAAGATATTGACACATCTGATATTGCTGCATATATTATGGCATCTAATGAGATTAATGAACTTGAAGTAATTGATGTAAGTTCGGATGATAATAGTGATGATGATATTAAAGAAAATAATAAGAAGATCAATGTAACTAAAAAATTAACTGTGGCTGCTCGTAGAAGAATGCGCGCGAAAAGATCAAAAGCCAGATTAGCTGAAAATGCTTCTAATTAAGATAATATCGCTAGGTTAATTAGAAAGAGTTATGAATATAGCTGAAAGGATATCTTTATTATTCATATCACCTATACTTATTCTAATCCAATATTTTGCAAAGATCAGTTTGCAACTTATGGGGTGGAAAGCAGATGCACGTACATTAAGTATAATGTGCACAAATCCACGTTTTGTGGCTATTAGTTTGCATACAAGTAAATGGGATAGCATTATTGGTATTTTATTCCAATTAGCTTATAGAATTCCATCAACATATGTGATTAGGCATACTTGGATTAAAGATCCTATTACTGGTCCAATTTTATCCGAATTAGGATTTATTGCAGTCGATGAAACAAAGAATGGTCAAACTCCTGCAGTTATTGAGAAATTATCTACTTTTAGTAACTTTGTTTTTATAATAATGCCTGAGGGAGATGTCGATCTTACCCCAAGATGGAAATCTGGATATTATTACATTGCAAAAGGACTAAATGTTAATATATTACCAATTACATTAGATTTTTCAAATCATACTCTTAGTGTTACAGATATAGTAATAGTTGGAGATAGATCACTTGAGGATGTTGAAAGAGAATGTAAGGCTCGTCTTATCACTGATAGTATTCCTATGCACCCTGCATCTGCATTTCCAGCACCATGGTGTTTAACTAAAAAACATGTAAACAGTCCAATTGTAAACACAAGTATTGCAGACTGGTCATCGATGACTGCACTTACAATAATACCAGCCGCTATTGCATATGGGTTTTTATTTCCAGTATTTGCACTGTGGATGATATATTATTATTATGGCCAACCAAATTATAAGCGCAATTTATAAATTTGGTTAAACGATAGTGTTTATTGTATAAATAACAGAAATGACGTCAAATGAAATCGAAATCGAAACTGAAACTGAAACAAATGCATCGGCTGAGCCTGGTGTTGTTAGCCCAATTACATCATCAGAATTAGATACAGTGCCGAAATCTAGTTCTCCTCCAGCTATTGAACATGTTTTTACAACATCTGAGTATGATCTGAGTAAAACTATTCAATACGTTAATAATATATTTATGATAATTACAAATTACCATTTTTTCGATCTCGCAATTGCATTTAGTATCACGGCAGTAAAACTAGTTGCAAGAATTCTTGCGAATATTTTCATTATGCTACTTGGATGGACAATTGATGCAAGTACACAAGATTATTTAACACATAATGTATCAAATGTAATTATGTGTTCTACTGGAAAATGGAATATGGTAATAATTATGGTGTATCGGGCAGCTCTTGGAATTACTGGACCTTACTTTTCTTCAAATGCGCCAAATGAAAACACCTTATTAGGTAAGATTATTACTTATCTATTTAATTATAGAAATCTAACTAATATCAATTCATACGATAATCCATATTATCTTGAGATTAATGAACTATCCGTGCAATTAATTCTACCAAATATTGGAAATCCTGTATGGATTGCATTAAATTACAATAATCATAGTATTAGTATTAATAATAGTCTAATTTCAACAGATCAAGCAAAAATTGGAGTCCCGCTAGGAGCGCCTAATATTCTAACATCTCTATTTAATTGGAAGACTGCATTGTTTGTAGCATGTACAATTTATTCTATGCTGTATGTACTTGGATTTTTATTTACGATTCCAATTGCAATGGTTCTATGGGCCATTTGGAGAAATACATTATTAACAGTAAATCAGACTGCTACTGTTCTGACAGCTGTTAATGTACCTGTTAAGGCTATTCTTGATACAGAGAATGTTAAACATCTTGATTAAATGAACTTAAATAAGCAAAATAATTATTTTGCTTATTAATATTATTATATTTTCTTAGCTGCTGCAATTTTATCAATTTTAGTGACAAGTTTCATTGCACGTTTTAATAATTTTTCTGCCATTAATTCATTAAAATCATTTTCTGATAAACATTGCGGAGGAATAGCCTTAAAATCAAGATCGCCAAAAGGTTCCTCAGTACCAGCTCTACATGTCCAGTTATTTGAATCCTTATCATAACGATAATAGCGTTTGAACTTATAACCATATTGTGAAATAAAATCGATACAGTTTAATATGTACTGTGTTATAGTATTACTCATACTAAAATGAAAACTAATTCTAACCCATCCATAACCATAATCACTTGTATCCTCATTTCGTACAATTGATTCCACTAATTCTTGTTCTTGATTACCATTAATATGTAATAGTTTCTCGGCAGATAATCCATTGCAACTAGTGCCACCTCTACTCTGAATACCAAATAACTGAGATAATAAACAAACAACAAGATTATAATGTAGATGTTGAAATACTAATGGAAAAATAGGTAATTGGGGTATATTTGAATCTATTAATAATTTAACTCTTTTAATAGTTCTTAAACGATCCTTAACAATTGTAACCAGTTCATGTTCTCTCTTAGTAATCATAGGTTGCATTCGATCTTTTAATATAAAAGCCAATCCACATCTAATCTCTCCTAATATATTAGGACTTCCGCCACTTTCTCTTTTTTCCCGATCAGACGTCCATATTTGAGTTGTTCTACTTGCAAATGTAACTGTTCCGCCAGATGGCAACATTGGACAATTATTTCTAATAAACTTCTTTCCAATAACAAGCAATCCAGGAGAACCTGCCCCTCCTACCAATTTATGAGGACTAATAAACAAACAATCAATATTATATCCATTCTCTGGGCGCATACAGATAGGAACATAGGGCGCACTACATGCAAAATCAAAACATACAATCCATCCAGCAGACTTCAAAATATCAGTTAATTCTTTAATTGGCTGAATTATACCAGTAACATTGCTAGCAGCTGTCATACTTGAAATACGTATTTTTCTAGATTTGTATTTATCTAAGATTTGTTTTAAAGCAACAAGATTAATTAGTCCATTTGCCAAGGTTGGGCATAATATCAAATCGACTGGTAATTCTTTCCATGGTAAAAAATTAGAATAATGCTCGCTATCAGTAATAATAACTACTGGACGATCATTACCAGATAGTTCTGTTGTTGGTAAATCAAGTGCGTGAATGGCATGGACTACAGCAGATGAACATCCACTGCCTGTGAAAATAAGGGCATCATCTTTACTAGCACCAATAGATTTACGAATAGCAGTTTTACTTTGGCTAAGTAAATGTGCCATTTTTTTACCAGAATAACCATTTGAATGGACATTAGCATAAAATGGTAATACTCGACACCTAATATAGTCATCAATTGCTCGATATGGAATCCCACTTGCCGTTGTATCTGCATAAATAAGGGGTGTTTTTCCCCATGGTGTGCGAATAATTGGCATTCCATAAGAATTATAACTAATATCGCATATTTTATCCTCTAGTATACTCATGCTATTGCTAATCAATAGCCTCAAAAAATTGATGGCTAAACATCCCCCGCCCAGCTTTTACAATAGATTACTACACAAGTTTTAACAACTAAGTGAACCAGACCAACCAAATATGTCTTTTTCATCAAACAGCAATAAGAAAGAGCTCCGTATGTGGATACATCCTAATACAGACCAATGGCAATTAAGTACATATAAAAAAGGGGCATTATACTCTTCATCTGAAGAACTTCTGGCATGTATGAAAAAAGATGCCCAATACCCAACTGGATGGGTAAACTGTTATATTATCTTACCTGGCATCAATCCAATTTGGGAGGATCCTCAGGTTAAAAAGGGGGGTTCTTTTGGTACCACTGGCCCATTGAGCACAGTACCGGCTGAACTTTATGCACAGACTGAGGAATTCATTTCATTTTGTCTACAAGATAAAATGAAAATGCCAGGAGGCGAGGAGGTTGATATGAGTTTCTATTTTGTATGTGTTAATTTTAGTGTTAATGATAGAACAAATAGACGATCTACAGTTACTCCTAAATTATGGCTCAGAGATTGCAATTTATATGAGGATGCCCTGACAGCTCTTCAGAATAAATTTCCAAAATATGATTTTGCATTTGAGGCATTTGATAAGCGTAATCAACCTCGTATTGCTGCCCCTGCAGGTATGAAAATGAAAGCTCCTGCTAAATTAACAGTTGAACAACAACTAACTACATTGTTAAATAACTTAACAAGACAAACACTTGATTCTACAATTTCATGTGTACATAAATTACTAAAAGGAAAGGTAAATGTTTTAGAAACTATGCTGGTACAATATCTGTTTCGTCAAAGAGATCATACACTTTTGATTGAATTAGCAACAGAGATAGATTTTACAAATCATGGATTATTAGATAATTTGCTAAAAAGTATTGATAGTGTTATTATTGAAAATGATGATCCTGAAACTGTTAAAGATTTTCAGAGAAATTTAGGAATTGCTAAAACTAGATTACAATTTCATATGTATGATCTTAAACGTAATACTCGGGATAATCTTAGTAAATTTATTGATCATGAACTAACACTTGGAAAACTAGATGTAATCATTGAAATACTGCGCTGTTTAACTAAGGCAAAGACTAAGGATGTAGAATTTATTGAACAAATTAGAAATTACATTATCACACAAACTAAGAAATCTGGTAAAATCTATTATGTAATGCTCGATATTTTCGATGATTTAAATTCTCAATAAAGCATTTGAGAAATGAATGATTAATTTAATTTATAATATTATATTTGTATAATATTAAATATTTTTATATTAATTATTAGATTCATCTATTTGCGATGAGTTTGTAATATTATAGTCATCTATTTGTTTTCTTAATTCAATAAGAAAGATTTGTAATGTTATTCGCCGCACTGATTGAATTCTCATCATTTGAGTAATAAGAGTATTTGCTTGGCGATGCGAAATACTTAAACTGGGCCAATAAATACATAATTTCCTTTCGCGAATATCTTTAATCATAACAGGCGGTTGACCATATAAACATACAAAGAATGTTACACCAATACTCCATATATCATAATTATATGTAAGTGGAGTATTGCTACTATAATATTCAGGAGGAACATATTGAGCTGATCCTGCTCTAGCAATATCCCCAGTACGTTTAAGTTCAGCGACAGAGCCAAAATCAAATAATATAATAGAATCCTCATTTGTATTAACAAGTATATTTTCCGGCTTGATATCACAGTGAACATATCCGCACATATTTATAATATTTGTTGCCTCTGCTAATTGCTCCATAAACCGCATTGAACGTTCTAATGTAAGCTTCTTTTCCTTTATGACTAAATCGAATAAAGTTAATTTATGATAAGGTACTAATATGTAATCATAAACATCTCCCCTATGAAGTAAATCTGCATAGAGGAGATATTTACTCTTTGTGTGAAATTGTCCTAGTAATTGATAAAAATCTAATTCAGACGATCTTACCATTATTTTCAATACTTTAAAATCATTAGTTGTAGTATCTTGCAGCCTTAATATCCATAAATTAGGTTTTCCTCCAAATGATGGAGTTTCTAATGCCAAGCTTTGCATAATATCTTCGCGGAATGCATATCTTTCTTTAATAATACTGGGGGCTTCGGTCCATACTCCCATAGGCACATGCCATGGATTTTTCGAGCACATATGTATTTCTACTGTTGAAATTTCCGAGCGGGTGTTAGTGGACATGATTTTTGACGCTGAGAATGGCGTTAATGGTGATCATTATTAAGCTATGTAAGCTTAGCAAGACTTTATAGTCATCAATTTTTATGATTCCAGATACAATTAAATAGGCTAATTAGGCGAGTTAGGTAGGCTAATTAGGCAGGTTAGGTAGGCTAATTAGGCAGGTTAGGTAGGCTAATTAGGCAGGTTAGGTAGGCTAATTAGGCAGGTTAGGTAGGCTAATTAAGGCTAATTAAGGCTAATTAAGGCTAATTAAGGCTAATATATGGATTTATCAGCACCTATAAGGGGAGTCAAAATAGGGCTAATTGCATTTAATTAGACCTATTGAGGCTAATAAAGTACATGGGATCTATATAATGGTGCCAGATATCCTTAGATTGATATGCAAAAAAATTGATGCGAAAAGTCTTTAGCTACTAACTGTTCTAAAGAAAGGGAACACAACACTAAACAGAACACTAAACACTTTCCACAATGGCTCGCAAGAATTCTCCGAACGCCAAGAAGTCCAAGAAGGAGCAATCCGACTCTGAGGCTGAAGATACTGATGCTCAGGTGAGTGATACCGCCAAGGAGCCTTTCGATGAGATTGATTCCGATTCTGATTCTGAGAAGAAGTCCAAGAAGGGAAAGAAGGGAGGTAAGAAATCCAAGAAAGATGCATCCGATGATGAATCTGCCGCTGTATCTGGATCTGATGATGAGGATGAGAAGCCTGCCAAGAAGGGTAAGGGTGGCAAGAAGGGTAAGAAGGATGTATCTCCTCCCGCATCTGATGATGAATCCGCTGCTGGTTCTGGATCCGAGGATGAGGATGAGAAGCCTGCCAAGGGCAAGAAGGGTAAGGCCGCTAAAGGTAAGAAGGGCAAGGCCGCAGAGAGCGATGATGAATCTGCTGCTGGTTCTGGATCCGAAGACGAGGACGAGAAGCCTGCTAAGGGCAAGAAGGGCAAGGCCGCCAAGGGAAAGAAGGGTAAGGCTGCTGCCGACAGCGATGATGAATCTGCTGCTGGAACTGGCGATGAGTCTGATGCCCCTCCCGCTAAGAAAGGAAAGTGCAAGGCCAAGAAGGATGCATCTGATGACGAATCCGCTGCTGGAAGCGGATCTGATGATGACAAGCCCGCTCCTAAGAAGGGTAAGGGAAAGGCGAAGAGTCCTCCCGCTAAGAAGCCTGCTGCTAAGAAGGCAACTGCTAAGAAAGCCAGTACCAAGAAGGCCCCTGCTAAGGGAAAGAAGGCTACTGGCAAGGGTAAGAAGTAAAAAAACTTGTGCAAACAAGTAATAATGGCACCAGGTTCAGTGTGTCTTACAATTAATATAAAATAATATGCCGATCATGGCATTTTACTTAATTATTCAACTATTAGTTGAATAAGTATAAACACTATTTACTATAAAATAATAAATGAGTGAAATATTTATCCTCGATAAACTTTATGGAGCGAAATTAATTAATGGATTGGTTGAATTAACTGAATTAAGTAATGTATTAATTACATCATTTGATAAACAATTAATATATCAAAATAGGCTTGTTGTTAAGAAAGGTGTAAATTATGTAATTGAAAATCATGATTATACTAATATGTTCACTTTATTTCAAATTAACGCGTTAAATAAATTAAAGGATGATACATCTCCACTCCGATTAATGCATCCCTTGAGATATATATCGGGCAATTTATACATTCCACTCCTTGCTGTTCAAGTACTAGCTGTTTATCCAAGCCTAATAGAGGAACATAATATCTTAAGATTTTGGATGGAGACACAGAGTTTACAAGTACAAGATAATCCAATTAATACTAAGTATTCTGGTACTATATTTATGGAGAATTGGAGGGATAGTAAGATGGTTGCTAGTCGCGATGTACTAATTGGAACAGATACTAAGAGTATAGCTGCACTTTCAGAATATGCTTTACAATACATAAATGAATTAGATATATTATCCACTAAAAAATAGAATCTCATTGTTATTTATAAGAAGTTATGATTCTACAATGTAGCGAAAAGCCAAATTTACTTGTCGCAACTGCCATTTATATTGGTCTGATGGCTGCATGCTATTATTATAAACAACCAACCGCTGCCTTAGCCATCATGGTGGTTGGAGTATATGATGTGAAATGTTATCTTGAAGGAGGAGGATCCGGTAAAGTAATGCCTATTGCACCAGTTCTAGTGCAATCTCTTAACAAGAAGACTCCATTAGTAGAAGAAACATGTAATTCTGGTACTTGTTCAGCGCAAGTAGAACAAAAAGATCCAAATAGTGCATCAAATCTTGGTGATAATTTTGATATTATTGAGTACTCTGAATTAAATGACACTAATATGCCTGCAACACATTCATCTATTTGTAAGTCTTAAGAGGAAGATCTTTATGACCTCTCTGTAATTCTGGGCACCAATATGTTTTACTATCTCTGGTAGAAAGAATACGATCCCCAACAACCTTTTTTCCTCCATCAGCAGTTTTCTGCTGATAGACTTTATAACTAAATATTATATTTTTCGCAGGACGATAATCTATCAATGGTGTTCTCTGTGGCTTATATTTTCCAAAATGATTAATATATCTTGTATGATTTCCATAATATGCCGCAGCCGCTACAGTGCACATTGCAGTATATAATTCAATGAATGTATCTCTGTCAATAAATTTACTTAAGATTGATGGCGCCAGTCTCGCCTCATACAGTATCTCTACTGATAGGTAATTTCCGATTCCAGCTACAAGAGCATTTTGATCCATTAGCAGTTCAACAATTGGCTTATTGGGCCATTTTTTAGTGTGGAGTACCTTATTAAAGCGAGTCCACATTGATGACAGCGTATGATCACTAAAGAGAAGATCTGGGGCAAGTTGTGATAATTTGCGATTAAGTGGAACTGGATCATCCATAAATACAATTGTTCCAAAGTTTCTCTGATCCGACCAAAATATGGTGTGCATTTTTTTTAATACATAATCATAAAACCAAAATTTCAAACCGCTATGAGGTAATTGAGTTTTTGACCATCTCCCCTCGAGTCCCAATGTATTAAGTAAATATAAACGTTGATCAAGGAGAGTATCTGTTATTGGGGTAAATAGTTCCGAAAACTCCATCCATAAGAATTTTCCATGTGAATGTACGCTGTGTAAGCAACATGGCATATATTTTAAAGCTATATCAATACCAGGAAGCTTATGGCGAGCATAACGCCCACCAATTACTGCAAAACCCAATAACCAATATCCAACATGCTGATTTAGCATTTCGGCAGTAAGAGCAACCTCAGCGATTTCGGGCATGTTTTTAATGTATAATATCTTGTTTCTTATAGCCTTATTCTGCTTTTGAGGCTGTTTGGCATATCAATTTTCCAATAAAAATTGATACGATCTTTGCTTCTAAAAACGATTAATAATTCATTACACATATAAATACATACCTATAATACTAATCAAACATGCCTTACGGACTCATTCACAAAATCACTGGAAAGCGTAGTTTCACGCTGTTTATTAAAGATGAACTTATTGAATGCACAGTTTCGAGGAGAGCAATGGAAAGAATGACGGAGAAACTCCATGAAAAAATGGTTATCACATTTGATTTTGAAGAAGTAGACAGTAGCAATGATGATAATAATAAATCTAATGAAGCCGAGCCGCGTAAAATAGTGTATATTGATACGTATAATAAACCTATTTTGCTTGCAAGCGGGAATTCTAAGATTCATGATATTGCGAAGACTGAAATGGATGGAACAGGTATCAAGGTATTTACAAGATTAAGATCTAAGAAACATTGTCCTGCGATTTGTTTTGTTACATATACAGGAAAAGTATACGAGTATGATGATGTAAATTACCATAATCTGGATGAAATGAAATCCATGTGGGATAAAATTCGTAAAATTCATCACAGAGATATGGAGGATAGTTCGGCAGGAACTAGTCCAACTGTTTTAGAAGAAACTAAGAATATTAATATGCCGCGCGAGAATAATAATGATATTTTTAATAAAATTGTTTCACAAACAGCAACAGCAAAACAAATTAAGCATCAAATTGAAAATAGATTGAATGCAATTTATAATTCAGGAGCTGGTTATATTGAGCCAGTAAATAGTGCTAATCCAGTAGTTGCTCATGTAACCAATCCAGTGATTAATTCTGTCTCTAATTCTGTACCTAATCAGTCAATGAAAGGACTGCCACAGACATTGATTGATACATTTTCCAATTATGAAAAACAGATTAATAACTATGATGCTATCGTGCGTAATGCTAATCAGTCACAAAATAACCAACAACCTAATGATTACACTCAGGGGGAACTGGATGAGATCTGTATGCAGCAGAGACAAGGTTCAAATGTCACTGAAGGCAAGCCTCATTAAGCATATTATATGCAAAAAAATTGATGCGATAATTCTTATTATATACTCTTAATATAAACATTAATTACTATTATCTATAAATTAACCATGAGCCACAATGCATCTCAAAGTCAAAACAACCGCGTAACTGACGGTATCTCGGTTATGACATGCAAGGATGAACATGGAAACACTGTGATCGCGGGACCTGACCAGAGGCAGTCTGGTAATCCTGTATCATCTGTGCAAAATTTAAGCAATCATAATAGATTGGCTATGAGCGAATATTGGATGAATTATGAAAATATGCAGCAACAGAATCGTGCACAGAAAACACCATCTGCTCCAGCATTATCTCAGATCGAATCATCTGTTGTATCATCACAGCAACATAATATGGCATCCAGGCAAGATGATAACCATATTAATAATCCATCTATCAATCGATCTGACAATCAATCTAGTAACCAGATTAATAATCGATCTGATAATCAGGCAAGCCCGGTACAACACATTGAATTAATTAATACTAATAATGGAATGAATCTAGGTTCTGCAGATGAAATGCTAGAAAATCTTAAAAATATTGGTGCAAATATTATTAATGCTCGGAGTAATAGCGAGAAAATGAAATATATTGAGCTTGGAAATATTGCAAAGAGTAATATTCAGATTTATCTTAAACAATTAAAAGCTCAACTTGAAAATCCATCTCAATATCTAACTCAGGATGAAGCTGGAATCTCGGGGCTGTCATTTGACGAACAAATGAAATATTTTGATGCTCTTGAGAGACGTTGTTGCAGTGGAGATAAACCAAATATTGAAGATCATGTTAAGTTTTATATGCGTCTTTCAATGGTAGGTGATTCTATTCGCAAAATCTGTACCAATAATGCTATCATGGTAACTGAAAAGATTGTTATTTCTGAGAAGAAAAATAATGACCCGGATATTAAGTTTAACCGCAAAGATGAAAATGAAATTTCAAATAATAAAAATAATGAAAGAAATTCACAATCTGCTAATCGCACAAGTAATAATAATAACAGAGATTACCGCGATGCATACACAGTAACTGCAAAGGACTCTAAAAAGCAAAAACAGCGCGGTGGTAGCAATCATCAAGGAAATAACAATGGCCAATACGATTATGGTCGAGGCAATAACAATGGTAAGCACAATTATGGTCAAAGTAATAACAATGGAAATAACAATTATGGCCAAGGCAATAATAATGATTATCGCAATTATGGACAAAGTAATAATAATGGACAAAACAATTATGAGTCTAGTAATTATGCAAATAATCCCTACACAAATAACAATACTGGGTATCAATATGGAAACAATAATGGAACTCAGTACAGAAATCACTAATACAATAGGACAAATAAACTCTAAAAAACTGAAGGCGTATTCGCCTCATATTATTATATAATTGTGGTACAAGCAAGTATATAACTATCTATCAATCATGATGACATCGCGCAATCTCAATATAAATATTAAAAAACTAGGTCTTAGAATTGGTAAAGATGTCAAGAATGATGGTAATTGCTGGTATCATTCTATGGTATATTTAGGTTATGGGGAGAGTGCATCCAAATTTAGATCAGGGCTCGCTGAAATGATGTTTACCCTTGGATCGCATAAAGGCATCTTTCCAAATCAGCCGGATGTATCATTGCGTGATATATTTACAGTAACAGATGAAGTTGGTAAAGTTTTTGATTGTGAAACATCAAAAACAATTGATTATAATTATGATGCAATGTGCAGAGATATGAGGACTCCCGGATCATGGAATAGATTGCCAATGAATCTCATCATGCAATTTACAAGTCTAATATACAATATTGAATTTAGAATCGTAACAAATACTCTTAATCAAAAACCTTTAAAGGTTGTATGGAATGAATCTGGAACTTATACAAATTATGTCGATCTTGCAAAACTTGGAGAGGTACATTATCTACCACTTGAATATGATGATAGTGATACTGATACTGATACTGATAATGAAGTTTATGATGTAAGTGATTGTAGTATTGATACGAATATTTTTGATCTTAGTGATGACAATGATAATGCTAATATAGGTGATAATGATCATACAATTATATCAGAAGATGTTGTTGTGAATGATGATTAATATAAACTGCGCCAATATCGCATAGATAAATGTATACAATTACTTACATAGAAAAATATGAATCCAGGTACACAACCTACAATTGCAAATGAGAAATTGCAGAAAAAAGAGTCAGAAGAACCTAAATGCGAAAATAAACGTATTACATATGAGAGAAATGAACTCATGAATTTACGATATACGCATAATAATAGAGATTGTAATCTGTCATCATTGAATAAAGAACTATATGAAAATAGTACATACTCTGTGATTTTTAGAAAAGATTGAATAATAAACAATATTAAAGTAGGATATCACAACGAAATAATTTATTATAAACTATTAATAATAAATACAATATAAAATTCGTAACTTAAGTTATGAATCCAAATATATAAATTATTAAATTGTACTATTTGAAAACAATGAAAACAATTAAAACAGCCTTATATCAAAGTGAACCAGTATCAGAATATGTTCATGTAAAAAATTGAAATGGAAAGTTTATAATTAACCTGTATTAGTAAAACAAATTTGTTATAAACTGACAACCTTGCATAGAGAAATATCTACAAAGAGAAAACTTACATACCTAGACATGAATCCTAGCTCATCGTTGCCTGCTATTGCAAAAAAGATAATGAGTAATAAAGATTTACAGAAGATTACAACGACATATTCTGATATAATCGAAATTGAAAAGTTACAACAAAACAAATCAAATTTTAAATATGAACAAAAACATATTAAATATGAGCGAAATGAACTTATGTCTCTGCGACATATAATAAATAATTGGCAAAGTAATAATCGAATTAATAAATTAGTGTTAACTAACATTAATTATCATAATAAAACTAAATATTGCAATAATAAACTTGAATATTGCGATAAGGTTTTAACTACATCATACGATGTAGCATTTGTATTAGGAAATACTAAAAATGTTAATAATTTTTTAATTTTTTGGAATAACATTAACAATAGTTATATTAAAAAATCTATTGAAAATAATATTTATATTCTAAATAATCGTTTAGTTCATGTTAGTTTGATAGATTTCCTGACAAATATTAAAGTAACATCAGAAACAGCATTAATACTAAATGCTATCTATTTTGCGAATCCATCATTCTTTAATGATTATCTGACAGATTGCGCATTAAAAGATATGTCTATATTAATGTTTTTGAGTCATACAAAAACAAATGGAGATTTTGTCCTAACAATTCCAAATGAAAAATCTTTAAAAAATCAAATAACTGATATTTTATACAAACAATTATATATTCGTGAAAAAGAATTACAATTAAATGTTCATAATATCGGAAACTGTAATGCCCAGATAGTAATTATTAATGAAATTTTTTAATTTACATTTATATAGTAATACTGCAAGTGATATCCAACCAGACCTCAATTTGATATATACAATATAGTAAATGAGTCACATTTTTTTACTTAATCCAACAAAGAATAATTTGGAAAATATCTCTCAGATTATCCAGGATCAAATAAATAAGAACAATTTAGCATGCCAATATTTCGAACAATCAATGATAATTGTTAGTAATCAACTGCAAGATCTTGTAACTCTTACCAATGATTTTATTGGAAGAATTATAGAGAATTTTAGATTGCATATAATAACTCCAATTGCAAATCAAATACAGCAACATAGCAGCAAGAATTTACCAAGTTTAGAAATTCTCGGAAGATATGATTTTACCGATATCTCATCATATGGCGACGGAGTTATTGTAGCAAATATTGACGACGGAGTTTATAATAGTCATCCTGAATTTAAATCTCGATTTATCGGCCATTGGTTTGGTATTAATACCACAACTGGTAATGCTGAAGTAAGAACAGGTGATGGAGAATGGGTGAGTGAGCATGGCACTCATACAATGGGAACAATGTGTGGTACTAGTGTTGGATCTGCCACTAAGGCACAATTTACTTTCTTAAAATTATTTAATAGTAGCGGTGCTGATTTAATGGATATGTTCAAATTAGTTAATTTAGTTCTACAAAAATATATCGAGGATCCAGATACATATCCACTACCGCATGTTTTCAACTGTTCATTTGGTTCAGATATTCCTCAAGGAACACCTATAACCGATCCCACTTTACAAAATTATGCATATGCACTACAACATATGTATGATGCAGTGCGGCCATATGGTAGTATATTCTTATTTGCTGCAGGTAATTCTGCCTCAAATGGAAATCCTATTGAATTACCAGCCTTTTTTAATAACACTTTTAGTGTTGGTTCTGTTTCATTGCAAGGAAATGTATTTAAGCGTAGTACATTTAGCAGTTATGGTTCTTGTATTGAATCTGGCGATGATGAGATCGATAAAGTAAGTATTACCTGTCCAGTAATGGTTGCTCCTGGCGAATCTATTATATCTACTGTTCCTCCATTTTTCAGTCTAACTGGTTATGCAAAATTATCAGGAACATCAATGGCCACTCCCGCCATTGCTGGCATGATTGCATGTATGTTTTCATATCTAGTATCAAAAGGAATTAGTAGAACAGTTGCCGGAGGATATATATTTAAATGTCTGACTAATCCATCATCATATTTAACAGCTGCTAGTCAAACAGATATTGGTTATGGAATACTACAATTTTCTAATTTCTCTAAAATGCTAGTATCAACAATCTTATAAATATATTAAAATTAATAATTAATTTTAATAAATTATTCAGTTTTTGTCCAGACAAACAATGGCTGATAAGATAACTTTATCGAATCTGGACGAAAAGCATAAATTCCATCATAACTGCTATTTCCAAAAGTTTTTATAAAATTGTGCACCGATTGTACAATTCTAGCAGGAATATATTCACTTGTTTTAGAATCCAATTGCCATGTATCATTTATCATAATAGCTAAAACACCATTAACTCTTAGAGATTTCCAGGCCTTAAGTATCACTGGTTTTAGAAAACCATCTAACCATTCTTTTAATCCTGTGCCATAACGATGCGAACTTTGTTCTGTATCATCTGAATAAATCTCACTTGTAAAATATGGAGGACATGCAAATGCAAAATCATAAGTTCCTATTTTATCTAATAATTCTACATCCTCAAATGCATTATGATGTAGATCATAATTTCCATCTTTATCCAAATCATTAATCATAATTTTCCAATTCTCAACTACCTGTAAATTAGCATCTATTGCTGTTACTAACTTAAGTTTATTTATTGAGATATTATTATAAGCAGCCGCGGCAACAATTGATCCTCCCCACCCCCCACAAAAGAATAATACTTTCTCTGGACACCATTTGTTTAAAATCCAGAGAGTACAGCTTGGACTCAGTGCATCACAATCCCTCTTGTACACTAATCGCAATTCATTTGCTAATAATTCAGGTGTCATTGTTTTGTTCACAATAGCATCTAAATTTCTACATATCCATCGATAATTGTGACTATGATTATTATAAGCTGCCCAAGGGGAGATTCCGCATTGACGCCTGCATCTTGCTCTTAATCTCTCCTGATAATAATCTATTAAAGAATTATATTTAGTATTTTCTAAATTAAAAAACTCGTGGATAATTATATTACTATTTAACTGCAATGGTTGTAATAGTGTTTCAGGATTATTAGAATTATTAGGGCTATTTTCAGGAATTAACTCAGAATTACAAAAATGAGTAAATAATTGCATATATTGAGAATATGTCATGCGATCTCGAATATAAGGATACATAATATATTCTCGCGGATTATGAGAAATGGCATAAATTAATTCATTTCTTAATTTTCTTTCAGGATCATTGATATGTATCTTTTTCCCACGATCTTTCGCAATTTCAGAATATTTGGTAAGATTATGAGATGGCTCTAAATTAGTCATAAATTTACTATAGGTAAATATCTAAAGGCTTAGCTGTTTAGCTACTTTTAAACAAATTATTATAAATTCATGTCTATTAAATATTACTTATTTTATAGATTTATTGTATAAGATGACAGATAAACAATTAGATGTTAAATTTTACAGAGAAGTTCACCAAGATCTGCATATATTCAAAGATGCTGATAATCTGAATAGACATTGGACTGTGCATGGAAAAACAGAGAAACGATTAGCAAGCCAGGCTCATTTTTATGACATCTATCCTGATTTTGATATAAGTAGTTATCGATTAAATAATCCAAAAATTGCACTTTTATCTGATAATAAGATATTGCAATACTATCATGCAGACAGGTTAGTGCAAATTAATAAAATCAATGGAAATATGAAAAAAGTACTAATAGTCATGCACATTGGCAATGGTAATAATGATATTAATCAAACATCTTTAGCAATTTTAGAAAAAATGTTATTAATGTATTCTCCAAAATACAATATTGATGTATATATTAGTTATAATAAAGATTATGAAGAGATTGTTAAAAATTATTCTAATAAATTAATGAATATAACAAATATTAGTATTACTATTAACATGGAAGAGAATCTAGGAGCAGATTTATATCCATTTATAAAGTTATTAATTGCAAATGAACAAAAATATGATCTTGTTGTCAAGCTCCATTCTAAAACAATCTCACCATGGTCCATTGACTTAATCTCTGCAATTTATGACATCGATTACTTATTTTGGTATATGGATTCTAATCCAGGTGCAGGTATTATTGGTTCAGAAACATGGCAAATGCCACTTTATGCTATTGGTAATAATGAGTACATTAATGGAATTTATGAATTATTAAATAAACAATTTAATTTTACAAGGGATGAACGAGGATTTAATTATGCAAAAGAAATAGAAAGAGTTTATCAAAATACACCATTTAATTTATTACGATACATGAATTCTAATTATGATGCATTTGCATATTGTAAAAATTTAAATGATTTGGAAAAACATGCAAACAACTCTGTTAATTCTGGAGAAATTAGAAAAGGATGTGTTAATATAAATGAGTGCAATTTTATGAATTTTATTGCAGGAACTATTTTTGCAATTAGGGGGGATTTATTTTTAAAATATAAAGAAGAAATTAAAGCTTTTAATTATGTTATGGATTGTATGCGAAATAATGGAGAACAAGGATATGTAAGTGATAATAATGGAACAAAATTTACTTTTACGCATGCAAGTGAAAGAATAATTCAAGTTTTAGCATACAAATATGGTTATACTGTTAATGGGGTGGCCTCTAGAAATGTAAATCTTGGAATAAATCCAATAAGTTTATCAAAAAAAAGTAAAGAAATGGCATTAATATGTATTGAGAATCTCACAGATAGTGCACAAGATATCTTGAAGTTAGTTATAAAATTAAATAATTCTGGAAAATATGTGACTGTACTTAGTGGAGCTACAGGATCTCTTGAATCTGAATTTCAAAAGTATTCTAGAATTATTATATTTGATGGAATTGAAGAAATTAGTTTGAATAATCCAGTAACACCAGATGAAGCAATAGTTCTTATAAACAAAGTTCGTAAGGAAATTGAAACAATTAACCCCGTCATAGTATTTATAAAGGGTATTAAATATTCTAATTTGGTTTATGCTGCATATGATGCAAAGCGTACGATAGTGATGTATATTCCAGAATCAATCGATAATGGAAAGGAAATTATAGAATTTGCTAATAATGGAGGATTAATTGCTTTTGATTTTATGAATTATGTTAATTTATGTATTGCTCCAAATGATAATTTGCGAAATACAATTTCCACATGGACTAAAAATGTTTCTATTAGATTAAGAGGATTTAGGCCATCGTCTAAGAATGGAATTTCGGATACAATACTTTCGACTATTCCAAAATTAAATACACAAATTGTTCTAAATCTCAGAAGTAGTTTTAATTTATTCAGATACAAAAATACTCCGAATTTTGCACGTTATACAACTTATGGCATATTACAAGGAAATGTGCGAGATGTAAATAGCGCGGCAACAAAGTATTATAGCATTGGTATACAAAATAATCATATTATGTACAGATTACCAGTGATATGCAAAAAAACAATATTATTTGTATTACATGAAGGAAGTTTAACTGGTGCTCCTAAGGTTGGGTGTCTTATTGCAAATCATTTACAGAAATATTTTAATGTTATTATGCTATCAATGAATGGAGATAAGATTATTTCATCTTATTTATGGGAACATCCCCCAATTATTATTCAGCGTCGTAAAAATGAATTTGGTCTTTTACATTACTTAGAACGTTTAGAATTAGCCAGACAAATTATTAAAATTGTTTCGCCAGATTTAGTTTATGTTAATTCTACAGCAGCCCATGTATTTTATCATGCCGCAATGGGTACTAACATACCTACTATTTATAGTGTTCATGAAGGGCCAACTGGTATGGATGAACAATTGAAGGGATTTGTTTTCCCATTTGATAAATTCTTTAACAATTTACCATGTAAAGAATCTCTTTTTTATTCATGTAGTTTATTATGTACAAATTCATTATATGATATGATGGGTCTGTCAAGGGAAATTCCAATTAAGGAATTTCAAACTTTAGATATTAAGTCAGTTATTAATGATGGAAATGAAGTTTCCTTAATTATTTATAAAAGAACAAATAGATTACTAATTGGTATGGTAGGTTCTCGATCACATCGTAAAGGTTTTGATATCTTTATTGAAATTGCAAGACTTTTCCCTAATCACGATTTTATTTGGATTGGTGCAAAGGATATTACAGTATCATTATTTGGATTAAATAATATATTCTTAGTTGATTCTATTAAAAATCCATATAATATTATCAAACAATTTGATTACATGATCATTACATCTCGGGAAGATATGGCTCCATTAATAGTTACAGAAGCTGTTATGTTGAATATACCAGTTATTTTATGTAAACCAAATATTAGTTGTTGGGAATATTATGGTCAGTTAGGATGTGGGATTCTAGAAGAAGAATCCTCTGTTGAAACTTGGAAATATGTATTAGAAAATATTACTCAATATAAACCATTACAATATGACTTTAATTTACTAAATAAATACTCTATCGAAAATATAGCTGAAAATATTAGTAATGATATTGCTAGATTAACCGGTGGATTTATTTCTGGCAAACTCAGTAAATATTATGATCATATTTTAACTGGAACAACAATTTATAATCATTTCGAAGTAACAAATATCATTAATGATTTTTGTATTCAAAAACCTATTATGAGTGCATTTGATCATATGAAATATGTTGCTAAGTATCAAGAACTTATTACAGGTGGATTAACAACTGCTGCTCAATTATGCGATCATTATAGAAATATAGGTTATCTTACTAGAAATTGTAATACTTATGATTGGAAATTATATCTGAGTCAGAATCCTGGATTATTAAAAGATTTTATAGATTCTGCTGAAATGGTTAATATGAAAATTAAGGATGTTGCATGCAATATAAAATTTAATGTTAAAGCATATTTAGAAAACAATATTGATCTACAAAAAGCTAATTTCTCTGAAAAGGACGCACTCGAGCATTGGAAAAAATATGGAGTAAATGAAGGTAGAAGTTGCGCACAGCTTTAAAATATTATAAATAATTGATATACAAGTTTATTATAATAGTCATGTTATCAATAAATAGTAAACATGACAAATATTATTAATAACTCAAGCAATAAAGAATGGTATAATGAAAATGGAGAATTACATCGTGATAATGATTTACATGCCATTGAATATATCGATGGAAGTAAAGAATGGTGGATAAATGGACAAATACATCGTGATAATGGTTTACCTACATTTGAAGGCGCAGATGGAACTAAATGTTGGTATGTAAATGGAAAACGTCATCGAGATAATGATTTACCAGCAATTGAATTTGCAGATGGATTTAAACAGTGGTATGTTGATAATAAATGTCATCGCCTTAGAGGTTTACCTGCTATTGAACATATATATGGAAATGAATGGTGGATTTATGATAAACATTATACATATGAACAAGTAATTAATTATTACAAAATCTTAACAAGATTTGGCAGATATTGTCTCAAGAAAATTAGAATGAGAAAACTAAGAAGAGTGAGACAAATTCACAATGAACTATTATGCATGCCAGTAAAAGGTAGTTATCCAGGAGGTCAGGATTATCATAAAATGGTTAATTATTTTATGAGTATGTAAAAATTGAAATGTATTATGTTTGAATAAAATGCTATTAATAATAAGTTAATAGCAATAGAAAGAAGTACACCTCAGTAAAACCTTTTGAATCAAAATAAAATGACATGCGAAACTGACAAATTTGGAAATAAAAGACGGTATAATGCAAAAGGGGAACTACATCGCGATAATGATTTACCAGCAGCTGTATTTATAAATGGTGACAAAGAATGGTATGTAAATGGAGAATTGCATCGTGATAATAATTTACCTGCAATTAAATTTGCAAATGGTAGTAAATATTGGTATGTAAATGGAAAATTGCATAGAGATAATGATTTACCTGCTATCGAATATGCAAATGGTGATAATAAATGGCAAATAAATGGAAAATTACATAGAGATAATGATTTACCTGCTATCGAATATGCAAATGGTGATAAAGAATGGTATGTAAATGGAAAATGTCATCGAGATAATGATTTACCAACGATCGAATATGCAGATGGTGATAATAAATGGCAAATAAATGGAAAATTGCATAGAGATAATGATTTACCTGCGATCGAATATGCAAATGGAGATAATGAATGGCGAATAGATGGAAAGCAGCATCGTCTCAATGGTTTACCTGCTATTGAATATTCTGATGGAATAAAATATTGGTACATCAATAATAAAAATTATACTTATAAGCAAGTATGTACTTATTATCAAATCTTGAAAAACTTTGGTAGATATTGTCTGAAGAAAATTAGAATGAGAAAACTAAGAAGAGTAAGATGGATTCATGGAGAATTGTTATGCATGCCCCCTAAAGGTAGTTATCCTGGCGGTCAAGATTATCATCAGATGGTAAGTTATTTTATGAATATGTAAAAATTGATTGTTATATTACTTGATTAAACTGTATTAATAAGTTAATATAAGTACAGTCAGGCAAGTACATTCTTGCAAATCTAAGCAAAATGACAATGGAAACTGATAAGTATGGTGCAAAAAGTTGCCATGTAAGTGGAAAACTACATCGAGATAATGATTTACCTGCCATTGAATTATCATGTGGAAGTAAATTTTGGTATGTAAATGGAAAATGTGATCGAGATAATGATTTACCTGCAAAAATATGGGCAAATGGTGGTAAGGAATGGTGGCTAAATGGAAAACGTCACCGCAATAATGATTTGCCTGCCATTGAATATGCAAGTGGTGGTAAGGAATGGTGGATAAATGATAAATTGCATCGTGATAATGATTTACCTGCATTTGAAAACATAGGTGGCTATAAAGCATGGTATATAAATGGTAAGTTGCATCGCCTCGGAGGTTTGCATGCAGTTGATAATGTAGATAGTAAAGAATGGTACATTTATGGAAAACAATATACATATTATCAAGTATGTAATTATTACAAAATCTTTGGAGGATTTGGTAGACAATGTCTCAAGAAAATTAGAATGAGAAAACTAAGACGTCTAAGATGGATTCATGGATAACTGTTATGCATGCCGCTAAAAGGCAGTTATCCAGGTGGCCAAGATTACCATAAAATGGTAAGTTATTTTATGAGTATGTAAATAAATATTTAATTATGGAAAAATTTAGGCATTGTTAATTTAATTGGCATTAGATTTCCAAGTGTTTCTAAGAAAGAATTTCCCATTGGAAGAAGTAGACCATTTCGTAATCTATGCTGGTATTCATCTAAATGTGAATATCCTGATTTTCCTAAAACAATATCTATTATTTTTCTATGATCATAAATTGTGAAACCCCATCGAAAATGTGGATAAATTTTTAATAATTCTGTTCTAATTGGAAAAGTACAATTTGTTAATCTGCAAAAATCTGAAAAGATCATAAATGCATGTGATTGCGCACTATCTATTTTTTTATTACTGATAACTTGACACCCATCAACTAGTTTAGTAATATATAATAATGTTTCATCAGAATTAAAATAAATAATACTTATATCTCCTGGTAATGAAATTGGTTTATCTAATAAATAAATATTCTTAATATCATTATGTTTATCGCAAATGTTTATAATAGATGGAATTTTTAATATATTTGCAGCATTAATCCAACTTAAACCAAATGCTGATGATGAATATACTGCATCTGGTTGAATAATTTTTATTACGCTTGTTGCTAGATTAAAATCACTTTTATATCTTTCACCCAACGTCCCTTTATTAAATACATCATTACTAATCTCAATTGGTGGATTCTCCCATGGCAATATGGCTACCTTTTCAATGTTATCTCCAATTGGTAACAATACTGTAATTACATTAAACTGTATTTGTAATTCTTGTGCAATTCTAAAATGTAACCATTCAGCATTACTTGCAATAACAAATAATAAAATTTTCTTACATAAGATTGGTTTGCGCCAAGGAGTTCTATTTTCCAAGATACCATATTGATAGTAATGTTCTGCAAGTGCTGGTAAAGTAATTATACCACCTCTAATTAGATCTTGATGGATTGCTCCATATGAAATAAATCTTGATAATGACACTCCCTCCCAACCTCTTGGTAAATTTATAGATTCTGGAAATTGTGACAATTCAGAAAAACTTACTATTGTATTAATAATATTATCATATGTATCTAATTTAATTCTTGTTGGATTATATTGTTGTCTATTCCATTTTGTAAAGATTTCACTTATTCCATTTTCCTCAAATAGTAAGATATCAACATATTCGATAAAATCATATGTTATTAGAGATTGTAAATCATACATATTTATTAATTGTTCTTGACTATTTTTAGGATCTCTCATAATAACTCGATGTTTAACCATTTGTTCTGAAATAGTTTTAGCAGCATAAATTGCATAAGTACATGTTAAATCATGTATATAAACATCACATTCTTGTAACTGAATTAAGATATTAATACATGTATTATAAGATTCTAAAAACAAATCTACTGAATTATTAGTTTTTTGTAGTACAATAATTTCAACCATAGGAATAGTTTTAAAATACTCATATACACTTTCATGTGGCTTATTATTTAACAGAATAGTAATTGCATAATCATAAAATAATAAGCCATCTATTGTCTTATATAATAAATCATCATTTCCTTTAGTATCAATTGAATTTGCGCATACTAATATACGCATACTCTTGTTTATTTTTACTATTTTAGAAATAATTGGGATTTGGAGCGATACTGGAATCGATGAAATTCCATCTACTACATAACCAAATCGATATGCTAAAACTTGTACAATGCGTTCAGTTGCATGCGTATATGTAAATTGTGCACCATTTGCATCACTCACATAACCTTTTTCTCCAGATTTTATAATATTATCCATTAAATATTTAAATCCAGCTTTACATTCTTTCTTATATTTTGTAAATAATGAACCCCGCATTGCAAAAATAGTACCTCCAATAAATTTTGTAACATCGGGCCCTAATTTATTGAGATCATATGCCCCCTGTGCATATAAATTATTATGAATATTTTTACTATGATCATTATTTGTGCACAAAGCAGTTCTATTATAAAACTCTTTAATATCATTACATACAAAACTATTGAGATCAATATCTCGAGAATTTATTGTTGTTTTTAGTATTAGTGGCTGAGACGATAAAATATCATTGTAATTCATTAAAAAGTTTTTAGAAAGAATATTATGTACCTTATAAGCGTACATTGGAAACATAAATGTATAAGTTGGTAAAAGCCATGATTTAGCCCCAACAATTCCTGCATTTTTATGTTCATCGAAATATTTTAATAGTTGATCAATATCTAATATTGGCTGTAATAGCTCTAATGACCAAACTGGGACTGTTTTTGAATGTAATTTTATAATAAGATCATATTCTTTATCATTCTGTTCAGATGTTAAAAGTTCTAAAAATGGATAAAGATCTGCTCCATGATTTTCAACAGATTGTATTTTCTTTTTGCATGATTCTGGAAATTCTCCAATACGATCTCGTAAATTATCCCATAAAATTGCAGAAACAGTAATATGGAGATCAAAATTATATTTTGCCTCATGGCGTGTTACTAGACGTCTAATTATTTCAAAATATGTTAAATTAATAGAATCTTTTGAATTCCCTATATGGAGAACTATTAAGATTTCTGGTTTTTGTTGAATTTCTGCCATAATGTCTTTATGCTATTATATACTAGTATAATAGCATCAATGTATTAAATTAAGTATTTTAACTTTATTTATTATCTTTAATATCCTCGCTATTTTCATTATCCTCACTATCCTCACTATTTTCATTATCCTCACTATCCTCACTATCTCCATTATCCTCATCCTCACTATCACTATTTTGATTATCTGGTTCAGTTACAAAACTTGCTTTAATATATTTAGTCATTTCATCCACATTAGAACCAATGCATTTATCTACTCCAAGTTGTTGAATAAATCCAGTATTAGGACATATAATTGATCGTTTTGATCTCATGAATTCAAATAGATTTACATGATCATGTTTAAAACCTATATGTATTAAATATGCCATAACTACAGCAGCACTCCGAGAAATACCAAGATCACAGTGTACTAAGACACTTTGTTTTTTACTATGATATTGTTTAATTAAGTGATTAATTCTTGGAAACCATTTTGTAATATCTCCATCTGATAAATATTTGCTATCAAACATATCAATTACTAATTCTCTAATGCGGAGATGTTTCTTACCCCATACAGTGTATAAATTATTTTGATAATTATCACAGCGGTAGCGATTTGGCATTCCTTCATGTCCAGGTGTTCTTAAGCGCATAATGCAGCGAATATTTGTTCCTTGGAAAGTTTTATAACATCCTAAACTTGAAATAGATCCGATATAGAGATTTGGGATAATAAGATTAACACTCTTAACTTCTTTTAGAAATTTTTGATATATAGGATCATTATTAACACTACTTATAACATCATTCAAATCACATTCGCCATACAATTTCATTTTATCCATAAGTTTTTTTTGGAACCATGCCAATTGACGAATAAAACTATCATTTACAGCAGTTAATAGCCATACCTTTTCGAGAGTATCAATATGATCTTTTAACTTAATAAATTCAGAATTTCTTGCATTCCATATGCGATAAGCTAATATTATAAATGGTGAACATGAACTGCCAGATTTACAACATATTAATACTTTTTTATTTGTTGAGATTGCATCATTGATTTTCATTATAAAGTGTGGTAGAATATTTAATATTTTTGTATCTGTACTTTCGGCATCATTAATATAATATTCATATAAATCCAATCCATTAGGAGAAATTGCATGAGTAAAATCTATTTTAAATCCATCAGAATTTGAATATCTGTGATTAGTGATAGATTCTAAATCTGAAATATCTAATGGATATTTTAGAGAATTTTTAAATTCTAAATGTAATGTTTTAGAAATTCTGCTATCACCTATTAATAATATTACTTTAATATTATTTTCGCAAATAACATCAATTGTCAAATCTCTACTAAGCTTTCCAATAAATATCCCATTTTCAAGTTCCTTCAAAGATGTCATGATTCAATCAAATAACTAGTTATTAACATATTAATTTGAATAGGTTAAAATAATGATATCAATTTTTTATAACACTACAGCCACCAGCAAACACATTCAATTCAACATTTAGTATCTCCCGATACCATATTTTAGAATCATTGCATGCACGTATTTCAATTAATCTAGGACAATTATTAGTATCATTATGATAAATAAGTTGAGGTGTAAAAAGATTTTTTGTAATTATTCCTTTTCGAAATCGAATAAGATAATATGTATGGATAACAGATTTATTATTAACTGTATATTTACTAATATTAGAAAAGACATCCGATGTATCATTGGCGATAAATTTAAGTTTCTTTAAAAAATCAGTATAACCTTCATCATGTAGTACAAGGCCGATACAATTTGTTTTTAGTCTAATAATATAATTATTTGTAACATTGCAAAGTGTTAATTGTATTTTTTTTGTAAGTATAACAGTTGGAATAAATAGTTTGAGATTATAAAGAGCATCATTAGTTTTCTTAATAACATCAACATCAGTGATTTTATGATATGGTGATATTCCACAATGTCCATTAATTAAAAGTCTTGGTTCTCTTCCATTAAATGTTTTATATATTGATAATTTCCATTTGCATCTAATATAAAAATCAGAAAATGGAATATTTTTAATTGGAAATGCTAGAAATTCAATAATATTTACATACACTTCTCCAACATCTGCGAGATTGCCATCTTTTATGATAGTTGGCTGTATTGATCTTATTAGTTGTAAATCGCTCCCAGTATATCTAATTGAAATATTAAGTCCAATATTTATTTCAAAATATTCTAATTCATCTAAGAGTTCATTATACTGGAGATTATTTGGATTTGGAATGCAGAGTTCAAGGCAAGTAATACTTACTAATTTAGTTGATTTGAGACAAAATATAAACTTATTAGGAAAGTTATATAATTTTGAACTTAGTGGCAATGAGACAAAATCGTTAATTGGATAGCTTTTGGCAATAATCGGCTCTAATGGACGATCTGTCGCACTTTTTGATATACAGCCTCCCATGGCTTAGTTCTGATAATAGCATCATTAGTACTTAAGCTTCTTTATTATACATCAATTTTTAGGCATTGATATGCTTAATAATTCAATAAAAATTGATCGATTAATTTCTACTAATTAATGGGTAGTTTAATATATTAACACAGCACAAATTCAATATATCATGACCTCAATTTCAAACGACAATCTAAATAGCATGAGTAATGAGACAACTGATTCAATTGTATCAGAGAATAATAAATTAAATGCGCCAGAGGATAATGAATTAAATGTACCAGAGGATAATGAATTAAATGCGCCAGAGGATAATGAATTAAATGCGCCAGAGGATAATAAATTAAATGCGCCAGAGGATAATGAATTAAATGCGCCAGAGGATAATGAATTAAATGCGCCAGAGGATAATGGATTAAATGTACCAGAGGATAATAAGTTATCTGATGATGTAAATAATATTTCCTCAAATGTAGTATATTATATTACATTTCCATTCAGATTATTAATAAATATATATTATCTATTGGTAAAAATTATTAATCCTGAAAAACTTGAACAAAATATTCAGACTAATAACCAAGAAAATGTATTAAATGATGACCTTAATGATAAATTATCAAAAGATGCAATTGCTAAAATTGATCAAAATTATAGCATTACTTGTGCTAATTATAATAATCTTGAGAAAACTATTGAGGAAAAATTTCAATTAATGAATAATGATTTTGCGCGAAAATTAGAATCATTTACAAATGAGTTTCATAATATTAAAAGGGCAGGAAATATGAATCATAACTTGCGATCTGATCTTAATCATATATTATGTGAAACTGATAGGGAAACAACTGATAAATTTAAGAAGATTGACCAGGCAATTAATATCACTTATGCTAGTTATCAAAAACTTGAGAAAACTATGGAGGAAAATATTAAAACTTACAGTGATCTGAATGTTGAACTTACGAATAAACTAGAATCGTGTATTAATGCTATTAGTATTATTGAGCCCGGAATGCAAAGATATGAGAGTGATATTGCATCTCTTAGAGCTGAAATAGATAACATTGGTGAAAAGAAATCTCAAGCATCTGATCAGGGAAATATCATGGTTTCTAGTATTTCAAATGTTGAACTTGCACAAAAATTAGAATTATGTATTAATGAAATCAATGATATTAGGACAATCGTAAATGATAAACATAATAAATTAATAGAACAACGCTCTAATGATAAAAAACATACTGTAGATACTATTAAGAATCTATTAGATAATAATCATTCTAACTATCAGAAATATACAACTGAAATTACTGCTTTAAAATCTTTAATTGAGACTATACAAGAGAACAAACAGCAATCTGTAGCTAATATTGATGAGGAATCTAAAAAGCCTGATGAATTTCAACTACAGGTTGCCAAAAGATTTAATAATCTCTGCACTAAACTGACAGATGCTAATAATCGCCTCGAATCTAATTTCAATGATTTTGTTACAATGAGAGGCCATACAAAAAATGCAATTTCACAGGTGACAGTTATGACAAAAAACTTAGATGCAGGATTGCGTAAAATCGCAGAGACAGACTCTAGCAATTTTAATAAAATTACATCTCAATTACAACTGAACGAACAACAACACAAAGAATTAGCTCATAGGCTTAATGTGTTAGGAGATACTGTCAAATCTAACATGAACATGCCTGATAAAATCCGAAATGAGATCAAAGAATATAATATCAATGTACAGGCACTTATCAACACATCTAAAAATGATTATAAGGCTTTATTAATTGCTCATGCTAAACAACAAGATGTTCTTAATGAGTTATTTACTGATCGTATTACTGAGAATAGCGATCGTCTTACTAAAATCTCTAAACTAAATGATGAGGTAATTGCGCTTAGAGCAATGTTAACAGCAGTCTCTGGTCCATATAGCGCTATGGAATCTAGACTAAATGCATGTATTAAAAAGTTTAATGAACTTGATGATGCTTTTGGAGTCATTGAAAGTAATTTTGGGAACGCTCGCAAGCGATTAGATAATCTAGAATCTAATAAATCTCCTAGTAATTCTAATAAGAAATCTCATAAATTAGCTAATATGATGAAGCAACTTTCTATTTCCCCACCATCATCTGGAACAGATTATAATTCTAGTTCTGATGAGGAGGATAGTCCTAAGCAAGTTAAGAAATCAACAGCTAAGAAACATGTAGCTGATTCTGATGAGGAGGATAATAAGAAGTCTAAGAGATCTACATCTAAGAAACATGTAGCTGATTTTGATGAGGAGGGCAGTCCTAAGCAGATCAAGAAATCAACAGCTAAGAAACATGTAGCTGATTCTGATGAGGAGGATAATAAGAAGTCTAAGAGATCTACATCTAAGAAGCGCGAATCAAGTTCCTATCAGGATAATGGACCTAAACAGGTTAAGAAAGCAACTGCGCAGAAAAAGAAAGCTGCAACAAGCAAAAGCAGTAGGCGCTAAATATTAATATATAAATAATTTATTTATTATTTATAAAATTTATATTAATTAAGCAAAATAAAATCCGTGTTTTAATTCAATGCGCAAATGTTCAATGAATAGAATTTCAGGAGCTTTTTCAATTTCCATTAAATGAATTTTACCTTTACGCATATGACATTTTTCTCCATGACATTCATCACATAAATCGTATTCAGAACATTCTTGGCATACCCATCGTGTTCCAATTATAGGAGTCATATTGCAGCCATCGCAAATAATATCAGTATGTACAGGTTCTGCAGTGAGTGCATTTTTATTATATTCATCGCGCAAAATTAAATAATTTTGTATAGTCATATTTACAAAATCCACACCTACTCTAAAATGTTCATCAAAAATCACAGTAGCTATTTTAAGATAATAATCAGATTCTGGATTACAATTTACAATAACATATGCCCCATAAGCAGCCATATAAGATCCATTTTCAATCATATCAAATGGTACCCATTCACAAATATTTGTAAATTGACGATTATATACAATAAACTTATCCTGTAAATCATTCAGACGCATGCCATTAAGTTGAACTAGATCTGTCCAAGGGCAGTTAGCAATAGTGCCATTATGTTCTTTAATACCAAACCATTTTTCAGCAACTTGGATATATCTTGCATCTGTTATACATTTTGGCAATGTAAGAGGCACCATGTTACAAGAAAACCCAGCACCTTTTCCTTCCGGATCATGATAAACTGTTGATGTTTTAGATGTATTAATTTTAATTAAATTATTTTTATTGATGTATCTGTACTTAGTATTATTAAGAGACGTACAATGACGCATGCATATATTACTTTGACGATTATCATCATAATGCCATCCTTGACCAAGATCAAATGAAATACATTTTTCTGATTTACTTTTATATTCACATTGTTTATTTCGAATTGGTAAATCATTTTGATTTAATTTGCAAGGAGAACAAATATTATAATGCGGCATACCTATATCGCTTCCATTATAAACTTCTTCTACATTATCAAGGGATTTCTCACAGATGTCGCATACAATACCACTAAATATCTGACGAATAGGCGCACTATGGTTTTTGTAAAACTTAGCTATCCAATCTTTTACTTTTGTGGTCATTTCTAATTAAAGTAAAGAGGAAAATTATAATATTTGAGTAAATGTACATTTATTCAAATTTGCGATCTCTGTCTGCATTACGCTCAATCTGGCGCATTTTCTTATTAGCACGTCTTTCGGTTGCTAGCGCCTCTCGAGCAGCAATAATTTCTTCAGTTGTCAAGTTAGAATTATTATTAGAATTAGATGTTAATTTTTCTTTATAACTAGATGACTTTTGGACTTTGTTACTAATATCATTATCATTTGTCTGTTCAATGGCACTCATATTGTTTAGTGTATTAATATGCTATTTAATTGCTAATAAAGCAACTGGTATCAATTTTTTGATATGATTAATATATAAAATAATATGTTGCTATTATCAACCTTGTTTATTTCTTATTCTTCTTAGATTTTTTACTAGATTTATTATCCTTTGATTTTTTCTCATCAGAATTATCCTTCTTATCTTTCTTCTTATCCTTTAATTTCTTATCTTTTTTATTGTCCTTTGATTTCTTATCTTTCGATTTATGCTTATCATCCTCAGATTCTGAATCAGAATTTACATAAGCCTTCTTACCTTTTGACTTCTTCTTATCAGATCCAGGTTCAGATTCTGAATCATCATTCTTAGAGGATTTTTTATCTTTTGATTTCTTCTTATCATGCTCAGATTCTGACTCTGAACCAGTATCATTATTCTTAGAGGATTTCTTTTTATCTGATTCTGAATTATTTGATGAACTACTATTAAGTATTTTATTTCTAGCATCCCGCTCTTTCCTTCTTCTTGAATTGTGACGAGAACGATCACTTGCACTTGATGATGAGGAGGATGATGAACTACTATTCTTCTTTACAATTACATCATTGGTGATAACTTGTTGCGAACTCAATTTCTGCTCAAGTTTATTGATGCGACCATTTAGCAGAGAAATATGCTGATTGAACATATTTGAGTCTTTCATTAATTGATTTATTTGATCCTTCATTGCTGATAAAGGATCCCAGTTACCATTATTCTCTTGTGGATCTTTTCTAGGAGGACATCTTAGATCAGTACGATCAATAAGACTAACTCCTGGGCGATGATGAGTATAATCTACCTCCTCACTGTCATTTGCTTGGCGATTCATTGTAGTTATCTGTTGGCTGCTATGTACTATTAAGATAATGTCTACTTAATTAGGTCAATTATGGTATCAATTTTTATAAGAAATTCTTAATAAACTCTATTAAGAATGTTGTTTTTAATCATATTAATTGCATTTTTTGATGTCAATATCGTCCAATATGAGGACTCTTATCAGTTAATAGTGCATTAATTGATGTTCTCACTAAATGAGTTCTTGATGCAATTTTCTCACTATACATGATTTCATGTAATTGCAACTGTGATTTATTCATTGCACAAATACATGACCAGCATGGTTTAGAATTAGAAATAGTACCATCCGCTGCAATTCGCCATACAATTAATCTTAGTTTTCTATTGCCATTTTTATTATTAATAGCACATTTCTTATACTTCTTAATTACATCGACCTCGGCATGCCGAGAATTATTATTCATACCTGTGGCAACTACCTTCAATACGCCATTTGTAACCTTCAACCAAGGTAGCGACGTGACGCATAACATCTACTTTATGGTTATTAGGAGTCATCTTGATGCGCTTATTAGTGTAGTAGTCTATCATCTCTGCTAAATTGCGAAAGCTCATGGTGTTGTTTTGGTTGTGCTTGTGCTAATGTGTGTGGAATTTATTCCTTAATATTAATACAATAAAGCTTTCTAAACAGTTAATAAATTCAATTTTTTTATTAATATATTGTTCAAGTTTTAATACAAAATAAGTAACAAATATTACTTAATTTAAAAATCATCTTATTTATTACGCCGCTTTTGATTCACCCATCGCCCAATATGAGGATTCTTGTCAGTTAATAGAGCATTAATAGATGATCTCACTAAATGAGTTCTTAATGCAATTTTCTCACTATACATAATTTCATGCAATGGCAACTGTGATTTATTCATTGCGCAAATACATGACCAGCATGGTTTAGAATTAGAAACAGTGCCATCTGGGGCAATTCTCCATACAATTAATCGTAGTTTTCTATTACCATTCTTATTATTTATAGCACATTTCTTATACTTCTTTATTACATCGACCTCTGCGTGCCGGAAATTATTATTCATACCTACTGCTGCTACCTTTGATACGCCATTTATATCCTTCAACTAAGGTAGCGACATGACGCATCTCATCCCCCTTATGGCCAGCAGGAGTCATCTCGATGCGCTTAGTAGTGTAATGGGCTATCATCTCTGCTAAATTGCGAAAACTCATTGTGTGCTTGTACTTGTATGAGAAATTGATTTCTTAATATTACTACAATAAAGCTTTTTAAACAGTTAATAAGATCAATTTTTTCATTGAAAAAATTGATAAGAAAATCTCTAGCATTAGCCATATATTAAAGAATATTTAATTGAGAAGATTAACTTTAAATAATCACAAAATGGCAAAAACGGAGTATGTTAGATACATCAATGGAAAATGGACTCCATGCAAAAAACCTTTCATAACATTATCAAATGCAGGTGGTAGAATCGAAACAATAAATGACGATGGTCATTTTCATAGTTTTGATGATAAGCCATCAATTGTAGAAGATAGCGGACAATGCGAGTGGCATCAAAATGGCGATTTACATAGAGATGGAGATAAACCGGCATTAATCAATCATAATACTAAAAAATGGTATTGTAATGGATTGTTACATCGAGAAAATAATCTACCAGCATCTGTTTCTATTTATGGAGAGGAATGGTTTAAAATGGGTGTTCGGCATCGAGATGATGATGGCCCTGCTATTATTAGAAAAAATGGTGACAAAGAATGGTGGATTAATGGAATAATAAATCAGGATGATGATCATTTTTCATCATTTGATCGATCATCTAAAACAAAGTTTTGGACTAAAGAGGGTCAAAAACATCGTGATGGAGATTTACCCGCAATTATAAATAATAATTATACTATTTGGATGCAGAATGGTAAAATTCATAGAGATGGAATAAGACCAGCCTATATTGCGTATCCGACTTATGTTAATCAAGTAGTATTAATAAATGGATATGAGCACTATTTTAAAAATAATAAAAGGATATCATTTGAAGAATTAGTATTAACAGGTCGTAAAATATTACGATTCATGAAATATGCTGTACTGCGTCTTAAATTGTATAAATTAGTAACAAAAAAAAGGTTGTGTTCAGCTATAACATATCTACCACCATCTGGTATTTTTCCAGGAGGGGATGATTATCGAAAAGCTTGTGAAAGATTCAGTAATAATACTGTTGAAAAAGATTGAAAGCATTTCTATAATCACGATTATTCTATTAAGTATCACAATATCTTATAACAAAAGTATTAACACAATCATGAGCCTTATGCCTCCTCCATTTACTTATGCCAATGGGAAAACAGAATGGCATGATGAGAAAGGATTATTACATCAAGAAAACAAACGTCTGCCTGCCGTAATCCATGATAACGGAACAAGAGAATGGTTTGTGCATGGAAAAAGGCATCGCGACAATGATCTACCTGCCATCGTACAAAATACTGGGGCGAGGTTTTGGTATCAAAATGGATTAATTCACAGAGATGGAGAGAAACCAGCAATTGTATGCAAAGATGGCTTACGAATGTGGTACAAGAATGGTAAATTATTATTTGATGATGCTAATCCAACAACTATTACAAGTACAGGTGATAAAACATGGATGCATAATGGTATGATTCATAGAGAAAATGATAAGCCTGCAATTATTTATAATAATGGTGAGATGCGATGGTATATTCGCGATAGTTTGCATAGAGATGGAGATGAGCCTGCAATAATATCTCCAGTTGAGGGGCGCCGAGAATGGTATAAGAATGGTAAATTACACAGAGATGGAGATCAGCCAGCAATTAGTTGTCCTTGCTGTTGTAGAAAATGGTATAAGAATGGAAAGCTCCATCGTGATAATTATAGGCCAGCGGGTGTCCGTAAAAATGGACAATGTGTATGGTTTGAACATGGTAAACTATTATTTGATAATCATAATCCAACTATTATTTTGCCAAATGGTAGATTAGAATGGAGAGATGCTAATGGTAACATGCATAGAGATGGTGATCTCCCAGCAATGATCGATTTAGGTAAAGAATCTATTGAGTGGAGAAAGAGAGGATTATTGCATCGCGAGAATGATAAGCCTGCGCGTGTATTTACTGATGGAACAAAGATATGGTTCAAAAAAGGTAAATGTCATAGAGATAATGATCTACCTGCAGTAATTAAGGCGGATGGTACATGTGTATGGTTTCAAAATGGTAGGCCATTTAGACTTAATGGTAAGCCTACTTTTATTGCTGGTACTATTAAAACTGATAAAACTAATAAAATTTAATATAATTAATCTGAAAAATTGATTGTTATGTTATATAATTACAAATTTAAGATATAATTAATAATACACAAGCAGTACAATACTAACACGATGTTTCATAAAATTAAGAGAAATGATAATGGTAAAAAAGAATGGTATAATGCAAATGGAAAATTGCATCGTCTCGGGGGGTTACCTGCCATTGAAAATGCAGTTGATGGCGATGAATGGTGGATTAATGATAAAGAATATACATATAAACAAGTAATTAATTATTACAAAATCTTAAAAAACTTCGGTAGATATTGCCTTAGAAAGATTAGAATGAGAAAACTAAGACGTCTAAGGTGGATACATGGAGAACTATTATGTATGCCCTCTAAAGAAAGTTATCCAGGTGGCCAGGATTATCATCAAATGGTAAGTTATTTTATGAGTATGTAAAAAATTGATTTCTAGTCTGCTTGACATGGCTATAATTATTGCTATTTTTTACAGCCTCCATAAAACCGAAACGTTTGCGCATCTCATCACACATTCTCTCGCACAATCTCAGCACACATTCCATTGCACAACATGAGCAATCATATCAATACAATGGACATCGTAAAAAATAAAAATGATGATCCGTGTATTCTATACAATAGAATGCTAGATCCTATTCGTGATTACAATTCATTAAAATCTATTATTTTTAATAATAAAATAATGGTACCGATTACTCTTAATCAAACTCCTGTTAAAATATCACTAGCATTGAGATTAAGAAAATCGTTGATAAAATCACTACGAAATCTTGTGATGTCTCATGTAATAAACGAATTTATATTAAATGAATTTAAATTAATATCGCCAAATAATAAAATTAAATATTTACAATATATCGAATATAAGAAATGTTCTATATTAATGTGTTCAATGAACTTAAGTGAAAGCTTTATGCTTGCAGAACATTATGAAATGCTAATGCAGACTGATGGCAATATTGATGCAATATTACATAATGACATCATATCAGTATTATCCAGTTTCAAAAAATCATGAAGATAGTATAGAATTAAGTAATATATATATGCATATTCGACAAATGGATATGTTTAACTTATATAATAATTATGATAAAATTTATAAATGTGAAATTGATATGCCGGAAAATCCAGAGATATATATTTTTGACATTGATCATGATAAGCTTAATGCACTTGCAATGAATTTTATTGAATATTCTGATAATGAAAATAAGAAATTTTTTATTAAAATTTCTTATGAAATATCCACTGGATTAAAACTATTCGCTAAATTGTCTATTAATTCTAATATAAATTATAAGTATGAAGTTTACTCATTTCTTAGTGGAATTAAACCTTTTACTCAATCGGGTATTATTGATAAAGCTGAATTGTCATTTCAGCAGGCGATAAGTAAATTTAATAATGCACTAAATAAAGAAATGATTTCAAATTCTTATGAAATTATAGATCAAATTGATGGAAGGAATATAAATATTCAAAGCTTTTTGCACTATCGAGTACAGCTAATTTTAGCAGAATCATTTTATAATAACAAATATGAAAAATCAAAATTTAATCATAATTTGCACGATGATATTGAATTAATGAGCGATCTTTATAGTTATGCACTAATATTAATAAATAAATTTAGTGAGCGCGCAATTAAAGATTTCCATATGAGAACTTTATATGCATTATCACTTGAAACAACTGATTATGATAAACAAAATCAATGTGCAATTAATGCAATTGTTACAAGATCAGAATTTTCCGTAACAATGTTGAATTGTTCTTACACAATAATGTGTATTATTTTTATTAATAAACTTGTAAATATAAAGCCATTTCTGAAATGGAGTCCTATTAAAAAACTATCGAGTGATCATATGAAACAAATATTTAATAAATTCAATGGTAGAAATGGATATAAGATTAAGAACATGTTTTCTGGAGTTTTAGATATTATTAAAGCACATGATTATATTAATAAAAACTTGCAATATTATATTAAGAAAGATAAAAAACTTGTTTTCGAATATGTTAATAATTTCAATCTTGAACATATATTGGATGCATTCATAACGGTCGAAAAAGTAATTAAAGAAGTTTCTAATCTCTATTCTAAAGATGATATTTCTACATTTATTGATCCTATATTAAAAAATATTACTGAAATTACTTATATGGGCAATTATAATCATCCTATTAATAATATAAGTTTCGTATCTGAACCAAAAGATGAACCAAACCATAAAATATTAAAAAATAATATTGGAATATCTGCCTCTAGCATATCAGCATATGTTTCCAATGTAACACAATCTTTACCTATAACAGCGATTCCTCAAATCAAGCAATTAATAATTGCTTGCGATACATTAAATTGTATGAAACATTTTCATGATACTGAACAATTTATTGAAATGCGATGTAATAATAAATGCATATTACATTATCATTTGTCATGTTTTAAAGATATTAGCGCAGACATGTTTCATAATAGTAAACTTAAACGCGCATCATGGGGAGATATTGTATGCCTGAGACCGGATTGTAATGGTACAATCTGCAAGATTGTGCAAATGAATGATCATAAAAACATTAGATGTATTATTATTGATCTTAAATCTCCTGTTCACAATGGTCATTCTGCTAATATTCCATCAACCGAATCATATGAATATAAGAAAGAAAATCAAGTAGCACTCTCAGTTGCTGCATCGAGTATTCAACCAGTAAATAATAATGATCAGATGCCACATGCTATGTTATCCGCAAAATGGTCAAATAAAATAAGTAATACTCTGAGTCAAGATTTTTCTTCCTCATCAAGTTTAAGTAGGAACGATACATCCTTATTATCTAAATCTATTAAAGATCGAAAAACACAACATCTAGAGGAATTTCATCAGTCACTAGCAAGTTCTAGTTTAGAGGGGCATTCTCAATTGGTTCAGCCACAACATATCAATGTATCACATTCGCCATCTAAGTATATCTATCTTAACCTATGTGCAGAGGGTATTACTGCGGTAGCAATTACACAAATTAATATAATGAATCCGTCAAGGAGTATTTCTTATCCATTAACTGGGAAACCAATAGGTGTAGTATTTGAATTCGAATCAGCGATTGAGGCAGAGGAAATTGTATTAAAACTTCCAGAACTTTCATTGTGTTATGTAAATTTCTCTGGCTGCCATCTTAATTTCCGAGCATCATTTTTAAGACATGCCAAGTAATGTTTGTATAATTAATTTAAATTTAATATGATTATTTTATGTATGTAAAAAATTGATTTCCAATCATCTTAAATATGGATGTTATTAATATATGATTATGGTATGCAAAACAAGATAAAACATTGTTAATCTCATCCGAAATCTACAACATGAGCGAATCGGAAAACACAGCAAATAATGAAATAGAAATTAATAGATTAATAAAAATTCAAGAATATGAACCTAAATTGGATTTGAGAATATCTGAATTATTAAATGAAAATGGTTATGATCTATCATTAATGACAAATTACATTAATGAAATAACAATTATACAAGTAACTGATAAAACTCCTTTGCAGATATTATTAATTATGAAATTAAGTAAATCGTTAATTAAATTAATAAAAGATTTAATTATGTTTCTAGTCAATGAGAAATATGCATTATATAAATTGAAATTAACGGCAAATGAGAATATGTTATATTCTTATTTTAATGAATTTAAAAAATTGTTGTTAATTGGATATTCAGTAATTATGGAAAATATTTTTCTACTTAGAGAATATTATAATTTAGTAATGAAAATAGATGGAAATATGGATAATATATTACATGATAAAATTATTTCAATATTAGCAAAATATAACAGAATACAATATTATCGGGAACCAAATGTTTTATATCATCATATGTTGCACATGGATCAATTTAATTATCAAAAAAACAAACAATGTCCTGAATATTTATTTGAAAAATTCACTGTACCGATGTGTAATATTAATTATGACAAAATTCATACACTCGCCATGAAATTTATAGAATATTCAAATGATATAAATAAAGATTTTTTCATTTCAATGTCTGATGAAATTTCAATTGGGATAAAATTTTTAAATAATGATTGGAATGAAAATTGCAGCTTTCAGTTTTATTCGATTCTTTCTAAAACAAAACCTATTTATCAATCTAATATTAAAACTGATAAAACAGAATTAACATTAAATCAAGCAATAATTAATTTTAATAATGCATTGAATAAGGAAATTAATACAAATTACAAATCTCAAAGAAGAATAATTCACAAAGAAATTACGAGCGCATCGGATTTTTTACTATCCCAAGAAAATTATATTTTGCAATTGTATACTGAAAGTATTGTATACTGAAAGTATTGAATTTGATAAAATAGTTAATCATAATCCTAATTTATACGATGATTCAGAATTAATGAGCGAGCTATTTAGTTATTTATTCATATTACTAAATAAACTTAGTAAGTCAATAAATATAGATTTCCATACTAGAACATTATATTCTTTATCATTGGACACTAATGATTATGATAAACAAAAACAATGTGCAATTGATGCAATTATTACAAGATCAAAACTTATTTCAGCAATATTAATTTGTTCATTTGTATGTATGTGTATCAGTTATATTTTCCGAACTATTAACATATTAGGATCGAAATTAAGATGGAGTCCTATTAAAAAACTTTCAGGTAATCATATGAAAAAAATCATTAATAAAATTGAATCTGTATATTCAAATGTAGTTAAAAATGCAGTTTATGAGGTTTTAGATGTTATTAAGGCACACGATTATATTAATAAAAACTTACAATTTTTTATTAAAAAAGATTATAATAAGGTTTTTGAATATATAAATAATTTTTCTTGCAATAAAATTGTATGTAAATTTGAAAATAATATAAGTAAATTATTTAAAGTACTAGTATCTTTTGTCTCAAAAAATGATTTTCATAATTATATCGAGTCAATGTGTGAAAATATATATACTGTCGAGCATCTATCTATAATTGTTCATCCGATAAATTATATCATTTTTCCATCTAAACCTGAATCTAAATTTAAATTATCTCGTAATATTAATGCATCTCTTTCAAGTGTTTCAAATATAGTGCAATCATCTGTAGTATCAGTTAGCCAACCTATTGAGAAATTATCAATTGCATGTAATTCATTAAGTTGTATGAAATATTTTCATGCAGCTGAACAATTTGTTGAAATGAATTGTAGTAATAAATGCACATTACGATATCATCTTTCATGCTTTAGAGATATTGTCGTAGATGTATTTAGGATGAATCATAATAAACTTAAGCGCGCTACATGGGGCAAAATTACATGCCCTGCATCAGATTGTAATGGTATTGGTTGCAAGATTGTACAAATGGATGATTACAAAAATATTAGATGTATTATCCTTGATATTCAACCTCCTATTATTGATGATCAGACTGATGATTTACTATTGGGAGAATCTAAGAATGAATCTAATGAGATAAATCAAGTAGCACTCTTAAGTATTCAAACAGTTAATAATAAAGACAATGATCAGATACCACATACCATGTTATATGCAAATTGGCAAAATAAAATAAATAATACTCCGAGTCAAGATTGTTCTTCCTCATCAAGTTCAGGCAGTAGTAGTACTTCTTTATTGCCAATAAAAAATCAAAAAACACAGCATCTTGAGGAATTTCATCAATCACTTGCAAATGCTGAATCAAATTTAGAGGGCCGCGTGCAATTAGTTCAACCACAACATATCAATGTATCACATTCGCCATCTAAGTATATTTATCTTAACTTGTGTGCAGAGGGCATTACTTCGGTAGCAATTACACAAATTAATACAATGAATCCAACAAGGAGTCTTTCTTATCCATTAACTGGAAAACCAATAGGTGTAGTATTTGAATTCGAATCAGCAATTGAGGCAGAGGAAATTGTAATAAAACTTCCAGAACTTTCATTGTGTTATGTAAATTTGCTCGGCTGTCATCTTAATTTCCGCGCATCATTTTTAAGACATGCCAAGTAATTTTTTTATTATACATTGCAAAGCGATGTATAATTAATTTATTCAAATTCAATCTGGCCATTTTTATGTACAGTAAAACATTGTACAATGCTAATTCCATAAATATCACCACAACCAAGCATGTAGCGTCCTTTATCGAGACGACACGAAATATGTAGTTTCTTGTTTGCCGAGATGGATGGCATGCGCTTATCACTATCTCCTGGCAATGTATCATTTGGATCTCGAAATTTACGCAACCACCATTGGCCAGTGGATTCATCGAGATGTCTGTTTACAGATAGGTCAATGCGATAAATCATTTGATTATTTGAATTTCTATATTTTCCAATACAATGAGCTGATCGTTCATTCATTTCCTCATTATGCATAACACTTTTAGCATCAGAGACAATAAGTTCTTCTATATTCTCCTTTGCATCTTTTATATCTTTTACATTCTTTACTTTCTTTGTTTCTTTCAATCTAAATCCAGAATCAGTAATAATACTTAAATCTAATGCCCAATCTTGATCTGATCTTTCTGACCAAATTCTAGAGGCACGCTCACAGTGCTCTTTTACATCCTTCTCACCCATATCATTTACTTTCATAAGATGTAGTCTGGCCATATCGCCAAGGCCGCGCAAATCTGCTAATCCAATGTGTGTGGCTAAATGGCATTTTTTACATAAGGCAATTAATCTCATAAGTTTTTGAACTCCTGTACTCTTATTATAACTCCACCTCTCATGTGCTTCTAATGAGCCATTTAATGCTTCTTTATTTGCTGGATTATAGTGACAACATTCGCATTTATTATCGACACGCTCATACACTTTCTTTCTTAAAATATCCCAGTCACAATTGCGCACACATGAGCGTACATTACGGAAAAATGATGTACTCGGAATTAAATCAACAAATAAATCATTACCACCAAAACTTCTATCCTCTCCTTTCAAACAAAACATTATAATTAAGGATGTACTAGATTTAATAGAATATACTGGGCGGGCTCATCCTCCTGTGTATATAATAAACAAGTAGAACATGAATTAGATAAAATCAATATTACATACTCATAAAATAACTTACCATCTGATGATAATCTTTGCCACCTGGATAACTTCCTTTAGGAGGCATACACAATAGTTCTCCATGTATCCATCTTAATTTTCTTAGTCGATTCATTCTAATTTTCTTCAGACAATACCTACCAAATCTTGTTAAGATTTTGTAATAATTACATACTTGCTTATATGTGCATTTTTCATCATTAATCCACCATTCTTTATCCCCATTATTATATTCGATTGCAGGCAAACCACCGAGGCGATGTCTTTTCCCATTAACATACCATAATTTTTTATCTCCATTAACATATTCAATAGCAGGTAAATCATTATTACGATGTAGTTTTCCATTTACCCACCACGATTTAGCATTATTTAGAATTTCAACAGCAGGTAAATCATTATCACGATGTAACATTCCATTAACATACCAATATTTACCCCCAAATTCACTTTCAATAGCAGGTAAATCATTATCACGGTGGTATTGTCCATTTAAATTATACCATATTTTATCTTTAGTTATTATTGACATTTTGTTTAGGATTTAAAGAGTGTGTTTGTTCTACTTTCTTGTTATTAACTTATTAAGTCAGTGCAATTAAACAATATAACAATCAATTTTTTCACATATTCATAAAATAATTTACCATTTTATGATAATCTTGGCCATCTGGATAACTTTTTTATTATACTAATCTTTTCGCCGAAACATCTAAATATCATAAAAATTGATAACTATTTAACCTTTATTAATTTACAATTTAGTTAATAATTAAGAATCTAATATATAAATCTTATGCATCTCACTGATCAAAATGCGTCATTACAGGAATTATGTAAATATATAAAAAATAATGATAATGACTCCAGAGCAATTCATAAGATAGCTGCATTATGTAAAAATAAAAAACAATGGGAAAATTTATTTGAGAGTCTGTTTAAATTATTATTTTTATTCAAAGTTATTGAAAATGTATCATCAGATCGCTATATTTTTCAAATTGGAAATCATGATACAGGATTTTTAAGTATAAACAATATTGAGGCGTATTTAGCCACGACATTAATTCATAATACTTTAACTAATAATGTAATTACATTATATGATTCGCATAAGAAAGCTTATATTTATATTATATGTAAATTTTATAATTCAGTTGATTTTATTAATACAATAGATATTAATGAAACAATTGGCTGTGTGTCTAGAAAGGATCGAGATGTAATCATTCTGTGTGTTAGAGATAAGCCTACATTCTTAGAGGAGGTTGTTAAAACAAAGATACCATTATGTTTATTTGATCTTAATACATTAATAAAATCTTATAAAAATTTACATGTTTTATTAAAAGGAATTAAGTTTAATAATTATAATAATATATTTTTTAAAAACAATGATAAACCATATTTAAATTTGAGATTTCATCAATTAATAACAGTTACAAAGATTCGTAATCTAATGCGGCAAGGAGAGAAAACATTCCTAATTGGCGCTAAATGTAGATCTGGCAAAACTTTTATGTGTGGTGGAATTATCTCTAATATGTATCGTGAAAAGAAATATTTAAATGTTATGGTTATCACTACAGTCCCGAATGAAACAATTCCGCAATTTATGATAGATATGTTTGATTATTATGCTGATTTTAAGGATTTTAAGAAAATTTATCTTAATGGAGAAACAGTATTAAACCTAAAACTTGCAAAGAATAACATTTTTATGGTTTCTAAACAATTTCTAGAAAGGTATCACAGTAATAATACTATTAAAAATATTAAGGACTTAAGTCTAGATGTAATATTTTTTGATGAGAATCACTGCGGTGGCACAACTGAACTAGCAGAAAATATTCTAAGTTCTTATGCAACAGATAAAACTATTAAAGTATTTATGACAGCCACATTTATGAAACCTAGGCTATCCTGGAGCATTCCGAATGATTGTGTGCTACGCTGGGATATTGAGGATGAACAATATGCAAAACATAGAAATACAAAAGCCTTAATAAAGCGCCATGGTCTTATTGCAGCTAAATTATTAGAAACAAATGCAGAGAGTATGCTTGCGTCTTATGATAGCATGCCTGATATGCATTTAATATCTTATATGTTTAATCCGACAATTTTTCATAAATTAAAGAAACTTATGAATACTGAAGAACAAACTGGATTTTCGCTTGATAGTGTATTAGAAACTAAAGGAAATAAAAACCCTAAATTTGTAAATATTAATGCTGTAAAAATATTGTTCAGAATAATATTTGGTTCGCACGAGGAAGAGGATTTCTCGGATGAATCAATATCAGTATCTGTATTAAAAAATATTAGGAGAGCTTGTACTAAATTCAAGACTCGCAAAGCATACACATTTATGATATTTTTGCCGCCGAATCATATTGATCAATGCTCACAGGCATTCAGTAAATTATTATTAAATGATTCTGTTGGAAAGAAGTTTGCAGTATTGTGCATTAATGGCAAAAGAAAAATTAATAAGGATAGTAAAACAGAAATTGATATTGCTTATAAAAAAGCTAATGATGAATGCAAAGATGGATTGATAATTTTAGCAGGTAATATGTTATCCTTAGGTATAACCATTCCTAGCTGCGATGTTGTTATGTTACTACATAACACACATGCCTGTGATAAAATCCATCAACAGATGTATCGCTGTATGACAGAAGGAAAAGATAAGAAGATTGGATTTGTCGTAGATATGAATATTGGACGAGTTATTAATACATGTATTATGCATCATTCGCCTGGACAAAAAGAAGCTGGTGTAACTGCTGCCGAAAGTATAAAATATGTAACTCATCGAAATTTAATTAAAATAGATGTTAATTATTTTTCATCAATTGAAAGGAATTCTGAAGAAGTGGCACATAAGATGCTAGAACATTGGAATGCCGAACCAATTAGTAACATTAATGGATGGATGAAAGAATTATCAACAATGGAAGATGAAATATCAGATGAGGCACAGCAAATATTAGAACAATATACTCAAAGAAATTGTGAGTCAACTAAAGGATCAAATAAAGTAATATTTGCATGTGCTCAACAATTTCCATCAGGAATTCAAAGAATTAGAGAAATTACTGAAAAGAAAAGTGATAATGAAAATAATAGTGATAGTGATAATATTCAGGAAGAGAAAACTCAATTGAAATCTAGAAAAGCAGAATTAAACAGAGATATTCTACCAGTAATAATACCACTTGGATGCCAAATAACCATTGAAAATACCTCTGCAAGAGTGATGGATATCATAAATTCTATTGCGGCTAATCCCGAACAGAAAGATGCACTAAATAGTCATGGAAAATTACTATTTGGATGCGACGACATTGTGTGGATTTTGCAAAATCTATCAAAATTCATTGATTCTAATGAATTTGCAAATGAAATGTGCACTAGAATTAAGATGAAACTACTCGAGTTAATCGATCGTCCATTAGAATTATATGCTTTTATTGAGAGTACACTGCGTCCAAAAGAGCTTGAAAAGAAGCAATTTGGAGAGGTTTTTACTCCAATGGATCTAGTAAATAAAATGCTTGATCACTTACCAAAACATGTGTGGAGTGATAAAACATTAACATGGTTTGATCCAGCAAGTGGCTTGGGAAACTTTATGGTGGCTGTATATTTGCGTTTAATGAAAGGTCTTGCTGATGTAATTCCGAGTGAAAGTAAGAGAAAAAGTCATATTCTTGAGAAAATGCTCTTTATGTGTGAAATAAACAAGAAGAATGTATACTTATGCAAGCGTATATTTGATAGTCATAATAATTATAAGTTAAATATACATTTTGGAGATTCTCTTGAATTTAATACAAGTAAGAAAAAAGGTTGGCCTGAAAGTTTTAGTATTATTGTTGGAAATCCACCATATAATAAAAGTTTTGGTGGCAAGAATGGATATGCCGCGCCTTTATATCACAGTTTTGTAGAAAGATATATTGATCAATGTGATATGATGCTGTTTATTATTCCATCAAGATGGTTCTCAGGAGGAAAAGGTTTGGACCAATTTAGAAAGAATATGCTTAAGCGCCAAGATATAAAATATATCGATACCATTGCTGATTCTGACCATCCATTTGGTCAAGGAGTACAGATCAAAGGAGGTGTCTGTCACTTTTTAAAGGATTCGAGTTATAATGGAAAATGTAATTATAATGGAGTTATGACAAAATTAAATTATTATGATATTCTAGTTGACAGTAAATATATACCATTGATAGAAAAAGTTTTGGATTTTGATAATATAACATCTATTTATTGTTCAAAAGGACATTATGGAATTCCGCTTACTGATGAAAGATTGCATTCTAAAGAAAAGCCTGGTGATTTGCGCTGTTTTGTAAGTAAAATGAAAGGCTCAGTTGCATATATTTCAAATAAGAAGGCCCCTACAGAAACTCTTGGATCTTATAAATTAATCACCGTGACTGCAACAAGTGATGGAGGTGGTTTTGGCAATATGTTTGTCGGTGGCAAGAATGATATGCATTCTGAAAGTTATATATCTTTTAATACTCGTACTAAGTCTGAAGCAGAATCATTAAAATCTTATCTTGAATGTAGACTTATAAATGTATTACTTGTATTGCGAAAACTAACACATAATATTTCTAAGAAAACCTGTGCCTGGATTCCTCTTGTTCCATTGGATCGCGCATGGACAGATGCTAAATTATGCCGTTATTTTCGATTGAGTGAAGATGAGATTAAATTAGGAGAAGATATGGTCATTAATAATTATACAAATGTAATTAAAAATGAACATCCTCGATCTAGAAGATCTTTTATGAAACATAAAACAGAACATATTAATAGAAAACGATCTTAATTATTTTATATATTTTAAAACAATTAAGATTATTATAAAATAACTTATTATTTTATAAGTATGTAAAAAATTGATTGTTATATTGTTTAGTTGTTTTAATATAAGATTAATAGTATACAAGGAAAGTACACTCTTACAAATATAAGCAAAATGACAATGGAAACTGATAATTATGGAACTAAAAGATGGTATAATGCAAAAGGCGAATTGCATCGCGATAATGATTTGCCTGCCATTGAAGAAGTAAATGGTAATAAACGATGGTATATAAATAATAAATTGCACAGAGATAATGGTTTGCCCGCTATTGAATGGTCAACTGGAACTAAACATTGGTATGCGAATGGGCAACTGCATCGCGACAATAATTTACCTGCTATCGAAAAAGATAATGGTGATAAGGAATGGTGGGTAAAAGGAAAAGCACATCGCGATAATGATTCACCTGCCATTGAATGTGTAAATGGCGATAAAGAATGGTATGTTAATGGAAAATGTCATCGTGGCAATGATTTACCTGCTATTGAATGGTCAACTGGAACTAAACAATGGCATGTAAATGGGAAACGCCATCGTCTTGGTGGTTTACCTGCCATTAAATATGCAGATGATATTAAATTATGGTACATTTATAATAAAGATTACACGTATGACCAAGTAATTAATTATTACAAAACCTTAACAAGATTTGGCAGATATTGTTTGAAGAAGATTAGAATGAGAAAACTAAGAAGGCTTAGATGGATTCATGGTGAGATGTTATGCATGCCAGCAAAAGGCAGTTATCCAGGTGGCCAGGATTATCATCAGATGGTAAGTTATTTTATGAGCATGTAGAAAAATTGATTGTTATATTGTTTAGTTGTTTTAATATAAGATTAATAGTATACAATAAGTACATCTTATTAAAACAAAAAATGACAATGAAAACTGATAATTATGGTATAATGCAAAAGGCGAATTGCATCGGGATAATGATTTACCTGCAATTGAAGAAACATATGGTAATAAAGGATGGTATGTAAATGGAAAATTGCATCGCGATAATGATTCACCTGCCATTGAATGCACAAATGGAGACAAAGAATGGTGGGTAAATGGAAAAAGATCTCGCAATAATGGTTTACCTGCTGCTGAAGATGTAGATGGTACTAAAGAATGGTGTGTAAATGGAAAATTGCATCGTCTTGGTGGCTTGCCTGCAATTGAATATGCTAGTGGAAATAAATTATGGTACATTTATAATGAAAATTACACATATGACCAAATACTTAATTATTACAAAACCTTAAAAAAATTTGGCAGATATTGTCTTAGAAAAATCAGAATGAGAAAACTAAGACGTCTTAGATGGATATATGGAGAATTATTATGCATGCCCTCAAAAGGAGGTTATCCGGGTGGCCAAGATTATCATAAGATGATCAGTTATTTTATGAATATGTCTAAAAATTGATATGATGTTTAAATTCAATATATCTTTATTAATTAATATCAAAAAATGGCATATGTGCTTGTTGCTCGCTTTGGGAATAAAGAATGGTATAATACAAGAGACCAATTACACCGAGATAATGGTTTACCCGCTATCGAATATGCGGCCGGTGGTAAACATTGGTATGTAAATGGCAAACTGCATCGCGATCATGATTTACCCGCAAGAGAGTGGATTACTGGATCTAAAAAATGGTATGTTGATGGAAAATGTCATCGCCTTGGCGGCTTAGCTGCATGCAATTATGCAGATGGAACTAAATTATGGTATATTTATGGCAAACAATACACATATGAAAAAGTAGGTAAATATTACAAAATCTTAACAAGATTTGGTAGATATTGTCTTAGAAAAATTAGAATGCGAAGATTAAGAAGACTTAGATGGATTCATGGGGAACTATTATGTATGCCATCAAAAGGAAACTTTCAAGGTGGTCTGGATTATCATAAGATGGTAAGTTATTTTATGAGTATGTGAAGATAATATGGAAAAGTAATTATTAAGTAATATTTAAGTTTTGTATGTATATTAATGTATAAAGAAGGTTGGAGATATGATTGGCGAATTTAATATAAGTTTTATGTATAGTATAATAAGATGCTCGATCCAGTAACTTTACTTGGATTCGCTATTAGCGCGATTATACATTCATATCATCAATACAAGCACTCGCTTAATGATAAAAATCTTACATCATGTAGAAAATCCAGACATAAGAAGAGAAGGCGCAATATAAGCAGTAGTAATTCATCTAGTACTACTTGATTTTATTACTTTATTATTCAAATAATTAATGTTAATTATTTAATTTCTTATAAAAAATTGATATGTTAATCGTTAGAACAGCATGTTATTAATAAACTTAATACTACAAGAAGTGCTACTGCAACACCATAGGTAACAAAACCTATCAAATGACATCAAGTAATCTATTAGGACCAGAAATTCAGAAACTACTTGAATCTGTAAAAATACAAAAAGGAATGACAATGGATATCGATACAGAGAACAAGATTCTAGGAATATTGAGTGTAGTTGCTAGACGGCGTCACCCACCAACTACTTTTTCAAATGAGAGATGTGAGCTTAATACTGCAATGGTGAAAGAATTAAAAATATATTTTACATATTTTATGGAAAAAAGAGGTATTGAGATTCCTGAAATTATTCGAACTTATTATGGAGAGCCTTTTGGAGATTTTGCCTCATATACCGATGAATCTCATGTAATTTCTATTCTTAGAGAGGATTTTTTAATTGATACAGGAGATATTCTCGCAGAATGGCATTCACGATGGAAATATATCGATGAAGATGAACTAGAAAATGAGTTCGGGGATGATGATAATGAAGATCTCGCTCCTTTAAGTTTAACTCAAACCACTAAAAAATTCGACCGAGAACTTACAATGCTCGATATCCTACGATGCATGAGTTCGCGAACTTATCCATCAAATATTTCAAAATATGAACGCGATACATTAACTGTTCTTATGATTGAAGGATTAAAACATAAATTTATTAAATATGCTAAGAAGAATAATATATTAATTGCCAATTCGGTAGTTTCATTTCAAAATGAATCATTTCCTAATGAAATTTCATATGAGGAAGAATATTATTCGATAAATATATTAAGAGATATATTTAATATTACAATCATAAATGGTATTGAATTAGAAAATGAGTGTAAAATACGGTGGACTATTATTAAGAATAGTCTTATAAATGAAGAGAAGTTACGCAGAGAAGAATTTAATAAAAAATTATTAAAAGCAAAAAAAGAAGGTATTCCTAAGAATAAAGGACGTTTAGTTTGCAGCGACAAAATTATATCTGTTTCGCCAATTGTCCATATGCCACCAATTCAGTAAATTTTTAATGTATTATAAGTATGTAAAAAATTGATACATTAACTAGTTAGATAGACTATTAACTATAATTTATAAATACATATCTTATTAAAACATTATATAATTCAAAAAATGACAAGCAAAACTTATTCAGATGGTTCTACAATTTGGTATGATGAGAACGAAAAAATGACAAGTATAATTTATTCAAATGGTACTAAAATGTGGTATAATACAAATAGAGAAATACATCGCGATAATGATTTACATGCAGTAGAATATAAAAATGGTGATAAAGAATGGTGGATAAAAGGAGAACGTCATCGCAATAATTACTTGCCAGCAATTGATTATGTAAATGGAGATAAATATTGGTATGTTAATAATAAACTACACCGAGATAATGGATTGCCTGCTGTTGAATTAGCAAATGGAGATAAATATTGGTATGTGAATAATGAAAGAAATAGAGAAAATAAATTGCCAGCTATCGAATATGCAGATGGAACTAAATATTGGTACGTAAATGGAATACATCATCGCGATAATGATTTACCTGCTATTGAATATGCAAATGGAAGTAAAGAATGGTATATAAATGGTTCATTGCATCGATTAGGAGGTTTACCTGCTACTGAATACTCGTCAGGCAATAAATCTTGGTACATTTATGGCAATAAATATACTTATGAGCAAGTTTGTAATTATTACAAAATCTTAACAAGATTTGGTAGATGTTGTTTAAAAAAGATCAGAATGAGAAAATTAAGAAAAGTAAGGTTCATTCATGGAGAACTGTTATGTATGCCCTCTAAAGGAAACTTTCAAGGCGGTCAGGATTATCATCAAATGGTAAGTTATTTTATGAGTATGTGAAAAAATTGAAAAGTATAATGCTTGGTTAAAACTGTATTAATAATAAGTTAATTAAGTACATCCAAGTACAACTTTCAAATCTAAGTAAAATGACAATGGAAATTACTAAACATGGCAATGTGCGATGGTATAATGCGTATAGAGAATTACATCGTGGCAATGATTTACCAGCAATTGAAGATGCTGATGGTAGAAAAGAATGGTATATAAATGGATTAAGACATCGCGATAATGATTTACCTGCAATTGAATGTGCGAATGGTGATAAACTTTGGTATGAAAATGGAAAATCTCATCGCCTCGGTGGATTATCTGCATGCAAATATACAAATGGAGATAAATCATCTTGTTGGATTTATGGAGAATATTATACATATTCAGATATATGTAATTATTACAAAATTTTAAAAAGATTTGGTAGATATTGTCTTAGGAAGATTAGAATGAGAAAAGTAAGGTGGATACATGGTGAACTACTATGTATGCCCTCTAAAGGTAATTATCCGGGTGGTCAGGATTATCATCAAACGGTAAGTTATTTTATGAGTCTGAAAAATTGATATATAAAGTTATTCAGTTTATCATTAATATTTATTAATAATAAAAACATTCATAACAAAACAAACATGTGCACGATTGATGAAAGTGGAAATAAAGGATGGTATATAAATGGGAAATTGCACCGTGATAATGACTTGCCTGCAATTGAATATGCTAATGGAGATAAAGGATGGTATATAAATGACAAGTTGGATCGAGATAATGGATTGCCTGCAATTGAATATGTCAATGGAGACAAACATTGGTACATCAATGATAAATTGCATCGCGATAACGGTTTGCCTGCTAAAGAAAATGCAGATGGGACTAAATTGTGGTACAAAAATGGCGAATTATATCGCGATAATGACTTACCTGCAATTGAAATGGCGGATGGGAATAAATATTGGTATTTAAATAATAAATTAGGACGAGTGAATAATTTACCAACAGCTGTATTTGTAAATGGTGACAAAGAATGGTATGTAAATGGAGAATTGCATCGAGACAATGATTTACCTGCTGTTGAAAAAGAAAATGGTGATAAGGAATGGTATATAAATGATAAGTTGCATCGAGGCAATGATTTACCTGCTGTTGAAACTGCAGATGGAGATAAATATTGGCATATAAATGGAGAATCGCATCGAGATAATGATCTACCAGCTACTATAAAGGCAAATGGGGATAAATATTGGTTTGTTAATGGAAATCTGCATCGAGATAGTGACCTACCAGCTATAGAATTTACAAATGGAGATAAAGCGTGGTTTATAAATGGAAAACTAAATCGTATTGATAATCTACCTACTAGAATAACTGGGGATGGGAGTAAATATTGGTATTTAGATGGTGAACAACATCGAGGCAATGATCTACCTGCTGTTGAAAAAATAGATGGTGGTAAAGAATGGTTTATAAATGGCAAGTTACATCGCGATAATGATTTACCCGCAGTAATAGATGCAAATGGAAATAAATACTGGTTTGTTGATGGAAAACATTATCGAGATAATGGATTACCCGCTGTCGAATTAGCAGGCGGAGAAAAACATTGGTATGTTAATAATGAAAGAAATAGAGATAATGGGTTGCCGTCTGTTGAATGCGCAAATGGAGATAAATATTGGTGTGTGGGTAATTATTACCATCGCGACGATGGTTTACCAGCAAAGGAATTTATCAATGGTGACAAGGAATGGTTTGTAAATGGTAATTTACATCGTCTTGGTGGATTACCAGCCATTGAAAATGTAAATGGAGAAAAACAATGGTGGGTATATGATGTTGAATATACATATGAGCAAGTATGTAAATATAACAATATCTTAGTGAAATTTGTAAGACATTGTCTCAAAAAAATAAGAATGAAAAGGCTCAGAGATATAAAATTAATTCATGGAGAGTTATTATGTTTGCCTCCAAAAGGAAACTTTCCAGGTGGTCGGAAATATCTCGATATGTTGAACAAGTATGCACAATAATTAATAAAAATTGAAAGCTTATAATAAATAGTTAAATTTAAGTTAATATTAATATAAATAAGTACATCTCATTGCAATTTATTCAAATCATACAAAATGAATATAACTACGTTTTCTAATGAATTGATTTATGTTCATTCGGCAATTATTAATTATCGCGGAGATAAAGAATGGTATATAAATGGAAAATTAAATCGCGATAATGATTTACCTGCTTTTGAAAGAGCAAATGGATCTAAATCATGGTATGTAAATGGATTACGACATCGTGATAATGATTTACCTGCTATTGTAGATGTAAGTGCATATGGTTATAAATCTTGGTATGTAGATGGAAAACAGCATCGCGATAATGATTTACCTGCACTTGAGAATGTAAACGGTCATAAAGAATGGTATACAAATGGAAAACGATATCGCATTAATGATTTACATGTTGTAGAAAATCTAGATGGTAAATATTGGTTTTTAAATAATATGTTTCATCGTCTTGGTGGCTTACCTGCTATAGAATACGCAAATGGTAATAAACATTGGTATCTTTATGGAAAAGAATACACATATGAGCAAGTATATAAACATTGCAAAATCCTAACAAGATTTGGTAGACATTGTCTCAAGAAGATCAGAATAAAAAGGTTAAAAAGAGTGAAAATGATCCATCGAGAGTTATTATGTATGCCTCCTAAAGGAAGTTATCCAGGTGGCCAGGATTATCATAAGATGGTAAATTATTTTATGAGTATGAATAAAAATTGAAATGCATAATGATTGATTAAACTGTATTAAGTAAATTTAGTGTATGACTCCGAGCCTATCCAAGTACGACCTCTTTCAAATCAAACAAAATGTCATATATGAAAACTAGCAGTACTGGTGATAAACACTGGTTTAATGAAGATAGAGAACATCATCGTAACAATGATTTACCTGCAATTGAATGTTCAAATGGAGATAAAATCTGGTTTGTAAATGGAAAACATCATCGTGATAATAACTTACCTGCGACAGAATATGCAAATGGAAATAAATTTTGGTATGTGGGTGGGAAACGCCATCGAGGCGAAGGTTTACCTGCCGCGGAATATGCAGATGGAGATAAAATGTGGTTTGTAGATGGGAAATTACATCGCGATAATGATTTACCTGCTATTGAATTTGTTGATGGAACTAAAAAGTGGTATGAAAATGGAAAGCATCATCGTCTTTGTGGATTACCTGCTACAATTAATAATGAGGAGCAACATTGGCACATTTATGATAAAGAATACTTGTATGAAGAAGTAATTAATTATTACAAAATCTTAAAAGGATTTGGTAGATATTGTCTTAGGAAGATCAGAATGAGAAGGTTAAGAAGAGTAAGATATATTCATGGAGAACTGTTATGTATGCCACCAAAAGGTAATTATCTTGGTGGCCAAGATAATCATCAAATGGTAAGTTATTTTATGAGTATGGATAAAAATTGATTTAAAATATTCATATAACATTATTGTACATATATTACTTTATACAGTAAATACTATTACAATGACTGCATTGATCGATTCAAACCAAGACATTGAAATAAATGAGAATGATATGCCATTAATACCAAGTGATGAAAATATTGTTGTTACATTAGAAAATTACAATGGACCTGATATTTTTTTTCATGAAAGTTGGATACTTGAATATTCAACCAATAAAGATGATGATAAAGAGGTAATTGATATTTTATCAAATTTAATTAAAACTCCAGATACACAATATACAAGTATTAAGAAAACTCATAAGATTGATAATAATGAAAATTCTGCAATGAAAAAACAGAAAATTGTACATGGTAAAAAATAATCTAATCGAGAATTTTTATTGCAGAAATAACAACATAATATTTCTTCCCATCATCGCAAGAAACCTTTACGCGCCGATTAGTAAATGATAAAATTATACACTGCATTTCATTACCGCCTTTTTTAAAAGAAACTTTACCACCAATTTTAAATTTAGAAATATCTATATGAGATTTCTCTGAATTATCAGTAATTTCTATTACTTTCCCATATGGTGCTGCTGAAATTGTTCCAGAATCAAGTAATATTTCGATATAATGTTTTCTTAAACTAATTACCTTTCCTGTCTCAATATTAATTTTGCCATGATATTTAATCTTATTACCAACTTTTAATATATCCCTCATATTATCAGCAATATCAGTATCACCTGCAAATCCATCATGTGTATAATCAGTATGTCCAAAAGTATTTTTTATAAATGTTCTAAAAATAGGACCATGTCCTGCATTAATAATAGCCTCCTTTGGCTGAAACATAAGAGTCAGTAGATGACATAATTCGTGTTCAATCACTCGAATGAGAAATGATAATCTATTATTAATAATATAGCCTCCATTTTTAATACTTTTTTCTCCTTTTGTAAACAGGCTGGAGATAATTTTATCACCAATCTCAAGTATTGGAGATAATCCATCTAATCCAAAACTAAATCTACCAGCAGTTCTTGTTAATTTGGTATTTTTTTCACATAATAAATCTGCCCCATATCTCTCTTCTAAATAATTTGATATATTTCCTTCAAAATACACTGAATCTATTTTTGCATAAATATATTTAATTAATTTTCTTGTTACTGGAAAAACCATTGGATTATCTAACTTTCTTAATACCGATTCAAATACAGTATTAAAATTTGTTTTCAATTCATTAGATTGCACAGATGCTCCAACATAATTCCAATAAATATCCTCTAATGTTTTTCTTTTTCCACCAGTTTGTTTGCATTCAGCTATAAACTTCTTTCTAATCTTATTAATATCTTGCGAGTTTTCTTTTTCAAAATAATATTTGCCATCACGATTATATGAAAAATCTATAATTTCCATTCCTTTAATATAATATAATTGACAACAACTTATTTTAACTAAATGTTGTGTTAATAATTTCCCTATTTTCATAAAAATCATTTGTAAAAATTTTTCCTCATTTATATCATTTGGAAAAAACATCAAAAGTATTTTTTTAGGATAATCATTGAAAGTCATTATTAGATCCATCACAAATTCTCCATGCTTATGTAAAAGTTTACTAATTTCTTTATCACTTAAACCAGCATTTTGTTGTATTAATGCCTGTACATGAGATTGATATAGATTACTATTATTCTTATCTTTTTTTATTGACATTCACTCTACTAGTAACAGATATTCTCTATTATTGTTTAACTTCATTGTTAAATTCAGAATATACTTTCTTTGCAAACTTATGTACTTTTTGTATTAATTCAAAAATATATGAAATAGTATATTTGGTTGTTATTTAATCTATCAATTATAATATAAACTTTTGCAGAGGATATTTTAATTTTTTGTATTTTTAGACTTTTACTAGAATATTTAAATATTTATGATAAATAAGTTTTAATACTTTATTTAATCTTTTTTAAAGGAACTTAGTATATTATGCTATATTTGCATAATATGGTATATAATATGATAAATGGTGTATATTTTCCAAACTAATGGTATAAGATGAGTCGTTTTAATCCATTTCGTCTTCCATCAATAGTATTTCAAGATGCTTATGGAAATTTTTCAGCTAATATCATTACAGCGAAACTAGATGGATCGGCTAGTTCGTTTAGAGAGCATCTTTCAGGGGATGTTAGTGGAGGCCAAGGGGCAACTAAGGTGAAAATGGTGGGTAATAAGCGAGCATCAGACATTGTTGCTAGTTGTGCAATTATAGAAAATGCATCAAGTCAATCTCTTCCAAATACATTAGTAAAGCGTGATGCTGATGGTAGTTTTGCAGCAAATGAAATTAGAGCAACTCAATTCATTGGTACTCTACAAGGTTCTGCTCAAACAGCTACACAATTCACTGGAGAGCTTAAAGGAGATGTAATTGGTTTCCAGACTGCAGCTGTTGTAGATATGGTTGGTGATAAAACTGCAATTGAAATTTCATCTGCATGTTCATCAGTATTAAATGCAGTCCCAGAAACAACCCCATTAAGTTTGGTTAGGAGAGATGCCCTTGGGAATTTTACTGCAAATGAAATCCATGCCAATAAATTTATAGGAACAATTGACACCAATCTTGCATCCGCTATTAACTTTACAGGTCCTTTAGCAGGAGATGTATCTGGTACTCAAAGTGCAACTGTTGTAAATAGTATTGGTGGTAAAAGTGCAAGTGAAATATCAAATATATGTACTCGTGTAGAAAATGCAACTAATCAAGCAATTCCACAAAGTTTAGCACAGCGAGATTTAAATGGTAATATTTCTGCAAATGAAATTCATGCTACATTATTTGTTGGGCCTTATAGTGGTACTGCCGCATCATCAGTAGATTTTACTGGATCTCTTTCAGGTGAGGTATCTGGTACTCAGACTAATACAATTGTTAATTCCGTGGGAGGAGTAAATGCATCGAGGATTAGCAGCGCTTGTTTACAAGTTGAAACAGCAACCAGTACAGCTGTGGCTAATACTCTTCAAAAAAGAGATTTAAATGGCAGTATAACGGTAAATGAAATAGTGGCTAATAAATTTAATGGATCATTGATTGGATCAGCATCATCTGCAGCTACTTTTACAAATCCACTTGCAGGAGATATTAGCGGCAATCAAAATTCTACTCAGGTTCTTTCGGTTGGTGGCAAGAATGCATCTGAAATAGCATCAGCATGCGTCACTGTCGCGAATGCAACACATTTAGCTACCCCATTAACAATTGTTAAAAAAGATTATCTTGGGAATGTTTGGGTAAACGAGCTTAATGCGTCTGCCATTAATGGTCCAGTAACAGTACAAGCCGCATCTGCAATTAATTTTTCAGGTAATTTAAGTGGCGATGTTACTGGTACTCAAGGAGCTACAGTTGTTACTAGAGTTGGAGGACTTGGGGGATATTCTGCAACTCAAATAACAGATGCATGTACCCGCATTAGTGCTCTTCCATTACCTCTTGTATCCGGCACAAATGCACAATTGGCAAATACATTGGTACAGCGTACAGGAGCCATGACTAATGGTTATCTTGGTGGAGGCATTTATTCAAGTATGCTTTTATCCCCGCAAGGTGGTGTTACATTCACTTCTTCAAATACTAATAGCTGGAGTATTACAGATACGATATTTAATGGTTCTGCATTATCAAATGCTACGGCAGGAGAATTTACAATTACACCATTATCTAACGGAGCTAACCCAATTGGTAAGATTGGCACAATCAATTATGGAGCAATCAGTCAACGTGGTTTTGGAATTATAACAATTACTCCACGAAATGCAGCTGCAGCTGATCTATCAACAAGTAAGGTTTATGGTATTGTTGTTGGTTCTTCAAATGACTCAATGCAGCTTGGGTCTGTTGATTTATATGCAAGTGGCGCTGGACTAAATAGTAATGGTAATAATACAGCAACTGTATGGAATTATCATATTCATTATATTATTACTGGTGTTTAGATTGCATACTCATAAAATAACTTACTGCTTGATGATAATCCTGTCCGCCTGGATAACTGCCTTTTGGTGGCATACATAGCAGCTCTTTATGGATCCAGCTTACTCTCTTTAATCGCTTTATTCTGATCTTCTTCAAACAGTATCTACCAAATCCTTTTAGGATTTTGTAAGAATTACATACTTGCCCATATGTGTAATTTTCATTATAAATGTACCATTCTTTTTGACCATTTACATATTCGATAGCTGGCAAGCCACCCCGACGATGAGATTTTCCATTTACATACCAACCTTTATCACCAATTGCAGATTCAATAGCAGGCAAATCATTATCACGGTGACGTTCTCCATTCACATACCAATATTTACCCCCATTTGCTTTTTCAATAGCAGGCAAATCATTATCGCGATGGCGTTTATCATTTACATACCATTCTTTATCACCATTACTTCTTTCAATAGCAGGTAAATCATTATCACGATGTAATTCTTTTTTTTCATTATACCATCTTTTAGTACCATAATTATCAGTTTCCATTGTCATTTTGCTTAGATTGAAAGTACGCACTTCTCATATACTATTAATTTACTTATTATCGTAATTTATTCAAGCATTTTATATATCAATTTTTTCACATACTCATAAAATAATTAACCATTTTATGATAATCCTGGCCTCCCGGATAACTACCTTTAGGGGGCATACATAATAGTTCCCCATGGATCCACCTAAGTTGTTTTAATCTTCTCATTCTGATCTTTTTCAAACAATACCTACCAAATCTTGTTAAGATTTGATAATTATTACATACTTGCTCATATGTGTATGCATTACCATAAATGTACCATTCTTTATTTCCATCTGCATATTCAGTGGCTGGTAATCCGCCGAGTCGATGCTGCTTTCCATTTGCAAACCAATGTTTATCACCATTTGCATTTTCTCCGGCAGGTAAATCATTATCGCGATGACATTTTCCATTTACAAACCAATATTTATCACCATTTACATCTTCAAATGCAGGCAAGTCATTATCACGATGTATTTGTCCATTTATCCACCATACTTTATTACCACCTATGTATTCTATGGCAGGTAAATCATTATCGCGATGTAATTCTACATTTGCATTATACCAGAATTTATTTCCATAATCATCAGTTCTCATTTTGTTTGAAAGAGTGTACTTGGCTGTACTTATAAACTTAGAGTTCATTATTCTATTCAAATAATATAACAATCAATTTTTATGAAATTTCTTATATAAAAACTCTTAATTTAATTAATATTGCTGAAATATAGTATTCTAATTTGAACAATTTTTCACAAGTAATGTATATGACAAGTATATTTCATTTGCCAGTAATACAAGATTACCAAGGAAATATCCAGGCGGAAACTGTTACAGCAACTCTTGTAGGTTCTGCCTCAACTGTCACAAATCCCTTAATAGGGGACGTTATCGGTCCAATTCAAGCAACAGAACTTGTATCAATTAGAGGAAAACCAGTCCAGGCCATCCTGGATAGTTATGATAGTTTATCAAATGCAACAAGTTATCTAATGCCACAATCACTAGTAAAACGTGGTATTACTGATAGTGATATTGTGGCCAAAACAATCACTGCAAATATTTTTACTGGCGATTTGATTGGCGAGGCTAGTACAGTTAATACTTTTACCAGCAGTTTTTCAGGAGATATCAGTGGTACTATTTCTAATACAGTTGTCGAATCAGTTGGTGGTAAAAGTGTATCACAAATCACTGAATTTTGTGACGATGTAAATAAAATTGTTGGTCCTTTTGCATTATTAAAAAGAGATAATGCTGGTAATTTACTCGGAGAGAATACTATCACATCATCACATTTTGTAGGAGAATTCATTGGAATCGCTGAAAGCTGTACTAATTGGAGTGATCCACTTATAGGGGATCTTACTGGATCGCAGTCAGCAACTGTGGTTACTAAAGTTAATAATATTAGTGCATCTAGAATTGCAAATGTATGTAATAATGTATCAAATGCATCTGATATTAATAATCCTCTTGGAATTGTACAAAGAGATATTAATGGTAATTTTGCAGCCAATGAAATTATTGGAACTGGGGGATTGTTTGGCACATTTGCGCCAGGAGCAGTTACAAGTACAGTTCTATTTAATGGCGCATTAGCAGGAAATGTAACTGGCAAACAGAATCTAACTTTAGTTAATAATATTAATGGTAGATTAGCATCAGATATTGCAAGTAGAGTAAGTGATATTGAATCTGCATCAAGTAATGCAATTAATAATACATTGGTGAAAACTGATGCTAATGGGAGTTTTGCAGTTAATGAACTAAATGCTAATATTTTAACAGGAACATTAATCGGAACTGCAAGTTCTATTGGAAATTTCACTAATGCTCTAAATGGGGATGTTACTGGATCACAATTATCTACTATTGTAACACAATTAGGTCCATCTAATTCTAAAAAAACTGCTCTACAGGTGGCAGATACTGTAAATATTTTGAATGGTGCAGATAGTGTAACAACTCCATCTACAATTTCAAAAAGAGATATTAATGGTAATATATGGCTTAATCAAATTACTGCACAAAAGTTTATTATCACATCTAATACACCAACAACAACTGTTAGTAATTTTACAGGTTTCTTTAATGGGGATATGACTGATTCACAATCAACCACTCTGATTAAATCCATCGGTTCATTATTAACATCATCCATTCTTTTATCTGTTGGAAAAATGATTGATATGAGTAAATCAAATTATCTTAGATCTCCGGTTGCAATTGGCACTGCAGCTACGCTAAAAAATACTATTCTTACAAGGACACCGATGGTCAATGGATCTAGTGGAGGGGCAATTGTTGGCACACAATACATCACAGAACCAACTGCAAATCTTGCTGAAATAATATCATATAATGGAGTTATTGTAACAAATGTAAAAGGTTCATGCACTGCATCTGCTGGATTATTTCGTATAACTCTTGCATCAATATTATCAAATGTTGTTAATAACTTAGTACTGACATTAAATCCAATCCCAGGAACTACATTTTCTGCCTACCCAGTACTTATATTAAGTCCAGCTGATGCAATTACAGCAAATGTAGTTATTAATGGAGGTGGAATTTATGCAATACCAATTATGGCAGCTGGTGGTATTTTCCAATTATTTCAAATAATGACAAATACATTAGGCATAAATCCTAATCCAAATGTTAATAGAGTAATAACTACAACTTGGAGTTATAAGATCTTATGGATTAAATAAGTTAAATTAGTGAAAAAAATTGAAATGAAAAGTAATTAATCTTATCATATTATTTTTAATATAGAGTAAACAAGAAGACTCCTTTGTGTTAACTAAGCCAACCATGTCATCTCTAAGCTCGAGCGGACCTCCAGGAGGAGTCAATCATGAATGTGATAAGGATAAATTATTAATGTTTACAAATTACGGAATGATGGTAAGATTATTACGAATTTTCCATGAAGAAATTGAACTCGCAATTTCTTTTCAAGAACATAAACCAAAAGTAAAATATCATACTGATGCACTAAATTTAGGATTCGATATAGAACTAACAAAGGTTTCTAATACAAACTCTTATCATATTTATATTTATCGTTCTAATAATATGTATTTTGCACAAATAGAATTGTCAATTAATGATTATGATGATGCTCGGGTAAGTGATGCTGCCAAGGAGCCTTTTGATGAGATTGAATCAGATTCAGATTCCGATAAGAAGAGTAAGAAGCAAGCAGATGACAGCGATGATGATGCCGCTGGATCATCTGATTCATCAGATGATGACGAGTTATATAAAATAACTAATACTATCATGATATGTGCACAATGGGATATAAAATCAATACAACTTGATTCATTGAGTCAACGAATTAGACATATTTGCATATATATGTTTACACATAACAAAGAAGAATTATTTCATGATAAATTATTCACAAATATGAAGAAACAACCAGTGTCCAATCCATATAATTGTAAATTTAATAATCTAAAAACTATTTTGATGACAGTTTATGGCCAAATTCCTTGTAAAAAATTTAGATTTTACAAGATAGAATATTATCAACAAGGTTTTATCCTAGTATTTCGTCAGCGTAAAGGAATTATGCATGATAATGAATCTACTAATCGCGATATTCAGATAATATGTAGACATATTAATAATAATATCGCTGTATTTAGAACTGATAATAATATTATGTCATCAATAATTACATGTGATATTGCCTCATTGAATAAAGAATCAGTTACTGAAATTAAAACGTTCTTTGACAATTAATATTTATTATATCAATATAATTGGAAAAAATTGATACATCTATTTAATAATATAACAAATTATATTATATCATCAAGAAATACAGCCATTTATCACAAAATGAACAACAATCACAAAAACTCGCATTTGTCAGAAGTGACAATATCAGATGTTGCATCGCAAATTGGATTGTCTCCTAAGGCCGCAATTTTTCGTCCTAGAATTAATTATAAACCAATTAAGACTAGTGACGTTCCAGTCACTATCATTGCAGCGGATGAAACTATTAAATTACAGCCAGTAGTTTTGCAAATTAATAAAAAGAAAAAACCTTTATTAAAATCGTATAATAATGATCAGCAAATTAAAATTCTGGATCAAAAAGATAAACCGTCAAATAATTTAGAACCATATTATTTACCTAAACCAGTTGTTAATCCTATCAAACAGCCTAATAATCAAATCCAGCAATCACCATATTTATCACCTACTCTTTATCCAGTTAATATGCCAAGTATGTTACCAAGTCATCAGTCACATATACAACCAATCCCACCTCCAGTTAATATGCCAAGTATGTTTCAGAGCCCACCTTTATCAAACATAATTCATATTCGCCCGAGTCCACAATTTCAGGACACGCTGCGCATGGAATTAAATTCACAATTAGCTCATATTCCTGTACCAAATGCAGGACAATATCATAGACCTCCTCCTGGATTTTATTCCTATCCGATATCATCGCCTAATTATGAACAATCGTATCCGCGAGAATTAAATATTCCTTGCAATGCGCATCAATGTTTACAATGCCATCTTTTGCACCATGCTACATTTCCTGTTACACAGCAAACTCAATATTATAAAATACCATCTGATAATTCGCAAATTCAATATCAGCCTATTGTATTAACACAATATACGCCATTTCATATTTCTCAGACTAATTATCATCAAGAAGGATTTCCACAAAGATATTAAAAAATATTAATTTATAACATCATATACACTGAAGATTATACTCTAGAACTAATGTAGTAATGTCATTTCAAAGTATATTAAAATTAACCACAATATCTGGTTATAATTACAGTATTGAAGGGCGAAAAGGAGACTTTTTACTGATGTATAATAATGGAGATTTATCGATTGAAACACAGATACAACAAGTACCAAATCATAATATTTCATACATGTATCAAACTAGAATAAAAACTAAATATGGCGGCGAGTTAATAATCGATAATGATACACTTGATGTACAAAGTGAAAATGGAAATATTCCATATGAATTAAAAGAGTATAAACCTGCAAATTATATCCATGATAATAAAATAATTATGCCAGAATTATTCCAAGCGAAAAAATTAACTATTGGATTATTAAATTTAGTTTTTGTTAAATTATTAAATGAACATTTATCATTCAAATCAGATATGAAATTGGAAAGTTATAATATTGCCAAAGATGCTCATGGTGCTCTAGTTTATATTAATGATGTTAAGTGGATTTCTTAAGTTTATATTCATAAAAATTGATACAATTATGTCTTTACTTAATATTAATTTATTAAGTAAATAAATCTACTAAGATCTACTACTACTACAAACATCATGACAAGAAAGAACATTCACAGTACTCGCAATTTACAATCAAGAGTATCAAGAAGTCCATTTGATGATATTCAAATCTCTAATGATTATGGAATAGAAAATTCAGGCAGAGGTATTGAAAGTAGTGATAGTGAATCTAGTGATATTGATTCAAGTGAAAATGAAAATGAGAGTGAAAGTGTAATTAATAATGGTAATCTGACGAGTTTTCTTGCAGAAAGAATACTCGATGGAGAAGATAATTTTACATTAAAAATAATTGATTATGTACTATTTGCAGAAACAATGATAAGCAAAATATGGATTGATATTAATAATTTGCGCAATAGATGTACTGATAGTAAAGAATTTACAATATTTTTATTGTATCTTTTTCCAGAATATTTACAATTATCCGATGTAGATAATATTAGAGAAATAGCAAATGATTATTGCAATTCCGGATGTAGGTACTATTAAAACTAATTATCATAAAAATATAAGAAATTATTATCATTATGATTATAATCTTGAACAGTTAATGAAATATGCATTAAATATGCCAGAGAATTTATATGTAATACAATGTTGCATATATTACATTTTAAATATTTATGTTGTCGATGCGATGTATGTAAGTGAAATTCTTAAGCATAGAAATTCATATTCTAAACTAGAAGAACAAAATTATATTTCTAATTTAGGTGATTGTAAAGCAAGTAAAGTAAATAAAACAATCTCTGGTGTTTATTCAAAAATAAATGTTATTAGTAAATTTTTACACATTCTGAATATTCAAAATGATATATCAGATGAAATTCTGCCATATTCTAATCATGATTTGCGATATTTAGTGAAATGTTATTCCGATTGCCTAATCTCTCTAAATCCTAGATTAGATATTCATTCATTAATGATTCCAAAAGGATGCAAAATAATTCCTGATTCTAGAACAGCAAAACTAATTGCATGTAATAAAAAATATAATGATAATTATAAATATATTATTTATGATCTTTATCCAGAATTATTAAATGCAATAGGAAAAGTGCCTTTATTATGTAATGAAATATTTACTGATGATATACTTTCAGATACAAATATTTTAATAATGATGGCGAAATATGCTAATTCATATTGCAGAAAGATGATGCTTATTCATACTAAGCCTTATATGGGAGCAAAATATCCTCCGCAGGCATTCTTGGATTGGATGGCTATAAATGATCCTGACGTTCTTATGGCAGCATCAAATAATCAAAGTAATTTGAAACATTTAAATTATAGTTTTAGAATATTATTTACATTGATATTTCATGGAGAATGTAGTATTGAAGTAGCAAGTGAGACAATATGTGGTTTAATGCAAAAATATACTAAAAAATGTGATAAAAAATCAGACAATGAATTAGAATTAATACAATTATTAGAAAGGCCAGAATGGAATAAGAAAGATTTATCTTTTATCTTAAATAAAACAGTCGCATATCATAGCGCAGAAATTAGAATATTGGCATTTACTAATGGTCATATGCAAGAAGATCTCTTAAGTTTACAAGATAATATGGAAATGATAAAATATGTGAAACAATATTTTATTAAAACACAAAAAACATCACAACAAATCATAAAATTAATAAAGGTTGTTGAATATTTACATCCGGATAATAAAATAGAACAAAATAATATTTCTGAAGATATTTTAGAATTAGCAGATAATTTACTATTCTATAAAGATCAATTTAAAATAACTTTTAATGTTATGAAAAGAATAATATTATTAATAGAAGATGATGCTCGGCGAGAACTGATTTATGCGGCATATCCAGAAAATATATGGATAAATTCTACTTTACTCGAATATGGATTAGTAAAAATACACAATATATCAAATTATAATTCAAAAAAGAATGCTCCTGAAAATAATAAATATCGCTCGACCATATATAATTCAATATTATGGTTATTAAGTAAACCAATTATAAATTATAAATTAAAGAAAACATCATTAAAATATATTTTCAACATCTTAAGCGGCGAATCTAAAATTATTAAAATATCAGATGATGTTATTTATAAAATCATTTCTGCAAATGAGGCAAAATTCAAAACTCTTGATGATAATAATAGAAAATATATAACTGATAATTTAAAATTAAAATATCCTAAATCAATGACATATTTATTAAGTTTAAATTTATTAAAATTTAAAAGTGTTGAATCAACCGAAACTATAAAATTCAAATGGACAAGTAATCAATTATGGATTAAATTTGCATCTAAATATCTAGCAGATAATTGCATCTTTAATAATTTAGAAACAGTAAATGGATCAGGTATTGATGCAAAAGGTCTTACACGAGATTTATATGATCGCTTAGGGAAAGAAGTTATTGAAAAATATTTCGTAGACCGAGATGGTTATAAAATAATAAGTCATGACGTCTCATTGATTGAATGTAAATTAATAGGAAAAATGATGTTTAAAGCAGTATATATAGATAAATGTAATCTATCAATGGATCTACATCCAGCAATTTATTATGCATTAAGTCTTGATCTTTTCAAAATTGCTAAATGGAGAGATGAAGAAATATTACATATATTAAATTCATCAGAACATCCTGACTGGTATCGCATTTGCTGTGGAACTAATGCAACTACAAATGAAGGAGCAAAACCACTTACATATTTTCTGAACTGGTTTCGAGAACAATATTCTAACATATGGCCGCAATTATTATCTCTTGCGGATGGTTTTAATCAGCATTGTAAAAATTATATGTATAATTGTCCAAATATTATACATATGCAACTTTGTGGAAAAGAAATGTCGCCGGATTATATTCTTAAAAATATTACATTTGATACAATTGGATCAGTTAATAATAAAGAAATATGGGAATATTCATTTTCGGCTGCATTAACATTATTAGAGCCGAAAGAATTAGAAAGCCTCTGCCAGTTTTGGACAGGAACTAGTAGGCCAACTGATACATTGAATGTAAGATTTATTAATCGAAATGCTATATTATGTAGAGATGCCGCTAGTGGCAGAAGGCTAGCAAAACATAGAATGTCTCCTAATTTATTCGAGGCAAGCTCATGTTCAATGGAATTGCGCGTATTAGTTATTAAAGATCTTGATAATGATGCATGTGAAAAACATATATTACAAGCAATTAGGAATACTATCTCTCAGCAGCAATGGAATGTTGAAAATGGTATTGCTTTTCAGGATATATAATGGATATAGCCTGAATATTATCGATTAATTTAAAAAATATAATCAAGTATTATAAGATGTCCTCCTCTTTTGTTGCGACACAAGCTATTGCTGGACAAGGAGTAACGACTGTTAATACAATCCAAAATAATCTACTTGCTAATCCTTCCGGATATCAACTTACTGCAGCACAACAGTTGGCAGCACTCCTAGCTCAAGCCGCGGCAGGTGCACTTGTTGTTAAAGATACAAGTACTAATACAACCACTTTACCTGCAGTTACTGTAGATAGTCTTACTGGATCTGGTGCTGGAAGTCTCAAAGTAAGACTAGGTCCAGGTGCTGGCCATGGTTTTCCGGGCGATGCAATCAGAACAAATCCTCCTAAATCAATTGTTTCTGTTGCAGGAAGCGATCTAGCAGGTACCATTACAATTACAATTGGGCCATTTGATAGCACATTTGGATTTGATATTTGTCATATTGATTTTTTAAAACCATATACTATTAATCCTGTTATTATTCTAACTGCTGCGAATTTAACAACATCAAGACTTATTAATAATATTGGCGGAGGTTCATCTGCCCCATATATTATGCCGTACAGAGATCCAGATAATGAATTAAACCCGGGATTTCCTCTTGTAAACTTTACAGCAACTGAAGTAATTGGTGCTGGATTTGTATTAATGAGCGATGAGATGCCTTTACTTAGTGGTGTTACTTACAAATGGAATTACTTGGTAGTACAGCCATACACTGTATAATAATACACCTATTTTTAATATAACCTATTAAAAAACTCTAAAAAATTGAATCAAAAATGTGTTAATAAATATACTAGTTTTGTATAATGCATTCAACCAACAAGACAATTCGTGTCAAGAAAGTGAAAAACAAGATTCCGGCCACCAGTCATAAAATGGCACAGTCATCTATTCAAAATATAAAACAAGAAGAGAAATATGAACAAATGTTGCCATTTGTTCCATCATACAAAGATATTTCTGATAATGAAAAATTAATACTTTCTAACAGTGAAAGTGGAATAATTCTTTCAAATTATAAAAATATTGCTAAATATCTTAATTCTGCTCTTATATATGCTAATGATCAAATGAATCGTTTTCGTTTCGAGGGAGTACATATTTCACCTGAGCCATTTCAAGATCGTTCTCGTTGGGCGACAAGAATAATATATACAAAATTTAATCAGATACAATATATCGAATTAAATGTACGATGGATGTCATATGGTTTGTCAACAGACCCTTTTCGAGAAATATGTGTAGATAAAAAAACAATATTCGATGCAGCATTTAAATCTCTAAGTATGATGTTATATTATGTTAATAGTCTTGATCTCGTTGTAATAAATAATAAAGTCGATCGGGAAATAATTCCATTTGATGCAGAAATTGATGCTATAATTAATAGTTCTCTAAGATTTGAATGTGTTGAACAAATGTATGATGTATTTATATTTAGTCTTAATTATACAGCTAACATAAGAACAAATATGTGTGTTAATTTTAAAATAAGTTCATGCAAAATAACACATGATCATTATTTTGATGATTGTGATCGATTTATTGAAATTGCATGTTCATTCATTGGTAATATTACAGAACACAAGGTCATACTTTTAATGGATACGGAAAATATATATAGAGATGGCATAAACATTTATCCATTTGCAAAATATCGCAATTTAAATGTATTATCTGCTAAAATATTTGATGATATTTTATCAAATTATAAAGATCTTTATAATTCACCTACTATAACGAAGTCTGTTAAAATATTATCACCTATTTCCAAGTTTACATTTAAAAAGCAGAAAAATGTAGGTGATATTGAAAAAATAATTATTGCAGATGCATCTGAGTTTAATCCCAGTAAGATGAGTAGTAAGATGTCTGCCAGTGCATCTGAGTTTAATCCCAGTAAGATGAGTAGTAAGATGTCTGCCAGTGCATCTGAGTTTAATCCCAGTACAATGAGTAGTAAAATGTCTGCCAGTGCATCTGAGTTTAATCCCAGTACAATGAGTAGTAAAATGTCTGCCAGTGCACCTGAATTCAATCCCAGTTCAATGAGTAGTAAGATGTCTGCGAATGCACCTGAATTCAATCCCAGTTCAATGAGTAGTAAGATGTCTGCGAATGCACTTGAATTCAGTCCCAGTAATGCATTTTCGATATCAAGTAAAATAACACTAAATAAGAAAGTATTACCTACAAAAAAGGTGTCGCCATATGGTAGAGTGTACAGATCAATTAATACCACATCACCTATGCAAAATACAGTATTTCCCAATATTCCTGCATTTGTGCCAGATATTTCTGCATTAGGCCTTTATAATTCAGTAAATTCAGTACAACAAGATTTTTTCAATATGTTGCCCGTAATTTCTAATTCGCCGATTGATGTTAATAAATTATCGATTTACAATAAAAATAAAATGAATATGACAAACTGTGATATATATTGCAGTTGTAATTTCTGCAATCCTTAATTTAATGAATAATTTAATGATTTTAATCTAGTAGATTACAAGTATTTCATGTAAAAATGTTAAAAAATTGACTAATGTATTTAATAATTAAACTATTAAGTTTCTCAGTAAGTATTATAACTACATATAATGGGTAAAACTCTTTTCATCGTAGAAAGTAAAGGTAAGTTAGAAACACTCAGGAAAATCCTAGGAAGTGGGTATCAAGTAGAGGCATGTTTTGGTCATGTCCGCGATCTCAAAAAGAAAGGTTTATCGATTGAAGTTGATAAAGATTTTAAGGGAGATTATGAGATTACAAAACCAGATGTAGTGCAGAGTTTAAGGGCTGCTGCGGCCAAGGCTGATAATATTATGATTGCAAGCGATCAGGATCTAGAAGGATGGTTTATCGCAGAAAGTCTATGTATTTTATTAAAGGTGGACCCTAAATCTAATTGTAGAATTCTATTCTCTGAAATCACTCCAGTAGCTATTAAAGCTGCAATTAAAAATCCAGTATCCTTAGATTATAATATGATTCATGCGCAATATGTAAGACGCTATTTAGATCGTATTGTTGGCTATGGTCTTTCTCCAATCGTTATGAGTAAAATTCCTGGCGCGATGTCAGCGGGACGCGTACAGAGCGCAGCCTTACGATGGATTTGTGAAAAACAGAGAGAACGAGATATTTTTATTGAAAATGGATCCGATTCATATTATAAAGTTCGAGGATTATTTAAGGTTAAAAAACAGGAGTTGAAAACTATGTTATTTGAACTAGTATCTGATAAGAATAATGGAGAAGATAAAGATGAGGATTCCTCATTTGATGAAGATGAGGATGAATTAGAAGAAGGTGGTGATAGTAAAATGAAAGGTAAGCGTAAAGTAGCTCAATTATCAAAAAATGTAAAACCATCTGAAACGAAAGAAATAGAAAAATTTATGAATAATTGTAAAAAATCAACATGGCAAATAGCCGATGTACGTGATTCTGAATCAATTCGCCATCCTCCTCCACCTTTCATGACAAGTTCTGTACAGGTTGCAGCGGCTGGAGCCTTGGGAATGTCATCTAAGCGCACTATGTCATGTTTACAAGTACTTTTCGAGAAAGGTTATGTAACATATCCGCGAACAGATTCTATCATTTTATCAAAGACTGCTTTAACAGAAATAGCAGTTTATGTGAAAGATAATTTTGATAAGAAATACTATCAATATCGCGAATATAAAGATAAGAAAGAATCAACACAGGGTGCTCATGAATGCCTGCGATGTACTAAATATGATATGCCAGAGATTACTGATTTAGGAAGAGATGAACAGCGTCTTTATAATTTAGTATGGAGACGTACAATTGCTAGTCAAATGTCAAGTGCTAAATTCGATGTGAAAACAATCGATATTACATCAGCAAATGGAAAATTAGATAATAAATATTTATTTGTTTCTAAGTTGGAAACAATGAGATTTGATGGTTATCTTGCCGTATATAATTTTAAAGCTCCTAATGATGAAGATGATGTATCCGAGGCAAAGGGTATTGATGTTAAGAAAGGTTTATCATGTGATAGAAAAACTATTGAGGCAAAATTAGAATTCTCCTCACCCCCAGGAATGCCAACAGAGGCAGCACTTGTGAGAAGTCTTAAAACACTTGGTATTGGAAGACCATCCACATATTCATCGATTATTGATAAGATTTTATCAAGAGGTTATTGTGAAATTACAGATATTGATGGTGTTAAAATGAAATCTCGTATTTATACATTAGAAAATGAAGAAATTGTTGAAGAAGCTAAAGATGTAATGGTTGGATCTGAGAAGAAAAAACTAGTACCATCCGAAATGGGGATGCGTGTAACTAAATTTTTAGAAGATTATTTCCCACAAATTGTGGATTATAAGTTTACTGCAAAAACAGAAGAACATATGGATGCTGTAGCACAGGGTAAAAAAGACTGGAAAAAGATTCTCCGCAAGTTTTATGATTGGTTTGAACCAGCTGTTTTAGATATTAAGGAAAAACTTAAAGCTGAGAAATTAGCTAGAGGGGATGCTCCTCAATTTGAAAGAATTGTTGGTAAGTTGGATGATGGACGAGAAATATATGCTCGCAATACTCGTACAGGACCTGCCATATTTGTTATTAAGGAAGATGGTAAACTACAATATGCAGACATTCCAAAGAATATTAAATTAGAAAAAATCACAGAAGAACAGGCTAGAAAACTCTTATCATTTCCTAAAGTACTTGGAAAGAGAAAAGACATTGAGATTATTTTGAAGAAAGGCCCATTTGGTTATTATCTTACATATGGAGATACTGAAAAGGCTCCTATTCCAAAAGATCAAGATCCAAATGAATTAACTTTAGATGAGGCCATTGTTTACTTACGAGCAGCAAGAAGTGCGCGCCAAGAACGCTATATTAAGGAATTTGAGGATGATGATAATACTTATGCAGTTATGAAGGGTAAGCCAAAAGAGGATAAACCTCCAAGTTATTTCATTATGGTCAAGCCAAAGAAGAAGGTAAAAAGTGAGACTGATAAAAAGAGTACTAAGAAGGTAAAGAAAACTGCCGAAGAAAAAGAAGCTGATAAGAAAGCGGCCGAAAAGAAGAAACTAGCAGCTGCTCGCGGGAAATCTAAAGGTGAAGTAATATTTGTTAGTATTGGTGATTTAGACCCACAATCTATTACACTGGCAATTGCTCAGAAATTACTAAAAGATAAACTTGAGGCAGGTCCTACTAAAAGAGGTATGGTTAAGAAAGATAAGAAGAAAACTGATAGTAGTTCGGATGATGGGCCTGCATTGCAATCTGGTGGAAAGCGTCAAAAAGGATCAACTAGTCGTACAACTAAGAAGAAAGTAAATACCAAGCCTCGATCATCAACTATGAAATCTACCTCAAAAAGAGCCACTGTTACTAAGAGTAAAGTAAGCATAAAAGGAGAGAAGCCAGTTAAAAAATCAATATCTAAAATAGTAAAAACTAAGAAAACAAAAACTAAAGAGACTCCATCCAAAAAAGCAACAACTAAGAAGCCTATTAAAAAGTCAATTACAAAAATAGTAAAACCCAAGGAGACTCCTCCAACTAAGAAGGTATCAACTAAAAAGGCCACAGCTAAAAAGGCAACAAGTAAGAAGAGTACAGCCAAGAAGCCAGAAACAACTAAGAAGAGTGCAACTAAAAAGGCAACAAGTAAGAAGAGTACAACTAAGAAGAAAAATTGATGCAAGCTGGTTAATATAGTTTTAAAGATTAAGTAATAAATAGATTTAAGTATTGCATATCAAAAAATGAGCACTCGCCACGATTCAATTAATAATGATGAGTTTAGCACAATTGAAGTAAAACACACAGATTTAGAAGTACATAACAGAATTTTCGAAAATTACAAAACTATTAAAAATAAACAAAAAAGTCGAGCCATGATGCGAGTTGAAAGATTACTCGATCACTTATTATTAGCAACACATTATGTTAATGAATCAGGAACAGTTTCGAATTAATGTATAAATATATTATTAAATGTTTAATAATATAATAATTAATTATTATAAGAAGGTACTGCATAAGAACCGCAAAGTTTTTTAATATTTGGAGAATATTTTGATGGTTTATGATGTTGTTTTTCCTTATATTTGACATTTGTTTTAGACTGCTCGCTACAATAATAAGGAAATTCTGCACAAGTTTCATTTTGTTCATTCTCAGGTTCTCTGTAAATCGGCTTGCATGTATCTTTTTCTTTATTATGCATTACTCGCGCTTTTATGTTTGTGAAAATAGCAAAAATTATAGTTATAATAAGAACTCCAAATACTATTATTAAACGCATGCTTACTGTATATATTAGATTAAGATTTAGATTAATACCTATTATATTGAAAAATTGAATTGAATAACATATTAATATGTACATAAATCTATAAGAAGAGTAAGCATCTTTTCATTAAGACTGAACAAACATCTGAGACTATCACCATGGCAACATCAATCAACTCACTCTATCAAGCCTTGGAAATTTCCATATTGCAGTATCTATCTGCAGCGGAAATTACTCTTATGAGTAATCTTAATAAACATTGGCAAATAACAGCTGATAATAATATTGCATGGAAATTTGCAAACTATCATCGCACATATGTACTTGATAGACATAATAAAAACTGGGAATATGATCGACAAGATTCAATGTATCTTAATAAATTAAGGAAAAAAGATTATGATGATCGCGAAAAATTAAAAGAAATAAATAATTATCCAAGTAAAAATATAATATCCAAGTGTGGAGATTTAACTTTAACAATTAGTACAGATGTATTATTTTACAATAATGATCTGGCATTAAATGATATATTGTTTCTGATAACTCCTGCAAAGGAATGGCTACATATTTTTCATAAAACTCATTTTATAAACTTAACTAATCTTTCATTATGCAATTGTATTATTACTCCAAATATTTTAAAATCAATAATAAGAAATTCTCCTAAATTGCAAAAATTCGAAAATTATATTAACCATGAAATATATTTCGAGTATATTTATAGAATAATTGAATCAAGTATTGATGATTTTGAAGATGCATGTCATGATTTAATTGCACATCCATCATTAATACATTTGAGACTTAATTGCGCTTTAATGCCTGGTTGTGTAAAGGCATTGATTGTGGGTTTTTCTAATTCAAAATTAGAATATTTACATTGTTCTTTAACTACCGAATATATAATGAGTCATAGTAAAAAAATGAATTTATTATTAACTGAAATATCTAAAATAAATACTTTAAAATCATTATTGATTATGAGTGAAGGATTTTTCATAAAGAAAGAAAATTATAAAGGATTTGAAATATTAGATAATAGTTCTCTTACTTATCTAAATATATCATTTCCTTGCCAATTTTCACCTAACACATTCATAAATCTCAAGGAATTAGTTACATGCTGTGATGTGCACAATCAACTGTTTCCAAAATCTTATATTGATCCATTTCAAGAACAATATGTAATTGATCAATTTCTACAACAATATGTACAAGATCCTGAAAAAATTACTAATTTTAATAAATGGTTAAGACAAAGTAAATTAGAAAAATTATGTTTAATAAAATCAGATTTTATTACAGGTTTAGCAAAACTACATTTTATGAATATTCTAGAGGATCATGCATTTCTCAAAGTACTTACACTAGTTGAGTGGAATAATACTCCGAAATATACTTTTTACAATCAAATTGATAATATTTATCATGAAACAGTTTATGCAAATAAATATCTGATGGTGGATGAACAATTTTCACCTAGAAAATTTAAATCATTAAAGGAATTACGAATTGTGGAAAGAGAGGATGCAATTCATCGAGAGAAAGGTTTGGCCACGGTATTTACATTCGCCGAAAACCAAACTGTTACTACTAAGAAACTATTAATAGATGACCAAAACTGGAATAAAATATTCAATGCATTTCCTTGCACTGAAGTATAATTATGAATGATTTAATATATGTTAGTTCAATAAAAAAAATTGAATTGGATAACATCTTGGTATATTTAACTCAGTACTAATTAATACAGCACTAAATCATCAGTTTATCTGAACTACAATCAATACAATGATGGCATCATCTGCAGCAAGTACATTAAAAACTCCTTGGCTCAGATCATCGAGATTGAAAAAACTCACAGAATATATTAATAAGTTTAAGAAAATATCCTCGCCAAAAATTCAGACACCTATTACACCTAATAAAACTATTACATCTATTACAGATAGCGAAAAACTACCAATTGATATTAATTATTACTTGCTACAATCATTTATCAATTATATCAATAGCTTATATGACAGTAATCAACTTACATTTGAAATAATTAATTATGATGAAAGTAAATTCTCATTTACATATAAGTTTGCAGGTGACATTATTTTCTTAATTGAAGTTGAAGTAATTAATAGATTAACTGGTGAAACTATGATTACTAAAAGTAGAATTAAAGATTTTCAAATAGAAAGGAAAAATACTATTTATTCAAACATAAATGATTTATATCAATTTGAAGAAATCGTTAAAACAACTTGTACTAAAATTATTGTATTATAACAAAAAAATTAATATATTGGCATAAAATTGTTCTCTCAGTATATATTAAGCTATATTAAGTAAGATGAGCCAAATAGAAAAATATGGTATGTCATATACCCCAACATTGTTACCATATCAACGTACTGAATTAGGCGCAGAAGGATACATTAAAACCATTATAGGGAAAGGTGGCAAAAGATGGGAAAGTTTATGGAGTATCCAGGACAGTATGTTTAAGGGAATGAATGAAATAACAGCTAATACCAGTAAATTATTCTATTCAGCCTCCTTACGTTGCCAATATGCAGCAAGTAGTTTTGTAACTAGAGGCATGAGGCCAATAATTGATAATTTTTCAAATATTATAAAAAATGTTATTGATTTAATTGTTGGAAATAATAACAATGAACCAGTTAATTTGAATACAAGCATTCTAAACAGTTTATGGAATTCGCAATTAGAACGCGAAACATCTGGCTTGATAATTGATTCAGAATGGTCAACCTCCAATTGGAGCCCAAGCCAGCTACCCTTACCATCATATGTACTTGATTTGGTCCAATTATATTCAGGATCATCTCAATTATACAAAGATACTGTAACTGTTATGAAAACAATTGGAATATCCGATGTTGAAACTGCTGCAAAATTTTCTAAGAAAGTAATTGCAAATATGCGCTCCCAGTTTATGTATACTGAATCTCAGTTATATGAAGCTGGTAATTATGCAATTGTATCATATATATCATCAGTAATTGCAGGCCCGGCTGCTTTAACTAAGGTAAGTGAGTTATATGTTATTGATGATGCAATGCCAATTGCTCAAAAATCCTTATTATTTGCAAAACAAAGAGCTGAATACCCAAAGATTAGTATGCAAAACTTATATGTTCAGTTATCCGCATCAATCTATGATAATAATCTTGGAATGTATCGCATTAAATCTATTCTTGCAGGTATCTTAACAGCCAATATTCAAACTACTGCAAAGGAATTTTATGTTGGAGAATTTAGAACATTTAATGATATTGATCGCTTTATCTGGGGAAATAATGGTGATGGATTAGAAGGAAAACCAGTATTTGCTTATGCAACTGATAATCGTGATGTTGTGCCAATTGGATCATTAGTAGTTTATGAACGTAATTACATTCCAGTAACTATAAAAATGATACTTGGTTGGAGAATACTTGCTCTACCCATTAAAATTGTATGTAGTATTTGGGAAATCGCAGGTTTGTTGTTTATTGATGCCTGGTATGGTACCTGGTCTGTTCAAAGATTAAATCCAATAGAAATTGATTATACCAGTCAGCGTAAATTTATATATGTTAATAATAATAGTGAAATAAAAAGATCAAGATACACTACCATTCGCAATGATTATGAAAAATATCTCTTGCAAATTGAATCAGAAAGACAACAATTAGTAAATAATGGAAACTCCTATATTGGGGATAGAATGTTACTTTCCACAATGAGTTATGTAATCTCAACTGGACAAATTATATATGGCGCAAGCAATTATTTAATATTACAGCCTTTTGCTATTATTATTTATAATATAAGTATTTTATTAGTTGTACTCATAATTGGTCTCATTATCCCATTAGTGCATATCGTCACGGCATGGTTTAGTGCATTTATTTATGATGTTGATGGCGATCAAGGAATATTTCCACCAGTTAGAATTGTTGTATTTGAATTAATACTAAGAACAGTTACACTCCTAGTTATTAGTACCATAAGAACAATTTGGTATCTGATAATTGCATTATTTATAGTTATTTTTGCAGGAGGATATGATTTATTACTTAGAGGTTATAATCTATTTACTGTATCCTCTATAGGATCTAGTATTAATCCTCTTGTGGCTGTGGCCACAACTGTTAAAAATCCAACTGATACCTTAAATATCAATAGGGATACTGTAATTTATTATCAACCACCACATACATGGATTGCTAAATATATAACTCTTTCAGTCTCGCGATCATTATATTTAACATATTCAAGTTTAGCTGATGCACCAAATACATTATTTGCAATGCAAAATGTAATAGTAACAATATTAGAAAATGGAAATATTCAAACTGATCTTGGATGGAATCCTTTACAAATAGTTGATCAAGCATTAGTAGCAAGACGAGATTCTGAACTTGTCTGTAAATTCTCAGAATTAAAAATGCAGATTTTAGCAGAAATGCCATCATTTGAACAGAGTAAAATTCGCCTAAATGGTGCTTATTGGAGAGGAGCCATTGGAAAGGCAGAAGAAGTAGTTGCCGATTATAGAATTAAGAGTGGTAATAATCCAAATAGAATTGCCATGATTTTCGGAGCAATCTCGGATTTATCACAAGATGCTATTATTGAAAATACAACTGAACCATATTATGAATATAGTGATTTAGCAGATTCTCTTTATAAACTCCCAGAGGCATCTGCAACTACTATTTCGGAATTTATGGATTATGATAAGTTTAAAACTATCAGCTTACTAATCCAGCCTGTAAGGTTGCTATAAAAATTGATTGCAATACTGCTGTTATTTGTTAATATTATTAAGATTAACAAGGCTTAATTAACTCCTCTAACACTTTTGACCATGTCTGACAATTTCAATGGACTCGAGTTAATTAAATTAATGCGCTTAATTAAAAGAGCAGATAATGCTAAAAGTATCATCGATCAATGTGATAAACAAGGCGATAAAGGTATTATTGTAGAAGCGTTATGGAATCTTATAATTAAATGTGGAATAATGTACGATCATTTTCCTAGAAGTAAATATCAATATCTTGATGGAAATATGAATAAAGGTGAACTTAAACCTGTCAAGAGTATTCTAAGATATATTACATATAATAATATTAATGCTAGTAATAGTTCTGGTGCCAGTGATATAAGTTTATACAACATTGAAGATAAGAAACATATATTTATTACATGCAAATATCCAAAATCATGTGCAAATAAGGCAGTTGATTATTATGATGTTCAAAATATTATTACGGCTGCCAATCATTTACCTGCAATTTATCCTAATTATGACATATATTTAATAGTCGGGCATAAGGATGAGGTTATTAATGCGGCTAAGCGTGCAAATAAAAGTAGCCAGGCAATTACTAAATATATGACCTTCAGTCATATATTTGATGACAGTGATTTAGAAAGGTATTTCTCACTATTAAAATTACAAATTGAAGACATATCATTCAAAGATTTGGATTCTATTTTCTCTGTCAAGAAAGATATTTTAATGTTAAGATTTCACCAAATGCTAACTATTAAAAAGACACAAAAATTAATCTCAAAGAATCATAAATATATATTATGGGGGCAAAAATGCCGATCTGGTAAAACATACACGACCGGAGGAATGATTCTTGCAATGGATAAGAATACTGAGAAACCAATCAATGTATTAATTATCACTCCGGCTCCATCTGAGACAATTCCACAATTTAAGGAAGAATTAATTGATAACTTTATCGATTTTAAAGATTTTAATACCATTCACTTAACTGGGCGCAATATTAAAACTCTTGAATTCAATAAGAAGATAAGTAATATCATTGTTGTCTCAAAGCAATTATTAGGATCTTATATTGGAGATGATAAAATTGAGTTAATACATAAGTTAAAGCTGGATTTAATATTTTTCGATGAGAATCATTATGGAGGAACTACTGATCTGTCAAAAAAGATTGTGAAATCTTATGCAGTTAGTAAAACAGTTATGATTTTATTAACTGCAACTTATGATAAACCAATTACAGAATGGAAAATACCTGAGGAGTGTCAGCTTATTTGGGGCATCGAAGATGAGAAATTATGCAAATCGCGTAATGTTGAAGAACTTATTAAGCGTCATGGGAAATATGCAAAAGAATTATTATCTGAATATTGTGATGAGAGCTTATCACACTATGACAAAATGCCTGACATGTTTTTATTGTCATGTATTATGAATCCAGAAAATTATATTGAAATTAAGAAAATGATAGGCGATGATTCAACATTTGGTTTTACTATGGAAACATTATTAACTTTAGAAAATAAAAAGTTTAA